GATACATAGATAGGAATACCTTATAAACATTACGGTCTATGTAAATAGGAGGATATATTATGAATATGACTAAAAAGGAACCAGTAATTGTAGAAAGTTTATATGAGATAAGATTACACAATAGTGACTTTGATTTAGAGAGAACAGCATCACTAAGACAGTTTTTATATGATACTATGACTGATAAGGGATTATATTTAGTAGATCAAATATATGTAAAATTAGATGAAGGTGCTGTTAAATTACATTTTAAACTTTCTGATTTTGATGATTCTGGAGAAGATGAATTTGCAGTATATATTTATGACAATACACAAGTTGTAATAAATAAATACAATGCATTATATCTGGTGATAGATATTAAATATCTAGAAGAATCACTAAGAAAAGATATACATGATATATACAACCATTTTATAAATATTCATAATAAATATGATGGAAAAAAGTGTTGTCATAACATAATGTAAGGAAGGCGAAAGCCTTCTTTTTTTTTCACAAAAGGAGAAGTGGTTGGGAAAACCCAACCACCACAACCATGAACAATTCATCTAAAAAATAATAAAAAAAGTCACACTAAATGATCGGACGGGATATATCCAAAACATAAGTGCTGAAAGATTCAGAACTTGTATAGAGGGGGCTCCAACTAGTTCTATACATATACGTTGTATAAAAAAAAATTATCTTGTTATACTATATCCTCTAGATAAAGAACCCATACCACTGAATCCACTATGATTGTGACTTCCTGATGAACCTTTTCCCCATCCAAAAGGGTTTACAGCTTCTTTAGTAGATTCATGGAATACACTTCCTCCTTCAATCTGTTTAAATAATCCTTGTTTGTTAGCATCTTCTAAACTTTTTATTTCTACTCCTTTAGACTGTGCTTCTCTTACTGCATCTCCAAATGTTTTAGCTCTTACATCTTGTAATTTTTGCATCTCATTATTAGCTTCAGGAATATACTTATCTTTTACCTTTCCTATAGCTTGTTGTATCTTAGCATTTAATTTTCCTTTTCCTCTATCTATAGATGATTTTAATTTTCCTAAAGGTGTATTATCATAAGCTTTACTTTTCCCTTCTCTACTAGTGCAATATAGTAATATTATTCTAGTATTACCTTCCATTTCACTAGCCCATTTTTTAATAGTTCCTATATATGTTTTTTTCTGATAAGATACTTCTATATCATCAGATGGTACTAATGTTAAAAATGAATTAGGTATTCTCAGAATAAAATCTTTAGACGGTTGATTAACCTCTTCTTCTTTCAATAGATAATCGTGGTTAACTTCTTCTACTTTAGTATTAAGAGCCATAGTCTGATTAGAAACAGATTGTCTTGTACCTAGTATAGATCCTTTATTCCATCTACTTATCACAGGATCAGATTCACTATAATCATTAGGGAATATTATATCAGCATCGTATAAGCTTATAGAAACAGTTTTTTCACTAGCGACTATAGTTGTTTGCATAACATCATAAAGTGTATTCTTAGGCTTTATATCGAATTTATAGAGCCAATCTATATCTTCTAATTTAAGATCATTTGGTCCGTCTCTATTTATTACATAAAATATACCTCTATCTACAAACATGTTAGGACCACCATCATATATTCTAAAATTCTCATGAAGAGTATTTAATAACTGAGGAAATGTTTGGGGTGTGATAGGGTAATTATCTAATGTTAGATCATTCTTAGGCGGTGTTAATACTAGTGATCCTCCTTGATAACATTGATTAAAAGCTGCTGATATTATAGAACTTATCTTAGCATCTTTAGGTATCTCATTAAATGTTTTTCCAGACTCATCAGCATATAGTTCTGAAGGTATAACAGTGAATTCCACTTCTATATATTGTGTCTCAGCTCCACTATTGGATGCAACAGCTGCATCTATTTCTTTCTGTGTGGGTAAACCTCCTACGATTTTAGATTTAGCTTTAAAGTTAACTATTTCATCATAGTATTTAAAATATGCTCCTCCATCTAGATGAAATCTATAAGCATTTTGTGTATAAGGATACCCGTATCTTCTTTGTATATTAATATCATGGATACCTTTATCTAAATTTAATTGGTGAGCTTCAGCCATTGTAAATCTCATAGTTATTATTCTCGTAGGAGAATTTGTATCAACATAATCATGTAATTCCCAATAATGTTTAAATGCTGCATAACTGAATTTCTGTTTATCTATTTCTACTAACACATAGTGTTTAATACTGTTACTAACATATGAAACAGCATCTCTTCCTTTACCTATAGTATTAAATCCCATTTTATCAAAGAATTTATCCATATTTTTTCTTAAATCAGGATTTAACATTACACCAAATGTACTGGCATATTCACTGACATTATCGTAAATATTATAAGCTGTAGTCTGTATATCATCTGCTATTCTATCTATACCTCTGTTAAGTAGATCTCCCATCCCATCTACAAAGTCTCCACTTAATTTACCTAAATTGTCTAAACTATTTACAGCCATACTATTCTTATTAGCTTTTATATAATAATACATCGCTGCCATTCTTCTTATGTCTAAACTATTATTTTGATAATCTGATAATAAATCAGCACAATAAGCTTCAAAGCTGGGAGAAGGCATATTCTCTGCACCTATAGCATTAACATAGTCTTCCGCTAAACTTTGCATAGTTGCCTTTCCTCTTATGAGATCATCTATCATTCTAGGAGTGGATCCAAATGGAGTGAACTGTTGTAGATTAAACATATCGTACAATCTTTCTCTTTCATCAGCTCCAAATACAAATTTCTTACTCCAATCTATTTTACTTAATGGTTCAAATATCATATCATTCATTTTATCTACACTATTTAAACCTTTTACTCTAAATCCAGCTAACATTCTATCAGCCATGACTTTAGTATTTACTCCTCCAATAACGGTACCTATAACACTATTCTTAATAGCTTTGTTAGTCATTCCATCTATATTAGTAAATACAGTGTCTAGATACCGTTTATTCTCCTTTTCTTCAGCTACCTTTAATGATTCTTGTACATATCTATTTTTTAACACTACATCATTCCAAGAGTTCTCTCTTTGACTAACGAAATTCTGAGCATTAAGTTTTCTGAAGGCACTCATTCTTCCTTCTGGTTCTTCATCTAGTATTCCCATGATTTTTAATTTAGACTGAAAATCTCCATATATAGTTTTTTTCTGTCCACCTTTATTTAATATCAATACATTAGTTTTTATACTAGTTGAATTAGTTTCTCCATTAGATGAAGTTCCTTTAACTAAAGATTGTTGGTATTGTTTTCCAGCATTAGCTACATCTAGGTCCATAGCTCTTTTCTTTACAACTTCCATTTTAGCCATCTTTATTTTACCTCCTTTAGGTATCAATTTATAACAAAAAGTTTCATTGTATTTTCCATTTTTCATTTTTGGATTTTCAGGTATTTTTTTACCATCAAAAAATTGTCATTTTTCGAAAATCCTTTTTTGAAAGAATGTTTTTGAATTTTACCCCGTAAAAAAAATCAAAATTTACGAAACTGTCTGAAGTTATAACGAAGTGTAAATAAAATAAAATATTCATATGTATGAATGAATAAAATATTTCATATACATTCAATATTTTATTCTTCTGTTATGAATATTTTCTACATAAACTCACATCATGTATAAATGTTCTCATGATGCCAATGCGACAGCATCATGTTCCATTTATTACTTGTGAGTCGGTCAACCACGGGTATTATTAGGAAGGGCCGCTACGACGTGCCCGTGGTGTCCTGGGAATATCCGTGGTCAGACCGTGTATGTCTTTATTATTCAGGAAAAATATGTTGCTTGACACGTGTCAACACAACTAGTGATTAATGATATCTTGGATATTATTAATTATGGCTAGAGTTGTGTTGATCACCCACTCCAGTGTGGAACGAGACGCAGCCACAAAACGGAGTCGAAGGTGAGATACTGGAGTGTATGTTTAATTTATGTTTATATAGTGATTTCAGGTTTTGGTGAACCCCTATTCCAAATTTAAATTTCGAAAAATTCCGTCCTGAAAATTAAAGATAAATTAGTAAATAAGCTATCGCTTTCCCGTAAAATTTCTAATAATAAATTTTATTAAAAGATGTATAAATTTGATAATTTATTTTTACTTCATACTACAGTAATATTTTATTCAAATTTGAAATATAATTCATAAATTATCAAATTCTTTTATTTTTATATTTTATTCATATAATTCTGTATTGTAGATTATTTTTATTCTTCGTCATATTTAATACAATTAATAATTTACTTCATATTAATAATAAACTCTTCAGAATAAAAATAAAGCTTTTTTCTTTAATATCTTATCAAATAATAATTTGGGTATTTAATCTTGTCCTGTTGGTGATTTTTATTCCTATTTTTATATTAGTCATATAAGTAATAAAAATCACGCAGTGTTTTAGTTTATCTTTTTATTTCCATAATGTAAAAAATAAATTTGTATTAGAGACTTACAAATTTATTTTTTTTTTATTTTATATATTTTTATAACTACTTGATATAATACATTTTCTTGATGATTGTTATGATTGGAAAATAGTATTCTCCTTATTTTTTTAACTCTTGAAGATTGGTAATCTGGGTATGAACTATTAAATAAAACAAACACTCCCGTTTTATGTGGTTCCCAGATTACCTCTTCTAATATATAGGATTTTTTAATCTCGTTCTGATTTTTATGAGCTTATTATGTATAACCACAGTCCTCCCCCTCCCGCCCCCAGCGTCGGCTCGAGGGAGGCTTTTTAATAAGTTGATATAAATCCGAACTACTTAGGGTTTAATTTTCGATAATAATTTGAGATATTCTTTTAATGCACTAACGAAATAATTACAATAATAAGACGGCCGTAGAAAATATAATTAACTTATTATAAAAGAGAGTAGATGATTAAAAATTATTTATAAACTATTATTGAATTTTATACACTGAATATTAGGATTTAAAAATTTTACAATATAATATATTTAATTTTAAAATCTTTAATAATCGTTAGATTCCAATATATTGTTTAGTATTTGAAGTTGAAGTAAAACGAAGAAAATGATTTGAACTTTTGGTTTGCTGGTATTAATTTTTACTAGCTACTTTTATTCTTTTTATAAGAAGGTATTAACCGATGTACTATCCCCATTTTACATCGTTATCTTCTTTTAAGTATTTTATGAGTTAAATGGGTTAGACAGTTTTGAGATAACTGCAAAGGGAACTGTGTTCGTTCCTAACTAGCTTTGGTAATGTAGCTAGTATAAAGAAGAATATTACTAGACGGTATGAACACAATAGAAACACCATATGAGTTTTTTTAAATGTTTTGAAGAGAATGTTAATTCTCTTTTTATTTGAATTTATAAATCTATTTTTAAGATTAAGTTGAAGAGCTTAATGTACGACACTGATGACCGACCCGAGGTCTGTATCGGGATCCTGAAATGAAACGAACAGGTGAGATGAATTGTCGCATCTTACGGCTGTAGCGTTTTTCCAAGTCAATTATATTTTTGTTATTAAGGCTCCCGGCGTGGGAGCCACTTTTATTTTACGTTTTTACGTAAAACGATAATAGAATATATTATTCACTTAAGGAGGTTAATATAAATGATTAGAGAAGATACTAAAAAAGAATTAGAGAAATTTAAAAATAATAAAGATAATTACTCCTTTTCTTTATGGTTACATAATTTAAAAAAGAATGATAACGAAGAATATTCTAGAGTATTACAAGTATATAAAGAATATAATTTAGAGATATTAGAAGCATTTTAAAGGAGGAAAGAATAATGTCTAAATCATCTGCTGATAAGATAAAGGAGTTATTTAATTTAGAAGATGTCAGTAATGTAATGTATCAGAAAACGGAATCTGGAGATATGGTAATTGGTAAAGATGAAGACGGAAATGATATAATAATGAAAGCACCCAAGACTTTACCGCCTATAGATAGTAGAAGTGGTAATGTATCTGGTATGGAACAATTATTGAAACTAGATATGGAGCTAGTAAAGAAGTTGACTTCTCCAGAATATAAAGAAGCTGCTAAACAGAAAGAGAGACTTAAGGATATAGCTTCATTTAATAGAAGTTTGATAAGAGAAGGTGTTGACCCTGATAGTGAGATAGGAAGAAATAGACTTAAACTTTATGAGCAAAGTAAGAAGTACATGAAGTTTCCTAAAGTATTAGATCACTATATAAATGATGACGAAATAGAAGAATATAAAGATGAACTAACTTTAGAAGAAAAAGAATACTTAATAGAAAGTAAGAGAAAAGGTCTTTATATAACTCCTCAAATGGTTATAGGTTCTAGAAGAAGTAATAAGATGGCTGGAGAAAGTATGCAATTCTTTGAAATGGAATATAATAGATACTTATCTTCTCAAGGTATTGATATTTCCCTCAGGGATGAAAGATTGGATGAGAAATATAAGCATAAATTTCTTAAAGATAGAAGACCAGGTTTATTCTTAGTTATAGACGAATGTATAGCTTATTTAGAGAAAACTTTACTATCTAAATTAGAGGAAGATAAGAGTGTTCCTGAATCCTTTGTAGAATCTTATAGAAATGATAGAGAAACTAGAGAACGTGTCATAGCTAATGGGACACCCTACACTATAGATGATTTTCAAATATTTGCTTATTACTTTAAAACTTTTGGACGTCATGTAGAAGATAATGTTTATTTTAATAGAGAATATGTAGTTTACGGAGATGTTAAAATGGGAGACTATATAGATAAATTTAAAGAAAGAACTGGTTTTGACTTTCTAGATGTTTATTATCATTATTATAAATTAGATGAAGAAAGAGAAGCAAAGGAAGCAAATATAGTAGAGAAGAATGACGATGAGTCGATAGGAGAAGAAAACATTGATAACGTAGTTTTAAAAACTGAAAATAAAGAACCTCAAACTGATGAAGAGTTGATAGAAGATTTCATGGATGGGGTAGAATTTTAGAAGGAGGATAATATGATAGAAGATATGGATAAAGAAATGGAAGAACTAATAGAAAACGATAATAAACCTAATATAGAGACAACAGATGATAAGGACTTAAATGCTATACAAGAAGAAATAGAAAAAGAGATAAGAGAGAAAAGTGAAGAAAGTGAAAAGGAAGAAATCGCAGAAACTGGAGAAGCACCAGCTGATGTTCCTAAAGATATGAATGATAAAACAAATGAAACAGGTATATCTGGTATGTCTGATGAAGATGTAATAGATGAGTTATTCGGAGATGACCCAGACGAAGATGCTATAGGTGGAGAGGGTATTGTATCAGCTAACGATATAAGAGATGAGAATGGTCTATATACTACTAAAGCTGGAGAAAAATATAGAGTAGATTCTTTTACAAATAGTTTTGGAGAAGAAGAATATGTTATTAGATTTATAAATGAGATGATCGAAACAGAAGACACTCTAGTGGAATCATTTGATTTTAAAGATAAAAAAATGGAAAAGGCTTTCTTTTCTCGAATAGAAGGGTATGATGATTTAGATAATGAGCCTAAAGAAAAAGAGTCAGTTTCTCTTTCTAGTATGTTATCAGATATAGCAGAGACAGGAAAATATGTAGATACATGGTTACCTATGACTAACATTATAGTCAGAACTTATGAATTTGAAAATGATGTTCTAATATATAATGCTATAACACCTTTAGAAAATGATCTTAACTTTAAGAATCAGATTAGACAATCAGCTACAGTTTCTCAAAGATTTATGGATAAAATAGTACAATACTCTAAAATATTAGGAAAAGATACTAGAAATATGACTACCGCTGATTTAGATAAGATATCATTTAAAGACAGTGAATTACTAATGTTAAATGTAGGGAAGCTATTAGCGTCTCCTGAGAAACCAGAATTAGATTCTGAAGGAAACCCTAAACCTGTTACAATAGAAATAGATGTTAAATGTGATAGCTGTCAACAAGAGAATGCTTTAATTATTAATTTCGATAAATTAATAAAAGATGCTTATACAAAAGATATGCTAGATTTCTGTAATGAGAACTTCTCCTTAGAAGATACTATAGAAGGGAATATTGCTAGAAGTAGATTCTCTAAAATAAGAGGTGTAATGTATAAGAATGAAAAGATGTTTAAAAGAGAAGGTGCAATAGGTTCTATTATAGTTAGAATAAAAGAACCTAGTTATACTAGATCTAAAAATATAGAAAATAAAATAATGCCTTTCATTCTCAATAAATATGAAAGAGATGAGTTCTTTGGAGATCTCTTGAGTAATGCTCAATATATAAGTGCACCAATAAGAGGAAAGATAGCTATGATGCATAGATATGCACAGAATGCTTATAATAAAAATAACTTCAATGAATCTATCTCTAAACTTATGGATTTCATGAAAGATATAGATATCATGTATAATCTTACATACATTGATAGAATATTAGCGGCTAAGAAACCTAAGAATGAAGAGAAATATAAAGTTATAGAGACTATAGACATATCTAAATTATTAACTGTAGAGAATGAATTAAATGATCCGACTAGAGTAGAAGACACTATTAAGAAACTATTCGATGAAATAGGAAGATTACCTCAAGAGTTATTAAATGATATGAATGATAAGATAAGTAAATTAGGAGAAGAAGGTATATTCCTTTTTGAAAAAGAATTTACTTGTGCTGTTAAGAAATGTTCCCATAAACAAATAAAAACTATATCGGCTGTGGAATTGGTTTTTTCCACACTCCAGATACATATAAGCAAACGTTAACTAATAAATATCTGGAGATTTTCTTACAAATGGATGAACTAAATATAAAAGGATCCATCACCTTTGATGAGTTTAGTAGATTCCCTAGATCATTTAGAAATGCTTTAGTAGAAAAGTATAAGATAATGAGACCTAGAGGAAGTGAACAAGCAGGTTTAGAAGATGCTATAAAAAATGGATTATTATAAATATCGGTACCCAATTGGGTACCGATGATTTTATTCGTAAAATTTCTTTTTATTTATTTTTATAGATGCTCTCAATAAAGATTGTCCGTTTACTAATTGTACTACTCCCTCTCCTTTAAAGTTAATCTCATATAATAAAGAAGCAGTGTCTGTATTATATTCCATCTTTATTTCTGGATTATATTCTCTTAATATAGCTGATAAAGCTGTTTCTACATGTGTTTTTATATGTAGCAATACATCATAGCTATCTAAAGCGTGTTTATATCTTTCTAGATCTATAAATAAATCAGGTACTTGTGGTAGTAAACTCTCTCTACAATATATACTTCTTAATGCATATTGTATAGCTGCATCTACATATTTTTCTACTCTCTGTTTATTGTATATATTGTATTCTGGTACATAGTCTATGTATTTTCCATATCCTTCCATATTTGTTAACCTCCTTATATTAATAAATATAAAGTTTCTACAGATGTATATTATCACGATGTATATAAAAAAAAATAATATTTAAGGAGATGATACTTATGAAAAAATTAATGTCTATGAAAGTTATATTGAAATCGGATTCTGGAAATTTAGAATTCATTACTTCAATATATAAAACAAATAAAGAAAGAAGGAGAATACTGGAGTTTTGTATTACAGATAATGAAAAGATATACGACAAAGTAAGTACGGCTATAGATAGAAATACACCACATATGAATACAGCTACACAGATAGAGAAATTACTAGAAATTATGTTCAGACTAAATAATAATCGAACTATATCAGACGCCATGTATCATCATTATTTAATTAAAACGTTAAATGAAAAGTTCATTGGTAGAAGATTATCAGAAAACGAAGAATTTGATTTTGACGTGAATACACAGGAATTTAGAAGTCATTTTTATCGTATATTTGAAGTAACTGATAGTAATTTACAAAGAGTAGAGTTTGAATTTTCATCAGGGAGAAAGCAAAATATAATATTGGTAGATTCTGATGACAATACTGAGGGATCACCAGAGATAATATATTTTGAAAGAAAATAAAATATTTAAAAAAAAATAAAGGAGATGATTTAAAATGATTAACAATCTTTTAGTAACGGAAGGTAAAATTGTAGCTAGTGCTGCTAATATTGGGGAATATAAGAATATAGAGTTCACCACATCTTTGTATAGAATAAAATCGGGTGATATCACAAATAGAATAGTAGAGTTATGTATCTCAGATGGGATAACTATAACTACTAAAGCCTCTACATGTATCAATTATAAGGAAAAAATTGATAAAAATCTTAGTAAAATAAGAGAGGTATTACGTTTCGTTATAGAAAACTCAGGTGTTAACATAGGTGATGGAAACGTGATTTACATAAATAAATACTTACATTTTATAAAGAAATTTTTCTTAGAAAATGGAGAAAGTTTTCTAAATCATAATATATTTCTATCACATGCTGAATTAGAAAACAGTGTTTCCAGTTTCTTCAATATTGAAAAAGAGAAAACAGCAGTAAACACTATTATTCTCGAATATCCGACTGGTAAAAGAAAAATAACTATACTAGTTGAACCAGGAGATAGACTAGTGAATGACCAAATTGTATATATGGAGAAAATAAATAGAGAAATACAATAAATAGAGAGGTGGTATAATTATGGAAAAGATAGTATCTATGAAGGCTATAATTAAGAGTGAAAAAGAAAAATTAGAGTTTGTTACTTCAGTATATGAACTCAGAGAGGAAAAAAAGATTTTTCTAGAATTTCATTTAACAGATAATGATTTGATACATACTAAGGTATCTAATGTTATCGATAGAGATAAATCTCATTCAGATTTATTAGAGGAGATAGAAAATATACTTGATATATTTATGAATCTGAGTGGAAATTCTTTACTAAATGGAGTTATACATAAATATCTTTTCTCTAGATTAATTAGCAATGAACTCATAACAAGGAGACCAATGAATAATGAGGGATTCTATTTCAATGTCGATAGTCCTAATTTTAGAGAAGCTTTTTATGACGCTTTCTATGTTAAATACGAAAAGGGACTAAAAAGTGTAGAGTTTGAAAGCCCGTCAGGAAAGAGACAAATTATAATATTAACTAGTAAAACCGAGTCGGAAGAAAGAGTATTCTACTTCCAAAGATCAAAATAGTTTGTAAAAATCTACTTATATAATATATAAGTAGATTGATAATTAAGAAATAGAAAATCTGGGGATACAGAGTGTATCTTAAAATTCCAAAACCCAGATTATAGGAGGAATTATTATGTTAAAACAAAGACACTTTTTCAATGGAGCTTTACATATTTTGCTAGGAGAAACTGAAAATGGAGATACTGGAAAAATTGTTATTAATGTTAATGAGATCACAGAAGGACCTAATGAAAGTGGGGCATTCGTTGATGTAATCCATATAATTAACGACTACTACGAAACTATTAGGGTGGGAATGGCAGTACTTCCTCAGACACTAACAAAAGACGTTGAACAACTTATGAAATTTTTAGATGTTCACTATGATGATCTAGATAAGTATTTTCATATAGATACTTTGAAGGACATCATCAGAACCATGGTAGTCAATAAAAACTGGCATACGTCTGAAGATACAATGATAAAATTCTTCGGAAACTTAATTAACGAGGAAACATACGAATCTGAGGACGAATACATGAAGATAATAGTTTTCGCTCCTATATATGATGATGACAACGAGCTTCTATTCAATGACTCAGATGAGTATCATGTATACAAGAATTTTGTAGCAGCAGTAAATACTGAAGATAACGTCGATGAGGAAGAAATGGACGAGGATCAATTCTATGATGATGATGACATTGAAGAAGAGGATGAAATTGTCGAAGAAGTGGTTGAAGAGGAGGAAGAACTAGAAGAAGAACACCATCATGAGTATTCTCAAATTTTCAGTAAACACTTCTTCAATGAGAAGAATATAGATTTCTCATTATTTCCATTCGGATACGTTAATCATGAGGATGACACATATGTTAAACTCTATGCATCTCTTCCCGAAAATCAAGAACAGGCACTTCAAATGGTTAGAAATACAGTTGCTAACATAGAACTGAGATTTAAACCAGTTGCTGATCAGTGGAATACTAACCCGAAACTTCAAGAGTTATATGAAGAAATCAAAAAGTATAATTTAGAAGAAGTAGAGGGAGACAACTCTTGGTTTCATGACAAGGGAAGTACTATAGTTAACTCCGAATATCTGAAAGCTCTGATGATTCAAGTTCTTGAAATAATCGGCTTGAAGCAGGATTATAGTACTAAATATTGGGAACCAATAGAAAAAGAAAATTAAGATAACTCCTTCGGGAGTTATTTTTTTTTTATAAATAGGAGGTAATATGGGTAGAACATATAAGAGTCCTTTTGAGGATAAAACTTTTAAAAGTGTAGATGAATTAGAAAGACATACTAAAAAATATTATAGCAATAAGATCCCACCTGAGTATCATGGAGATATAGACCATTATTTGTTTGATCATCGTAATGGATTTAAAGGTGGAAGATGTCAAATATGTGGAGCTCCAACGAAGTGGGATCCTAAGAAGAAAAGATATGATGTATTGTGTGAATCTATATCTGTGAGAAAGATAGTAAATGATCCTTATCGTACTATGAAGACTTATATAGATAATAAAGGTAATGATTGTAGAACTATAGCTCGTAAGAATTATTTGGAGAATATAGAAAGAAGAAGAGGTACAACTAATTTAATGGCTGATGAAGAATACCAGAAAATGCTATTAGAAAGTAAAGGAAAGAAAGTAAGGTATAAAGATAAAGAAATGATAGTAATAGGATCTTATGAAGTATTATTTGTACAAGAATGTAATAAGATATTAATTAAGAACGATGATCTGGAATCCCCGGGACCTACTATACCATATTATAATCCTATTAAGAAGAAAGATACGTATACTATATGGGATTTTTATATAAAAAGTATAGATGCTATAATATCGATTAAAGATGAAGGATTCAACAAAATGACTAAAGCTGTAGAAGAAAAGAGAATAGTAGATGCAGCTAAATTTAAAAAAGGATTAGAGACTAAATATAAATGTGTAATAGAGATAAATGGGAAGAATGAGATTAGAGATTTTAAAAGAATTTACAAAGAAGCTAAAGAAACTATAGCAGAAGGAAAAAGATATATTAAATATCCTAATTATTATGAGGAATATAAAAATAAATTATAGACACAACATATACGTATGGAATAGGTGTTTCCATAATTTGGGTTGAACATGAATCCTTTCTCTTTTTTTTTGGATTAAGATTTTTTTTATTATTATCTTGATTAACTCCTTTATACCCGTTGGAGTTAGGAGTGTTAGACTCCTAGATAATATTCAGGTGTAATGTAGTGTAGCCATACATATTTTCTCCTTAAATGTGTATGATATGTAGTATGCGATGTTTTTTCCTGCCCACTCAGGGGCAGGTTTTTCTTCGTCTTTTATTTTTTAATAGTTATATATCATTATTGTGAATATAATTTAAAATAGTGAAATTTTTATAACTAGTACACTATATACAGTATTATATTCGAAAAAAAAACTAAGCTTAGGAGGAAAAGAAATGAAACCAATTAACAATGGTCAACTTGACTACAAAATGCTGGTAGAAAGACCAATGTCAGCAGAAGGAAAATTAAAGTACGGTACATTCGTTAATCAGAATGAAGCCGAAATATTGAAAGGAGCAGATTTAGGAATCATCCCAATATTAGATCGTAACAACAATAATGTTGTTATAGGATGGAAATTAAATGTTGATCCTGAAAAAACTAAAGTTAATCCAGACCACGTAGAGGTCATAGACTTCGGACCTTTCGGTCAGTTAAAATTTCCATTAGTTAAATGTACCAATAAGCGTATAACTAACAATGGAAAGGAGAAAATAGAAACATCTTATTCTCTTAAAGAGACTGACACTTTAATAGCTGTTAAAGCTCTTCAGGCTTGGGCTAAGTTATCTAAACTTATGCATAAGTTTTTAGAACCACAGACTTTAACATTATCGAAAGAATTTAGAGATAAAGGAAATCTATTTTCTGATAGCACTAAGTCTGCACTAATAGGGTATAAATACCTTGAGCAATATTATGGGTTAACATCTAGTGATAATCCTAATGAAATGGCTAGATACAGAGAAATGTCAGATGTAAAAAGATTTACCCACGGTAATCTAACATATTACTTCGATACTAAATTGAAGTTATACAACGGGTTACTAGAGATTCTGAAGAACAATGAATTCTCTAAACTTGGTATGGATCCATCATCAGTGGATACTTTAATCGGTACAGAAGATTTTACAGTATCCGGTGATACATCCGTATACGATATGAAGGGCGGAGTGTATCAAGGTATTACTGGAGGTATAAATCCTATGAGTCAGTATATGACTACTGGAAAACCGATGCTAGAAAACTTTATAGTAAACGGTGGACCAGTCAATAATAATTATAACAACATGACGATGCAAACACCAAATGTTGTTGGAACTACAGTTACTACTCCGGTTAACACAGGAGGAAAAATACCAGTAAAGAAATAATAGAGAAGCTCCTTTTAGGGGCTTCAAATTTTTTTATAAGGAGACGATAAATATGTATAAACAAGAACTAATTATAGATAAAGATAAAAAGAATAAAGCTGAAAGTGTACTTCGTTTAGGGAATATACTAGGAACAGCTTTGACTAGACTAGAAGAAAGATTACTACAGATAAATGTGGATTATGTGAAACCAGATTTATCTGGTGATATAAAGATTTCCAGTAGTGGAGAAAAAGATGATACTAATTCTACTGCAGTAAGGACTAAATGTACTAGAGATAGATTGGAAGAATTTTTAATATCTATTAGTAAGAAAAACAAAAAAGAAGATAACTTCAGTTATTTTACAGTCGTAGATGGATCTAAAGATGAAAAGATCTTCTTTGATAAATATTCATTAGCACAATACATACTGTATTCAGTAACCAATGTGGAAGATACACCATTTTTAGGTGTATACAATTTTGAAATATTCACAGTAGAGTTAGAAGAAGTTGATAAATAAAATGTCTCCCATATGGGAGACATTATTTTAATTTAAATAAAGGAGGTTACAATGAAGGAAATGTGTTTAAAAATTATAGATATAGAAGATATAGAAGATATGCTAGATAAGATACCAACATTATTGACAGTAGCGGATAAATTCAATGAGATCGTAAAATATGCTGGTACATATAATGAAATGATTAGAGTTGACTTTAAAATAATGGATGAATTCAATGAAAATAAAAATATAAAAGGTCACATAAGATTAACATATGTAGGAAAAAATGGAGAAGGAAAATTTTATTCATTAGATGAAGACGACAAATGTTTTCATAATAATCTATTACTAGCTAAATATATTTTTGATAAAATGTTAAAATTAACAGATGATTACATTTACATTATGACACCGAAAAAAGTTTGTCTAACAGTTTATATGGTGTATCTAGATTAAAATATTCTACTTATATATTATATAAGTAGATAAGATATGGATAGGACATTCCCTTATAAACATTAGGTCCATATCAATAAGGAGAATAATATGAAAATACAAAGAAAAATCAAAGAATTATTAAAAACGAAGGATATGGGATTATGGAACCCGTGTTACTTCCTTAACTTAAGAGACGCTAAATTAACATGGGAGGAAAAGAAAGCACTCCTCCACTTATTTGAATACATAGTGGAGAAGGCAGCTCCACAAACAAATATCTGCTCTGGAGTCCAGTTCGATCTGGATACTCCAGGAGAGGTAGAGTATTTCAGTCTGAGTTTCAGACCAGTAAATTACAATGAGGACGACTGGGATGATTACGAGGATATTTTTGTTTTTAATTACTACACAGGGACTCATGACAAGTATTACATTGAGGAACTCAGTAAAAAACACGGTTCTCACTGGGGATCATTTAAAGCTGGATTAAGAGCATGGTATGATTACATGCTAATCTCTGGTCTTGCTACAAGACGACCTACTAGTTATAAATCGGTGGCTGTATAGCCACCTTCTTTTTTTTTTTCGTTAATAAATTACATAAACAGACCTTTATTAAATTCCCAAGAAAGGAGTTACAATGACTATTAGAGAATTTATCAATAAAACTAAGTCTAATAATAGAGATGCTGAAGTACGTAAAGTTATTAATGATTATTATAGAAATAACGTAGAAGCATTAACTGATGGTATAGTACACAATTATATAATAATAGGGAATACAGTAACAGATAGATTGTTACAACCTTATAACATGGATCTGAATAAATTTAAAGAATTTCAGAAAGTCAATGTTGTTCTTAAAATGGGACATAAAGTAGTTAATAATCCACTTAAATTAGGATTAATTACATCTTATTATGATACTAAGGATAAGACATTCTTAGATATGTTAGGTCTTATAGAAGCAGGAAGTAAATTCTATAAATACTTCCAACATGGAGTATCTTCTCCAGATAAAATGAAATATGTTATAGAAAATAAACTATCTAATAAATTTCTTATTAAAAAGCATGGATCTATGTTCGTAGTTATACAGGAACAAATCCAAACTATGTTAGATAGTCCAGCTCTTAAAGAGAGATTTAAAAGAATGAGTGATCAGGATATACACTATATAATTAATAGAATATCTACCACTATTAATAGTACTTATAAAGAGATAAGTAAAGTATATTATAAATACATCGATGAAGAAGTAGCTTCTACTGTTATGACTCAATCTGAACTTAATTTAGATGGTAGTAAAACATCTCTTTCTAATAACAGTATAGATGTAGATAACTTAAAGAATCTTGTAGTAAACTATATGCCTACTAACCTAGATTATGAAGTTCTTAATGTATGTAAGATTAAATCACCTATTAAGAAATTTGTAATGAAGAAAGTTATGTTAGATAGAGAGAAGAAATACTTCTCTAGATTTGGTATTAAGTTTATAGATTATTATGTGTACAAGTATAATTCTGATATAGTAAGTATGAAAAAAGATTTTATACCTAAGTTATTATCCGCTAGATTAAACGATCCAGAAGTTAATAAATTAATAGAAGAGATTAGTAAAGACATTAGAGCTAATGCAGAACAGTATGGACAGACATCTGGTGAATACGATGGATTGAATACTAATGCAGGTATATATGCTTTTTATAATGAGATAAAATCTTACATAATAATTAAGATTAGAAAACTCATGAATGAAATAAACTAACCTCCTAACCTATGAAACCAAAATTAAAATAATCTACTTATATAATATATAAGTAGATAAGAAAATAAGGAGGAATAAAATGAATGATAAAATAAATAAAATTCAAGCTTTACTAGCTGAGCTTGAATCTGAAATGGAAGCTAGTAAAAAAGAGGAAACTAGAGTAGATGAAAATGATGCTACTCTAGCTACTCTAATAAAAAGATCTGGTGTAGCCGACCAGATCCTAACAGCTATGGAGAGAGCTAACGTTGCTGAATTTATAGTTGGGGAATATTCTACTGCCCTAGAAAGAGTAGAAAAAATAATGGGAATGAAAATGTTCCCAGAAGAAATAAAGAAGAACACATACGTGTTCTTTAAAGAAAGAAAGTCTCCTCTCTCAGATAAGGAGATAGAATTAATTACTATGATGGGAGATTTTACAATCCCTGAAGTAGGAAGTAAATTTAATAGCGGAGTTATGCAGGACTCCTTAAAACCTGCAGATTTCAGCTGTGGAAAAGTGGAAAAAGTGCTATGTCCACAGTTAAAATCTAAAAACTACAGTTTCAAAGCTGTAGTTGTAAGAAGAAAGTAGTTTAGCTAACTACCTTTCTTTTTTTTTCGTAATAAGGAGGTATTTAATGAGTATTAAAACTGATGTATTAAAATATATAGAAGACAAATTAGCTACTGTATCTCCTAATACTGTAGACATTTATAAAGAAAGATTTTCTAATATGACCGATAAACAAGTTCAGGATTATATAAATAAATACGGTATTAGAATAATACAAGTAGATGAAATACCACAAAAAGAAATAGATAAACTTAAAGATAAACTTAAACTAACAATAGAGGAGAGACTAGTTGTTCCATTTCAGAAGATAACTAGTGAGCAGACATGTATGATATTTCCAATACAAATAAGAAGGTTACAACAATTATCTTCTAAAGAGTCTCATTCTACTATGGATGCTAACACGAGAAATAAAGTTAACCAATCTACTAGAGAAAGTAGAACTGGACAATTATCTGATGCTGAAGTAGCACAAATGGTCGCTATAGGATTAGATCATACACTAAACGAATTATTATCTCCTCGTAGTGATAACCTACAATCTAAGAGAGAGATGAATGAAATGATTAAGAAAGATTTAACTTTTGAAATGGGAAAAATATCTAAAAATGAAGAAGGAAAATCTACAATAAAATATATAAATTCACTATATCTAGGAATGAATTTAGCAACAGATTTAGTAGATAACATAGATGAAATAAGTTAAGGAGGAAAGAAATGTACAGAGGAAAAAAACATAGGAACATAGAAAAAAGAAAGATAGTAGTCTACATAGAAGATGATAACTATGAATGTAGATTGATAAGAAGATGGTTAAATTACATAGCTGAACACATAGTAGAGTATAGACAACCTGATTCTAGAACTATAGCTTTCAAATCTAAGAATAGAAAGTTTAATAGATATCCTATTTTATATGTAGAAGAAACAGCTGATGATGGATATGTAAGAAGAGGTTATATAGCTAGTGGTGCTAGACCTATAGCGGAATATTTAATTAAAATATAATTGTATATTATTAAAGTGATTTCGACGTAAGAAAATTTTCCTTTCTTTATAAGTCTTACGTCTATTTCTCTCTCTAAAATATTATTTTCCCACTCCTTAACTGGAGTGGGAAGCTTCTTTAAACTTTGTAAATTAGTCTTAATTTTTCTTTTGTATTTCCCTAACTTTCAATATATTTTCATAGGAGGTGTAAAAGAATTGGCGAAGAGTAATTTAACATTTGTAAAGAATGAAAAAGAACACCGGGAAATGTATCGTTCATCATTTAGGAATATAGATACTGATTTAGGATTCTATAACTACTCCGATAAAGGCGAGTTATTGGCGAAGAATTTAGGATTCATATCAGGTTCTAAAGTTCTATTCACTGGTGAATCATACTCAGGAAAATCAACTTTATGCTGTAATATAGTCTCAGATCTTATGAGACCATTCGTGAGAAATGGAGATCCTATAATATTACATATAGTAGATACCGAAAGAGGTGTTAACCAAAGTAGATTTAGACACTTATCTAAATTCACAGATCAAGAATTAGATGAGTATGTAGTTTTCCATGATGATATATCTCTTGATAATCTTAAAGCAATCATAGATTACGATATAACTGTTAAAAGAGATAAGAATTATGTAAAGAGAAAAACTAAAAATACATTTGGTGAAGATATAGAAATATATTATCCTACATTCATTATAGTTGATGCTATGTCTGAGATAGTTAGTAGAGATGCTCTAGAAATAGGAGCTAAAGACCATAAAGCTTTTCCAGCTAAGAAAGGTTTAGATATGCATATATTTTGGCAGAAATATACGTCATACTTTGCTCAATATAATATAAACATTTTTATGACTGCTCATATAGCTGATGATATTCAAATGAATGCTATGCCTGGATTTACTCCTAGTAGAAAATTTACTGGAAGAGGTATGGCAGCAGATAAGAAAGTTTCTGGAGGAAAGAACTTAACATTCCAATCTGATATACAAATGCATCTTAATAAGTTTATTGTATATAGTGAAAAACATGCTGAAGGTAAGTCATTAGATTGGTTAGAGTCAGCACATATTGTAGAAGCTAGTTTCCAAAAGACTAGACAGAATAAACCTAATATTCCTTTTACTCTAGTGCTTGACGGAGAATTCGGTTATAACCCAATGAAATCATTCTTATGTGAATGTGTAATGAATGGAATTATAGAAACTGTAGGAGGATTTAGACAATTAGAAGGATGGGATAAGAAATTCCGTGCATCTGAATTGTTGGATCTATTCCAAAATGAACCAAAGTTTAGAGAGCTATTGTACAAAAAATACGAAGAAAGTAAAAAAGATATTTTAGAATCGATGAAAAGAGACGAAGATCAACTAAAGAGAGTGAACGACATTTTAGATTTCATGTACGAATAAGGAGAAAGGACAATGAGAAAAAGAAAAACCCATATAATTAGGATACCACATTCCAATTATATCGAAGAAAAAGAAGAGCAGTTACCGATAGACATAGAAGATACTTCTCTTTCTAAGTACGTCGATATATCACAGTTAATACCTTATGGTGAGAAGAACTCAGTAGCTAGAGGAGAATTATTTTATGCTGGAATAAAGAATAGTGTCTTCCCTGCGGTTAATGGCGAGAGACCGATAGTAGACTCTATTTTTACGAAAGATATAATAAGATCATCCTTTAACGCTAAGAGTAAATCAACTGTAAGGCTTTTAAATCGTATAGATAAAGTAATCAACAATTATGTTTGTGAGACTACTTATATATACGAGGAATATGTAGAAAAAAATGGTATGATCGTACCAGTAATACAAATTGAGACTGTTCCAAATTACGTTACATTTTATAAGTTTGGGTATAAAAATAAATCTCAATTTGAAAATATGAATATAGGTGAAGAGTCATCAGAACCTATATACACATCACATTTAACTAATTTGGATCCATCTGATGGAGGGATGGATTTCGGTATGAATGTTAATGTAATCTTTAATATATCTAGAGATGTAGGAGAAGATTCAATAATAATTACTGAAAGATTAGCTAATAAATTTAGATTTAACTATATGGATGATATAGAGTTCTTCTTATCACCTAATGATCAGATACTTAAAAACATCTATGGAGATAACCATGTGTATAAACCATTTCCGTTACCGGGAGAACACATAGGAGAAAGTGGTGTAGTATGTTCTATATCTAAAATAGAGAAGAATATATTATGTATCTCAGATGATATAGAAAAATCTGATGAGACTTTCTATGTACATGGTGGACTTGTATATGATGTAGAAGTATATGGTAATAGAGATGATATACTGAAGCAAGAACCGTATTTATACGAATTATATAAAGCTCAGAAAATGTATATCCATGATATAGTTAATGCATTAAATAGTCTTGACGAAACTTATTTCCATCCTAATACTATTTATAGACGTAACAAATATAGAGCGGTATTAACAAGGGAATTAAGAAAAGATAAGACTGATATAAAAAATAGAATCTACGTTAAAATCAAAGTAGCAAATGAATCTCCACTTATGGTTGGAAGTAAGATAACTAATAGACATGGTGCTAAAGGAATAACTGGGCAGATAGTTCCTGATGGTACTATAGTTGCAGAAGATGGAACACAAATAGATGCTATAGTTAACTTATCTTCTAATATTAACAGAGAAAACATTGGACAGATGTTTGAAAAGGATATAAATGCTCTTAATGTATTTGTAATGAAATATCTTAAAGAATCTAACGATTCAGTAGAAGTAAAATTTAATAATATTATTAAATGGGTTGATCTGGTAAATCAACCTTTATTAGTGGACGCACTAAAGACATATAAAAAAGAAGATATTGTAGAATTATACAAAGTACATGATATAAGAATAAAGCATGATCCATACGGTGGAGAGATGGATTTCAGAAGATTTGTAGAGTTAACTAGATTCACATCAACACTTTATGATGTAAAGCCGTTTACTATTTATTATGATGGGATACCTATGAGTGAGAAACATTACTATGGAAAGATGTTCTTCTTCTTACTAGAGAATGGACCATTCTATGATACATCTGTTAGTACAGATGAGATAATAACATCAAAAGGAAGTCAAGCTAAGAAGGGACCATCTAAGAAGAAACACCATTCTAAATTAGGAACTACCTCAGCTAAGAATAGTAATTTATCTACAGCTATAATAATAAATAGTATAACAAACAAAGACAAACACTTATTAGGAGAGAATACATCACCAATACATAACTATATGACAGCAATAGGAATGGAATTTGCTTCTATACCAAAAGAAGGTGATGACGATTAATATCATAGTAGAAAATGGACAGATAGTATCTCCTGATAAAGATACGTATATCTTTAATAAAAGTAACAAAGATTTTGGTTTATTAAAACAATACACACTCGTGGCAGAGAATGGAGTAGAGTATTTAATAGATCAAAACAAATTTCAACAACCTGAGGAGCAATATAAGTTGTCAAATTATATAGTAGCTAACAATATGGACGGGAACTCTTTATTTACATCACTTATGAATGTTGAAGATGAAGAAAGAGATTCTAATTATATGTTAACAGAAGATATTGAAATAACACCTAATATGCATTTATATAATAAATATCTTCTATCTTATATAAAGACTTATCCATATATAGGAGCTACTAACACAAGACAGATAAAGAGTATATTCAAAATGCTCTCAACAGAACCGGAGAAACCATTAACACATCTTAAGACAGAACAGTTATTTAGTCATTTAGGATGTACTTATGAGGATTTCTTCAATTGGATAATAGATAAAAAACAAAAACTAGGAGGATAATAATATGAAAACTTTAGACAAAAAACATATAAGAATGAGTAACAAAGAGGGGAAATTTGAATTTGAATACGACGAAAGAATGAGTTATGATTACTCATTCTTTGATAACGAAGAAATGTTTAACACTAAGACAAGAGAAAAATTAAGATACATAGATTTAACAGTTAAAATGGATGAGAAGACTAATAGCATATATTTCTATCCAGTAGAACTAGAAAGCTCTTCTAGAAGAATAGAAGATTACAATATCGTGAACTGGTTTTCTCTAAATGACCCAGAAGTTAAAGCTGCTTTGGACAATAATCTTTTAACAGATAAAGTCTCTCAAACTATAGATTTCATGGGAGATGTATTATCCACAACTGGAAATTTATTAGAAACTATGAAAACAGAATATGATAGACTGAAACAGAAATATTCTGTAGCATTTAATAAGGATATTCCTGTTATAGAAAATAAACCTACATCCTTTGCTAATGCTCATGGTGTTCAGATACCAATAAAGAAATAGGAGGAAATAGATAATGGACACAATTTTAATCAAATCCAGTGGAACTAAACTTGATTTAGACTGGTACCTATATAATGGAGAATATTACTTTATACCTGATGATACAATAAAATATAAAACCACAGATGTAATCATAAACCCTAATGCTGGATTCTTTTCGTTCCCACTTACAAATCCTTACGGAGCATGTTATTTCATAAGAGGATTCTTTAAGATATCTTTAGGGACAGATTACAGAGAAATATCAGCATTCGATGACGGTTACTACATCAGACCGTTTAGCAATGGGTATGGAAGAGCCCTTTGTTATGTAGGATTAGGAGATAACTATCCATCTAGCGATGTAGTTTTCTTCACAGAAAATGGAACGATATATAGACTATCTAACAACCTCTTCGTTTCAGTTTCAGGAGGTGTACATTATCTTATCCAAGTTAATGAACTAGGAGAGGTGGTTTCCGATCCTTATCCTGCGGGAACAGAAGAAATTTACATAAGAGATAATAAATTATATAGTAGGGTATATGGAGTAGAGAAACCACTACCTGAAGAATTAAATAGTAGATATTTATAAATTATAGAGAAGATCAATCTCTAAAGATTATCAAAAAAAAACTTAAGGAGGAGAATATTATGGGAATCTTAGATTTCAATGACATGGGAATGGGAGCAACAGGATTCAACACAGGAAATGGATTCGGAGGAGGATTCAATGGTGGAGGTGGAAATGGATTCCAACCACCAGCACACATTCAACCGTTTAGTTACCAGCACGATTATAATGCTGAGAAATTATACATCGATGCTATAACAACTTTGATGAGTAACAAATTAAGAGATACTACTGAGAATCATGTAAAGGTAGATGACTCTTATAAATGTACAATGAGAGGTAATGATATATCGTTAACATTTGAATTAAACTTTGATGCTAATTATAGAGCTCTTCAAATGTTCGTGTACTCATCAGACCTAGCTAGAGGAAGTTTAGGAGATATAATAGATCAAGCTTTCTTCGAAAGAGAAGCTACTATATCATCCTTTATTCATAATATGATAAAGAGAACTTCCAATACTAGTTTAGGATTAGTTGGTAACAATGCAGTGATGGTTCATCAACTGTTCCAAAAGTTTATGAATGATCTGAGTAACTTCGGAACAGCTGTAGCCAACTATATTGTACAGTATATTAGAACTGATAATAGAGGTAATTTGATTATACCTCAAGAGCTACAATATATTATGAACCAAGGATTCCAATTTGCAGGAATCTTAATAGCACCAACAATTAGTAATCAAGGTATACAGTTCAATTATACATTTACTGAAGCCTTTACTAATTCCCAAAAACAAGATCAGAGATACTTTAAATAGTAAATAAATACCGTGCCATTTAAGGCACGGTTATATTTTTTTATTCAAACTTTTTATTATAAAAATAACGGAGGTAATAATATGTATAATTTTTTAGTGCAATCAGTATCTATAGCTTTTATAATACTGAATTATATTTTATCAGGTATATGGATAATATCAGAAATTCTAATATACAAAAAGAATAAATCGAAAAATATACCTATAATAAAAAGTAGATACGCTTTAGTAGCTACTATAATATTTTGTCTATCTTTAATCTATGTTATCACTTTAGGTAATAAACAAAATTCTTTCGAAGGAAAGGAAGTATTCTACTTAGGTTTAACAACTTGCAGCCTAGTAGCATCAATATATTATAACTCACAAGAATTATAAGGAGGGATATCATTATGGAGAAAACTTTACTATCTAAATTAGAAGAGTTAAATAAATTAAATGATTATTGTTATTTAAAAGGAAAGGATGGTAAATTAGATTATATCGTAGTAGTTAATATAATGGAAGAACATGATGATGTTCTTTATGATGTCTATAATGATATGAGAATACAAGATATAGCTGATATTCTTAGAAAAATGGGAGTAGTCTTCTGGTACAAAAAAGTCTTAGACAATTGTATGGGGTTAGCTTTCTTTCCTGGAAAAATACTTTCTAATATGTTAGAGGGGTTAGAATATGATAACTAGATTTGTGTCTAAAGGATTAATAGGTATACCAGATATGGATATAACATTTAATGATGAAAAGATAATATTAATACAAGGTCCTAATGGATGTGGAAAAACATCCTTACTAAAACAGATTACTCACCCATTAGCATCTCATAATAGATTCATTAAATTGAAATCTGGTTATAAAGAAGGATCATCTGTGATGTATCTAAAGTATAAAGGAAAAGAATATAAGATAGAGCATATTTATACTAAAAATAAAAAGAATGTAACTACGCTATCTTATTTATTCCAAAGACTGGATAATGGGAATTGGGAAAATCTCACTGATACAGGACTTCAGGGTGATTTTAAAAAGAAAGTTTCTCTCCATCTAGATTATAATGATTATCTTTATGATATACTTAACATAGGTATAGAGAATAAAGGTATCATTGATATGACAAATACTAATAGATTAGAGTATCTTAAGAAAGTATTTGATATGGATATATTGACTACTATTAAAGATAATACTCTGAATACATTTAATGAGTCATCTTCTAAAATAAAATTTATACAAAATAAGCTAAATGAATTTGATAATTTAGAGATAATGAGTAACATTGCTAAAGAAAATAAATCCAGTATACTATTAAATGATAAGAAGATATCTAATATAGAACAGGAATTGGTTTTATTAAACGTATCTTTACTAGACAAAGACCTCATAGATAATCTACAATCGAAAGTTAAAGAAATAAAGGAAGAGATCAAAATACTAAAGAAGCTGAAGGAAACAGATCTCATAGAACCTGTTAATAGCTATTTACAAACCTTTAATAGAATAAAGGCTGATATAGCAGTCAATGAGAAATTAATAGAAGATAAGAATGTTCAAATATCTTCTATTAATGAGGAATTACTTAACATAGATACTGTAGATATCAAGACTTTAGAAGAAGAAATAAATGTGTTAAAGGATCAGAGAAAATCTATAGAAGATAAATATAATAAAGATACTGTATTTCCTATAATGGAATATTCTTCTGATAATATAGACCTTTTAAATAATTATAAGTATTATTTAGAAAATATAGAAGAATTTATACAAATGATAAATGATACAGATTACACTCTAGATGAAATCTTTTCTAAAGAATATTATGAAAACCACAAAGACTTTATAAACATCATTAATGAAAAAGAAGAAGATATTGAAAAAGAGAAGAAGGTAATCCATGATGTAATACATGAGATGGAGACTCTAGATATATCCTACAATATAATAGAAATAGGAAATCATAGTAAAGAAGATGATTGTCTTCCTACATGTCCATTTAGAGGAGAGTATAAAAAACAACTATCAAATTTAGATATACTTAATAGATATAAAGAGTTTAAAGAAGCAAAGGAAGAAAAAGTAAGAAGATTATCTGATAAACTAGATTATGATAAAAATATATTCGATTTACTAGATAGATTCTTTTCTATTAGAAAACCTAATGTGGATAAATTTCTAGAATACTATTCTTTCTTAGATATGAGAGATGTACTTCTTAAAAATAGATTACTCGATATCGTTAATAGAGTTATAGACAATATATTTTATTTAAAGGATAAGAATAGAATAGCTATAATTAACAAAGATATAAAACAGAAAGAAGAACTGAAGTCAACTAAGAGTGAAGGTTCTGAAAAAAGAATACAGTCTCTTAATAAAGATCTTTTCAATCTAGAGAAAGATATAAAGGATATAAATGAGAAGAATAAAGAGATTTTAGAAAAATACAGAAAACTTGATATAGATGTTCCATCTAATATATTGAAATTAGAAAGAAGAGAATATGACTCCTATATCAGAAAACAAGATCAAGAATATATTAAGCTTATAGAGGATATAGAAAAATATGATAAAACTTCTGAGATAGTAAATGAGAAGAAAGAAGAGTTAGCTAAAATAAAAGAAGAGCAAGAAGAGTTGAAAGAAAAACAGATGAACTTAATAGCTGATTTGAAAAATATAAAGAATTTATCAGCAGAGTTAGAAGAAGAAATAAAATGGAATGAGAAAGTAAAAGTAGTAAAAAACATCGTATCTTTAGATCTACCAGCGAGAACATTTGAAGGATACTTATTTGAGATATCTAAAAAGGTAAATGAATTATTAGATGGATTTATGACTATAAGATTTAATGTAACAGATGGAGTAGACATTATATGTAATAGAGAATCCATAGAACGATACTCTAATGATCTATCCCAAGGAGAAAAGAGTATGTTATCAATAGCTCTTTTAATGGCTTTTAAGCCATATATAAATTGGGATATATTATCTATAGATGAAGGAGATGCTACATTAGATGAAGTTAATAAAGATAAATTCATATACATGGTCAGAGATTACTCAGAGAGTATATTCAATATAAAACAGATATTCTTAGTATCACATGAATATCAAAATACAGATGGACTAGATCTTAAAGTAATACAATTATAAATTATCATACTGAATAACTATAAAGGAGATGATAACAATAGAGATGAAAACTTATTTTCAACCCATTGATGATTCTGATCAAGGTAGTAAAATGAATCAGTGGTTCATTTTAAACCATGACGGATTACAAGTTATATTTAAGAAAGATAATGGATCTAAAATTAAGGCTAAGACTATGAAACTCATAGTCGATGGTCTTAACCATATGTTAGCTTGGGCTCAAGATCCCAAGAATGGAGACAGGTCTTTATTTATCTCAGATTTCGTTAGGTATATGTTTTATTTAAGAAATGAACTGATATCTAATAAATTTGAACAAGAAGTGGTAGCTAGGATGTTAAAAGGAGAAGACCCTAGTGATACTAGAGCTAATATTCTGAGAAGAACTATAGCTAACATAACACCTACCATACTTGATACTATAATTGAGTATGTAGAACAGAATACATTTAATAATACTGAGAATAACAACACACATGATACATCTTTAGATGAGATGGATATATTAACATTAAATTGTGTTATTACAGTTAGTAAGATAATAACTATAGCTTTCTCAATATTACCAAAGATGAAGATAGAATTCTATACTTATACACCTATAATGAATTCTATAGATATGATAGCTGATAGACTATCTCAGAATTACTTCATAAATGTCAGATACGATATAAATAAACATATAGAAGTACAACAAAAGAGTTTACCAGATATAATCTATAAATTTATAGATCTTACTATAAATGGACCTGACCGATCTTCTGATAAGGAAGATCCTCTAGGTGATTTATTTAAGAATAATGGTATAACTAAAAGTAAAATAAGTGAAAGTATATTTAAGAATCTCATTACTTCTATATATAAGAATGTACCTATAGATTACCAAAATACAAATTCATCGGTACGTTATCATACATTTGATAATTATGAAGATTTTAAATTTGTTAATAAGAATACTATAAAATACATAAAAGATATAATCACCAAGATGTTAAAACATCAGTATTCTATTACACATCCACATTTAGTTAATACGCATGATTTAAAGAACAATGATGACGATTACTCGTCAGCTCTTAAGCAAGAAATATATCTTGAGAAGAAGAATCTATCTGATATAAAACGTAGAAGAAGATATATAGAAATACTTAAGAAATATGCTGATGATTATTTCGTTAGATATAGTCTAGTAATGAATAAACTTATAAGTAGAACAGCTTTGGCTGATTTCTTTATAGTTAAACTATTACAAGAAATAGGAGAAGATTATCTATCTTCTAAGTTACTAGATATTAATACATATAATAAATTAATACATGTAATATCTCATAGATTATTTGAAAAATATCCACAAATATCTATAGCTCTAACATCTGATGATACTGTTCCTTCTACATTATATTTACAAAGAAATATAAAGGATAGAATAGAGAATATGATAATATATAAGAGATATCCGAATATGGTTATGCAGAATCTAGAAAAGATAGTAGGTTTATCTTATAGATTTGATAATGGGTCTAAAATGATAGATATATCCTCTGAATTTATAACATATTTAGAGAATGAATATAATCATCAGAATAATGTTAAATTTATAGATAAGTATATTTACAACTATGAATAATTTAAAAGAGGAGATATTACAAAACTTAAAGGACAATGATGGTATATGGAGACCTAGCAGTGGTTATATATCTATCAAATGTCCTTTCTGTGATCAAACATCATCTAAACGACATTTTAACATATGTATTCAAGATGATTCTCCTATGATCTTTAGATGTTTTAGAGCTAGATGTGGTGTAGCAGGGGTACTAAATAAGAAAATAGCTAGAAGACTAGGTATAAATAACAGAAGACTTCTAGATTATATAGAAGATGAATTTGTGAAAGGAAGTAAGTATAAAACATCATCTGAGTTCTATTCTAATGATTATGAACCTGATATTGACGAAGATTATGTTGGCCTATTAGGAATGTTATCAGATGATACAGAGGAGTATTTCAAAACTAGAACTAATACATCTGCTAGAGAGAATCAATATCTTTTTAGAATATGTGATGATTTACATTATTTCTATAAGTATAATAAACAGAGAATAGACTACAGTAGAATAGAATGGTTACTTAAATCTGAGAAAATGGGTAATAAGTATATCTACTTTTTTAATGATAGATATTCCATGTTTATATACAGACAAACCAACGGTGATAGAAAAGGTAAGATATCTTTAATGAAGAGAAATATATTGTATAAGCATAAACCATATACAATAGAAAGAACAGATGGTATGTTTGATATAACTAAAGATACTAAGACTCTATTTATAGCTGAAGGAGTGTTTGATGTCATTAATACTTACTTCTATTTAGGAAGAAATGTAAATGGTCATTTTATTGCTAGTGGAGGTTTCTCAGCTACTAAAAATATAATAATGGACTATTCTAAATATAACTATAAACCTCATATAGTTATAATATCAGATGGTGATGTTCCATTACATGTTTATCAAAAATGGATACTAAAACACACAGATAAAAGAATATCTCACTTAGATATCCATTATAATAAAAACGCAAAAGATGTAGGAAATATACAAGAGGGAATAACTCTTGTATCTTACAAACTTAAATAAACCTCTCCCGTAATGGGAGAGGTATTTTTTTTTATCCAAGGTCACTCATTTTAACAGGTGATCTGTCAGCTGACTTAGTTACTATTCTTCCAGAAGCTATTAATTGTTTTACATGTTCTTTCTTAAGGTATACATTATACAGAGGACCAGTTGTATTGTACTTCTCTATTAATCCTCCATCTTCTATATTAACCTTTATAACATCTGTTGCATCCTTTCCACCTTCTAGATCAGACATTGATGCTGCTATTTCAGTCTGTTCCATTGTAGTGAAATTAGGAGTTCCTAATTCATAGTCTGGTCCTAGAGGACTAGCTTTTGTAGTTTTAGTCATTCCAGGAACTAATGCTGGATTTTGAGCAGTTTTTCCAGCTTTCTTAGTTGGTTGTCCACCTCCACCTCTAGGTGTCTGTGGAGCTCCACCCTGTTGTGCTGCTTCAGGTGATAATAATTTATTTACCATTATTTATTCTCCTCCTCTTTCTTAGATTTATTTTTCTTTCCAGTCTTTTCTTCTTTAGTTTCTTCCTCTACCTTTGTTTCTTCTTCTGTTTTAGCAGATTCTTCAGAAGATTGTGGAGTAGGTTGTACAGAAGATAATTCTGGAGCACTAACTGTAGTTTCAAATGGTGGTACAGTTATCTGAGGTAACTCGTCCGTTTTAGGAAGATATTGAGGTTGTCCAGTATCTTGGTTTTGTCCAATGGAAGACATAATTTCTGATACATTTACTACTCTACCGTCTGGTAACACTATACTAGTGGTAGGGTCACTTATAGATACTGTGTTAGAATCTTCCTCTTTCTCAGTTTCATCTTTAGCTGGTTTATATAGTTCATCTAGTAAGTCCGTATTATCAACTTCTACATTAGATGAACCATCTCTAATTTCCAGTGTATGTCCTTGAGAGATCAACCTTCTCATTTCCTCATATGTTCTTTCCTTACTTATTTTTTCAGGATACATAACATTTTCTTCTACATCGTAAGTTCTACTAGTAACTATTGATTCATACAATTTATCCAAATCATTTCCTCCTCTCTAATAAAATCTATTTATCTTATTAACATATAATAGATTGTATAAAAATATATCGACTATACATAGAAATATAGGTATAAACAATAAGTAAGAACTATTCATATCTATATCTATTTCCTCAAAAGCCTCTAATAATTTATCTATATCAATAGAATCTTTATAGAAATCATTCAGTATATCTGTTAACTCATCTGGAGGTAATATAAATATAGGCTTATGATTAGTAAATACCGGTTTATAGTCAAATATATCATATTGATACTTTTTATTATTGAAATAAGAGACAATATTGTATTTGTTATTATAAATATCGGGTACATACGTATATTTATAAACTTCTATACCCTTCGTTATAATATTATCATTTTTTCTTTTTAGAAACTTTCTTACATCTGATGTCTTCCAATTAACTGTGTTTTTACCTGTAGGTATAGTCTCATGGAATAACATAGCATCTACATCGTAAACTGATAAAGGGAGGAATTCCATTTGTAAATCCACTAATATAGGAAAGTATTCTTTATGAGGATATGTATAACCACTGTCTTCATCTAGATTACCCTTAGCATCTACAGTATATGTATTACTCAATTCTTCATAAAAGAAATCATTATACATTTCCATAAGATCCTTTTTAGCTTCTTTCAGAGTATTTAATTTATCATATGTATCTAATTTTAGAAATACACCTAAATCAGTTCCTATGTTTTCTTGTTGGTATATAAACTTTTCCTTTACTAATCCAGCTTCTTCTATACTTCTTCCATTCTTTATATTAGAAGGAAGATCTGTATCTATTTGATATTCTATTTTAGTAAAGGGTTTATTATGAAAAGTACCTACATTTACAGATGTTACCCTATATATCAATTCGTGATTCTGTATAGCTAATGTCAATCTATCTTCTTCACAAGCTTGTACAGTATTAGGTAATAATAAAGATATAATTGGTTCTGGTTTTCCAAATGTATCTAGTATTTCATTATTTTCTTTTTCTGCTCTTAACTCATCATCGTATCCATACATGATGAAACCTTTTATAAGATTATACTTGACAGCACCAGAATAGAAACCTGAATTATCATTATATCCTGGACCAGTAGTACTAGATATTTTATCTATGGAATAATAATTACATTCTATAGGAGTATTATCTAGAAATTCAGTAACCCTACTATCTAATTTCTTTTCAAAGTTTTGAATGATATTTGTAACAGACTGAGCTCTATTACCAGATAAATTTTTAATACTTTTAATTTCCATTATATTCCCCCATTATCTATACCTTTAAGATCCAGTAAAGTAAACTCACATTGTTTCTTATAATTTCCAAATCTAATAACACCATATTCCATTTGCTTCTTTACTATATTCCTAGTAGCTTCAAAAAGTCTTTGTTGAACAATCATAAAATCAGCTTCACTCATGTTCTCATCCATAAAATCATCATAAGCTTGATTAGCTCTATCAATCTTATCGGCTTTATCTAATTTTATTTTCATTTTATCAACAGAAGCATCTAGTGTCTTTATAGTAAATAACATAACTTCTAAATTCTTTTCTATATCTTTGAAATTTTTAACAGCAAATTCTAAAGCTCTATACCATTCTCCTATTCTATAAGGATAATGAGTATTATTAGCTGTTATTTTAGGTCCTTGAGATACAAATTCCTTATCTATCTGATAAGTGCTTTTAGAAGTTTTTATTAGGTGTTCTAAATCTACCTTTAATCTAGCTAAATTAACTGAGCTTTCGACTTGGGTAGGGTCCACATAGGAACCCCGAAGTTTATAATCATCTTCTTTTAAAGTTTTTCTTTCAAATTTATTTCCTTTAACTACTGTGTGAGTCTGTTTTCTATTATTGTTATAATGGTTTTCAGTATCATTTAATACATTAGAATAATTAACTAAAGCATCTATTACTCTCATAATAGACTCATTTATCTCTATCATCCAATAATTGAAATCCTCTCCAGTTTTCTCTAATAAAAAAGGATCAACCAATTCGAAAACTCTAGTATCGTGGTAGTATTTAATACTACCACGTCTAAAGTTATCATCAATATCTTTTTGTAATTTAACTAGTGTAGATTTATAATCTTCGAAAATCATTTTATGCTTTTTGTATATATCTTTAATACTTCTATTGAAGATATTATAGATAACTAAGTTAGCAACTTTTCTTTGATTCATAATCTACCACCTGAAATTAGTCTATAGTGAAACCATCTGGATCATCATCATTATCTCCGTCTCCGTCACCAACTGGTTCTCCTTCTCCATCATCTCCTCCACCTACTAGTGGTTCTTCATAAGATGTGTTAGAGAAGTCATCACCATTTTTATCTCCTAACATTTCAGGTTCTGGATCTCCGTCAGTATCAGGTAATGAAGTAAATGGTTCTCCAAACATTCCAACTTGTTCTGGAGATAACTCTGGATACAGAGTCTTTTCTACAGCTTCTATTTCTTCAAAAGTAGCGTCAGCAGCTTCTTCTATTTCTTCTATATCAGGTAATGAAACTTCGATATCTGATTCGTCTGCTCCCATATTTTCTGTATTAGAACCAGTTCCATCATCATCTCCTCCACCAACTTCGTCTTCTCCTTCAGTCATTTCAACAACATCTTCATCATTTTCGATGTCAGCGTCTTGAATATCTTCTGCTATAGAATCCTTAGCATCCATAGAAGCTTCTTCGTCTTCTCCTAAAACTGCGTCAGTGTTTTCTTCTTCTTCAACACCTTCTTCTGTTCCTTCTACTACATCGTCGTCTTTTTCTAAATCGTCATCGTTTTCTCTGTAGCCTCTAAATTTCTTTGCCATTATTTGTTCCTCCTTATAATATTATTTCTTTGCTTTGAATTTCAACAAGTTATTGTTGATAATCTCTAACGATCTATGGAATTTATCCACGACCGCTATCAATATAGAGGTGTTGTTATTTCCACCATCGAAAAGAGATAATTCATGTTTGATTTTAACCTTTATAGACTCTCTAGTTGTGTCTACATCTTCCGGTTCTATTCCTGAATTTATCAGATTTTCATTTAATAGATTTTCATTGTCTTCTAACAATGTATAGATCTCATCAACATTAAATTCTTCTATTCTTTTTCTGAATATCTGCACATGATTTTGTATCTCAATTGTTATGTTATAGATAGTGTCTAGATAATCCAGTACTTCTTCTTTACTACCTTCGAAATCTATAGTATCTAAATCTAAAAACTGTCTTAGTTTACTATCAGTTTTACTAAGATCTGATGCTACAGCTTTTAATGTGAATTTACCTATATTATGATAAATATCACTTCTAGGTGTTTTTAATAGTTCAGCTATATTAGATAGATCTTTATTTAATTTAGCTGATAGAACTAAGTAATCCTTTAATGTATCTCTTATAAATACTAGATTACCTATTCTATTATGTATTACTGTACCATTATCACTATCATATTTAGGATTTTTACTTTCTTTTTCTGTTAATACATATCTGTAATCTCCTGTACGTTCAACTAAATCAATTAATGAAGTTATACTATTTTCTATAGTATTTAAATCTGATAAAATTTCTTTATTACTTACAGCCATTATTCCTCTCCTTTCCTTATAATATAATCGAATTGTTTGGTTAGAAATGTAAACACACTTGATATATTTTGCCTAATAAAGGTATTTATAATAAAATAATAAAGGAGGAAAATAAATGAGTATGATAAGACTAAGACCAGCAGAATTAGATGCAGATCTAATACAAGTTAGATTACTTGGAGAATTACTTATAAATCTAGCTAATGCTGATCTTTATATGATAGTGGAAGATCCGATAACACATAAAAAAGAACCACGTTTAGTTGGAGGACAAGGAAAACACGATCTTCTTAACCATCTTAAGAGACATCATATAATAGAAAAAGTAGCACCAGAAAAATTTGATGCAGGTTCTACTTGGTATAGAACTGATATGGTTTATACTGAACCAGCAGGTGGGGCTAAGGATGCCTTTATAACTATCAGAACTAATAACAGTGCTCACGGAGAATGGACAGATATATTCCCTATGACTAAGGCTGGAAATGTTATATTAGGAAAAGACAGTAATAATAGAATAATATCTTTAGCATCATTAGTGAAAGAGAAAAGATTGAAGATAACTCCTACTATAGATGTACAAGATGCAGAAATAGGAGAGTTATATATAAAGGATGATAATACTATTTATTTAAGAAAAAACGGAGATCCATCTTCTGATAGATTATTAGCACAGGCTAATACCTTTACTAGGGAATTACTTGTAGAAAGTATTAGAGTAGCCAATACTGCTCCAGTCAACTTTAATAAAAATAGTTTATGGTTATCCTTTGAACCATCTGAAGATGCTGATATAAGTTTAGCTACAACAGCTTATCTTAAAACAACTGATGGAGCAAGTATATTTGGTTTAAAATTTACTACAGATAGAAATAACAGAACACAAGGTGGAGCAGTAATATCTAATAATGGAAAGACATTAACTGTTGATAATAACGTTTCTCAAGATTTTGGATTCACATGGTTGAATTATCCTATAACTAGAGGTACACATGTTTATATGGAGTTAGATATAAAAGATCCACAGAATAAGTTATCTATCTTAGGATTAGCTAATGGGATCACACAAGAACAAGGATTTGATTATGGAAATACGGATACTATAATTAAAATAAACTCTATAGAAAGTAGAGTAGGCGGTACTTCTACCCCTTTATCTTTTGATTTCAATAATAAGACTATTTATTTAGCTATAAATGCACCTACTATAGGAATAATCAGATTATACGCAGGTATAGTAAATGATGATGGTACATCTACTCCTATATACGGAGATTCTAATGGATTAAACTTTGATAACTTTAATAGATTAGCTATAGCTGTTAATAATAGTAATGTACCAAATGTTAAGACTACTGTTAACATAAGAACTTTTAAGACTGTTAATATACCTACTGGATATATAGGAATAAACAATGCTCTCCCTACGGAGAAAGTATTTGATAACCGTGCTATAGCTACTAACGCTCAATCAGTATTTATAAGTAAAACTAAGAAATTAGATAACTATGTATTCCAAGGAAGATTAGTTATAGGATTAAAAGATTATAGTAATGGAAGAGGAGCAGCGGATGCTGGATTAGGAGAGCTATTACTAGATTATGAGAATAAAGTTTTGTATGCTAAATTATTAGATGGAACAGTAGCTAATCTAAAGTCCAAATACGAGGAAATATATTACAACCACGTTAATAATTCATTAAGTATAACTACTAAACCTAGTAGGGATTTAAGAGTTGTGGAGAATGATAAGACTATAGCTTATGTATCCACATTTAGATTAGATCCATATGATGATGATAATGAATCTATTGTAGGAAATTTCACAATGGTTGATACATTAACTGGAGGAACTAGATATAAACATATCCTTCCTAGAACTAAAACTGACCTGATACAGCATAAGTGGGTGTCAATTTTAGACGAGAATAATTATACTGGTGATCTGAAAACTTACTTAGATTCTTTAGCAGATATAGTAAAGAACTTTAGAAAGAGTAAGAACGTTTATTCGTCTTATTTAGATCTGATGACAGCAGGAGAATTAAATAGTAACTTCTTTAAATCTTCTTTATTCTTTGGTGAATTATTAGAAGGAAGAAGAATGAATTCTGATGCTATACTGATACAGACTATAGATACAGATATAAGTATTTTAATAAATAAGATATTTAATGCTCCAGAACCTGGAGTAATACATTTCCATAAGTCTGTAAATAGAAAAGGTTCTTTAGTTCTTTATGCAGAAAGTGGAAAGGTTTACTATAATAGAATTAAACAAGGATTTGAATTAGATAAATGGTCGGAAAGTATAGTTAGTAAAGAAGATATTACTAATATACCTGGAAGTCTTTTAGCTAATAAGAAAATAACTGGTAAGGAATTAGTCGGAGAAAAAGCTTCTATAACATCAGAATTAAAATTCACACATGGAAATGGATTCAATGTAATTTATGAAAATATAAACAACGTAGCTAACCTTAACAACACTATCAATTTATTTAAAGTCACAGGAAGTAATGTTAATAATACATTAAATATGACTTTAGGTGATAGTAGTTTAAATGGTATGAGTTTTCACTCTTCTACTAGACCAGAACTTTTAGGAGATGGTACACCTACTATAAATGGTGGTAATAAATTCGTATTAAAAGATGACTTAAAGTTTAACTATGTTTGGAGAGGAAAACTAAATAATGGAAATAACTTTATAGATCTCAATACATTAAAAACTATCAATCATGTAGGTATTTGGACAACAGATAGAGTTCTTACAGATTCTACAAATGGATATCCTACATTCCCTAGAGATGTAGAGTTTACAGGTGGTATATTAGATATAAAGGTTGCTCACCAAAATGATGCTGTTTATTTAGTACAAGTATTAACTCCTACTACTATTGTAAATAGAAACCAAATAGGACATCATGCTGTATACATAAGAACTCTGGATATTAAGAAGGATGTGTGGACAGATTGGGTTTCTTCAATAAGTAAAGTTGAATTTGATAAAAAGTTTGATAAAATAGGTGGTACTGTATCTGGAAGTGTAGCTATACAAAATGAATTATCGGTCGGAGGACAAGTCACATTTGATGATGGAAGAGTATACTTAGGATATAATAATTTTAATATATATTCCATTAAGAAAGAAAGAAATAGATCTGATAAAATAATAAGCCATATCAGCTACTCTGAAACTGAAAATAAATTTAAGGTAGGAAGTTTAGAGAACGATAAGTTTTCTACTTACTCTAAAATGAGACCTTCTGCTATTGTAACTAGAAAATTATTCCAAGAAGTATCTGAATTACCGTTTTACGAATATCCATTTGCATTTCTCAATGATGTTAGTTTAGTATCTGAGAATTTAAAAAATAACTATTATGATAAAACTAGTATGGATAGTAAGTTAGAGAAAAAAGCAGATGATAAATTAGTAAAAGATGAGCTTAAAAAGTTATTACCTTTAGCCGGTGGTAATATGGTAGGTACTATAAATATGTCTGCAAATACATCTATATCATTTAAAGATAGTGCATCTCTGGAATTCTCCAAAGAAGCTAAGTTTAAATTACCTACTAGAAAATTCGATTCACTAGACGGTGTTGATAATTACAACTATAATGGTGTATCAAGATACGATTTAGTAAATATCAATAATATAAATAACGGACTATTCACAGTTGGTGCTAACATGACATTAGGTGCTACAGATATAAGTAATATACAATTCTTCCAAAAATCTAATGGTGATTTTCAGATAAGATATATTACAGGAGGAACAACAAGATCAGAATTCAGAAGTGTAGTATTTAAAGATACAGTAGTAAACTCTAATCAGTTCTTTAAAGGAGTTAACTCTATAGAAATATCTAGAGATACTATTCCTAATACCGAAATAGCTGGAGCATTGTATAATTCTCTTATATCAGAATATAGAGGAAATATATCTAGTTATATAACTGATCCTTCTTATAATATAAATAGCTTACTAAGATTGCAGCCTGGTAACTATTACATAGACAACCAAGATGGATTAAATAAACTAAATCTTAATAGTTCTATAGTATCTATCCCTGGTGTTCTTTCTGTACAATCTGATTATGACAATACTAATAATAGTATAAAGATACTAAGATATCTTCCTGTAAGTAATAAAGAAGAAAAAGAAAATATCGTAGCAGAATTCATCATAGCTAATGGATTAAATGCTAAATGGATTTATTTACAAGATATGAGACATTATTATAATAAACCACAGATAGATACTAAAGTTACAGAAGTAAAAGAAGAAGTATTATCCAAAGTTGTAGCTTCTACTTATACACATACAGGAAATATACAAAATACAGCTATTCCTAGAGTATTGGTTCATACACATAACCATACTGATAATGATAATGCTAAATTATATTTCAAAACTAATTTAAATCTTAATACTATTACAGGAACTATGTTTAGATATAAGATAGAATTAGATGGAGAAACTTATAACGCTGGATCTATAGATGTTACAATAGTCGGAGAGATAGTTCCTGGAGCAGATAGTGAACAAAAGAAAGCTATTATATACAATAAATCTGTGGGATCAAATATAGAAGTTGAAGCATTCGTTAAGGGTGGAAATGTTTGGTTCGCTATAAAGGGAAATCCTGATAATGATAGAATGTCTTTCGATACTTATATAAGATTGAGTAATATTCCTGAACATCAGAGAGAGACATTTAAACCTACTATATTAGAATACACTAAGACTAGACCAGAATAATAGGAGTGAAGAGATATGATATTGAAACATGGTAATTTAGGGTCTTTAAAAGAAACTGATCTAAATACTCTTATAGGAAATCAATATAATGGTATATATGAAATTAATGACCCTAATACTATCTCTTCTTATTACAATTTTCCAGATGATAGAGCTATATTAGAAAGATATTTTATAAGAAATGTTAATGGAAGAAATATATTAGAAGAGACTATTAGAAATAGAGCTCAAGACAATGAGAAATACAATATGTATTTAGCTTACAAACATTACTCTTCTCCATGCTGTACAGGTATATTAGAAGTATCTAGTTATGAAGATGTAACTTCCCAAATATTTACTAGAATGCCAGACGGAACTATTTTTATGAGAGCACATGACGGTACTAAATGGTCTGCTTGGAAAAGACAATTAACTGACCAGTTTAATATGATGCTCAGAGAAATAAATGAATTGAATATGTGGTCGTATAATGAGATTCTTAGAACGGCCTATGAAATGATTCCAGTATTCAATGATTCTTATTTATGGCAAAGATTAGGTACAAAGATGCCAAGAAGTAGTTATGATAGATTAGTTTGGAACGACAGACCAGATCATATAAACTCTACAACTACAATAGAACATCTAACAACACCTAAAATAAATTTCCATATTCCTGGTAGAATTGGTGACTTTGGATTATTATATGAAAGAGCATGGGATGGAGGACATGGAGGGTTACACTGGTTATTTAGATGGAACAATAACCCAGGTGATAATAATCTTTATATAGGTAACAATAGTGACCCTAGTAATTTATTCAGGTATATAATACATTCTCATAGAAATCTCTTAGTTCACACTAGACCGGGTCTTCCATATAGAGGAAGATTAATAACTAGAGATGAGTGGAATTTCAAACAGAGTGGAGGACACGGACATGTTGTTCTTCCTCAAAGACCATCTTATGATATCCATGTGTACGTTATAGAGACTGTGATGCATTTTATACCAGGTGTAGCTAAACATGTCTCTCTATTTGATACATCTAATGATTTCCATAATATTTGGGTTAGATATGATGGAGGACAAACAATAACATGCGATCATGGTCATTATATGCATGTTAACTGGAGGTAATAATGATAGAAAATAAAGGAGTAATAAAGGATACCAACAGAGATGTTGATTTAATAAAAATAGATAAAGAAAATAAAAAATCCATAGGAATACCAGCCAGAAAGGTTGGTACTCCTGGTTTTTTAAGACTTTTTAGAAAAGATAATAAAGTTATGGCTTTATTTATAACTAGTGATGGAGAATTATTCATACATGAGACTATATATGTAGCTAATATTGGAGCTACCGATGATGGTGAACCCCATGAACCTATAAAAAGGGATAATTATGAAAGTGTTATTTCTAAAATAAGACCTGATAAATGGAGACAGGCGGCATCAACAGAAAATGTCCATTTAAGAGAATCGGATATAAGAAGTAGAATAAAATTAAGAGGATTTATTTATAATCCAGCAGATGTAGAGAATAGAATAAACTCTAAAGCTAATGCTTCTAGATATCATGAATTTTTTAAAAGAGATGAAGAGAATAGAGTAGAAAGAGGACATAACTTGTCGCTCCCTATTGTACATACCACACAATATGGTATTTATTTAGTAAAAGATTATAAACCTAATACGAGTTATGCTATATACTATAAAACTCCACAATCATATAAGACTAGTATATTTATGCATATGTATAGATCAGGTAATGATACACCTATCTATGTAGGTAATTTTCATAATGTAGATCACCAAGACACAAATCTTGTTAGTTCTTTTCACGGTCCTGGTTTTATAGGTTCTGCAGGTGTTAAAGATTTAATGACATATAGTAATGTAGAATGGAGATATATGGGGGCTTTCCCTGATAATCATGGAATTTATATAAATACTTCAGCTAGGGATGTTTATATCAATCCGAATGCTCAACTAAGTGGGTTATACGGACCTAGAAATTTTCCTGCTTTTTACTGGCCTTTGAGAAATATGGTTTATAATAATAGGTATTTAGAGATAATTTTAAATGGAAATTATTTAGTGCCCAGATACATCCGATTTGCATATACTCATGAACGAGTTAGATCTAGACGACACCATGATAGAGATGATACAATATTCTTCGATGCAACCGGTGATAGATCATTTAGTGTTTGGTGGAGAGGAGATATTCAATTATGATGACAGAGATAATTGGGAATTTACAAGATATTTCTACATCTGTTGTAAATTCTAGGTATAGGGTGGAGGATAGCGGAGTTTATTTAATTGATAATTCAGATTTATTTGAAATTATAGCTACTCCTAATTTATGTAAGCAAATAAGATATTTCTCTAACAGAGTAGGAGATTCAGCTATATATGAATATAGAACTAGAACTAATAACACATGGACTAGATGGTTCAGAGTCTATGAGAATATCTACGAAAGAGAAGCTCGACCAGATAATAGAGGAGCAGCTACTTTATATGATGTTGATCTTATAACAGATAGAGCTAATAATGAGAGAAGATACAATGACACTAATTTAAGAAATCATATAAATAATTATGTAGAAGATCATGAGTTACGATTTAAACTATCTAGAGTACACTCTAATGCTCTTAATTTAAATAACCATATAACATTTAACGGAGCTTTAAGAATAGCTGGTAATATACATTTCTTTAATGAAACTGGAAGATGGAATGAAGAATTAGGAATGTATGTAGGTATGATGCATAGATTTTTTTTCTTTCATGTCGGTCATCAAGGAAGAATAGAACTAGGCTCTTATGACATTAATAAAATTTATTTTCTTTCTGCTAGAGATGATACATTAGTATTACACCGTGTAGGTATAGACGGTGAACAGTTTCAAGGAGGAAACGCAATACTTACTAATACTGAATATGATTGGAAAACATTCTGGGATTTTGGATATGATATTAATGGATGTGGAGTTCCTGTTGAACCTATCAATGCTGGTTTTAGACCCGGTGATTCCGATAGAGAAATACAAGTAGTACAGAGTGCAGGGATAGGACCACACTGGTTGACTGGAAAAAATATATGGTTTAATGTGCATGGTCCTGATTTCACAATGGTCTCTACTATTACTTTTACAGCCGGTTGGGATATACACAACTATGAGCCTGGACATAATGCTAGATATGCTAATAGAGAATTAAGAAGAAATTATTCCTATCATAGTGGATATCAAGGGGCTAGATGGTTAAGGCTTTATTATAGATAAGGAGGAATAAAATGAGTGAGAAGATATTAAGAATATACGATAAAGAAAGTGACACATTATTATCTAGTGAGAAATTAATATTGATAGATAATACAGAATATAATATAGTAGCTATAGATAAATCTGAAGAAATAGCTAACGGATATGGAGAAGTAGCGATAAATAAAACTACTTTAAAACCAGAGTATAGAGAATTTAAATTATTCATATCCGTTAATAAAGATACGAATGATTTTAAAATGGTTGATTCTCTTTTAGAAGAGACACCATCTATTTATGGAAAGGAAATCACGTATAAATCTTTCTTAGATGCTGATAGTAAAAAGAGGGTAGGAAAAATAGTTAAATACAAAGATAATAAGTTCCATATATTTGATGATGAATACGATAAATCTTATGATAAAACTACAAATACTATGAAATTTGATTTACTTAAATTTAAGAAAGCAGTATTAGAGAAAGTTAAAAATAGTAACGAAGAAATAAGAACTCATGGTTTTTATTATACTATAGCTGGAGAAGAATACTTACAACCATTTAGAGAAGTACCAACGAATGATATGACTACTCTTAAAAATATAAGAGATGAAACTCCTGATGAATTGAGAGCTCTTAAAATATTTAGAGAAGATACTTCTACTAAAGAAAGAGTTACAGATCCTACTAAACTGAGATGGTTAAAAGGACCAGAAGAATGTCCACGTTTATTTATAGAGTATATGATAAAATTACTAAATGGATATCATTCATATTTACCTGAAGCTATACTTAAAGTAGTGGCTAATACTGACACCAAGATGACTGAGTCTGAATTAAGGTATATTGAGAAGAATTATGTGTCTATAGTTTTAAGAGCTTTACAGACACAAATAGAGAGTCTTCCATATGCAAGAGATAAGAAACAGGAGATAGATCAATATTATGCTAGTAAAAATATAAAGCCTAAGACTGATGCTGAAAGAGGTATCTAAAATGAATATAGAATTAAACTTTAGAACTTTGAAGCGAACTGAAAATATTAACCTAATATATTTGAAATCTCAGAATGGGTATTATTTGGACAAGAAGACTAATCAGATATATGAATTGATTTCTTCTATAGAAAATGGTAAGGGAGAAGCTATACAATATAAGTATAAAAATACAGAAGATAAAAATTCTAGATACATGTATCGTATAGGTGTCTTCTCTAATAATGGTATAATATGGACAGAATGGGAGAGTAAATTTTCTAAAGTACAGTTAAATGAGTTTTCATATGATGTAGATAAAAAGAATGATATAACTTCTAGATTAGCTTTTTTTAAATCTAGAAGATTATCTCTCTTTAATGATAAATTTATTCTAAAGGAAAAGTTTTATCCTAAATCACCTAAGACTCTATCTAATGATGAAAGAAGTATTTATTTATCTACTATAAAGCAAATGGGTATGTTGAAATCTGAAAATAATACTATAAATATTACTCCTACTAATATTCCTAATGAGAAGATGGAGAAACTGATTAAACAATTTCCTGAAGAGGAAAGAGCTATAAGGACTGATATCAATGGTATTTTTGTTATACCTAAAAATTGTACAATAAATCTTCCTTTAGTACGTAGTAAAGAAATAATAACAGGAGAAGATAACAGTAATATAAATAAACTATCTGGAGAAGTTAATCCTAGTATACAAACTGATCAATCCTATACTATGGGGGATCAGAATGGGATACTAATAGTAGAAACTAACATAGGAGGAAATGGAAATTGGTTTAGACATTACACTGTTATTACTATATATGAGATATGTACTAAAAAAGAAGTATTCATTTATAGTGAAAGACCTTTATCTACATCTGGATGGAATATCATGGCTAGAGCAAAAAATATGGAAGATATTTATAAATTTAGAGGTGCTAGATAATGAAGAGATTAATTGATATAGACAATAACGATTATAAAGAAAACCCTAATAACATAGATCTTTCAGAATACATATTAGTCAATATAATCAACAATGAAGAAAGTATTATATTGCAAAAATTATATATGAAAAATTCTGAGGGATCTCCTCTAATGTATTTTAGAATAATAAATCCTGAAGAAGATTATAAAGTAGTACCATTTTTAGAAGTATCTATATATGAAGGGAATATATTAGGTATACCTATAAAAGAAATAAAAAGATCTAATGATTTTATAACTTTAGAAGATCCTCTATTAGTAGATCTAATGAAAACGGCATACCTTCCTAAAGTATTATCTAATAAAGAAAATAGAACTATCAATTCTAGACCTGATGAACCAATATATGGTGGTAATAGATATGAGGAGATACAGAATAGGAGATTACCCGAGATATCCATAGATGATTTTTCTTCTAATAATTTTTCTAAGAAAGATGACATGTATCCTACAGCACACTTGATGTTTGGAGAAAGTCGTACGTATGATTTCTTAAATATTAAAAATAAATTTAATTTATCTGATAATGAGTTAGATAAAAAATCTGGATGGGGTAGAACGACAGTTAAACTTAGAGGTTACGCTAGTATCCATGTACCATCAACTATGGATGAATTAAGATATTCTTTAGACTTTCTTAATAGACAACCTTATAGGTTAACATCTTTCGTAAGAGATGATGATAAGTCATATGTATTGTATTTCCCAAGTATAAAAAATTATAGTACAACACAGAGTATAAATATAAAAAATGATACACCAAATAGATATAAAGATCAAGAATGGATAGAGTATCCTCCTACACCTAGATACCCATATCTGAATGAAAGATTCTTTTCTCCTAATGTTCTAGCTGTTAATATAGGAACATTCGCATTTATGGAACTTATGAGACTCTATAACAATATTTTCAGCTTCAATCTTTTAGATGAGGATAAGTATATCCAACTATTCAAAGGATCTATATCTCAAAATAATATTTTTGAGAAAGATGAGAAAGTTTATAACATATATGTCGATACTTATATATCAGTTAGAATAACTAGTGATACATTCAATATATATAATACTCAAATTAATTTAAATATGGGATTACCAACACATGTTCCTTTTAGAAATCATTTTTCGAGATGGGGATTCTTCAACATAAGAAGAGCTTATCCTTGTAATAACGATAAAGAGATATTTAGAAAAGAGAGGATAGGATAATGAAAAATAATATAGGGTATGCCGATTATTATAGTGAAAAAAAAGAAATACTAAAGGAAATAGAAGGATTGAAAACCCTTCCTCCTGGTATGTATCAATATGATAATTTAGGAAAGATTATACTAGAAATGGAAAAGGTAGATGAACTAGATATACCTAAAGAAACGATAAAAACTTTTAAAGGTTTTATAATAATATCTCATTATAATATTAAAACTAAATACGAAATAGTGATATCTAATAACACGAGTATTAAAGATAAGATACTCTATGCTTATTTAGCGGATAATAACAAATTAACATTAGCTCTCACTCCTATATCAAATACAGGAAGAACGATAGGTTCTATAGATATATTAGAAAACTTAGATTTAAAGAATACTCCGTATTACGATGATATAACGGAATATAATTTTCTTACTAGAAGTTTTATTAACTTTACATTTCTTCCGTATTATTTTTATTATGGAGAAATTAATAGACAAATCCCTGGTAGATATAATGAGAATAAAAACTTTACAGATGTTGAGTACATTTATAATATACATGGACCTTTAGAGAAGAAAGAGAGTCCATATTTCTTAGGAGAGCTAATGCTTACCAATTTAACAGTATAATAATATAAGAAAGGGAGTGATCAAAATGAAAGTATATTTAGCTATGTACAATAATAAAAAAACATTTACCGACAGATTAATTTCTTTCGTTAGTAGAGGACCATACTCTCATTGTGAGGTTATAATAGGTGATATGGCTTATTCTGCTTCTGTGAGAGATGGAAAGAGAGTAAGAAGAAAAGAAATAAAGGATATGAAACTAGACAGTGGTAATTGGGATATCTATTATCTATTTGATGTAGATCCATCTCTTTTAGAAGGATTCGATTGTTGGTGGGATCAAGTTGAAGGTTCAGGTTATGGATTCCAAACATTAATATTCAATCATTTACTTAGACTTCCTGTTGAGTTTGACGGGGAATATATATGTTCCCAGATATGCTATAAGATAATCAAATTAATAGGAAGATCAGCTAAATGTGATGATAGATACTTTGATAAAGGGAAATGGGAGAATGAAGACTGTGCCCACATATTGACTCCAACCAGTATGTTAGCTTATCTTATGAGATATATAGATATAGGTAATATAGAAAAAGATAATTCTATTATTGTAAAAGACGCAACTAAATAGTATCATATATTATTTATTACCTCCCTTCGGGGAGGTTTTCTTATTTTTATTTATTTGTATATTATATAATTGTAAGACCAGTTAACATAATTTAATACTTGAATAAATTAAAGAAAGGAGGTGTTAGATTATGACAGACTGGGAAAGACTGGATGACCTGCCTGCAGGTACAACAGTAATCATCGATGGAATCATAATTACTATACTTTAATATAGTCCGTTGATGATACCCTATGTTTGCAGAAATGTAAACCTCTGGGCATAAAGAGGGTCGTGAGATAACCTTGATAAAAACTCATGTGATCAATGATAATCTTAATGGTTATCATTGAAATATCCAAGGAAGTACTTTATATAAGTATTTCTTTTTTTTTTCGATCTAATGAATAAAAACAGGATGTTATCTGTTAATAATCGGAAGGAGTGATATGACCAATGGAGGCTATATTAAATTTAAATTTCTTAGTTGTTTTTTTAATATATAGTGTGGGTACATTTACAGGTATATTAATCACGAGAATGTTTACTACAGCAACTATTTTTCCTCTAAGGAAAGCGATAGCATCTTCTTTGGGTATGACCATAATATATTTGGGTGCAGAGCATGTATCACCCTTGAAACTTGAACCATACGGTGATTTTCTATTCTGTACTATAATTGGATTATTTGCTGAGAATATAATGGGGTATATGTTGTCTCCAAGAGGACGATCTATATCTAGAATTATAATCGGTAATATCATTATAAACTATTTCAAAAAGAATAGTCTGCTTCAAGGAATGGATTTCAACGATCCTAACAACTTATTTGGGGAAGAGAAAGAAGGTGTAAAAACGGATGAAGAGAAAACTAGAAGAAAAGATAATTCGGATCTTGATACGAATAGAGAATCACATAAAACAGAAGGAGAAGAAGACGAAGGAGATGCAAGAACGGATCCTTTCAGAAGTAAATTCTAAACCTAAGTGGATGAAAAATGTAAATCTTGTGTGTTCTATACTTTTAGTTATATTGGTTCTAATAACTATGTATAATTATAGTCAATATGTAGTAGAACATAGAGCTGTTTTAGTTCTTAGTTCAGAAAACCAACATAAAGTGTTAGCGACTCAATTGTTAGAAAAAACCGTTAAGACATTCTTTATTTTAACCACATATGTTGGTATATATATAGCTATAGGCTTTAACCAAATTATAAACATATTTCTAAAATAATCCAAATATATTCCCTACTCATAACGAGTAGGGAGTTATACCGTTTTATGTAAACAGCGAAATATAAAATATATAAGAAAGGAAGAATATTAATGAATGATTTATATAAGGATAGTATAGTTAAAAACTATATAAAGGATGATATTAACGCTTTTACAGATATAATGAAAGCTAATATCATAAATGGACATATTGCTGACTTATTACATTTAATGGAGTTGAACGATGCTCCTCTAACTAAGAGATGTTTAGATGCTGTTAAATCTAAAAAATTACTTTTAGTATACAGTGAAGATTTAAAAAATACTAGTATCAGATATTATACTGACAAAAATGTAGTATACATTAATGCTAGTAAATATGGAAAACAGAAGAGAGAAAGTGCTGGTATTATGAAATACGTTATACCACAAGATCAACTCTATTCTTTACTGTTAGGAGGATACCTATTATTAGAACACGATACTCTAGCTTATAATAGAGATTATCTAACTGATGTCGCTAATTTATATATGGAGTTACTTCCTAAAATATTTACTAAAGGAGGTAATTTCTTTAGTGATACTGATAAAGTAAGTAAATTCCATTTTATACTATTATTTAATTTATTTAGTAAGAATAAAACTATAATAAGTAATCCAAGAGGATTCTGTACTAGAATAACTGAAATAAAGGAAGAAGATGTTAATTACATACATACTCTTTATAATTTAGAAAAAATAGAAAATTATAACTTTGAAGAACTCTTAACTAACGTTATACAGAAAGAATTTAAATTCACAGAGAAATTAAATATGAGTACACTAATATATAATGCTACATTAGTTTATGGAGCTGAGAATTTAACTCTTATAGATAGAATAGAAGCATTAGGTTTAATAATGATAGATTGTGTAATAGGAAATAGACCAGCTTTAAATGTTACAAATTCGGTATATAAAAATTTAGTAAAATCATCGATGTATAATAATATACTAATAGTATTAGGAAATAAATAAAAGGAGGTAAATAGATGTATTTAGAATTATATAGACAATTTCTAAAACCTTTAAGGAAACATATATTGAATAAAACTCCTGATTTTTTATTTACTGATTATAATGGATATTATGGTGTGACACATAAAGAAGATATTAAGTTTAAACCTTTGCTAAAGAAAATAGAAGACGAGAAGGTAGATCTTACAAATTATGATTTAGTTATTCATATTCCTTATACACCTAATATTTTTGATACTAGAGAAAGATTAAATTTAATTATAAACGATAAGACTGTAAATATAATGGATTACTATTATTTAGCATTTAATGAGTATATCTATATATTTCTTAAGAAAACTTATACACAGATAGATTCTGTTAAGACGTTTAAAACTTCTAGATTAATATCTATAAGTAAATTTAACGGTACTATAGAAAGTAATCCAGAAATAGGAGATAGATATACAACATATTTAAATGAGCACAATGAAGAAATATCATCTGGTACACCTAGCTATAAAATAGAATATGAAAGACAGAATTATATCACCTTGAGTACTGAGAAACCAACTATACAAGATGTCGTCAGACCTTATCTCAATAACGGACTTAAGAGTGTATGGTTTTTTATAAAGAGTATTGAGATAGATAGAATATCGCTTTATAAAGAAGGAAAAGGGTTTGTAACAGAAGATGTAGATGATGTATTAGAAATAAGATCTAATTATATTAGATTGAAAACAGAGAACCCCAAATCTGTAAATTATAAAGTATTTATTTTCTACAATGGTATGTCTATCACTGAATTTATAAATTCTAATAAGAATAGAATTATAGATGAAAAGAAATATGAAGAAGATACATTATTGGATAAGATATTTTATTTAAATGATAATTTAGATAATAGATTTATAACTGAAGATTTACAAAAAATAATAGATAAACTATCTGAAGAGATTAGTACACCAGAAGCTATAACTGAAGAAATGTTGTTGAAAGATCTTTTAGCTTTTAACTATGATTTGTTTATCTTATTATATAGACAGCTACACAAAGTAAATATTGGGATATCATTTAACGATATTGAATTTGTGGATTCCTTAGAGCAATCTAAATTGAAAGCTTATAAATCTTTAAAATACAACCAATATGAAAAAAATAGAAATAAATTTATGAAGATATCTTTTCTTAATATGAGACGTCTTCCTATAGAGATATTTCATAATTTCAGAAAGTTTACTGATGTTGCTGTTTTCTATGAATACAAAGCTATGACTTCTATAATATATATTAAGGCAGATGTATTTTTAAAATATTACAATTATGATTCTTTAGAAGATTTAAAAGATAAGTATATCAATATAATACTTAGACCAGATGGATCTGAAGAAACATTTATGAAGAATATAAATCTAGATTACAACGGTGTTATGATACCATCAGAAAGAATGTATAACTGTGCTAATAAGTTATTATATGATGATGGGTATCCTATAACAGAACACGACATAGAATATAACACTTTACCCCCAAATAATATATTAGCTGCTTTTCCTCAGAAGAAACTATTATATCATGAAATAAATGCTCTCTTGTTACCTAAAGGATACAAACCTTACAAGAAATCTTTTTTCGTTAAATATAAAGGTTTAACCGCTCAAGATTTCATAGATGTAGGAAATAAAGTACCTAATAAATTTATTAGTGGAAATCACATGGTAGTAGATTATATAGATTTTACATATCTTCTAAAGGTAGGAGAGTATACGTTAACAGAGAATGTTGATTACATCATATTATCTCCTAAATTAGTTAAATTTTTCAGAATACCTATTATAGATGATAGTAATGAATACATAAAGATAACATTAGAATTTCAAGGTAAAGAATTTGAAGTTCTTAAACAACATGCAGAAACTAAATCAATTTATAAAAAGATATATGAATTACCTTATTTTGTAGATAAATATAACAATAAAGAAAACACATGTTTGGAAAACTTTTATTACCCAGATAACTATGAAAGTAAATTCAATAGAAATCATCAGATGTTGACTAAATATTTTTGTACAGAATCAGTACTAAGATTAGATGATCTTTCTGATTATGGAGAAACATGGTTAAAGAATTTGAAGATGGAGTACCCGGAATACTGGGAAACTATAGACGGACATGAAGTATTTACAATGACGCCAGAAGATGTAGTACCAGTAAGTAGGTTAGATGTACCAAGACATGTTACTTTAGTACAGTGGACTCCACTAAACGACATTATTTATAATCATATATTAGCATGTAGTTATCTTGATAAGTATTCTTTCACACATGGAGAGACAAGATATGTTGATGGAAATGGAGATGAACAAAATAAGAAATTTATACCAGCTATAAAAGATATTGATATAGATAAAGTGTACCATAATTTTGAATACAATGTTAATATACCATTAGATTACATAATAATTCCCACTCCTTAATGGAGTGGGAACTTTATCTTTGGAAACTAAATAAATCAAATAGATCTGAATTATCCATATGACCCGTATTTATTGGTGTTCTATCTAACTTCTGTTTACTATTTATAGCCTCATAGATATTAGAGAATGTCTCTCTACCATTGTTAGCCATCATTTCTTCTACTTCCTGTCGTCCTGAAACGTCGAATAAATCGAAAGTACTTCTTGGGTTTTGTATAGTTTCATTAGTCAATATTTTTACATTACGAGTTCCTAAAGAGTCTTTCCCTTTATTTATTATAAATCCTTCTGTGTAGTTATCCACTGGATTATTTTCACTTCTAATTCTTCTATTAAATTTCTCTTCTTTCTCTATATTTTTAGCCTCATCTTTAGAAACAAACTTCTTCTCAATATTATCGAAATAAGTTATATTGATTTTTCCACCTATTTTTTCGTATGAAGTTTTTATTCTACTGTTTACAGGGTTGGTTACATCTAATATAGTTACATTATTATTTATAACGAAAGAGTTAGTATCTATAATGACATTATTACGTATCTTCAATAAAGTTGTATTATCAAATATAGAATAATAAGCATGAAGCATAGCCATAATATAGTCATCGTGACATCCGTCAGAAGCAGCTATCTTTCCTTCTTTATTTCCTGGTGTTTTATGTACTGTTAACGTTAGTATTTCATTAACTACTACTGGTACACCTATAGCCTCACTATATTTTTCTACTAATGTACTTAGTCTATTCATCATCAATGGTCTAGTCTTATTAGTTACATGGAGACCTATATCACAAGCCATTTTATTATGACCGATCATTACGTTAGTATCTATAATAGCTCCAGGAGTTGCTAATTTAAATTCACTAGTTTTATATACCACTAAATAATCTTGATATTCTGGTAACTTTTTAAGCATTGCAATTATAGTTTCTCCACCAGCATTTCGTTCTATTGCAAATCCTGCTCTCACATTATTCTTTTTAAGTTGTTCCATTATACTTATAATTAGTATAGCGTAATCATCTATATTAATTATATTACTTCCATAAGTAGCAACTATACGACCAGTATGAGCATCTACAAATACTAATGTTGATTTATCTGAGTTTCCTCCTCTTCCGTAAGCGGAGTCGACTCCTACAACGAAACCATTTCTACAATTATACTTTAAGAAATCTATCAGATCATTCCCTTTATATAGATATTCATTTCTAGGATATATTAAGAATTCTTGTCCTAAGAATGAAGTCTTTTCTACTTTAACGACCTTGGCTTTATTTTCTAACATATTAAGAGTTCTTTTACTAAATGGATTCTCTCCTGTGTCATCTTCCCATTTAATCATTATCTCTCTTCTTATAGTTTCAACTTCTTCACTACGTGCTTTATCGAATAACCATTCTTCATCGTATCCTAATAAATCAAATTCAAATTTAATATGGAACATAGTACTGATTCCTCTAGTATCTCTCCATCGTTCCAGTTCTTCTATAGTTTTACTAAATATATCTAAATTATTAATACCCACCTTTATATAATCATTCTGGACTCTTTCGTACATCCATTTTCCATAAGGTGTATTTAAGAATCCAGGAGTACCTAATAACCATAATCCAGAATGTAATCCAAACTCTTTAGTTCTTTTTCTTATTGTTGTCATACTTTGTACTAGAGCGGCTATAGCTTTAAAATTGAATTTAATATGAGGTATCTCATCTATAAATATAAAAGGATCTGTATTTCCCCGTCCTGCATTGTTTGCTTTATCTGGGTCAAATCCAATTACTACAGTTTTCAATTTATTATTAAATAATCTACATTCAAAATCTCTGTTCTTAGCTCCTCTGTCTACTCTTCTTTTTAACATTTGTCTTCCTTTTTTATCAGTCTTACCTAATTCAAACTGATGATATTGTAGATAAGGTGGGAGGTCATCTAAGACCTCCTTAACTTTACTCACGTTATCTTTGGCTTTATTCTCATCATAATGAATGTTAGTCATATTAAGATTCATACCACCGAAATTTATATGGTATGCTAACATAGTAGTTACAACAAATGTCTTTCCTATTTGACGGGGTGCTTCAAAGAATATATCTTGACTTCTTAACATTAACCAGATTGCTGAATAGTTTCCTATATTTAAATCGAAAGGAATTCTATTTTTATTTACTTTAACTAATACTATCTCTCTAAAGAAATACCAAGGATTTAACCTACACTCTTTATCTATCATATCTTTAACTTGATCTGATAATAAAGGATTTCTAGGATCAACACCTATTAAAGCAGGATTAAAGATCTGTAAATGTTCTGAATGATTTTTAACGCCTAGTTTCTTAAAGTAAATATACATATTATAAAAAGAATCATTCTTTGTTTTGTAATCGTAATATCTTTTTATATATGGTTCTGTCTTAACGAAGTCAAAGAGATTTTGAACATATCCAGTTTTCTTGTCTCTCCAAATACCTTCTTCTTGCGAATAATACATTACTCATCATCCTCATCTTTTTCCTCGTCTTTAAGTACTCCTCTTTTTATAAGACCATTTATAATCTTATCTTCAAAAGTTTCCTTAATTTTATCTACTACATTTAACTTTTCTTTTTCTTGTTCATTTTCTACATTATCCTCTAACACATCTTTGTTCTGGTCAACTAAATCCTCTACTACTTCATTAGTTATTTTATCTTTATCTTCTAATAAAGCTTCTTCTTCTGTAGTAGGCTCTTCTTTCTTAGTTTTACTGGACATCCATCCACCTAGTTTATTAGAACCTCCAGTACCAGTTTGTAATTCACTTATATCTTCTTGTAAAGCGTCTCCTTTAGTATTAACATATACATTGATATTATGTTCCATAGGATCTACCTTTATCTCTTTATCATTGAACTCATCTGGAATAGGAGTATAAATATATCCAAGATAGAATACAAACTTTCTTCCGTCATTTGTTACAATCATGGAATAAGGTTTACCTTTCACAGTATCAAAATAGATACTTTCTATCTCATCAAATTCTCTCACTTTATTTGTATTCTTTAAATTCCACATGAGTCTATAACAAAGAGAGACTATATGTTTCTTATCTGTAAATGGTTTCTCCTTAGGACCATATAATTCATATATACCTCTATTAATCTCATATTTCTCATAGAAAGCCATATAAGGAACACTCTCCGCATAAGGAGAATTAGTCACACGTTCTTTTTTAGTCAAATGCTTATTTTCTATCAACCAATTAAATAACGCATTAGGATCTATTCTATTGTATCCGAAATCTTTTAATAATTGATCTCCTATAGTTAAATCCTTTTTGTAACTCTTATCTAAAGCTTCAGAAACCCATTGACTACAGAAGAACTCATCATCGTCTGGATCTTTAAATCCTAACTGTCCTTTTAATGCATTCTTATAGCTGTAATGCTTTCCTTTCGTCTTTTTAAAGAAATTCATTATTTTATTTTTGTCGAAGTATTTCTCATCTAATCTAAATATAGTAACTAAATCATCTGGATTCAATTCATATTCATTTACTCCAGTTTTAGTTAATGCAGAGTATCTTTTGTTATTAATAACTATGTCTACATGACTATAAGGACCTCTAGTTACAGCTGATATTACTCTACCATATCCTGTAGCTCCTTTAGTGAATGAAAGATATATAGCATCTCTTTTGAAATTAAACTTAGTATCTTTCACTCTCCAAAAATGATATTCAGATGATTCACTTAACCCCATTCCAATATAATCATCAAAACTTTCAGAATGGGGATTTATTTTTTTCCTGGTTCAGTTTTAACTACTTCTAGTCCTTTCAGATTGAACATTAAGTTTTTCTTCATCCATTCAGCTTCAGATTTATTAGCTTTCTTAGACTTATCTAAAATATCAGCATTAACAGCAGAAAGTTTATCGTAAGATGCTTTATCTATTTTTCCTTTTTTTGCCATTGTGTTATTTAATTTTTTAACAGCTTTAGCAGCTATTATTTTTAATACACCAGCATTGAGTTTTTGTACTCCACTCATTATACCTTTCAATATATTAGCTTCTCCTGATGCTGCTAAGTCTATATTTATTTTCATTTCAGAAAAATGTAATCCTTCATCTATTGTAAGAGGAAGATTTTCATATCCTGTTAATAAATCTCTCCATTTTTCATGTCTTAAATTAGATCTTCTTCTAGCTTTTCTCATATAAGATACTGCTCTTTTTCCAGTACCTATTGTCGCACTGTTTAATTTGTTTAATCCTCTTTCTAGAGGTGACATCGGATACAAGTGAGGGAATCCTAATCCAATTATAGTTCTTATTCCATAAATGAATTTTCCTCCGTCTCTCCATAAGTTTATAACAGTTTCTTCTGCTAGAGCTGTTATATTGAGGAATAGACCCTTTATAATCTTAGCTATAGTTGATTCAAATTTAACATATACTGTCTTACTATTTTCTTTTAAAGAATTCAAAGCTCCAGTACTGTTATCTTTACCATTAACTTTATCTGCTACATTATAAGGATTTATTTCTCCAAATGATAGATATTCACCGTATCCAATAACAGGTATTCCTAAAGATTCGCTTACAGCTATATCTTGAGGAGTATATAGATCGAAGTTAGCTATATCAAAGGATACATTGTTAATCTCTTCTTCTAGACTATCGAATTCATTTATTCCTCCGTTTTTATGCATGTTTATTCTAACTCTAGATTCCATACATTTCTTTTGTAATTCTCTACATTCATTTATTAGATTCTGTCTTGTATCTTCAGTATCCATAGTTTCTATTCTGTTCTTTATATTATCTAAAGATAATGCTATATCTTTATACAGAAATACTTTAAGATTATCATTATTAATTAGTAATCCAGTTTCTGGACTCTCTACAACTGCAGGTGGTTCCGATACTACATCTGTAATATAATTACCTATAGCTTGTCCTCCTACTAAGAAATTTTCTCCATAACTAGTTAAAGGACCTGGTCTATATAATTTATTAATTTCTTGATTAAATACTATATTAAATAGACTTCTATTATAATTGTTAGCACCACTAAATCTTATCCAAGGTTCTGTTCTATTATCAGTATACAGAGATTGATTACTCATTTGAACTGTACTCATTTTTTCTAAAGTATTTATAGCTAAAGCTGTACCTAATCCGAAAGAATACTCAGAATTAAATCTAGTAACTAATCTTTCTAATCCACTAATCATATAAGAAGGTGGATATAAATTAGCATTAGCCATTAAATTGAATAAGCTATCTAAGAATCTCTTATATCCTGGAGTAAGACCTCTGTATTTGAAATCAAATAATAAAAGACCGATTATATAACCGAATCCACAATCTTCATTGAGTATCTTATTCAATATATCTGGTCTAACAGTATTAAAGTAAGAATAGAAAGCTTCATAGTTATCATATACCATTCTACTATTTCTATTATTGAGTAATCTAACATTTATTTTTCTAATAAATGTATCTTTTAGTAATTGGAACTTATTTTCTGGGTAATAATCATCTAAGAATTTAATTAGAGATTTATTAATAAAGATGGTTATAGGAATTATTTCTCTTCTTTCTCTTTCTTGACGATATATTCCGTCTCCATTATTGAAGAATTCATTTAATGGTATGAAGGAGTTACTTTCACCTTCCATATGAGAATCATATATCGTTATTTCTTTTTCTAATAACTCATGTAAAGATATTTTACGTTTATTAGGATTTCCGTCTACACCTCTACTATATATTATGTCGAATGATCTTCCTAGAGTTGGGTGAACATCATCTCCAATTACATAAAAAGGTCTCATATCATGAGATACAGATTTAACATCGAGGTTACTGAGATTTCCTGTTAAGTCTCCTTGGATCTTAAAATCCAAAGACTCGTACATTTTCTCTCTTTTTAATTTTATCATTTGTTTTCCTCCTTTAAATAAAATATGGTCTCTTTTTGAGACCTAAAATCTACTTGTTTATTAATTTAAGCTACTGAGATTTATTAAACATAAGATACACATCTGTTCGATATTTAGACTCTGGACCTTCCTTATTATATGAAAACACACTGGGTATACAAATATATAGAAAGGAGAAATACATGCATGTACCTATTATAGATAGATTAGCCATCGAAAGTTATTTTAACGCTATAGCTCAAAATAGAGAAATTCTCACTGATAAAGGAATAGAGAAGGATGGAAAATTAATATCACTTACTAAGAAACTAGAAAATGAAAATGATATTATTAAAACTCTACATGGGATATGTAGTGATTTAAAAGCTGATCTTATATTAAGAAAAGATATTATAAAGGATGAAAATAAACTTACTATTGAGGGTATATTTAATGGATTTAGATTAACTAAGATTTTTTTTAATGCAAAAGATTCTACTACTGATATCATAGGACAATTAGTATTAAATTTATATTGTGTAGATTTATATATTGAAGTATCTACATCTAGAGTAAAATGTAGAATACCTATCTATTTCCATTTAATAGACGATAATGGTATTCCGTCTATTCTCTTAATAGATTCTTCTATAAAATTATCTAATGGATACAGTGATGAATTTAACTGCAAAACTATACCACTCTCTGGTAATCTTATGACTGATATCTTAGATTACGTTAGTGACAGTTATTTAACTGTACAAGATTGTCTGTTGATAGAAACTTATAATAAGTTTGCTCACTACGATATGATAGAAGTAAACGACATGTCTAGAACAAACCTGGAGAAAATAATAAAGGTGAATAATTCTTTTTCTAATACTGATTTTGATGTATTTTTTCAAAAAGAATTCTTCAGTCTTCCTATATTAAAATTCTCTGATGTTATAGAGGAGTCTTTAAATATAGACAAGATTCTCTGTATAAACGAATACAGAAGTTTAGATGCAACTGACTTTAATACTTATAGGTCATCTGAAGGAAGATTAAAAGCCGTTGTTCTGGTTACACCAAAATCTGCTAGAATATTAATAGACGTATTTGGAGATACCGATTCATGGAATTATGCAGTTAACGGAAGAATATTTTCTGTTATAGGAGATAAGTATGTAGAGAATGATGAAGGAGGATATGATTTAACTCTGGAGTTACAAGCTGAGGGAGAGGAATATCTACATAGAATAGGTGGATTAGAAATGAGACCATTTTATGAAGCATCATCTTTTGAAGATACAGCTCTAGCTAAAACAGACAAAGCTGTTAGACAAGCTATAAAAAATTGTAAGAAAATAAAAAGACAAGGAGAAAACACTCTCAAAAATATAAATGACCAAATAGACTATGTCTCTACTGTTATTAATCATTTTGATAGAGCTTTTCAAGTTCTTATTTCCAGTATAGCTACTGTAGGAGCAACTACGTTCTTTGGACCATTAGTTGGTGTTTTAGTTGGTTATATAGTTTTAACTACTAAGAAGTGTAAAAACTTTCCAGAGAAGAAAAAAGAACTTATTAAAATTTATAATAAGCATATTGATATTTTAGAGAAAGCAGAAACAGAAGCTAAAGCTGTTAACGATATGAAGAAAGCTTTACAAGCAAAGAAAGCTAGAGTATTATATGAGACAAGAGTAGAGAAACTAAATATAGAAGGAATAAGAAGAAAGAAATTAGACAAATAAAGGAGAGTAAAATGGAATTAGAAAAAGATAAACTTTATATGTGTTTCCATAGACCTAAAGGATTTGTAGGTCATATGATATCTTTATGGACATTAGGTATATACTGTCATTGTGAATTTATATACAATGGAGAAGTATATTTAGCTAATCCACCTAAAGTTATGAAGAAAAAATATACATATGATCCTTATTTTCATGATATTTATGAATTATCTTCTAGAGTAAATGTAGATAAGGTATTAGAATTCTTTAACATGACTGAAGGTATGGAGTACGATATGAAAGGTATAGGACAAGGACAAGCTCTATACTGGATGAACAACCATGCAGAAGATAAATATTTCTGTAGTGAATGGGCTATGAATGCTTTAGATTACTCGTTAGATTATATTTTCAGATATAGAGGTAAAACAGTTCCAGAAAGTGATAGAACGTTTTATTATAAGTTCAATCCAGCGAGATTGTACAAATACTTATTAAAGGAAAATATAATATTGAATGAGGTGAAGTAGAATGGAAAAGGAAAGAGTAGAAAAGAAACAAGGAGCTGTAAAAAATAACAAGAAACAAGGAAAGAAGTTTGTCCCACATAAGACTGATAAAAAACCTGTGAGACATAACTTTATTAAAAAGATACCACATATATCACAGAGAGATGTTGATATGATATATGATGCGGCAGAAAAACAGGTATCTACCATATTTGATAAATGTACACTTATGTGTGTGAAACTACAAAGTGGATTTATTTTAACTACGTCTTCAGCATGTGTATCTCCTGAGAATTACAACTTGGAAGAAGGTACTAAAATATGTGAACAGAAAATAAAAGATCAAATATGGATGCTAGAAGGATATTTACTACAAAATGATGTAGAAATATATAGAAATAAAGGAGGTAACAAAAATGGGAAAAGTAATTCTTAATATAGGACATGGAGGTATTAAACATGATCCAGGTGCTTGTGCTAATGGATTCAAAGAACACTTCTGGAATAAAGAGTTTGTGGAAGACTATTTAGTTCCTATATTAAAGGAAAGAGATATTAAGTATGAAATAGTTATACAAGATACATTTCCTACATTAGCTTCTAAAATAAACAAAATATCTTCTAAAGGAGATTTTATATTATCATTTCATCTTAACTCAGCTTCTCCTGAAGCTCATGGTACAGAGATGCTTTACTATACTAATTCTAGTAATAGTAAGAAATTAGCACAAATATTCCAGAAAGCAGCTTTAGAAGCCACAGGGTTAAGAGATAGAGAAATAAAACCTAAAACTTTAGCAGATAGAGGAGGTTCTCTTTTAGTTAGAACCAACTGTCCTTGTATTATACTAGAAACTGGTTTCGTTTCTAATGTACATGATATGGAAGTTTTAGAAGAAAAGAAAAAAGATTTAGCAGTAGCCTATGCTGATGCTATAGAAGAATATTTTAAAGTATTATAAGGAGTGATTAAAATGGACGAACAAAGTAAATTAGCAAAGAATATAGTTGTAGCTAAAACTTTAGAATTTGCAAGAAAGAGAATATTAGAAGAAGAAATACAAAAAGGTGCTAAATTAGGAGTAGAGAAATTTGAAGCTGTTACTAAAGATTTTTTTGCTGGTGTTAAGAAGTTTATTACTGAATGTAAGAAAACAGACAATGAACTTATACCTAATGAATTAGAAGAATTCGGTGAAGAATTAATCTCTGATTTAGTAGATCAGGTTGAAGCTAAAGTTAATCTTAAAAATATAATAGAGGGAATATTAGGACAAGAAAAGAAAGTTCTTAATATATAATTCTAATTGGAGGAAGTATGGAATTATTTGATCTTATAATAAAGAATAGTAATTTAAAAGCTTTCTCTGAAGCAAACGACATGGGTATTCCTGACGGAAACTTAAATGATCCAAATAATGTTGGTTTTGAGGGTGGTGATGAGCCCCCTCAAGCCGACACCTATGTTGATGACGGAGGAGGAGGTTACGAAGATACTGGATATCAAGATGATACATATCAGTATGATGATACAGGAGATATGCCTGGGGAACCTAATGATCCATTTGCCGATGTTGATGACTCCGAAATATCGTTAGTGCAAGATTTAAGAGAGAATTACGCTAAATTGTATAATAATCAATACAGTGCTTATCAAAAGTTTCAATCAGAAAATCTAGATAGTACTGAATTTAGCAAAGAGTTTGATACTCTCAAGAAACAGTACAAAACAACATTGAATTTATTATACAAGTACATAGAAACTAAGTATAACAACGAAAGTACGACTACAAGAATTATGGAGTTTATAAATTTTAAAGAGCAGTTTTCTGTTCTTGCAAAGACTTGTAATCGTCTTTTAGATAAGCTTAATTCTAAAGAAGATACTAATAGTGTCTTTATGTAATTCTTGTGAAATAACGATATTAACAAAAATGTTATAAGTTATTAATTAATCACTTATATTTTTAATACAAAGGAGGAAATAACAAATGGCAAGAAAAGAAAACAATACTGCTTCTCAGAAATATCTTGATGAGAAGAACTTAAAAGCCATTATAGCATTTAATAACTCTCTAGACACATATTCTAGAAGTACATTTGGAAAAACTTCTAAACAATCAATGTCTGGAATCAGTGCTGCTGAAAAGAGAGCTTTCGCAGAACATGCTGCTAATTCATTATTTGCTAACGCTATAGCTAAAGTTGGAGCTGGAGAAAACGGAAATTATCTTACTACTGAAGGTGTGGCTAATATTTCTCAAGCTTCTATATTGAGAGAGATGAAGGGAGAGTACAAAGGTAGATGCGAAAATAACATGTTAGCTGGACAGGCTATAGGAAATGTTACTACTGCTATATCTTCTTTCCAGAATCTACAATCAGTACTATTATACCCTGGTGTAGTAATGGCTACTTATAATAAGATTATGAAAACAACGGTAGAAAAGAAATTATTCTACGATAGAATGTATGATGTACCTTATTTAGTATCTCATACAGGAAAAAGATACGATTACTATGGAACTTTAAGAGATTCACAAGCTCTTTCTGAAATAATGGGACAAGCTTCTGCAACTGCTGAAGTAAAAATGCCTGTTAACAATAGTTTCGTAGAAAACGTAACAGGAACTCCTGCAACAACTGGAGCAAAAGCCAACTTGGTAGATTCATACAACCATGGAAAAGATACTCCTATAAATGGACCAAGAAACTTCTTAAACCGTGGAGTAGAAATCGTATCAATCGATTATGACGGAACTGAAAAAGCTGTACAATTTATATCTAATGGAAATCAAACTCAGTCAGGACAAGTTAATGATGTTGTAGCAACTATAGCATTGAAACTTTCTGATAGAAAGAATGCAGCTGCTGAACCTATAAGAATAAATGGAGTAGTAAATGCTAATGGAGATGTAGATGTATTATGTACAGACCCTAAAGTTAAATCAATTACTTTCAAATTCGTTCTTCCAGCAATAGGAATGCAAAGAGCAGCTACTATTGGAAGACAAAAATCTCCAATAAGATTCTTCATCCAGAAAGATGAAAGATTGTATACTACTATCAATGATCAGTATATACAAGATGGAGATATCATGATAGATGATGACTTGATTGAGTTATTCAATAGAGACGTTATTACAATAGCAAACCAATGGAAAGATGATTATACAATCAGACAGTACATTGCAAACCATAAAGCTAATATGGCTAAAGCTAACCAAGCAACAAATGATTTCGTTAACACAGAAACTGTATTGAATAGATATGCTTTCTATGTAAAAGGAAATGTTGAAATAAATAACTTGATGACTTCACCAGCAGTTGTAGGTACAACAGGGTTCTTGAAAACTCACAACGACATGTTGGCAAATGAAATCTTTAAAGTAACTAATGAAATAGTAAGAGAAATTCAACCACAAGAAAAGAATTTCGTTATAGTTTCATCTTCTCAAGGTGGACAATGGATTTCTGATATTAATGGAAATAATGTTACTCAATTTAATATGGTTGCTGATGGAGGAGACGGTACAATAGCTGGTCTTGCTACTCCATTCGTATTGAATAAGATTAACATTAATAACATGTATTCAGGATGGTTCGTTGCTACAGACAGATTAGAATCAGAAAGAAAAGAAGTAGATGCACCAGCATTTGGAGCAGGAGCTAAAGGATATGGATATATCCATAATTATACTATCTTACCAAGATTTGAAGAATCTAAAGACAGCATGATCTTCTTATCAGGTCCTGAAATGTTCACAAGAGGTACTTCAACTCCAGAATTTACTAACTACGAAGCAATTAACTTCGAATTCAGATGGGATATTGCTTGTATTAATAAAACTATTGGAGAAATCGTAATGACTGAAGCACCTATGCAGAAGAAATAGTAATTAACAAATAAATAATACCACAATAATAAATAGGAGGAAAATAAAAATGGCAAAGAAAAATATGAATATATACGACTTCCTTAATAAAGAATACGGAATCGTAGCTAGTGCCGAGTCAGTATTAATGAATACTGGAACAAAATCTGTTACTAGTGCAGAATATAGAAAACCAGTAAATGCATTCGCATTAGGAGAAGCACTTGGTTACATCATGTCTGATCCATATAAGCAACATGCACAAGCTGTAACATTAACTGCGGCTGGAGAATCTTTAGCAAGAGGATATGGAGAATTATCTGCATCTGAATTGAAAGATAAAGTAGTAGACGGAGCCAAAGATGCATGGAAATCATTCTTAGCATTAATAGATAAATTGATAGAAGTTATCAAACAATTTATCAGAGGTCTTTTCGATAAAGAAAAGAAATTAGGTGATGTTTCTGCTAAATTGAAAACTATGCTTAAGAGAAATATCGGGGATTCTAGTAAAATAGATATCGAGAAGACTCTAAAAATAGCATTTGTGAATCCAGCTATATTTGGATATATTCCATCAGATAAAGACGGAAACTTAAATGCTGATGAAATAAGAGAAATTGTAAAAGCTTACGGAGGAGAAGGGAGACAAAATATCGCTGATAATGATGTAGATGGACGTAATTACAGTTATATGCAACAAATGTTAGCTACATTCTTAAACTCAGGAACAGCTATAAATAATGCTAGAAGTGACTCATCTACATTATCAACTTTCTTAACTTCTGTATACAATATAGCTAAAAATATATCAGCTAAAGCAGGTTCTGCATCTAATTCTTCTGTAACTAATATTTCCGAAGTAGCTAGAAGAACTTATAATGATGGAAAATATTCTGAGACAGCTAGAGACGGAGCTTCAACTGTAACAGATGAATCTATAGAAAATATTCCAGTAGATAGATATAAAGAAGATTGGAATAAAGTTATAGAATTTTTTGAAGACAATGTTAAAGAAATAAAGAGAAGCTTAGGAAGATCAGATAAAGGATCTATAGAAAAACACACTGATAATGAAATCGAAGGTATTCTGGTTGATACTATGAATAAAAGTAGAGGAGATGCCGGAGTATTAGATAAATTATTGAGATGGTATAAAAAGATCGTCGATGGTCTTAAAAATATAAAGATCAATAAAAAGTTAGAAGATTTAATTAAAGGTTTAGGAAGACTTAAGAGAGCTATAATCAAAAATAAAGATAACGAGTATGGAAGTAAATTAGCTCAATTAGGAAGAGTAGCTGTTAATAAGTTCACTATACTTATTACTAAAACTATCTCTCTTTCTAATAAAGTTTACGCAACTTTATTCAAAGCTATAGCTATCAACATGAAATCAGCTCAACTGATCTCAGCTAAAAGTTCTAGAAAGAATAGCAACAGTGATCTTGGTGCAGATGGTATCAAAAATAGATATCAATAATCATAATATAAATTCCTCTCCCGAAAGGGAGAGGACATTATCTTTTTTTGACTATATATCATTTCTTTGATAACTCAAATAAAAAAAAAGGAGAAGTGATAATTATGCGAATTAATGAAAGAGTATTTATGTTAAGACAGGAGTTCTTTACTCCTGGAAGAGAAATGTTTGAGGTTAACAGATTTGTTAACGAGATAATAGTCAAAGCTGCTGAAGGAAAAAAACCTACAAATGAGGATGTATTAAAGAAATTTATAGAATATATATCTTCAATAGGTACTGATAGACTACAGAATCTATCTTATATCTTCGTAGATGAAGTTAAAGAAATTAGAAGATCTATAAGCACTTTAACTTCTAATAATAACCCTATATCTAAGAATGACTTCAAATGGATCTCTTCAGCTTATGAAGTATTGGTATCTAAAGAGTACTTAAGTAAAGATGATAATGCTTCTGATGTTAACCATATAAAGAATAATCTTAATGTAGTACTATTAACATTGAAGGATTTCTTTAATGGAATTAAATTCGTTAAAGATTTTAGAGATCAGATGGAGTATGTTATCTATATGATTAGAATGTCATCTGTTTTAGGTGATATCTATTATAAATTCCAATCTAAAATAGCGGAAATTGAAAAGAAAAGAAAAGTTCTAGATTCAGAATTAAGTCTAGGGTTATCACCAGATGGTAAGACTTTAATGATGAAATCTAGAATGGTAGAAGGTGATGAAGAAAATAAAAGTAGCGTATCATTTATTCAACCTGTGGAAACCGAAGAAGATACTAAATATGATAAAAAATATTTAGACGATCTAAAAAGTAGGTTGATAGATGGTATAACTGTCAAGACTTCTGCTCCGTATGCAGGATTTTCATTCAGTATAGGAAATATAAACCAGAACAAAAATCAGAATAGTTATATTCCTATAAATGGAATAGTGAATCCAGAAATACTACAACAAAATCAAAATCAACAACAGGTTCAACAACAGCCTGTGACAATAACATTGAAGAAATAAAAAAAATAAGGAGGAAAATAATTATGAACGATCCCTGTAATTTCTATTCAGGAACTGGAGAACATAGAGATAGAGTGAGAAAGATATTATCAAAAGTTAACGAGCTCGAAAATCAAAATAAAAGAATACTCGAAAAACTAGATCAGTTAATAAGAAAAGTGGAAAGATTAGAAAGAAATAAATAATACAGGAGTCCTTATAAGGACTCTTTTTTTTATTTAATTCTACTTATATAATATATAAGTAGATAAGATATGGATGAGACATTTCTCTATAAACACTAGGTCCATATCATTAGGGAGGAAAGAATATGTTAAGAAATATCATAATAAATAAAGGTCAATTTTGTAATATAATACTAGTCGATGGAGAGTTAGTAGGAACCTTCTTCACATATGAAGACGAGGAAGATGGTGAACTTATGATATCGGGGGAATTCTTCTCCAAAAGATACGGTGATTACAAATTTGAATTATCGTATACTAGAAAAAAAATAATAGGAGGTATAGAAGAAATAAATTTAGACGAATACCTATTCAATTTAAATCTAGGAGGAACATCTATACTAAATGATATCTTCAATTTCGTAAAAGATAACGAAATGAGTTAGCCATCTAGACTGACTCATTTTTTTTTCGTTTAAAAAGTAACAAAAACACTCGTATATTAATATTTAAAGGAGGATATCGATGTTTAACAGTGAAGATTTCGTTAATGCTGATGTATTTATAAAGTCATCTTTCATGGGTACTAACCATATGGTAGCTCTAGCTGAAAGTGAAAAATTACCTATAGATAGATCCATAGAAGAAAGTGATGAAACTGAGAAATTACTAATACCTAATTCTATTATTCTAATTAGTAACTACTTAGAATTACTTAAGCATTATGATAAAGAATTATCCACGATAAATGAATTAGCAGTTGATGATGAATACACTGAAAATATTCCGTGTATCAAAAATATTGAGTGTAAATATGTACTCAATGAATTGGAAAATGAATTACCAAAAGATTCTGAGGAATTCTATTTACCAAACTCTTGTAAAGAAAGACTAAGAGATATACCTGAAGATATAATAGTGGATGTATCTTCTAAGATAAAGTATCTAATTCCTAGTAGTGATAGTACTGATACAGTGGTACCATACGATATTAAGTCATCATATGATAAGATAGAAGGTATATTAGAAAAGGAAAGATCTATTAATAATCTTAATAATTTATTATCTTCTATTAAGAATACTATATCTAAGAATGAATACTTTAGTGACAAGTTACTACATATTTTATCACACATACCTGCATCTGCTACATCTGAAGGAATGAAATGTTTTTTAGTATATCTAGCGTCTAATATAGGACTTCAAATAAGAGTAATTAATAATAGTATTCAATTACTACAGTATATGAGAAATAGAATACAGAGAGGAGTGATTAAGTAATGAGTACATTATTAGAACAAATGGGATACCAAGGAGAGAATAATAAATGTAACCCAATAACAGCTATGTCTGAACAAGCTCTTCTTTTGTCAGATATAATGATGGATGCTATAAATGATTCCATTAATGATGATATAATAAATAGAGTATTTGCTGAAGGATACGATCCTTTTGCTGAAGGAATGTTTTCTGGAGTTAATTCTGTAGCCGCAGATATCAAAAGAGGTATCTCAAATGGAATGGGAATGATAAAGGAATTATTTAAGAAAGCTATACAAATGATTAAGAATATATTGCGTGATTTTCTTAACCAGGAAAAACAATTGTACAAATTGATACAAGATATGAAGAATGCTCTAAGAGATAGAACTCGTAATGTTAGAGATCCTAAAAGAACTATGAAGATAATAACTTATGAGTCTTTAGCTGAAGCTAGTATTCCTATAAATGGAGCACCTCCTAAAAGTTATACGGAAGCTATCTTATTTATTTGTGGTTTGTTAGACCAAGCATCTGCTGGAGCACAAGGACAAGATACATCTCAGGGAGCTAAACAGTTATCTCAAAAAAGAAGTATACAGCAAGTTATAAAGGACTGGATTCATAACTGGTTCGAATCTGTTAAGAGACTAGCTAAACCTTGGAAGAAACAGACTCAACAAGGAGGAACACAAAATCAATATGATTTTGCTCATGCTGAGAAAACTGTTACAAAGTTAATAGAACTCCAGATAAGAGGAGAAGAAAGTCAGACTAATAAAGAATGGATGTTATATTTAAATGAGATGGCTAAAGCGGTAGATAGCCATGCTAAATCTTATATGGATGTAACTCCAGATGCTATTGGGTCTTTAGCTCGTATGTTAGCAGCTTACGGATTACAAAGTGATGCTTTCAATGATAAGAAAGATTCTAAAGTACAAGTACAGGATTTCAATGCTGTTCAATTAGAAAAGAAAAATGTAGATGCTAATACAGCTTATGAAGTTACTAGAGGTTTATTAAATGATTTCATAGATCTCTATGTTAACCTTAATAGAAGAAAACTATCTAGAAGCTTTAAGAATAAAGAAATGAAGTTACAACAAATGATGACTAAACTAGATAGATTAGTTGATAGAAAAAATGACGGTAATGCTAATAGAAACTTTAACCAGAGTGGAACAGAATTAGTTAACCAAGGAAAAACTATGACAGAAAAATCTCTAGGTGCTGGAGCTTCTTATAATGAGATAATGAGAGAAGTACACGATTATATGAGTGAGGCTTTTGGAGAAGAAAGTCTGTTTGGTAATAATAATGGAACTACTAATGCGAATACACAACCTGCTCAACAAAGTACTGCTAATAACGCTAATAATAATGAATATGGTGGTACTGATACTACAGCTGGAGATGATCCATCTAATACTAGTAATTTAGTTCCTTACGTAAAATCTTATATAGTTAACTTCTCACAAGGAACTATGCATTGTGCTATGTTCTACAATGCTGTACTTAAGAAATGGAACTATGCTGTTAAAGAAACATTGGTAGCATATTATGCTCTAACAACTGGGTCTGGAAATAATAATAAGAAAACTGATGATGTACAAGTACCACAAAATAATAAAGCTAATAATAACCAAGGTAATAATGAAGAAATACCTACTGGGAAACTTTAATAAGAAAGGAGAGTAAGATGAGAATATTAGCAACAACAACTGGTTACATACCGGCTAGGGAGAACTTTGAATTAACTGAGGATTTAGGAAAGAAGTTAGAACATGGAGCAGCGTTTATAGAATTTATAGTAGAAATTATTACATTAGATGATAATGTTCCTACTAGGAATAATGTGATATATCCGCTATCAGAAATGAAGATTGCCGTTGAAAGAGAAAGATTAAGACAGATGCTTAATACTGGTGTATTTCTTTCTGAATTAGAACATCCTGATGATCCAGAAGATCTATTGAGATGGACTAAAGTAGACAGAAAGAATGTACATTCTAGATTTACTAATATATGGTTTGAAGGTAATAAGTTAATGGGAAAAGTAAGAACTGTTCCAGGAAATGGAAACCTGATGGCAAAAGCTATACTTAATGGAGAATTACCATCTTTCAGTATCCGTGTTATAGGAAAACCTACTAAACGTGAAGATGGTGTAATTGTATTACATGATATACATCTTATAGCAGTTGACTGGGTTACTTATCCAGGAAATCCTACATCATATGTTAAATCAAGTGATGTATATAAATTAGTAGAAAGTCCTATTACAAAAGGATTCCAATATCCATTACTTAAAGCGTCTGGAGAAGCTTCTCCTATATTAAGAGAAATGGGTATAACAGAGGATTTAGTTTCTGTAGGAAAAGGAGTTTACGCTACTATAAATGACGAATATATTTCCTCAATGGAGAGTGTTAGAATAAGAAATAATATTAGGAATAACGCTCTATAGGAGGTGCTAAATGAATATAAATAAATTGATTTCTAGAATAAAGGATGATCTAGGTCTTAAGAAGTTTTTAAAATTGAATTATTCTGATAAAGAGATATATGATATTTTGAAAAGACACGCTTTTGAAGAATGGTCTCATTACTTTAAATTCCAAATAATGTTCAGAGATGTTCAGATGACACCAGAGGATAAAATAGAGACTTCTTTATATAATATTCCTTATGAAGTGATGAGTCCTATAAGACGATCTGGATTAGAAATAATAGATGTTAAAGCTAGACCTACCAGTAACTTATTTGGTAATACAACTTATGGATCTTATATGAGTATGTATAGTGACTTTATGGATTTAGACTCCGCTTATACAGGAAATGTAGCTACTAGACAAATAGGTGGGATGGATATGTTCATGAACTATCTTCATGCTTCTTATTATGAGAAACCAAATAGAATAAGATTTAATTATGATACAGGAATTAATGGACAAGACATGTCTTATGAGTTTAGAGTATACGTTAGTCAACCAGCCAACATGTTAGCGATAAGTGAAACAAGAGAGCATGATTTTTATGAGTTATGTAAACTGAATGTGATGGCTATATTATATAATAATGAAGCTAAGTATATAGAGAGTATATCATCAGGATTGGGTAATTTAAATTTAAAACTAGAAGATTGGGCTAATGCTTCTTCCAAGAAGGAAGAGTTACTAAAAGTTCTACAAGGTTATTCAACATTAGAACAATCTGTGAGTATAGTGATGTAATATGTTAGACATTAAGATGTTTAAGAATGCTTATTTCTTCTATACCCTTATTTTATCCAGTTTTCTAGTAATATTTATTGGAACCGGTTTATTAATACTACGTCCTGATAGTATGATAATAAACTACATAACTTTAGTAGCTATGGCTCTCTATTGTTTGATCTTGAAATTTAATAAAACTCTAGCTAATTTAATATATGTTATCCATTTATCACTCTTAATATTTATATTATTTCTCATAAGATTAGAATATATTCCTGTAGTCATTATGTGTCTAGGATTACCAGCCTATTTATTTAATGAAGTTAAAATGAGAGACTTTACTTACAGAATTGAGAAATATTTAAGGGTAGATAAAACTTATAGTAAAGGAAAATATTTCTTATACTTAATTCCTATAGTAGCAGTTGTTATAGGTTTCATAATATATGTAGCCGATAATAGTGATAAACTATTAACTGTGTATGATATGATTGGAGCAGCTTCGTTATTTACTGCATTGTACTATGTATTTAAAGATAATGATGTGAATTGGACATTTAGAATAGCTTACAACACAATCATGTTATTGATATTTCATATTATGTATGTAGATCCTATTTTATTACTATTACAGATATTTAAAGTTTTAGTCTGTATAATATGTTTCTTTGAAATACAGTATGATAAAGAAAAAATAAGAGAAATTAAAAATAAAAACAACAATGAAATATACTACTAATAGAAGTAATATTTTTTCATTGAGTTTTACCACCATCTCTGTTTATTTGTTTATAAACAGAGTCACATCCTTTCGTACACGATGGCTCCCGAAAGGGAGTCATTTATTTATCGTTAAAATATTCTACTTATATAATATATAAGTAGATAAGATATGGATGAGACATTTCTCTATAAACATTAGGTCCATATCATTAAGGAGAATATTATGAATAAAATGGAATTATACGGAGTGGAATTTGAAAAAGATCAAAATGGGGTACTATCTTTCTATGACGAATCTGGATACACAGTTTCATTATTTCATTTAGAAGGAGGTGATAAAGATGCTAAGTTTGTCGGAACAGTAATGAGTTCCGATGCAGAGGTGAAATTTACAATGGAGATCCCTTACGGGGCTCCAGAATACGAGGGAGATGAAAACCTTGTTAACAAGGTTTTTGCTGACCTGCCCCTGAGTAGAGGGAACTTCTCTTGTTCTCTCACTCAGTTACTTTGGAGAACGGGGGTGATAAAGGAGAAGTATTTAGATCTGTCCTCATATTATGACCCCCAAGCTTTACAAAACTTGAGATAGCTTCTGCTCCCACAGGGGAGCTATCTTTTTTTTTCGTTAAAAATATATAAACCCTTATCTTATAATTTTTTATTTCTATATTATTAAAATGTAATAAATTATTTATAAGGAGATGATTCAGATGAAACAAGAGAAAGATTTAGAATTCGCTAAGCTTGTTATTAGATTAGGGAGGGTTCTTCCATTTAGTGAAGTAGAAGAAATGACGTATCAAATTTCGAAAGCCAACGGAAGAGAAGCGAAAGAAAAGGTAGTGTATGCTTATGCTAATAAATACGGTATAGATTTAATTGGAAAAGAGGGGATGATTTAAATGACAACAGCAGAAGAAGCGAGAGAAGAATTGAGGAATAAACTATATAATCAAAAAACTGAAGAAATTAATATAATGGAATTCATAATTATTCTATTTCCTATGATAACGAAGGAAGAACAAGGAGTGTTTACTAAAAAGATGGGAGAAATAACTTGTCCTGAAGATAAATTCGCTCTCATAGAAGAATATAAACATTACTTGATTCCAGATAATAAACTAAATTAAAGAGGTACTAATATGAGAAAAATAAAAACTAAGAAAGAAGAGTACGAAGATAATGGTCCTGATTTATACGAAAGATATTTTGAAAAGTATAATCTAAACTCAAAGGATACTATTATCATATCTAAAGATACCATGAATAAATTCCTAGTTAAAAATACATCTTACAAAGATGGTATAGGAGACCTGATCTCTAAATCAGACAGATTAGATGTACTCATAGAGGATAGAATAATAAATAATAATCGTAAGAAATTTTAAAGGAGATGATATAATAATGGGATGGAAATTCTTAATCACTGGGGAAGGTCAAAAGAAATCAGAGTTAAAAGATATTATAGGAGAAGAGGAATATAACAAATTACTAGGAGAAATCCAGGAATCACTTAAAGAACCTGCACCTTCGTACTCTATAGAATACAAAGAAAAATCATTTGGTCAATTGAATACTGAGTTTATATCTGACCCAGTTAAGGAATGTTTATTTCCTAGACAGAATGGTAAATCTTCATTACTTAAAATAGAAATTATGAAAGAATACGGATACGGAGATCATAATGAATATGACCCAAATTATAAAATGACAGGATATAGAAATCCTACGTGGTTAGGACTTGTAACTGAAAAATGTAAAATACATGGTATAGTAGAGAAAGCTAGATATGTAATATACTTCTTTACAGAAATGGATATGATTCCCCATCTGGAAAAAAATGTAGATACGTTAAATGAAGAAGAGCACAAATTAAATAAATTCAATGGACAAGAATTTATAGATGAAGTAGATATTATAATGAAGACAGTGCAATATTACTTAATGTATAAAGATCTTTATGATAAAGAGGTGAAGAATGAGGATTAGGGCTTATGCGGATTTACATCTATTTAAAGATAAAGAAACTATGAATAGATACATATCTGAAGAACTAAATGATTTAATTATGAACCTTATGAATGACCCTCCAGATATGTTGATCTTTGCGGGTGATTTAACACATACATCTTACCAAAGTGATGATATACGTTTTTTAGAGACTATTAAATTCATTACTAAAGTAGTTACTATATGTGAAACTAATAAGATTTACTTTAGAATGATTCAAGGAACTGCTTCTCATGATGGAAAGATTGTAGAGATGTTAAAAACATTATTCATTGATTCTAGATACTGTAGGTTCTTCACATCTGTAGCTTACGAAGATTTCAATGGTTATATAATAAGATATCTACCTGAAAGTTATTTTGGTACTTATTCTGAGTTTCAATCTTACGCATTTGAGAAACCTGCTGACATGACATTCTTTCATGGTTCTGTAGACGGGGTGATTCCTTATGTGAAACAAAAGGATTCTGTAACTAATCTACCCAAATCTATAGTTATACAGCAGAAAGATTTAATTAATAATACTAGACTATTCTCAGCTGGTGGACATATACACCAACATATTAATCTACAAGATAAAATATTTTATATAAACTCATTGACTACTATGTCTTTTTCTGATATAGATAATATAAAAGGATATATGGAGTTTACTTTAGATAAATATGAATGGGACTGGGTGTACATACCTAACTATAATGCACCTAAGTATCTAGATTTCATTATAGAAAATATACATATGAAACCTTTAGAAGAAATGAAGAACATACTTTCTAACTTACTCCTAAAGGTATCTAGTAAAGATTATATAAGATTTACTATAACTGGAGAAAGAAATTCCACAGGTTTAGCTAATCTTTCTTTACTTAAAACTTATGTTAAGAAGTACAATATAAAAATAAAAACAGAGATGAATGATACAGAGTTAGAAGAAAAATTAACTGATGATATAAATTACTACACTGATAAATCTGTATCCAATATTGAAAAAATAAAAAAACTAGCTTCTGATTTATATGGAATAGAATTGGAAGATGAAGAAATAGAAAGGATGATATTTAATGAAAGTTAACAATAATATCGATAAGTTATTTAACACAAATTCACCTTTTTGGACATGTGTTATTGATTTTGAACAACTTAAAAATGAAGGAAGAAAACCAGATGAACAAATAATCTCTACGGGAGAGAAAGTTTACAGTATAACTAAAGGAGATACATCCGGTGATTTTATACATCACGTATCTTCTCCTGATGATATACTTTATACTATAAGAACAACTGGGGGTGTTGCTATAATATTCTATGATTTATATTCTGATATAGAAACTATAGGAAGCATTATAGAAATACCAGACAGTATGATAGAAGATATAAAGGGATGTATTTTTAATGTATTTGAGATATACAAAGAAAAAACCTCTTATTTCTTAAAATTTAAAGATTTGAGAAATAACTTCTCTTTACTATATAAATTATATTGTCATTCTAAACCTGAAACAGAGGAAGGAATGATATCCCGTGTAGGATGTAAAGTTCTCCAACTATCTGAAGATAAAAGTAAATATATAGAGATGGCTTCTACAGATTTACATGGAAAGGAAAATTACGAAATAAATAAATTAGAATTTTTATAAAAAAATACCTATATATTATTTTGGTGATACAACTTTAGAATCTCACCAATTCTTATGTTGTGTCTCCTTATTAAATTAGTAACACCCTGTCTTGCGATGGGGTGTTACACTTTTGAAAAATTTTTCAAATTTAATAGTTTTTTCTTGTCTACTAAAAACTATTGGAAAGGAGAACTACTTTGTTTTACAATAATAAGAATATTCTTATTAACACTCTTTCATTAATGATTCATCATACCAATGAAATACAACTTATGGAAAATATCAAGACTGCTTTTGATACTATTAATACTAATGAGATAGTAGATATTGATATAAGAACATTAGTAGAAAGTATTAAGATATTCTCTAGTGACCTCTATGAGAAATCTATAAGGTTTCCTAAACAGGCTAAGATGTACTTTGAATCTTCCTCCTTACCAGATGAAGTCAAAGAACTCGTAGCTGAACAGGGTTCTACATTCTCACCTAAAGTAATAGAAGAATTTGTAACTTATTACTCTAAAGTAAAACATGCTGTTGCAATGTCTACTGCCATAGACAATTTAAACGACATGTGGGATAAGTTTTCAAAATCTGGATTATCTGGTGTAGATCTTAAATTGACGAATTTACTATCTAAACTAGAAGTCGTACAAGAATTAGGAAAGAACTTAGCACAGGATACTATGAAGAATAATGCATTCGTATACAATGCATTTGAAGAAGAGACTGGTGTTAAATCTTTTGGAACTAATAGAGTGGAACAGGAGTCAATAGAAGAAGATTTTAATATGGTATCTACTGGTACATGGATTGATAATTTAGTTGGTGGTGGTTTTCGTGCAGGTACCCTTTATGTAATGGGAGCTTTACCATCTAACTTTAAGAGTGGATTTATGTTGAATGTCGCAGAATTCGTTGCTTTAAACCATTCTTGGGATGACTTTATAGTCCCAAGTGGTATGATACCGGCGATATTGTATATCAACCTGGAGATGAAACCATCATCAATCAACAAAAGAAGATGTGCGTTTCATGGGGTCGACTACGATACTATAAGAGGGTACTCAGATACAGATGCAAATGTAGACAAGATGGGTGATAGTAGTCATCTAACTGAGAACATGATGAAAATGTTAAGGGAGAAAAATTCTAGAATCCCTATAGTATTCAAAACGGAATTAGAAGGTTATTCTAATATTAATATTAAAACTGATATTGCAGAATACGAACGTTTAGGTTTTAAGATTATTATGTTGATAACTGATTACCTTGATCTATTCCAAATAGATTGGGGAGATTTCCGTGAAGCAGAAAGAGAAGAGCCACTTACGATTAAAGCTAAGCAACAGAGAAAGATTGGTATAGACTTAAGAATACCAGTATTATCTGGAGCACAACTTAATAGAGGTGGAGAAGAATTAACAACTAAATTGAGTGAAGCAGGAAGCAGAGATATAGTAAAAATATTGAATGCTGGTATGATTGCTAAAGCTCATGCATTGAAACAGAAATTAGATGGATTGTGGTTCTGTCATAAATTTACAGTACAAGACCATATAAATGGAGAATTTATTAAAAGAAATTTTCTAGGTATTGTAGTAGATAAAGATAGAGAAAACCAATCTAAATTTGTACAATCACCTCATGTAGAAAAGAAACCTGATAACAATTATACAGGTGGACGTGGGGGAGATTATCGTACATACTATGTAGCAGAATTAGAAGGAATAAGATTAAGTGATAAAATATATTCTGATACAATAAAGGATCTAGTCAATGCTAATAGTATGGCTATAGACATAGTTAGCATGGATGATGATGATTTGAATGATGAAACAAGAGAAATGCCTGAAGAATTAAGGGTAGAAGAAGAAATAAGAACAAATTATAAAACTAAAGAAGAAAACGAGGAGGATAACAATGATTAACACATATGTAAAACCAATGAACGGACAACAAGATTTCACTATGCAGGTGAGTAATAATATATCGAAAGTATTAGCAAATTTAGGATATATGCAAAAGATAAAATATATAGGAAGTAAAGCACAGGAAGCTATAGATAATGTGGTTACAGATTTAGATACAGGAGAGATATACGGATCTGTAAGAAGTAATACAGCTATAGTAAAACCTGAGCACATGGATAATCTATTTGGATTATTTTTAGAAACTAAAAAACAAGTAGAAGATAAAGACAGAATGAGTAATCTGTCAGTAGTTCTTAACGCATTACAAAAGATACTTAGTAATCCAGCAGGGCAACAAATGCTGGGAACTTTAATGCAAAATCAAATTATATCTGACGCAGAGATGAATCTTATGATGCAAATGGCTAGTGATGAGCAATCACCTTTAACAGCTATGGGATTATACTTTGCTATGTATGCAGATATGGCAACAGCATTACTGAGAGTAACAGGACAAAGAAATAAAATACAAACAGAAGCTCCAGAAATGGTTAGAGAAATATTAACTATAATTTCCGAAAAACCAGATAAGGAATCCATCGAGCATAATATACTTATCACTATGTATAACCATGGATTAATAACTAGAGATGCAATTGAACAAATGAAATTAAATAGAAACACAGTATTCATGAATATTGGAGGAGCTAATAATCAAACTCTACAACCTAATGCTGGATTTGTAGGTGTAAACAATAACGCTAATAATGTAGTTACATCACATACTATGATTATGAATCCATATGGATATGGTACAGGAGCATACGTTGGAGTAAACGGCGGTGCTACTAATATACCAGTTAATATGGGAGCAAATATAAATATGGGACAACCACTTCCAGTTTCTGCTCAGTTAGGTACACCTGTTACTACATTTAATACTGGAGTAGTAAATACAAATGTAGGTACTGCTATACCATCACCATCTAATGTAGGTGATAATTTCATAAACCAAGCGGCATCTATTATGTCTACTACAAATAATGCTAACAATTTCTTAGGAGGAAATATAGGAGGAACAACTATGTTTAATCCTAATAATGCTAACAATGTGGCACAAACTACATTCGATACACAATATATGCATGGGGTATTACAATCTAGAGGATTACAAGCTACACAAGATTTAGGAGTTCCAGCATATGTAGACCAAACTGGATATTACTACCTAGTAAGTGCACCTCAATTTAGAAATAACGTAAGACCTTACTTTGTTGGAAGCTCAGTTGGAAGATTTCCAATAACTAATGAGAACGAACTTAAAGGTGGAGGTCTAGCGTTAACTATCGTTGACCAAAACGGAAGAGAAGCTTACGTATTCTTATTACCTGAATTATTAAATCAGTACAATATAAATGGAAATAATAGTTATATGACACCAAGTACTGCTGTTAATGCTGGTAATGTATTTGGAACATTTGGTACATTCGGAACACCTGGAGGATTTGTTAGTACACCTACAGTAAATACTGGGCTAACAGGAAACTTCGCAACAAGTTATAGCTTTAATAGTAATGCAGGATATGGTTCTGTAGGATTTAATCAAAATAATAATAATCAAGTAAATCCATTTGTAGCGGCTTACCGAGCTATCAATGGACCTCAACAAAATACAAATAAATCTCTAATCACAATACCTAGATTCATGGGATAATAATAAAAAAAAATAAACGAGGAGGAGACACATTTGTTACAAATAGGGTATAAGAAAAAAGAAGGAGATATGTCAGTAGTAAAATTGATCACTTTACTACTTGACCAATCTGTATTTAAGGAAGAATGGTTAGGAGAACCATTAACAACTTTAGAAGCAGAAAGTAGCTTTATATTAGAGAATAAAGAAGATTTCAAATCATTCCAATATATTCAAGATAACTTTTATAACTTAGTCGACGAAGGAAAGAAAGTTTATCTGAAAAATGATGGAAAGAAATATTATATAGAACAAGGAAAAGACGAAGATAAGACTGGACAAAAATTCACATTAGTAAATGAGTTAGATATGGATTTAATGTGTTCTATGTTAGAGAATTACTTCGAAGAGATAGAGGACGGGTTTATACTTACTCTCATTTATGATGAAGAAGAAAGAACTGTTAAACCTTATTTTACAATGTATGAAGGTCCTGACAATGAGGATGAAGAAGCTGAAGGATCAGTTTGTATTCCTTTTAGAAATGTAGATGCTATAGTAAAATATATAAGAGAAAATGAAGAAGATGAAGAAGGAGAGGATGACAATGAATAACATATTTGGAGGAAGTTTTGGAAATGGATTCGGAGGAGGATTTAACGGTGGTTTTCAATCACCGCAACCAACACCAATTACTGGAGCTCAAGTATTAAATACAATAGAGCAAACTATTCAAATGATAGAAAGAGGACAGGCTAGTGGGAAAGAAGTAGCTAACACTCTTAATAACCTTGTAGCTCAAAATTTAATAAAGATATTAGGAAAAGGTACTAATAGAACTATAATAGAATTGAATGTACCACACGATGATATAAAAGACTTATGTGGAATAAATAGAAATGTACCTATAGTATTTAAAGTACCAATACAGATATTAGCATCTAAATTAGCTAATAACAGAGAAGCATTTACTTCTCAAATACTATTAGAAGGTCAGAAGAGTAACCATCAAGATTTAGGTTACTTATTTAATGTCGAGCCATATGCAGTTATAGTACCTGGTACTAAAATAATGGCCGCTGAAAAGGTTATACCTATAGAATATAGTAAACCTATAATGGATAGAATAAGAGCACAATACGGAAATGTAAATATGAGTGGTCCATCTGGAGAAGCGTTCTACAGTGACCCTGATTTCGCATTTAAAACAGGAGTAGGAGAGATAATAAGAGACTACCTAGTTAAAGATAGTCAAGCTAATTCTCAAGTAATTAAATTAGTAGAACTTCTACAGAAGTATTTTGTATTAGCTGATATTAATCCTGAATTTAGTCCATTTAATTATGGAATAAAGAATATAAATGGGCAAGGGTTTATTACAATTCTAGACTTAGGAAGTTGCTTACCTAAGAATGGATTCGAAATTAAATGTCCTAAATGTGGTCATATAATGAATCAGATATTCCCTTGGACACAAGGATTAACTAGAGACGAAGAAAACAAGTTAAAGAACAAAGGTAAATACGTTTGTGCAAATAGAAACTGTACAAATAGTGGTCCAACAATAATGGATGACACTGAAATATTTGAAATGCATAGAAACAATTTAAAGCAACAGATTTTCAATAGTGGACAAAACTATAATCTACTGGAAATGATATAATTAATATAATGGGTCCTCACTCGCCAGAGGACTCTTTTCTAAATTAAAAAAAAAATAAAATAATAGGAGATGATATTATGCAATTGTTAACTGCTTTAAACGATACTAGTGCGGTGTTAACTAGTACTCATGGAATTGATGTTGAATTAGGGAGATACTTCTCTACAGAAGGATATAGAAGTTGTACTTTATTTGCTTTAGGTATAGAAGGAGGATTATATAAAGTTACTACAGAATATAGAGAAGGAGCACCACTTAATGGACAAGTGGGTATTATATGCTATAAGAAAGATTTCGAAGTAGATCCTGAATTTAAAGGAGGAGTAGTAACTGATGATAAGAGAAGAGCAGAATTAGAAAAGAGTCATTTCTTAAGAGCTCTAGATGTTACAGAATGGGATAATATAGTTGAATTCGATAGAAATACAGATATTGAGACTGTACAATATATCTATGATGCCGCATTCGCTATATACTCACCTATATTACATTTATAATCATATAAGGAGTCAATAATAATGAAAATAAATAACACCTGTATCGAAGGATTCAAGATAAATAAAGATAATCGTATAAAAATAGAAATAGAAATGGATAATAAAAATATATTTGATTTAGACAAAATCACTGAAGTAGCTTATTTCTTATATGGAAGAATAATTGACTATAAACCTAAATTTGGAGAAAAAGAAAATCTATTCGAAGTATCTTTAGGAGTCTCAGAAATAAATAATGATCTACGAGCATATTTTAAATATTATAGAATATTTGATGATGGTAGAGAAATGTTAGAAGACATAATTTTTCTAGAATTTAATAAAGATAGAAATGTATCAGAAGATATCTTTATTAGACGGGTGTATTACTCTAGAGATGGGCGTGTCGGTTTGAATATAGATCTGAATGAATATTTAATTATGATGAACGAATTTAATGAAGAAACTAAAGAGAAGTACAATAACATAAAGAAAGTTATAGAAGATACTTTTAAAAAAATGAAGGATAATAGCGTTCTAAAAACCTTTAAACTAGTAGAAGGAGATGTTATAATGACTGATGAAGAGCTAATAAAAAGATGTAAAGAAAGTGAATTCCATCAATGCTCTATAAAAGGACAACCACATTCAGTAAATTTAAATGAGGCACAAACGAATATGGCTAAAAAATCTAACGAAGATTTAGAGAAATTTTTAGACAAATTGGAATATTCATATGATACAGCGTCGACTTCTAACCTTAGACATTCAGAAAAAATACATTTAATAGACGTATACAATGATGGAAAGTTAGAATTAGATTTAAGAAAACATATGTTAGAAGGTACTAAGTTTCTATCCGTTGAAGAACTCATAAATAGCAAATGTAGAACTAGACAGTCTACACTAAACTTTGGAAGAGGCAGTACACAACCATTACCTCTAGAGACAATATTTAGAATACAAGAAAAAATGAAGTACTGGAAGGAAAAATATGGAGATGAAGAATTTGAAGTTGAAGAAAATAAAGAATCTTCTGTAGAATATTATACACCAGATAATATCGTTTCTAGTAAAGATTTTGAGAAAATCATAGACGAGTCTTCTTATGATGTGGTTAAACAACCTAAACATTACATGTTCAATATAGATGGACATGAAGTACAAGCAGTTGATATACTAAAAGGTACTCTCACTCCAGAAGAATTCAGAGGATGGTTGAAAGGATCTTATTTAACTTATGTATTGAGAGCTGACAGAAAGAATGGGTTAGAAGATTTAAAGAAAGCTAATACATTTCTGAATTGGCAAATACAATTTGATAATGGAGAAGAGTTAACTTTACCAGGAAAAAACGAAAAAGGAGAGTAATATGAGAATAAAAATTTATGCTCCTGCAGAATATAATAATGCTTTAATGTATGACGATACAGATAAATCTGTAGAAAAAATTATTGGGGATGATATTTTAAATATTGTTAATAAAACTATCGATATGGGAGAAGACTATATGATAACCTATGTTGAAATAAATGTGGAGAATCATATATTAAATACTTTAGATCCTGTGTATCCAATATGTTATGGTAAATACATTATAAATATACATTTAATAGATATAAATATGAGAGCTTTTGAATTTAAATATAGCTTAGAAACTGAAGCCATGTTATATCCTAAGAAAGGAAAAGGAATAGAGAACGATAATACTGGTGAGACAATTATAGATCACGAGGATTCTATAGAGTTCACTAGAAATTTATACCAGATTTATAATTTTACATTAAATGACTATCTTAGAAACGTTGTTATAAAAGAAAGAACCACCCAATTAAGACAAAAAATTATGAAAAAATTCATAGAGGAAGAAGTTGAATCAGCCATTAATGAGAAAGGTAAATCTATTTCTGAAGAAACCAGAGAAGCACTCAGAAAAGAAATGGAACCTTATTTCGTTGAAATTAAACCAAAAAAGATTAATAAGAGAAAGAGATACAGGGGTTCTAACAATGGAAATAATTATAGACATAAAATAAGAAAAAGTAGAAGAGGAGAATAATATGTATTATGAAACTAATAATGATTTGATAGTATTTAAATATTCTGAATCAGGTAATTTAATGTATAAAACAGCTATAGAAAGTAATTTCTGTAGAAATCTAGAAGATAGATTATCTGAATTCCATATATTAGGTGTACCTAGTCTATTGGGTACTAGAAATTTTGAAGTTACTGTGGAATATGAGTATACTAAATCCTATAAAGAAGAACATAGAAAAATAGATTATGATTTTTATAGTATAATTATAGCTGATAAAAATGCTTCTGATGACGGAGATATAGGAGTTACGATAACTTGTCAAACAATTGATAGAGGAAGAGATGTATCTTTAATATATGATGATATTAAATCTTTTGAAGTTACAGTTTATAATAAAGATACTGTGATATCTTTTTCACATTATTATGATCTAGAAAAATCTGTAAAAGATAAACACTTCGAAAGAATATGTGATACAATATGTAAATTGATTAAAACATGTATTGATAATAAAAATGATATAATTAAATACTACGAGTCTTACCAAATAAAATATGCATCAGCTTATGATTGTAGTTTACCAGAATTTATCATAGATAACGATGACGACGAGATATTAGTACAACTAGATCCATTAAATAAAGAAATAAGAAATAAATTATTAAATGATGAATTATTTAAATAGGCTACCCTTCGGGGTAGCTTCTTTTTTTCCTCAATTCCTATGAAACCAAAATTAAAATATTCTACTTATATATTATATAAGTAGATAAGATATGGATAGGACATTTCCTTATAAACATTAGGTCCATATCAATAAGGAGAGAACGATGACAAATTTAGAAATTTCTTTGAAAGCTGATCAAATAAAAATAGAAGTGGATCTTATAAAAAGATCTAATCTTCCACAAGCTGTTAAGGATCTTGCGATACTTGAAGCAAAAAGACAAATCCAGTCTCTTAAAAGAGAACTGGAATTTAATAAAGAATATGAGGATATAAAGAACTACATCCAAAAAGGAAAGGAAGAAATGAAAGAATCCTCTAAAATATTTAGAAAAGAATTTGCGGAATCACAAGATTTCTGTAATTCAGTAAAAAAAGAAATGGAGGAAGCTCGTAAGAATTTCTTCCAAAACTTTTAAAAAAATTTCTGGGATTAGTTCCCAGTTTTTTTTTCGTTTTCAAAATATGAAAACAGCTTACTATTAACAATATCACATCAGAAAGGAGATTTTGATGGCAAAAGGTAAAGATGATATAGTACAAAATCAATATGATGACAAAGATCGAGAACGTAAGTTTTTAAACATAACTAAAGAGATTAAACCTGTTACTAGAGGATCTAAAAATGAAGTAGATAAAGTGTCTAGAGATAATGAAAGATATATGAGAAACATGACTGCTTCCTTTAATAGAAAATCTAAAGCAGAATTAGATGAGTTTAAAGACGAACCTACTCTGTCTAATAACACATTCTCTAATACTAGTAATTCTACATTAACAGATGCCGATATGACATCTAATCCTAATAGTGGAATTATAGTAAAACCTATGGGAAAACAAACTACTGTTACCGATATAATAAACCGAGGTAATAGAGCTAATCTTAAGATGCAATCAGCTATGGTGGCTTTTCATTCTAAGATAGCAGAACGTACATTCTCTACTATGAATTTAATGAATAAGTCTATAGCTGAAATGTCTACATTCCAGAAGAATGTACAAGCTAAATATTATGAGACATCTTTAAGTTATAAGAAAGATATGTTACAAGAACTACGTAACATTACTAACATACTTAAAGTTGGATTTAATATAAAGGATAAAGGTAATGGAAGGTATGAAATAAATAACGGGAATAGTAAACAATCTGGATTACTAGATAGTATGTTTGGTGGAGGTAAAGGTGGATTCCTGAAGGGATTAGCATCTGCGGCTAAAGGTACTGCTATGAAACAGATATCTGGTGGTGCATTCGGTGATCTATACGATGTTGCACAAGCTATTATTCCTTTAATGGGACAAATGAATGGTTCATCTATAGCACGTATGATAGCTGGACAAGCAGGTCGTTATGGTGTTAAGAAAGCCTTAGGACATAGACAAGGTGAGAACCTCTTTAACTGGATGGAAAATCCAAGAGATATGTTCCAAAAATTTGCTGAGTCTATGCAAACTTCCAACAATAAACTTCTTAAAGATTTCTTTTCTCATTTTGCTGAAAATAATGCACAAGCTTCTGAGATCTTAAATATAAAAGATTATATGAAAAGAGATCCAAAAGGAAGAGCTAATTTCGATGTAATGACCCATCGTAGTATTAACGAAGTAGTTCCTTACCATTTAGCTAATATTGAAGGATATATGAAAAAAATAGCTACTATAACAAATGGTGGAAGACCTACTGGTCCTGACGGAAATTACTTTAACCATAATACTGGAAAATTTGAGACAATGGAAAAAGCTATTAGTCGTATGGATATGGGTGGAGGAGATCAGTTAAAGAAAGCTGTTAAAGATTATGGAAAAAGAATAAACGAGAGTCTAATGAGTGATATAGCATCTGAGGTAGATAATAGAGGAAAGCAATTTATTAAATCCTTAATGGCTAATAATAATGCTGGTCTTAATGCACTTAAAGATGATTTAATCCAGCTAGGATTAATCTATGCACAAATGGGGAGAGATTTATTAGCAGATGTACAAGCTAGAACTTTTACTGAGAAAGACTTGTTTGCTTTAGGAATGTATCGTGCTTTAGATCCTAAGACTAAAATGAATAGAGCAAACGGTATGTGTGCTCTTATCCGTATGATAAAACGTATTCCTGGTCCTGAAGCTCAACAGTTACTAGAAGATATATTTGACAATAACTTTAGAGCTCAATACGATAAAGATTTAGAGATATTGAAAAATATGCATGGAGCATCAGTATCTACATTTGCAGCTTGGGCTAATGGAAAAATGGAGAGAAAGAATTCTAACGGAACAACTGAACAGACTAATGGATACTACTCTATGACAGATTTCAATCTTCAACAACAGATAAGATCAACTAACAAAAATGTACAGTTTTCAGCAATGTATAACAATGATACATTAGAAAAAGAAGTAGCTAAAATGGTTGGATACGACTATTATCTTATCGTAACTAACATGGTCGAAATGAAAGCAAGAATGCAGAATCTAGAAGATAATAATCAATCTGAAAGTATAGCTTATAAATCAGCACAAAAGATTTATGAAATGTTAGAAAAACAGAAAAGAAAAATGGAAGAAAAGATTGGTGTTAACAGAATAGCTGAAATGAAAGATACTTATATTAAAAATGGATACCAATCTATGAAGAATAAATTAGACTTTTCTGGTGATATCTTAGCCGACGTTGGTACGTTTAATAAATGGTTAGGAGAATACGCTTCTACAGTAGCTGGAGAAAGAAATATTAAATTTGCTGGATCTGCAGGTGCTGGTGCTATGGTCTATAAGATGATGAAATCTATGGGTGGAGGACCTCTTATGTCTCCGCTATTAGGTGTAATAGCTGGTGGATCTTTATTAATGAGTAAGAAGATGAATAAGATGGTAGAACTTCTTGGAGAGTCCGGAGATATCGTTATGGATAATGGAAAGACTAGAAAAGAAAATGCATTAATTAAAATAATGCAAGACGCTCTACCTGCTGGGTTTGCAACAGCAACAGGAATAAAAGTTTCTAAGTTTATTAAGAACCACGTTAGATTTGGTGGAATATTAGGACCAATATTGGGAACTGTAACTGGGGGAGCTCTTTATGCTGTAGGTAAATCTGGATTATTCAAAGGAATGTTAAAAGCATTTACTTTCTTACCAAGAATGATATTCAAGAAAATGTTTGGAAAAGATGCTTATAATAGTGCGGCTAAATGGATAGATGAAAAAACTGGAGGATACTTCTCTGGTAGTACACCATCTTGGAGAGAAATATTCGATCAAGATAAAGATGCTCATAATGGACCAGCTATGCAGAAATCAGCTCTTAAAGTTCTAGATGATTATCATAGTATAGAAATTGAGAATATGAAAGAATTCATCTGGCCTAGAAGAGGATACGATGACGAAGGAAATGTAATAGATAGATTTACTGGTCAGACAACTGGTGCTAAGATAGAAAATTTTCATAAGAGAGAACATCTTTCTGTCTTTGGTTCTATAGAAAGTATAAATGAATACTATAGAACTATGAAAGAAAATTTGAAAGCTTTCACTAACAGAACTGACATTACATCTATATTAACACAAGTATCATCAGAAAGAAATATAGGTGACAAAGTTAACCAGAATATGAGAATGAGGGAAATAAGAGTTGGTTACGATAGACAAGGTAATGAAATAAACCAACGTAACTGGTCAATAGATGATGCTGGTTATATACATGCTACAGTAACAGGAAGACAAGCAGTTGATGCAGAATCAGCTCAGAATTACTTTAATCAGTTCAGATATAATGATTCTGAAGCTCAAGCTAATAGAGGGCAGAAATTTGAAGAAGAGTGGCATGATGTAGAAACTACAACTAGTGAAGAACCTCAAGGATCTGGTTACGGTGGAGCACCTAATAGAAGAGATCAAAATAGAATAGCTGGGAAATTTGGCAATATGACAGCTATGTCTGAAGCAGGATGTGCTATTCTTACTATGTCTTATTTAGTAGAAACATTTACTGATACAGATACAGATCCTGAAGATATTAAAGAATTAGCAGAACCATATATGAAAGGAAAAGGTATCCATATAAGATTCTTCTCATATATGGCAGATAGACTTAACTTTAAATATACAGTAAATAACTTAAGAGGAACGCAATTAGATAAATTAACTAAATGGATACAATCTAATAAGAAACTTAAACACATTGTACTTCTTTCTAAAAGAAGAGGACACGGTCACTACATTTTAATTGATAAAATTAAAAATAATGGAGAATGTGAAATATATGATCCTCTAAAACCTAAAAGAAGAACTATGAAGCTAGGTTCTATCTTAACAAATGCTACTCATATTATATCATTCGAAAAAGGTAAGGGAAGTATAAATGATGTAGAGGGAAATTCTAATGCAAATCCTGCTATTAGAGAAAGAAATAATAATATGGCTTCTAATGCGTCTTCTTCTATAGGAGCATCTGGGTTATCAGGAGCTAACGCTTATGGAAAAAGAAATACTAAAAGAAAAGAACCTATAGCTGTTACTATAGTTGGTGGACATCTAGATGCAGTAGGAATTGTTGGTTCTATAGATATGGAAGGTTATAAAGAGAAGATGCGTATGCTAGGATCTTCTTCGTCATCTGGAGAAGAAAATCCAGGTATTAAAAAATACGCTAATAACATTTATAATGAAGTAGGAAAGAATAAGTATCTAACAGAACAACAGAAAGAACAAGATAGTCAAGAAGAAAGAGAAAGACAAAATACAGATGCTTTATTGACTATTGCTGGAAAGAAAAGTAGTAACAAAAAGGAGAAAGAAGAGAAAAAAGGTTTCAATTGGGGTATGCTAGGTAACATTGGAAAAATGTTACTAGGTGGAGGAATGATAACTGCTATTGGGGGAGCTATCCTAGGTTGGATAAAGAATAAACTAGGTTTAGGTAACGGAAAAGGGATGAAAGAGTTCTTCAGTAATATGTTTTCTAAAGGAGGAAAAGATGCAGGAAAGAAAACTCTTTTAGAAAAATTAGGTGGAGCATTTAAAGGAGGAAAGGAATTCTTATTTGGCTCTAAAGGGACTGAAGTTGTAGAAAAGACTTGGAAGATGAATACTGAAACTGCTGGAAAAATATATGCTGAACTAGGACAAGAAGGTTTTGAGAAAGCTCAAAGATATGCCGCTAACGGAGTAAGAGTCGGTGGAAAAGCCGGTGGAGAAATGTTAGAGAATGTAACTAGAGTAGGACAAAAAGGTAACTTAATACAAAGAGCTATGAAATCCTTAGCTAAACTGATAGTTAAAGTTGGTAAATTTATTTCTAAAATTCCAGTCATAGGTCCATTTATGAAGAAATTGAATTTAGTAGATAAAATGCCTCAAGCTATACAGAAAGTCTTAGAAGAAGCATCTAAAGAAATTACAGAAGATATGACTAAGAAAGCTTCTAAGAAATCTCTAATGTCTACTATTAAAGGAATGTCTTTAACTAACTGGATTACAGCTGGTATATCATTAGCTATGTATGCATGGGATGTTTACCAAGCTTGGAATAATACACCAGAATATTTCCAAACAGCACAACCTACTCTATTAATGAAGGTTTGTTCTGGTTTCGTTGGTTTCATTCTATCTGTCGGAGGAAGTGACTTCCTAACCCCTTTAGGATTTATATGTAACATTCTTTCCATGTTTATGGTAGGTAATATTTCCAGAATGCTATATTCAGTTTTAACTAATACTTTAGGTATTAAAGATAATGACCAAGGAAAAATGGTTGATGAAAATAAATGGGATATAGAAGTTGATGAATATGGGAATCAGTATGTTAGTAGAAAAGACGGTGGAGGAAAGAATACAAGACAGTTAATAGGTGATTTAGCTGGTAAAGCGTTGAATGTCAGTATTAATTCGGCTGGACAAATAGTAGATACAGCTGGAAATATTATAGGATATACAGCAGGACAAGTTGGAACAACATTTGCGGCTGGTATGAACAATCAGTTCTTTAATCAGCAGACAGGACAAAAAGTTCAATTCTCTCCTTCTACCAATAATAGTTCTTCTGGATCATCAGATGGAACACAAGCTGGTAATGGATCTAGAAAGAAATACTCAGGAAGAGGTGCTTACGGAAGTATTGACGGAGATATCAGTGTGAGAGCTAACGGAACTATACGTAGTAAAGTAGCTAATGGACTTACATTCGTTTCCCAAGATATATTCATGAGTAACCGTAACTTAGGTGGAGAAAATATGTCTCTGAATGGGTGTGCAATATCATGTATGAAAATGATATCTTCTCATCTAGGGTTAAAGATAAATGATATGGAATTAATATCTGTTGCTAGAAAATATCTAGATAAAGGAAATGCAGTTAATATAAATTACTTCACAGAATTTGGTGGTTCAATAACAGAAGATCCAATGTCTGTATTAACATCATTGTCTTCTCCCGATGGAGCTGTAGTATTACTTATAAATAAAGGAGAAGGACAACACTTTGTAACAGTTTTCAATAAAGGTAATAAGTTATTCCTAGGGGATCCAGAAATGAGTGATTTCCAAGAAATAGGAATAGATAGCTATATTCTACAAGGATTTATTTCTGCTGTTACTTTCTCTGGTTATGGTGACATAAGAGGAGGAGGGGAAATACAAGCTGGTAATGGATCTAGAAAAAGACGTGCTGGTAGAGGTGTTGCTAAAGTAGGATTCGCTAATAACTTAAGTAAAATAATAGGAGATACTAAAAGAAGTATATCTAATACTATTAAGAATAATAAACCTGGAGATGCATTTAGTAAATTAAATAGTAATCCTTGGGTAAAAGGTGGACAAGTAGTACCTGGATCTTCTTCTTCTAATAACGTTGGTCCCTCTACAACCGCAGGTGGAAACTACACAGGAGATGCTTTATTCAGAAAAATAAGACAGCAACAAACACTGAATGAAGGATCTTATACTGTCGATGCAGGTGGTCCAACAATGTTTGGTGTTATACAGAAGAATGCTAGAGAATTAATGGGATATACAGGAGATATGAAAAAATTCCCTTGGGCAATGGCAGATAAATACTGGCATGATCATTGGTTTAAAAATGCTAACATACTAGATTTTAAAAACTGGAAAGTTGGATTCGCAACTATGGATTTAATGGGTGCTAACCCATCTATAGGAACTGACACACTAATAGCTAAAGCTAAAGAAATGGGTGTAACAATGCCATCTAAGACAACAGGAGGAATAGGTCTTAAAGCTCCTTCTAAAGAATTGATAGCTGAAATAAATAAACTACCAGAAGACAAAGCACAACAACTAGCTTTAAATATACAAGATAGATGGTTAACACTTAAATCTGGAGGAAAGACTCCTAATGGATATATAAATCGTGCAAAATACAATAAAAACTTCATTCAAACTGGTATAGCAGGAGGATTAGCAACTGATGGTAAACCAGGAACATTTACTTGGGATGGTATTAAATATGGAGCTGACGGTCCTGTAAGTGGAAAAGGTTCTAGATCTAAAATGAAAAAATTCTTTGGAGGAAGAGGAAAATCTCGTGGTGTTAGTAAACTTATGGGATCTGTAGTTGGTGCAATGACTGGAAGCACCTCTATGGGAAAAATGACAGAAGACATAGCTAATCATACTATAGATAAGAAATATGGGACGACATCACCAGCCATCAGTAATGCTGTAACAGACGCAGTTAAAAAAGTAAAAGATAATATAAAAAGTAATTTAACTGGAGGAAAATCTCCTTGGATGGATTATGCTCTAAAAGAAGTTGGTTCCACTAATGCTGGTAAATATAAGAAAGGTGGAGGAGGTTCTTGGTGTATGGCATTTATCTGGTGGTGCTTCGCACAAGCTGGAAGTAAATTACCATATACAGAAGCATCTCAAGCACCTGTTAATGATTCAGCTAACTGGGTACAGATTAGTAATCCTGTTTACGGATGTGTTATAGTATTTACTAATGAAGGAGATCCATCTCATGGTCACGTTGATTTCTATATAGGACCAGGAAAAAGTCAAAAGTTTGAAGTTGTAGGAGGTAATAATATCCATAATGGAACTTCACAAGTAAGACGATTTGAAAGAGGAGAGACTTCTACTTATAAAGGAGTAACTAAAAAATTTAAAGGTTTCTATGTTCCTAAAGATATGAAAGATAAACTAGGTGGATCTATAACTGATGTCACAGGAGAGACTTCACCAGGTGGAGATGGAACATCAACCGGAGGAGCAGGAACAACTACTACACCAGCTACAGGAGTAAAATTCTATGACACTGTTACTGGAAAATCAATTGATCTTTCTGACGTGGTATCTAGAGCTGTTAATAAACTTTCTGGAAATAATGCACCATCAGGAGGAACTGACGGTGGTGCTAGTGGAACAACTTCCGGGGGTAACCCAGCAGGTTCTGGAGCAGCTGTACCAGGAGGAATTGATTTAGTATCAGGTCTTCCTGTAGAAGCAGGAGGTTCAGTAAATGACGATAGTATATATGCTAAACTAGCAGATGCATGTCTAGATTCCCCTGTAAAAGGTATTAAACCTAGGAAAGCTGTTAAATCACAAAAATATTGTGCTACTGCCATAAATAATGCTTTAGGAAAAGTATTCGGTAATAGACCAGGTTATAATGCTAATGCGTATTACGGTGGTCGTTGGGGACATTCTTCTGATAGTGAAGCAGCACAATTAATGCAATCTTTAGGATTTAAAAAGATTTCGATTGCTTCCTCTCCACAGGTGGGAGATATAGTTGCTATGACCGATCCTAGAGCAAAAGTACCTGGAAGTCCAAATCCTAATGGAGAGGGTAAATGTGGATACGGACACGTAACCATGTATGTTGGAACTAGAGGAGATCATAAAGATAGACCTTGGTGTTCTGATTTCTCACAATTACAAGCTTTCGTTTATTCTTCTGTAGGAAAAATAGAAGACTGTAGATTTACATTATGGCGTTATGCAGGAGACGGTACTAATGCTACTGGTTCAGGTGGAACAGGAGGTTCTTCTTCTAAAGCTAAAGTAAAAAATGTTGGTGGTAATAAGAAAACATACAATAGTACTCCTACTCAAAGATCTACTAACACATCGTCAGGATTAAAAATGGAGAGAGGAGCACCAGCTGATGATGACGCTTTAGATTATAGAGCAGAAGGAATTCAAAGAATGTTAAGAACTTCTTCCAGTAGAATAAGGGGTACAAATAACTTTGATATAAATAAATACAAAGTAGGAGAGTTCAACAATACAGGAGGAGTAATTAAGAGCACTGGAACTGCTATTGCTAAAACTAAGAGTAATTCTATTATGTCTAAATCTGGAGATGCGTCTTCTCTTACATTCGCTATATTGAAGGAATCCATAGATAAGTTAAATGAAAATATGGAAAAACAATTACAGCTAAATAAAGGTATGCTAAAAGTTAATTCTGCACAATTAGAAACATTAGTAGAAGTAAGTTCTAATACTAAAAAGATAGGATTAACATCCGTAGCGAACAATATCAAAGATCAAAACAAATTTCAAAAACTACAAGAGAAACTAAAGGAATGGACAAAAGATGTTACTAAAGATTACAAAGTAGCTACTATTCCTACAAGTTAAAATTTAGGAGGAGTATTAAACTCCTCCATTTCTATTTTAAGAAAGGAGGTAAAGATGTTTTATACTTTGAAACCTAAAATTCTCTACTATAGAGGTGGAAGGTTTGACCCCACTAAGAATGGTGGAAGAGGTGGTATAAAAACCGATAGAGAAGCGGCTATAGAGGCAGAAGCTAAAAGACTAGAAGAATTAAAGAAGAAAGATCCAAAAGGTAGAGAAAGAAAATCTCTAGAGGGAAGAATGGCGGCTGGTACCACAGTTAGTGGAAAAGATAACGAAGTATATAAAGAAAAAAACAGTGAAGTGAAAGGATCGGAAGATATAGGAGCGGCGGCTGGAGCCTCAGTATCTAATAACTATGATGAAAACGAAATAAACGCTTATCTACAAAGTGTTTCTAAATTTAAAAAAGGAAAGAATTTAGAAGAACATATTGCTGGAATAGAGAAGATGGATAGTCAGTATACTATCAAATCATTATCTGACTACCATGGTATAGAATATTCTATGGCTACTGCGGCTAGTAGAGCAACAGGACGAGACAGAAAAGCGTTAGATGCTATGTTATTAAAATATGCTACACCTAAAGATATGCTAGGTATTGGCGGTATGCCACCTGTTTTTCTAGATAATACAGATCCTAATGGTTATAAAAATAAATCCGTAGTAGGACATCACTATTTCGTTAATAACATATTATACGGGACATTTATAGCTTTTAAACCTGGGTTTATTCGTTGGGATATAACTGGTAAACAAACAGAAGAGTTAAAAGCTGGTGGAGGATCCCCAGGTTTTTTCTCCAGAGCTTGGGCTGGTACATTAGCTTATAATAGACCTTATGTAGACGGATATTACAGAGATGTAGCTCGTACAATGAGAATGTGTGCGTTTATGATGGGATTATCAGATGTTGCGTTTCCTTTTTCTCTTTCTCAGACAGCACAGCTAAAACAATCTGTGAACAATCTTAAAAAAGGAAAGAAGACTGGTAACATATTGACTGATATAGGAAGTGCATTAGGAGCAGCCGCACACAATACTAAAGAGATGGCTTTGAATGCTTCTAAGAATGTGGGAGACCAAGGAGGATTTAAACCTAAGAAAGGATCTTATTTACTGGCTACAGCTGGATCTAATCCAGAATCTGTAATGACTGGAGAAACATATAGAGCTTTAGGACAAGCTTTTGCTTCTATAGTTGTTAATAAACAAGCTACTCCTATGGGAGAAACAGAAGTAGGAGATGCAGGATTTATAGCATTTAGAGTAGATGGTAATATAGAACCATCTGAATCTCTATCTAATAGTAGTGCTGGAAACCCAGTAAAAGAATTAGCTGAATCAGTATTCGGAGATACAGATGATATGATAGGACATTTGATTGGACGTACATTCGGAGATGGTTCTCAAGATTCTATAGGAGCGTTAGCTTTTATAACTGGAAAACCAATGCTTCCTAATATATGGAGAGAATCATCATTTGCTAAATCATACAATGTATCCTTTATATTTTCATCTGCTTATGGAAATAATCTTTCTTTATTATTACAAGTAATATACCCGACAGTAAAGGTATTACATTTAGCTATACCTACCGGTATAGGAGGATTCATGACATCCCCTCCTATATGTAGAGTATTCTCAGCAGGAACTATAAATACGGAATACGGTATGATATCATCATTGTCTATACAAAGAGATATGAAAACTCTATCTGATAATGGAATACCTACTAGTGTGACTGTAAATATAACTATAGAAGATTTGAATCCATTCTTATATAAAGAAAAACCAGGATGGTTTAATAAATCAGTGGAATTATCTACAGGTCTTACTATATTTATGGCTACACTTATAGGACAGAATATATCTACTATAAGTAGAGGAGCAAGACAAAGATGGAATGAAGCAATGTTAAGTGTAGAAGCAAACGTTTCTGCGAAAGATATTGTTAACAGATTAAATTACGGAGTAGCTGACTTTGTAGGAGGAGCTTTTACTCCTATATATGACTGGGCAGATTCTGTTAAAACTAAATGGGTTAAATTAAAAGGAGTAGCCAACGGATTAGCTAATATGGCTACAGGAAATGATCCAGAAAATATAAACACCCTAAAAGATAAAGTAAAAGATGATATAACAAAAACTAGCAACTCTGCAAAAAGAACCTTTAAAGGAAATAAATAAAACCACTCCCAAACGGGAGTGGGTATTTTAATCATCATCGTTTTCATCATCATCTTTATTTTTATTAGTATAAGTTTTTATAGCATCTACTATATTATCTATGCTACTGTAAAAATGTTTAGCTCTATCTCCGTAATGGACTATGTTATCTTTCATTGTCGCTTCTATTTGGTCTAGTTTAGTTCTTGCATCAATATACTCCGACACCATTTGTTTCTCTGTGTCATCTCCTTCGTCTAATATACTGAATAACATAAATTCAGTTATTTTGTAATCTGGTGTTTCTTCATCTACTTCTTTAGTTGTCATCAATTCAGAAACTATTCTTCCACTGTCGAAATCATATCCTTCTATATTTCTAGATACTATTTCTATAAGATTCTCCTTATCCAAACTTACTAATTCATGATCATGTATTCCTTCGGAACATAACTTGTCTTCCAATACATCTATAAAAAGATTCTCTAAACTTCTTATTGCCATTTCTTATTCCTCCTTAAATATTTTATACGAAAATGTTCATCTATTGTTACTAACAGAAACATCGGAGTATTTATTTAATACAAATGTTGGAGGAATTTTATGAGAAACTTAAAGAAAAGTGATGTGGAAAGACGCTTTTCTAATCATGATTTATCATCGTTAGTAGAGATAGAAGATTTAAGACCATTTACCAAACATGGTGTTAAATTCTCTAGAAAATTAACGATTACTATACCTGGACATCCGATAACCGATAGTAGACCTAGATTTAAAGCAGGAGACGAAGGATTCTCTCATGCTTACAATCCTCATAAAGCTAATCTTATGAAAATATTCCAAGAAATATATAAGGACAATGATACTCTGAATGGTATAACTATTCTTTCTCCATCTATAATAGATATAAAGTATTATTTAAAGATTCCTAATGATATTAAAAAACTCCTTAAACCTAAGGAGTTAGATTTATTATCGAAAGGGGATTTGTTTTCAATCTCTAAGAAAGATAATGATAATATTGAAAAAGTACACTTCGATGTATCTCAAGATTTTAAATATCAAATACTTTTAAGAGATGAAACTATAGTTGATAATAATACAAGGAAATTCTTTGTAGATGATGGTAAAAAAGAGAAAGTTGTTATAACATATACATTTGGAGATGTTCCTTATTGGATGAGACCCCAATTAGAAGCTTCCACAGAATATCTTAAGCACATTATTTCATTAAAATATAAAGTTATAAATGGAATAGAAGATAAGGACTGGGGTAAGACTTTTTATAAGAATATAGCATTATGGTATAAACGTAATAAAGGTCCTATTAAAAGGATAAGAAGTAATATAGAGTATATGCTAAATACTCATTACAATAAAAAAGATTTAGTTATGTTAGATCCTACTAGAAAAGTAGAGAATATAATAGCTAATGTAGAAAAGATGTTAGGAGGGTTAAAATAGATGGTGCAACTTAGAAAAGAAGATATGACTGTAATAAATATGATCTCTAGTAATTTTGAAATGAGAACTAAAACTGTAGAAGACTTTATGAATAATTTAAAGGAACTGGATAAATGTACTTCTAATATAGAAGTATTCTCTAGTAACTTTAATTTTCCAGTATTCAGTATTTATGATTGGTATGCTAACAATAGTACCAATGAAAAAATATTAGATATAATAAATTTTATAAATATGTAAGGAGGAAAGAAATGGATATAGTTACAAAAGAATTTATACAAGGTTACAAAGAGTATATGGGACATACTATACTAGGTGCCTTTATAAGTGGCGTAGGAAATAACTCATTGCACTTAAATGAAGTTTCATATACGACTCTTGGAGAAAGTTTCTGTAACTTTGGAGAAAATAAACTGAATATCCTAACTACTGAGTTTGCAGACCCTGCTAGGTTTAACGGGGATCCAGATACATTCAGTGGTATACAAGAATTAATAGATACGACTTATTCTAAATTAGATGAGTTCGTTTCAAAGGCTGAAGGACATGGTTTCTCTAGAGAACAGATAGAATCTGGTGTTAAGAAATATGGACAGAAATTACTTAAAAGTGCTAGTGACTTAGCATTCGGAGAAGGTGATACATCTTCAGATCTTAAACAAGATATAAGAGTATTACTTAAGATAGGTATAGATGAATTTGAAAAACGTTCTAAAGAAGATGAACAAATGAAAGAACAAGAAACTGGAGATAACACTATACCAGAAGAAGGAATGGACGGAGAAGCTCCTGTAGAAGGAAACGAAGGTATGGAAGGTACAGAAGGAATGGATCCAGGTGTAGAAGATGATTCTATGTATATGGATAATCCAGATGATGGTGGAGAATTCCAAGATGATACAGGAAATGAAAACTTTGAAGGTGAAGAACCAATAAACGATGATGAAAACGAAAATCCTGATGATACCGGAGATGATGATTATGAAGCACTTGCAAATGAAGCATTTGGGGATGATAACACTGGTGACGACACCGGCTCCGAGGACGATGTAAACAAAGACGATGATGAAGAAGACGATAAAGACAAAGATAAAGCAGAAGGAGAATATGCTAGACAATTCTTCTCCGGTTCGATAGGTTATGGGGAAAGCTACAAAGCATCAGCAGAAGCTTTCAACTATACTAAAATGATAAAGAAAGGATATCGTATTCCTAATATCAGTAAAGAAGAAGAAGCTTATTTAGCTAGTCTTGCTAACTATGGTCCTGGAAGAGCATGGGAAGCAATGAAAAGAAGTTTCGCTATTCTTAAATCTAAATTTGGTTCTAGAGCTGCTAATAGAGATGCTACCGTACACGCTGATCAAGATTACAATTTCTTAGAAGGTTTCAATAAAATGTCTGTATTAGGATATTTGAGATTTCTTAAATTAGTAGAAATCTTGGATGCTACAATCTTTACATTTAGATTCTTCCCAGGAAGTATATTACTATTACCTATAAAAATAGGTGCTAACTTCATAGATTATCAAATACAAAAATTTGTATTGAAATGTGTTTATAAAAATAATAATGCTTTAATTAAACATGTTAAGACTATAAAAGGTATAGATAAACAAATGATAGCTCACCTAGAAGATATAAAGAAACAGTCTATCAAATTAGGTGATAGAAAAGTTACTCAGAAGTGTACTGAATTAATAAAGAAATATGAAGATGAAATACAAAAGATAGAAGAAGAATGGGAAGTATTCAACAAATATGGAGAATCTTCTCAAGACTTAGCTAAGAAACTTTATAATAAAAATTTAGTAGCTAATTACTCTGGTCAAATGAAGTATTTAGTAAGAGGAGAAGTTACATCTTTGAGTGAACATCAATTAAATGAAATTGCTTCTGAAATGCTAGATATTGAAGAAGCATCTTATAAAGCAATAGGAGAAAGTAATGGTTATAATTTTGATAACCAAGATATAGCAAAACATAAATCTGTTTTAAATACTTATATAGTATTATCAGTTATGCGTAATAAAATCGGTTTATAACATAACATACATGTATAGATGCACATTTGTTGGTTTTATGTGTATTGTTAATCATTGTATGCACAATGTTTTTCTTCCCAGACATTGTGATTTCTCTTTTATGATAAATTTACCCTCCCCAAAAGGGAGGGGTTTTATTTCGGTTTTTATAATTATATATCATCAATAGTGAAACCAATTTTTATCACAGGAGGTGTAAATATGCTGTTTAAAAACAAAACAGATTTTAAAGAAAGATGGTTGTCTGATACTATGATTAAAACTAATATCTTAGACAGAGATTATCTAAGTAAAAAGTTTGATGAGAGATATGTAGAGAAAGACATAGAGTTTTATAACTCAGTACATGGAGAATATTTCGTTAAGAACCCAGTATCTTTCATAAAGGAATTAGATGACTACATCATAGTAGAAAATGGTGCTTTCTATATTAATCATGATATAAAGATGGCTCCAGAAGTTAATAACTTCATCAGTCTTAGATCAACAAGAGATTTTAATAAAGGATTGATGAAGAAGTATAAGATGGAACAGAACTTTCTTAAAGTAGCTATTCATGATGGAAAACAAGGTTCTGTTAAAAGGAATGCTAACTCATTCTACGGGAATATGATAAATCCATTCTCTCCATTTTATAACTATGATATAGCTTCTTCTACAACTATAAGAGGAAGAAGTACAGTAACAATAAATAGTCTTATATTTGAGAGTGTCTTAGGATCTTACAGACCTTATAAGGTAGAGATATTTTTAGATATGATAGAAAAATGTAGGAATAAGAATTTATCCCCAGAGGTATTATCTAGACTAGATAAAGATCCGTCTATAGATGATATCTTATCACATCTTCTTTTAGAAGAGAAGAACGCTTATTATGGGAAGATTCTTCTAATGAATAAATTAAATACATTAACACCGGATGAGAGAAAAAAAGTCTTCTATTCTAATAATTTCCAAGCTCTTATTAATACTAAATATTTCATAGAAGAATTTAATGATATAATGAAGACTATGAACGAAAATTATTACAAAATAGATGAGATGGAAAAGAATGATGATAAAGATAGATTTAAGAAGTATAAAGATATTATCTATCTAGATGCTAAGAATCCACCTGAGTATATACGAGATCGTATCAATAATCTATTACAATTTATGAGTGACGTATTATTAGGTTTCTATTGGTTCGAGGGTGATACAAATAAATACGGGGATATATTACTGAATACCCAAGATAGATTCCGTGATATAGAAAGAGAAGTTGTTATACTGAATGATACTGATTCTTTGATATTCTATACAGGTACAGGTATAGAGCTATTATATAATTTACCAGGTGTAAAGGAAAATACTAGTAATTTCTCCAGTAAGCAAAAGATGGAAGAAACTATAGGTTCCTTTATTATTGGTTTCACTGGTTTGTTAATAGTAGATGGTCTATGGACGTATACTGGTAATTCTAACATACATGAGAAATATCGAAATTGGATAGACTATAAACAAGAGTACAATTTTAGGTATCTTCAACCAACAAAAGGAGCTAAGAACTATATAGGAGAAATATCTTGTCAAGAAGGAAATTATCTTCCTATACCAGAAATAGATTTAAAAGGATTATCTCTTAAGAAGAGTAACTTTAATAGAACTATAAGTGGATTAGCTCAAGAAATAGTTATAGATGATATATTAAAGAAGGAAAAACCAGATATAAAGTACATACTTAAAAAGATATCAGATTATAGGAAAAATATAATAGAAGAATATAAAACAAAAAATAATCTAAACATATTTACTCCTATAAAACTTAACACAGGATATGATACAACAGATCCGTCTGACCATAGAATAAAGGCTGTAGAAGTTTATAATAGATTATTTGGAAAAGATTCTCCTATACCTTTACCTGGAACTTTCCTTATAACTAAGATAGATTTTACAGACAGAGAAGATGATCTTCTAGAGAATTTCCCTGAAGAATATGAAATACTGAAGAAGTATACTGGGGAACTATCATTAGGAAAAACTCGAAAGAAATTTAGAAGTAACTATGAAAAATTAATAGCAGATAAAGATTTTATATCTACTGAGGAGTGTAAAGAATTTCTTAGAAGTATAAAATGGAACGAATTAGATAGTATTGAAAAGATAAAAAAACATAAAGAAGAATGGAGGAAAAGGAATAAAGAATGGAAAGATGTTAACTTAAGACTTCTAATAAATGCTTTAGATACAGTAAAGGTAGATCTAGATGATGTTAACAAAATAGCTTTACCTATAGATAATGAAGAAGTACCAGAATTTATTACTTATTTCATAGATATAGATGAAGTAACTGTTTTCGATAATCTAGTAGCCAACGTTGTAGAAGGATTAGGTATATTAACAGTGAGAAACGCAGATGGTGGACAAGGAAAACAGATTGTTCATAATATAATATCATATTATTAATAAAAAAAGGAGATGATCATTCATGCCAAGGGAGTTATTAACTAGCAATGGATTAAGAAAGGAATTTACAAAACATACACCTAGAGGAATAGTTAACTTAAGAAAAAGAAAACTGAAATATCTACTAGATAAGTATATAGAGATGCATAATAAAGACGCTTATATAGAATTAGTAGATATTTATAATACTAATCTAGATGGGATAGATTTTGCAAATCTCACTACATGGGGAGGATTATTTACCCCAGAAGAAGCTGAAGTGTTGGATGAGTTTGGACATCAAATTGAGATATCAGGATTGGGTAAAAGGAGAGTGAATAAATTTGAGAGACTATGATGGAAAACTGATAGAAGAAACTAGATGGAATAGAATAAAATCTAGAATCATAAACACATTAGTGGTAGGTATAGTAATAGGTATAATTATATTTATATTTTATAAAACTTTTGAATACTCAGATGATTATCCTAAATGGGAAAACTCGTGTAGTAATCACGTGATAATATCATCTTACAGTAGACAGGAGACTGAAACTGATTCAGTTCTAACTAGTGGATTATCCGTTGACGGTAAATTTGTCACTGGTTTTTCATATGTAGATAAACCGGTAACTAATTATTACATATTATTAGACGATAATACTATATGGAGTGTCCCAAGAAATTTAGGACCATATATAAAGACTAATGACCTATCTAATAAGTATTGTAATGTAGAAAATATAAATTTTATAAAATAGGAGAGTGGAAAATATGCTTAGAGATTTATGGGAAGATTCACCATTGCTAACTATTCTTGTAGGAGCTATGATGTTAATAGGTTTAGGATTAGTTCTTTTTGTGTTAGTTATGGCACCTATATCACTGTACAGATATGTAGTAGATCACGATAAATGGAAAGGTAATTGCGGAGATCATGTTATAGTAGCTTCTTACGCTAAAGACGAGACCGAGAGTGATCCACATATCATTAATGGTGTAACAGCTAATGGTCAATTTACTACTGGAACTGTGTTTGTGGATAAAAATGTTACTAGCTATTACGTAGTATTAGATAATAATACAATGTGGAAATTTCCTAAAAATATCGGTCCTTATGTGAAAGAAGGAGACATGGCTAATAAATATTGTAACGTGGATGCTAAATATATAAAATAGGAGGAATAAATATGTTATTAAAAGGACAAGAATTATTTAATGAATTAATAAACCAAGAGAAAGTTGTATCACATACTTTAATTATAAAGAATAAAGATTTAGAATTAGATGGAAGAATATTTCCATTAGAGGTTCTTAAAGATAAAATTACAGCACCTAAGAGAAGAACAATGAGTGATGGATATTTCTTCTGCGAGAGATTACCAGAAAGATTGTCTTATCACGATGACCAAGCGAGATATGAATACTGTGATTTCAATAACTACTTCTTTAGAATAAAGGAGTTAAATATAATAGAAAAGGAAGATGGTACCATCTTAGAAGCTACTATAGAGTCATCAGAAGATAATATAAAAGAAATAATAGATGAATACAAATTAAAAGGGACTAGTTGTTTCTTTATAAGATGTAGATTTATTGGAAAACCTATGGGAGATGGAACTATTGCTGAGGATATAGATTTCTCCCATATAGACTTTATTAAAAAATAGTCATATATTATATTGAAGCTAAAATAAAAAAAAAATATCTAGGAGGAGAGAAAGATGAAAGGAATCGAAACATTACCAGTTTTAAATTTTAAAAGGGAGAAAAACAAAGAAGGATTAGGTTTGTTAAGTTTTATAGTAGAGAGTAATAACAACCCAATAGATGTGAAATTATCTATAAGACATAATAGAACGATCAATATGATATTGAAATCAGAAGAGTATATGTTTGACCAAATTGTTTCTGCTATAATACCTAATTCTATAAAGAGAATAGTAGAGAGACTAGATGAAGTTATCCAAAATAAGATATATGTAGATCTGGTATTCAATACTATTTTAGAAAAGGCACAACACCTGAGAAATACTACTAAAGAATACGTAAGTCAAGGAGAATATTTCGGAGGTGAGTTTAATGAGCCTAAGCGTACTAGAAAATAAAATGAGAAACCACAACGAGCATGAATACTACAATATGAAAGAAACATTTACTTTCCATGGACACACTTATAGAAGTGAATTAAACTTTGCTTACTTAAATGGAAGGATAGATGAGATATTTTCTAAGTATAAACTGAAATATGATGAAAGTTATATTCTTCTTGATGAATTAAATGATAAGAATTTAAAGAAGTATATGAATAGAGTGGTTAGAGAATTACTCTATGATAATAATGAGGACATAGACAAGAGTAGAGATGTAATATATGATTTAGTAAATCTTTTAGATCATATAGTGTTTCTTCTAGATAGAGGAAGTAAGACATCTCTAGATATGAGTCTTATAAGTATCGCTCAATCTATTATAAAGGATCCGAAGATAGAAGAGTTTTTCTTTAGAGAATCCTTTAATGAAGAAATGACAGCAGATGAGATTTTTGACATAAGATTAAAAGAGATAGATGAAATGAGTAAACTGGATATACCTGGTATCAGTACTATGCTTCGTGCTGGTACCGGGGTTAAGTCTAACCAAATGTACAATATCTTTAGAGGATTAACATTTAGAACTAGGGTAAATAAAGTTGATGAAATATATCCTACTCTTCTTTATGATAGATGGATAGATGGGTTATCTAATCTAAAGAATCTCTACATAGAAAGTAACATAGCCAGAAAATCTATGTTGATGAATAAACAAAACATAGCTGATTCTGGTTCTCATAATAGAAAATCTAGTATACTTGCTCAAGATACAAGAATAACAGAGCAAGATTGTGGAACAAAGTATTTCCAATCTTATTTTGTAAAAGACAAAGCTATGCTAGATGCTCTAGAATATAAGTATAGAGTGACAGAAGACGGAACTCTAGCTGTCATAAGAAAAACAGATACACAATTAATAGGAACAGAGGTAAAGGTTAGATCTGTCCTTAGATGTTGTGCCAAAAATGGAGGAGTCTGTGCTACATGTTTTGGAGAACATGCTAAATGGAATATGAGCACAGAAGAATATAGTATGGATGTAGGTGTAGAATTCTCTAAAGCTATAAATGCAGCTATATCACAATTAGTGCTTTCATTTAAACATAATGCGTCTCCGTATCTTAAAAGAAGTAAAATAACAGTAGTCTCTGTAGATACTGGAGAAGTAATGGATAATAATCTATTTATGAAAAGGAAATTCAATATCATAGACATATTAGACAAGTATGAAGTATATTTCAATGAAGAAGATCTGTACACTAATAATAAAGGAGAATTCAAAATGATAGATGGAGAATTCGATGATAATAATATTATTAGAGTACATAAGTTCTTCTTAGTAGATAGAAATACGAACAAAGAGTACATCTTGTATGATGATAATGATGTCGACATGAAAGTACAGGGACCTCAGTTTAGTAGATTTAAACCATCTGAAGATAAGCGTAAGATCTACTTACAAAAAGATGATGTTATCACTCACATCTTAGTAAATGCTCATTCTACTATGAAATATAAAGAGATTATAGAATTATACAATATCGACACATCTAAAGTTAAATTAGATGGAGAAGATGATATTGATTATTTCATGGGGAGAGTTTTGGATTCTTCATTCTATGGGGAGAATATAACATCTTTAGAAGTTATATTTAAAAATAAGATAAAGGATCCAACATCGCTCAACGAGAGTAAATCTCCAGATTGGAAAAGTGACAATCCTCAATTTACTATTATGTCACTCGAGAAAGTCATAAATAGACAACGTAGTCTCTCTACTAGAATACCTGTCTATAAAGTACCAAATATGATTATAGATCCTTTCTATCACGACCCTAAGAATCTTATACCTTCAGCATATGATATGTTATTTGAGGATAAATATGCTGGATATGAACAAGAGGAAGAAGAGGAAGAGGTGTTCTAATAATGTATATAAAGAACACTATATCTGAATACGATATAGAACATGCAAACATAAGTGTTCTTTTCGCAAAAGGTATATTTGATAAAAAGGAATATGATAAGTTTGTAAAAATGGATAAGAAGACCAGAAATGTTAAAATTGGTCTTCTTATTAAAGAAAAGAAATTCATCTATGATATAATACAAGAAGGATTTAAAGAATACATAGAAGAATTTATACTACAAAATAAATTAGATCCTGAAAATAATATAGTGGAGATAAATCATGATGCCGTCTGGGTAACTGGTCGTATTCCAAAGAAGACTAAATTCGACAACATAGTATTCAGACAGAAACAAACTTATACATCTTATTATGGGATAAAGATAAAGGGAAATCTCTTTAAAATTTATATAAATACTATGACGGATGATTACGGTGTTAGAAATTTTACACCAAATAATATTGAAATATTTAATGAGATATTAGATATCCTCAGAGATTATGAATTTGAAGATAATGAAAAAGTGTATGAGAGATTACACGCTTTATTGAGAAGGAAAGTTCCTGATATCAACTATGAAAGAGAACTAATAATAGGTGTGAAAAATGAAACTATATTTAGAAAAATGATTAAGGATCTAATTTAGAAAGGAGAGAAAATACTTATGATAAACTGGATAGATGATAGGATTACTCTATTTCTTGAATCTGAAAAAGAAGAGATGTCCTTCGATATAAATCCAAGTATACTGCATCAGTATCTTTCTTATTATCCCGATGGGGAAAATAGAATACTAACAAAATTATCTATTATTCAAAATAGTAAAGGATTAAAAATATTGATTAAAAGAAATCCTAAGACAAATGAGTTATCTCAAATATTAGTTAAAAAGGAAATATCTAACAATGGCTAGAGATGTAAATATAACTAAATTTACAACATTCTGGAAGGTAGAAAAAATACCTAATGTTAGTTTCTATAAATTAACTAATTCTCTTTCTACAGAAGATTTCTTTACTAAAGAGAAGATTCCTTATGCTTATTTTGAAAATGATACTTGTTATAGATTTCCATTAATACCTGAAGAAAAGCTTTTAGGTATGTTTAACATAGACTGGTTAAAACCGGTAATATCTTCGGTTGCACCCTTTCCATATAAAAGAACCAATAGAGAGATATTAATGAAAAATCATCCTAAAGATGATGTACAGAAAGAGGTAATAGAAAAAGCTTTTAAAGCTCTTACTATAAATAAACAGAATAGAGTAATAATATCTCTTAAAACTGGTCAAGGAAAAACCTATGTGACCACGAATTTAATAGCTAGATTAGGTATTAAGACAATCATATTCGTTAAATCAATTACATTAAGAGATCAGTGGTATGATTCTTTTAAGAGACATACTAATCTGAGAGATATAATGGTCGTCACTAGATCTCAAGATTTAATAGATCTTTTAGATACTAATGAAAAAATAACTCCTGATGTAACAATCGTTGTACATAGAAGTATGCAGAATTTTATAGATGCTACTAGTGAAAAAGACTTAGGAAGATTATTTATAAAATTAGGTATAGGAATAAAAGTATACGATGAGTTTGATTTAGAAAATGCTTCTATGTTTAGAATAGATTGCAATACAGCTATAAGATGTAATATTTATCTTTCAGCGACTGATTTTAAAAGTGGTAAGACTGAAGATAGAATATTTAAAATGATATTTCATGAAGCTGTTAATATAGGAAAGGAATACGATCCTAAAGTACAAAGGAATGCTAAGTTCATATTATATAATAGTCATCCAAGTAAAGTAGAATTTGGAAGATTATATGTTTATGGACCTGAGGGACCTATATTTAGTTATCCTAAATTCCATGAATACGTTGTAAAAAAGAAAGCATATTATAATGCATTAGTAGATCTATGGGATACATTTATAAAGAATAGATATTATAATGAAGATAATACTCTGAAGACGGTATTCTTTATAGGTCGTATAAATACATCAGAAGAGTTTAAAAAAGACTTAATGGATATATCAGGACTTTCATCTAAAGATATAAGTATATTAAATAGTGAAACTGAAAAGAAATGGAGACCATGGGCTTTTAGTAAGAAATTAATAATAAGTACCAGTGATTCTTTAGGAAGAGGAGTTGATCTTAAAGGGTTAGATACTGTTGTTGATTTTGAAACTAGAAATAGTCTGAGTTCTACAACACAGGTTGTTGGTCGTGTTAGTAGAACAGGAATGAAAAATGTAGGAACTTATATCCAGTTTGTAGATGAGGGATTACCTATACCTCTTAAGAATTATACTACTAAATTACAATCAGGATTTTATAATGAGTTATTCACAAAAATAGAGGAGGAAAAATGGACGAACAAGGAAACAGGAGAAAATACTACGTAGTTACAACTAAAGATATGGAATTGTCATCATTTCTATTATATCCTTCTGTACCTAAAAATTGGTTTACAATTAATGGATGTGAGGATAGCAAAACACCCAGAGTCAGATTGTACCCAACTATAGAAGGTGCTTTAATGGCTAGGGAGAACATCAGTGAAGAAGATATATACTATGTCTTTGAAACTGAAAACGATAATATGGTTTTTAATCCTGAAACAAAATCTGTACCGACAGCTGATATCACAGGAGAACTGTGGTGTTTTCACCCTGTTGATCTAAAATATGTTAAACATGTTAGGGTTTCTAAATATGAGAAATTTCCTAGAATGGTAGACATAGAATATAAAAGAAGAAAGTTAAAAGTACCAATAAAAGTACCTATAATAAAATAATATTAGCTCCTGGGAAAACCCAGGAGCATTTATTTTAAGTTAGTTATTTTTATTTAGATATTATTATAACGTGGATAAGTATATAACTCATCCACGTAACATAAATAAATTTTGGAGATGTACATATGAAAAAAAAAGATGTACATAAATTTATGTTGTTGATTATAAAACTATAAAAAAATTTGAAGGAGATGATTATCTATGAAAAAGAGATCTGAAAAGAAAGTACTGTTAACTTATAATGAAAATGCGGCTATGAGTTTTCTATTACACATGTTTGTAGGAAGCAGAGAGGATAATGTACACGGTATAGCACATTTCGTGGAACACATGATTGCTACAGCATACAGAGACGAAGAAAAGATGCTGAAAGATGCCATCACCGATGCAGAAATGGGTTTCAATGCAGGAACAACAATTCATTGGACACAATATGGAATGAGAAATAATATCTCTACTCTTTACGATCTAAATGATATGATAACTTTAATAAGATTTATATCTCTTAGATTATATAGATTGATCAACGGAGATGTAACAGAAGACGAACTAAACAAAGAAAAGGCTATAGTTTTAAATGAAATAAAACTACAGTCAGAAAGAGCTAATAAAAATAGAGACATGCTCTTTCTACAGAAAGAAGGGTTACCTTTTAAAGGAACTCTAGGAACCGAAGAATCAGTTTCTTCTATATCTGCTGAAGATATAAAGAACTTCTTACAGGAACAATACAGAGTTAAAAATGCTTTTGTAGATATAACAGTTCCTAAAGACATACCAGAAGAAGATCTAGAAAAGATTATGTTTGAAATAAATAACAATTTACTAGCATCTATGGTAGACGACGGTGTTACTTATACATATATGGATCTGCAGAAGAAGATGGATATTCCTAATAAACCAGGTGATTTCCTATATGATAAACACGATTTCGATTCTATAGGAATCGTCGTAGATATGGATACACATATAGAAGATGCAGAGATATTTGATACATATCTTGGAAAATGGGTATTCAAACATATCAGAGAAAACCTAAGACTAGGATATGTTGCTTCGTTTGGGGATGCTCAAGCTGCTGGTGTAAATAAATATCAATTCTTCATTACAGCTGATAAATCTGAATTCCCTAAAATAAAGGAAGAAATAATTAAAAAATTAAATAACCTTTCTGAAGGCTTTAATTATGCTGAAGAAAAAAGAAATACAATAAAAAATGTTAGAAAAGTATTTGAAATTCTAGGAAATAAAAACCCAAGTTCTATAATGATGGTATCATTATTAGAAAGTATAGGTAATGCTAGAATATTTAATTACTTATACAACAGATACACTAACGATTTGATAACAGAAGAAAATAGACAAAAATACAATAGACCATATGATGTGTTCTTAGGTTGGTTAGAAAATACACCTGAGAATGATCTAGCAAGAATAGGAAGGGGGTGGAAATCTATAGATGAAATAGGAAAGGAAATGGCTAATTCTATAAAATACGTTATAACATATGCAGAAGAAAAGGAAGGAGACGAAAATAATGACTAAACTGGAAGAAAAGAAACAGGAATTAAAAGAAGAAAAAATAAATCTAGAAAGAGCTCAGGGTGAACTCCTGAGACTCTTATCCAGAGATAAAGAATTAGAAAAAGAAATAGAATCTCTTAAAGCAAAGAGAAAAGCTAAAGAGAAAGAGATAAATAGACTTTCCAGAGAATGTGAGGGTATATCAATGTCTATATCCTTTATAGAGAGTTATATAGAGGATTTAGAAAAGGAGGAAAAATAAATGGTGGATGACATAATTGAATTAATCAAAGATGGAAATCTATCTTTAAAAGACTTATTAAAAATAAAACAAGTCATCGAAGATAAGATAGATGAAGAAGAGTATAAGGAATTTATAGATGAGGAGGGATTGTAATGGCACTAATAATTATTGTGTCTGCTTTCACTTGGTTAACGGTAGATTATGTAAAAACATTAAATAGAATGTATGAAAGAAAGAGACTGTTAAAAGAACATTTCAAGAGAAAGGAAAACTCTTGGAAAAACTACTCTAACTAAATTATTAAGGAGGTATTTTTATGTCTTTAGAAGCTAGAATAGAGTACTATCTAGAATTAGATCCTACATTATCTTATGAAGAAGCCTTGGAGTTAGTTCTTCAAGAAGACGAAGACGATGATATCATCTATTTAGATGATTATGTTGATTGGTGGGATGAATACGAAGAAGAGCTAGATGATTTTGATGATCTAGAAGAAGGAGATGATTATTTATGTTATATGGCGGTTTAATAAGAATAATAGCATGTGTACTTATAGGATTATACCTTGGTATACTAGTTAGTAAAATGAATAATAAAAAATAGGAGGAGATAAATATGAATAAATTAGTAATATCCGTAAAGGATTTCTTCAAGATGTTTAAGAAAGACAAAACTGAAACTCTTAATCTAGAGAGTATAAATAGACAAATAGATGAAATATCAGAACAAATAACAGTGGCTGAAGAATTAGAGCAGGACATTCTTCAGGAGAAGTTAAAATTTATTAAAAGAATATTAATAAAGGAAAGGGATATTCTTGAATCAGGAGTTGTAGATGGAAGATATATCTACTTATCTGACTTAAGAAAATATATAACTTCTGTGGAAGGAAAACAAACAGCTACTATCGAGTTAAGTAATTTTGATAGAGTCATTCCTTTAGAAAGTGCTAAGAAAATAAAAGAAGTCAAAGATGAAAAAATCTTTGACAAAATCCTAATAGTATATAACCCTCCTATCATAGACGGAGTTAAAGAACATTCTACTTCAGAGAAAGCTATAATAGAAGATAAAGTAGCTAGAAGAGATCCGATTGCATTCGGATACTTCAGACATGAATATTTCTTAAAAGGAAGTACAGCTTTCGCTGATACTGTACGAAGAGATATTAAGGTTACAGATTTCTCCGATAAGTTATATTATATAACAGATTGGGAAGATGAATTCTGTGATCTTTCATTATCTAAAGTGATATCAGCTATAGCTGGATTAGATGACACGGTTGTTGAAGCTACTATACCAGCTGTAGATGATATAGACGAAGTAGAAAAGGTAGAAGAATAATGTTACCAGATAGATACCCAGATATAAAAGTAATAAGAAATTTAGAAGAAGAATATTTTGAAATAGATCTATCTGAGGACAATATATTAACACATCATTTCTTGAGATTATGGGATCTCTATAATAGACATGGAGATGACAGCAAGTTAATATACAGTAATTCTAAAAATAGTGTCTTTAGACATTTATTTTCTGTACAAACAACAGGGGACACAGATGGAGAATTATTCATGATGTTAAACACCAGTAACGTAATACCTATATTAGAGTATACAAACAGTTGTCACTGTTGTGGTATATCACTTGATATAATATCTCATATTGGGTATTTATGTGAGAGATGTATAGACAGATTAGGAGAGACAAATGAACACGATGATTCTCATTTAATGTTTCCTAATGAAGAACTAGAAGTAGAAGAATTGGAAGTAGAACCTGTGATCCTCCCTTAATTGGGAGGATTCTTTTTTTTTTGATTATATATTATTTAAATGTAGATATGGATGAGACATTTCTCTATAAACATTAGGTCCATATCATAGGAGGATAAAATGAAAATAACAACTTTAAACACTGAAAGTTTTGAAATTATTATGGGAGTGACAGCTGGTTACTTCCATAATAATGAAAATGAGAATAAGGAGGTGGAATTCCGTGCTGACTACCAGAAAATAGCTGGAGAGACCTTCGATGAATGCGGAATCTACGTCTCCGCAATAATCACGTCGGGAGACGTGATCTATCATCAAGACTGGGGATGTCCAGTTGGAGGTGAAAAGGTATTCATCATAAAGGGGGGAAAGAAATCCTCTCTTTATGGGGGACCCTGAAAGATACAGAAAAATAGTGGAGGAAATAACTCAAAGATTAATGAGTAAGTACGAGCAAACTACTTGCTCATTAACTTGGAAGGAGGTAACATTTAGTTACTTCCAAAGCCAAGAATAAATAAATCCCCAATTAAGGGGATTTATTTTTTTCCTATAAAAATGAACTTTTTCTTTATAACTTAATATATAGGAGGAATCACAATGAAACTAAAGGAAAAAGGTAAGTACAGAATACAATTGTTTTCTACTTTAGATGATAATAGATATGTCTGTACTAAGTTAAACATAGTGAGAAATACACTAGGAATGTACTCTATAAACACTAATTTTTTTATTACTAATCCAGATACTGAAGAAGGAATACCAACACCAATAGAAGAATGTAATTATTACCAGAATAATATTCCAGCTAATAAAATAGATCATTATATAGCTACAGTAGCATATACATTGGTACACGAACATTTACCTGCTCAAGCTGATATAACTAATATATTAATAAGATTTGATAAAGCTGTTCTTTCTTCTAATTCTATAGAAGAATTAATAGAAAATCTAAAGAGTGATGGATTTCAATCTGATACTGTTTATCTAATAACAAAGGAAGTTGATACATTAGGAAGAACATACTATGTGCATAATGATTTGAAAAAACCTAAATTCACTACTGGGAATTCTATAGCTGATAGAATAATGAATGAAGTATATACTGAGTTGAATGAAAAACTCAAGACATTGAAGAAAGAAACACCAACAGAGGAAGAAAAAGAATATATAATAAAATATGTAGGAGGAGAAAATGAAACTAACTAAAAAAATACTGGATGTTACTACACCGAATGTAGTTGAAAATGATTTACTATTTATTACAGCTGTATTATCTAAAATAGATGATGTAGTTAGTAAGACGTATGGACCGAAAGCAGGATATGTAGCTATGGTAGATAATACTGAGAATGCTACTGGGTACTCTTATACAAAAGATGGTATGGCTACATTAGATAATCTTAAATTTGCTAGAGCTACAGAAAACGATCTAGCTAAATTAGTTACTAACTTAGCATACGAAATTAAGAATACATCAGGAGATGGTAGTACAACTGCAGCTAAGGTTCTATTTGAATTAGTAAAGAATTGTACTGAGTACTTGTTAGAACCATCTGTTTCAGACAGAGACAAAAGCAATTTCAGAATTCACACACCAAAAGGTGTAGAATTGTTAATAACTAAATTAGAAAAATATTTAAATAAAGAAAATAATAAAAATATAAAGGGTGGTACTACCCAAGATATGATTGATGGTGCTTATGTCTCTCTTAATAATGATGTTGAATTATTGAAACCTATGGAAGAATTGATATACTATTTAGAAGAAAAGAAAGCACCTATAGATGAGACATTGAGAATAGACGCATTTACTTCTAGAGGAAATAAAACTAAGATAGAGAAGAAACCTGGATACATGTTAGGTGGAGCACAAAGGTTCTCTATTAATAGAGGAAGAGAAGTTATAGAGAATGCTAAACTAATAATGTTGGATCTAAATATAACAGCAGATATGTTGAAATTTATAATCACAGACATAATGTCTTTAGCAGAAAGTAATATAAATAAAGATAATATCGTCTTCCTATTAAGAGATATAGATCATGATGCACAAGTATATCTAGACAATATACAAAAACAAGTTAAAGAGAACAATTTTTCAATCAATTTTGATTTCATAGTTCCTACAACTACTCCAAGTAGAATAGAAACTATGAAGAAAGATTTATCTTATTTAACTAATACAGAAGTTATCTTATTTGATCAGTCTATGTTAGAAAAGAGAACTGAGATACCTAAATTTGTAGACGCTAATGGTAATATAAGAGAAGGTGATGATATAGATAATTTCGAGAATATAGGGTTAGTAAAATGGACTGCTGAGTTTAAAAGAAATCAAGCTGGACAAATTACTTCTAGAAATTATCAATATGGATTTAATAAATTTAAAGCTCTATTTGAGAAACAAATGGAGAAGGGTAAATATATTAATGTATCTAGATTAGAGGGTGCAGGACTATGTTTATCATTATCAGATGGAGAAATTCCTACAGAAGCTTTTAATAATTATTACGCAGATTTATTAGAACAATCTAAGAGTGATAATGAAGATTCTGCAAGAGATGCTAAAGAAAGACTCTATTTCTTAAATGATAATATGTATGTAATCAACGTGGCTACTAGAAAATACGACGGAGACAGAATTAGACATGCTTACAGAGATGCTACTAAAGCAGTAACATCTATAGCTCGTTATGGATATCATCAAGGAGGATCTGTAGGATTATTCATGTCATTAAAAGAAATAACTTCTGAAATGGGAAATGAGTATCTTATAATTCAAGAAAAATTATCAGAATTATCATCAGTAGAAGAAGATAATAGAGATGATTCTTGGTATAGATCTTATTCTAGATTAATCAATGAAATAGATACTTATAAGAATGCTATTTCTCTATCTGTTATTTTAAATACATCTGTAGGAAATCTAGTTAAAACTTTACTTAATGATATAACTAATGATAAGTACGCTAATATTGAAGAACTAAATATACTAGATGAAGCTATTAAGAATAGAGATATAATTCCTGAAAAACATATATTTTGTAATAGTAGAGTAATATCTCCTGTAGAAACAGATTTAGTTTTAACTAGAATGGCTTTATTCCAGTTTAGTAATTTATTCTCTTCTTTATATATAGAATATAGTGATAATATGGATGTAGCTTATTTCGAAAAGGTTACAGAGGATATTAAAGCTAATATGAGATTAGCTGGATATAAGTTTGAAGGTGATGAAGAAGAAGTATTGGAACTGAATAAAGAGAATGTAGGTAAAGTATTAGAAGAAGCAGGATTTAAAGATGTACCAATACATGATTTCCATGAGAAAGCAGAACGTGCTGGAAAGTTAATAGATGAATATGGGAACGAAATTAAGTTACCCGAGGTTCCAGTGGAAGAAGCTGTCCCAGAACCTATTAAACCTCCTAGAAAAGTTAAAGTCATATTTCCAGACGATCCTATTGAAAAAATAACAGAAGAACCTACTGAAATAATATATAAGAATCCTATACTTGTTAATATATCTGAAGAACAACTGGAAAAGATGGTTAATAGTATGATACCAGGGGAATATAAAATACCAGATAATGTCATCTATAATATTAGGAAAGAAGATGATTCAATACCACCTATAGAACATGGAAAAGTTACTGTTCCTACTGAGATGCCAGAATACATGAGAGTAACTTATCCAGATAATAATGACAAATCAGAATTTATAGCTACTAGTGAATCTAATCCAGTAATTAATCCAGCTAATGATTCTGTATTAAATCATGAATCGTTAGTTTCTGTAGGAGATAAAAATGGACCTAAATTACCTCCTGTTAATATGAATAAATATGCAGGACCAGTTACTGAAGATGTAGTACAAGATGGGCAAGTCATGAATCCTAACCATCCAGCTTATAAAGGACCAGAACAACAAGTACAAACTAAACCTAGATTGAGTAATACTATAAGTCCTGAGCAACAAGCTATAATAGATTTAGCTAAGAAAAGAGAAACTGAAATAGCTAATATAGAAAAGGATATGGACGAATTTAATAAAATGGCTTATATGACTCAAGGTCCTATAGGATATACAGTAATACCAGATAAAGAAGGAAATCTTCCAGACTGGTATGGACAAGTTTATAAACCACAACATACTCAAACCACAGAAGAGAAAAAAGAACCTGATTTCATTGTAGAAGATTTGAGTAATGTTAGAAAAAGTTTAATATAATAATTATCCCTCCCATTGTGGGAGGGAATTATTTAAGAAAATTACAATTATATATCATTCTAGTGTAAACATAGATAGGAATACCTTATAAACATTACGGTCTATGTAATAGGAGGATTACTATGAAATTTAATGAATTTAAAAACATGATGAAAGTGTTTGGGGTGATAGCTTCAACAGAAGTGATCGAAATAGAAAGAGGGAAATTCGATGAAGAACAACTTTATCTAGATAATATCATTTTTAACAAAGTACCTTTTTCATCAAACTGTCCTGAAAAAATAAATTTTCCTGAATGGATAAAGTTGAATATTCTAGAAATACTAGAAGAAATTTTAGGAGATGAGTTTAATTTTGAAAAGGTCAGAGAAATAGTTCATTGTCCTTGGTCATTTCAAAAGATAGAACATGGAGAAGGAAAATATTATGGATTTGGATTAGGTTACTCTTGTGTACTAGAGTCAAGTCCTATAGATTCATATAATTCGGTATACATAGAAATAATTAATCGAAGACATAATAGAGACTATTATAGGATGACTCTTGAATATTTAGATGATAGGAAGATTATCTATATTCCAACTGATGATTTCATATATAATAAAGAAATCAAGGAAGTATTTCCTATATAAAGAGAATATTTGCAATTAAAATATTCTACTTATATAATATATAAGTAGATAAGATAATAGAAAGATATGGATGAGACATTTCTCTATAAACATTAGGTCCATATCAATAAGGAGAGATTATGAAATTTAATGAATTAAAAAATATGTTAATATCTTTCGGTGATATTGTATTCACCGAAGAAATCAGAATCAGAAGAGCAGACATGATATCCGATAGCTATCCGAAAGGTATAGTCTATAGTAATATCCCAGGTTCATTTAGTGACAGACATATCTTTAATTTCCCAGAGTGGATAAAAATCCATACTCTGGAAGCTTTAGAAGATATGTTAAGGGAACAGTTTAAACTGGATAAAATAAGACCAGCTACAAATTGTTTCTGGACATATAAAAAGATAAAACCAAAAGAGGGGAGGTATGAAGAATACGGTCTGGGAGAATCCTGTATTTTAGAAAATATTCCAGCCTATGACAAGGATAAACTGAATATAGAAATAATCAACGCTCGTCTCTGTGTTGATTATTATCGTTTCACAGTAAAATATAAAGGAAAGAAAAAAGTTTATTTTGTACCTCGTGACGGGGTATATAATAAAGAACTAAGAGAAGTTTTCCCTATATAGGGAACTTCTTTTTTTTTCATCTCAAAGTAACGAAAACAGCTTTTTATCAAATAAAACAAGGAGGTTTCTACTATGGAAACTAAATTAGAAATTGTGAAAAAACGCTTAGAATCTTTAGAATGGGAACTAAAACAATTGAAAAACGCCATATATGATTTAGAATCAAATGACAGAAAAGAAGAACCTATTGTAGAGAAAGAAGTAGAGGAAATAACTGATAACAAAGATTATGATAGTGTATATAAAATAACTAATAAAGCTAAGGAACAAATGTTAGATTATATATACTTAGTAGAGGGGGGTTATTTTAATCACCCTAATGATCCAGGAGGACCTACTAATTATGGAATAACTTGGCAAGATGCTAGAGATGAGTTAGGATATACAGGAGATATGAAGAACTTTACTAGAGGACAGGCTACAACTATATATCTTAATAAGTATTATTTAAGAAATAAATTGTTCAATATAAAGGATACTAGAGTTATGATCTGTATATTTGACTTATGTGTTCACTCAGGAACAGGAGGAAAACTAGTAGCTCAAAGAACTGTTAATGCTTTAGCTGGAGAAAAGATACTCAGTGAAGATTCTATATTAGGTCCTTTATCTTTTGAAGCTATAAATAAATGTGAACCTAAAGCTTTCGTAGAAAAATATTGTGAACTACAAAGAGAATTCTACGATAGACTGATAGCAAGACGTCCTCAATTTTATGACTTTAAAGATGGATGGAATAATAGAGTAACTAAAAAATTAAAGTATTTGAATAGTCTATAATTTATGAAAGGGGGTTTTACGAATGCCTTTAAATTCAGATACTAAGCGTATAAAAGATAGGAGATTAGTACTTTTACAATTTCCTGAGTATAAAACTGATGCGTCAGCTCTTATAGAAGCTGATATATACTATAATAACATACCTACTCTTATAATAACATCTTCTGGAAAGACAATAGATATAGCAGATTATCTTACTAGAAGTGATTTTAGAGATTATTACTTTTCTATAGTTAATGAGAAGAAGTTTGCAGAAAGAATAGCTAAATATTCTACAACAGAACAGATGGATCAAAAATTAAAATCTATAAGAGATAATTATGTTACCAATAGTGATTTAAATATTTATAAAAGTGAAATAGAAGAGAAACATAAGAAGATCAATTCTGATATATCAGATATCACTGGTAGATATAATGATTTTATAGGAACTACTCTTCCTACGTTAACAACTAACAGTCAGCTTTCATCAACGTTAGAAAACTATGTCACTAAAGAAAACCAGACTAGTACGCTTTTAAATTATTTAACTATTTCTGATTATAATACTAATATAGCTAATTACTTTACTAAAGATGAAGTAAATAATATAAAAGATACTATAAATACTAGTATAAATAATGTCAACAAAAGATTTGAAAACTACACTACTACAATAGATTTTAATAATGAACTAAATAAGAAAATGAATTCTACTCTAGTAGAAAGTAAACTTTCTCAATTAGATACTGATATAAAAGCTAATATAGCTGAGAATTATTATAATAAGACCCAGATAGATAGTATAAAAAGTGATCTAACACAGAGTACCTCGTCTTCTTTAGAAAACTATGTTACTAAAAGTTATTTTCAAACAGAAAGAGATAAACTTTATTCTTCTGAAGAAGTAGATAACTTAGTTAAAGATATAAAGGATACTCATTATACTAAGAGTGAAGAAGATGAAAAACATAACAGACTTAAACATGAATTAGATGAGTACAAAGCAATTGGTCATACATCTCATCAAGAAGTTAAAGATTATATTAAAGAAAATAATAAATCTTATAACACAAAAGAAGAGATAAAAACTATAAAACAAGGATTAGATGATAAAATAGATACAAAATTGAGTGAGGAGAATTTCAATACTTTTGTATCTTCTAATACATCTACTATAAATGATATTAAAAAAACAGCATCTGATTTTAAAGAAGCTTATGATAATCATATTATAAATTTCAATAATAAGACAGTCGAATATGATAATAAACTGGGAGAAAGATACACTAAAGATGAGATATCAGAGTTAATGAAATCTTATTATAAGAAAAGTGAAATTGATTTACAAAATAACACGTTCACAACATCTATTAGTGGTCTCACTAGTGATCTATCTAATTTATCTGGTAAAGTTAATACATTATCTTCTAATAAATTAGATAAAAACATATTCGACGCTCTTGATAATGATACTTATAGAAAATCTGAAGTTGATACTAAAATAAAGTCTGTTAATGCTTATAATAAACCTGAGATGGATAAGAAATTAAAAGATATTACAGACAATGTATCTGGTATATCATCTTCTTTATCTAATTTAGAAACTAATGTTGGAAGAATGTATACCAACACAATACTCGATACTAAATTCTTAACCCATAAAACGCTTTTAGATGATTATGGAGGTAAGATAACAGCCCTACAAAATAATACTGTGTCTAAATCAGTTTATGATGAAAATAATAAAAAGATAGAATTAGGATTCAGCTCAGTTTATAATAAGAGTCAAATATCTGTATTATTTAACGAGAACAATAAAAACTTTTACAATAAAGAAGAGACTAACACGTTAGCTAATAATAAGATAGCTGATTATGATAGAGGTATACGAAATTTTATAGATACTAATTTAAATTCTAGATTAGTTTCTTATGTAACAACAAGTGCTTTCGAGACTTATAAAACTGATACAGCTACTAAAACTGAGTTATCAGAAAAGATATCTGATTTAGAAGAAAAAACATACACTAGGGAACAGGTTGATCTTATAAAAACCGGTCTTATTTCTGGGTATAAATCTTATACAGATGATAAAGTGTCTTCTGAATTAAATAAATATACTACGGAAACAGTTAATGAAAAGATAAAAGGATTTATAAATAATACGGATGCTAAAAATCTATTTGATGAAAGAATAAATGGATATGTAACTAAAGAGACATTCTATGACCGTCTTAACAAATTACCTTCTTCCGATGATTTAGATAGCAGTATAGACACTAAGATGGGTGAACTTATTCATACAGTTAGACATTTGATTTCGGACGATGTTAATACTCAAATAAATAAATTCTATGATTATGTTATAGAAAATAAGAAGTTGAGTTACAGTAGATTAAAGTTAGATAGTTTATTTAAGAATTTTGCTGACAGAAATCTGAGTCAGTTAAGATATAAATATACATTAGAAAAAATAGATAAACTTAGTAAAAGATTTATAAATTATTTTACTAAAGATGAAATAGATTCTAAATTTAATTTCTATTTTGAAAGAGTAAATATAGCAGATGCTACTTTATATTATACTGCAGAACAAACAGAAAGAATGTTAGCTGGAAAAGTAGATACCAATGTATTTAGATTATTTACTGAAAACGTTTATAGCAAGACTCATATAGATACAACAATGGATGGAAAGGTTAATGTTACTGTATATAATACAGCTATACAAGGGTTAACAACTAGAGTTAGTACTTTAGAATCTAACTATAATAGTGTAAATACATCTATTAGTACATTAACATCTAATGTAAATAGTAAAATTTCTACTCTAGAAACTCAGATAACAGAAAACAAAAGTAAGAATACTGAAGTTACAACTGAGATATCTGGTAAATTAACAGAAGTAGAAAAGAAAGTAGAGAAATTTAAAACAGAAGAACAGATAAGAGACATAATAACATCTAGTATCAGAGGAAAATTAGATACTTCCACCTACGATGTAGATAAAGCTTCTTTTGTTACTACTAGTAAACTCTCTTCAGAAATTAGAAGTATAAAAGATGATAGTTATACTAGAGCTATTATAGATGGTAAAATATCTACTGTAGATGGAAAGATAAAAAGTGAATCTGAAATTAACTCTATGATAGATGATAAACTTAGTACTTTCTCCAGTAGTAGTGATGTAGAGAATAAAATAGAGTCTAAAATTAATGAAAGTAAAGCTAACCTTTTATTAACTATAGAACAGAGTACGAATGAGAAATTATTACCTTATGCAAAAACAGAATACATCACTAGTAATTATATATCAAAAGATACTATGAGTACAAAGGAAACAGATTTTAATAGAAAAGTAGATGATGCTAAAACCGAGATTCTAGGTAAGGTAACTGAATTAAAGAATAAAGTTGGTACAGAGTATTTGAAACTTTCTGGTGGGGAATTATCTGGTCCTTTAAAGATACAGAAATTCAAAATAAGTGATGAAGGTGTTATATATGATAATAATCCTTTATTAGTATTTAAGACAGGTTCTAGAGATGAAGTTTCTATAAAGTATTCTGAATTAGGACATACTGATCTTGATAGTGTTAGAGTAGTATCTAAAGATGGATTATATCATTATAAAAACGGAGAAGACTATAAATTTATAACAGAAGAAACATTTAATCCATTTAAAAATAGTGTCTATTTAAAAACGGATATAGATAGTAAATTAAATGATAAAGTTGATACAACAGTTTATACAGAAGGAATAAAAGATATAAAAGATAATTATGTAAAAACAGATACTCTTACATCTAATATATCTGATTTAACTTCTAAGATAAATGAAAGATATACTAAATCTGAGATAAATAAACATGTAGAAGATAACTATCTTAAAATAAACGTATTTGAAACATTTAAAACTAATAATAAGATAGAGTATGAAAAACATGTAAAAGATAAAGTGAAAGAAGCATCCGATACATTAACTTCGTCTATATCTTCTTTAACAACAACTGTTACACAAAACAAAAGTACAGTTGATAGCTCTCTTTCTACTTTGAATACTAAGATAGAGCAGTGTACAACGAATTATACTAGTCTATTAGATGGTAAAGTTAGTACTGGTGTATTTAACATTTTTAAAAATACAGTCTACACTAAAACTGAATCTGATAAAACAACGGACGAGATTAAGAAACTGATAAAGGAATCTGAGAAGAAAGTAACTAAATTAGAAAGTGATATTCCAACTTTAACATCTGGAAAACTAGATAAGAGTATATTTAACGAATTTAAAACTACAGTAAATACTAAAGATGAAATATCTACTATAAAGACAGCTCTAGAAGAAAAGATAGACTCTAAAGTAGATACTACTAATATATCTAATGTACTAAGATATGGAAGTCAGAACAACTATATTGGAAAATCATTACATATAGAAGAAATAGTACATAAGGGAGAAACTTCTAATTTTAAGCTTAATACGTCTGGGTTACATTATAGTGTCGATAGAAGTACTTGGTATCCCATTATAAGTTATCAGAATATTTCAGAAGGAATCTTATTTCCTAAAGGAGTAACGAGAGATCCTTCTTGGAGTGGATATGACATTGCTGATACATTAGTATTAGGAAAAGATAATACTAAATCTTTATTATTAGGAGAGGTATTTCTAAAATCTAAATATACTATCGACTCTTATGGTACTTATAGTGGATTAATAAATGAATCTGATATAAACTTTCTTATAGATAAGAAAGTATCAGATGCTGCTGGAAAAGTTACAACCCTCAGTACTAGTGTAGAAAATCTTACTAGAGATAACACTGTTATAAAGGAATCTATAACTAATCTAAGTAATGATAAACTAAATGCTTCTACATTTAGAACTGAGATAGCTAATTATCTAACTACAAGTGCATTTGATTCTGCTATGACAGTTAAAGATAGTCAGAATTCAAATACCTTTGCTAGACGAACTTCTGTGGATTCAATCGAGAATGATATTAGAAATATGAGATCTCAAATTAGTAATATGAATTTCTATCAACTAAAACAGGAAATGAATCGATGGTTCCAAGAAGAATTATCTAGATTAGTAGGAGATATAGCTAATGTATTAAATAAAATAAATGGAGATGTATAGATATGACAGGAGATTTAGAAAGAAAGTTAGTTTACTTAGGAAAAATGAAAAAGAAAATAATTGAAAACTTTAATAAAGTTGGTATACTATTACCAGAAAACGCTACTTGGAAACAAATGGCAAACGCCTCTATTTACTTTAGACAGAGGCGTCCTTTTTTGTCTGATAATAATCTAGGAGTAGTAGACGGTATGTCTCTTCCAATAGAAGAAAAGAATTTTCAAAGTAATGTAAAAAATAGTTATAATCCAGAATATAAGTATCCTATTAATATAAATAAATTGACTGATTTATCGTTAATAGATATAGATTCTGAGAAGTTTGACTTTAATATAGCTCTCTGTGTAATGTTCTTTTTTTACAGAGATCATACGAGAGTTTTATTAGAATCTAAATCCGGGTCTGATTTTTATATCGTTAGAAGTAAAACAAATAATGAAAGATTTTCATTGAATATTCTTCGAGAAACTAGATCCTTAACATATCCAAATTATTGGGATATATCAGAATGTACTTTATCAGATCCTTCTGAAAAAATACCAGGTACAACCAATATGTCTTCTTATAAAATTGCGACTTATGATAATACTAAAAAAGGTCCTATGTTAAAGATAAAAAGTAATATGAGTGTATTCAATATAACTATAGGACGAAGACAGAGAAGATCCTTTACTTATAGTTGTTATATAAAGGCAGATAGAGAAACTACTGCTACATTTAAAATAACAGATGTATCAGATCAAGTATTACAGGGAAAAACACTCTATCCTAAGACAAAAAATATAAAGGTTTCTACAGAGTGGAAAAGAGTATTTATTCATATTACTGTTAATGGACCTAAAGAAATGAATACAGAAGATAACGTCGTACCTATAAGTCCACATATAGTCTGTAAAGAAGGAACGTTAAATATTGCTCTCCCTATGTTAACCTCTGGACATAGAAATATACCCTATTATGATGTACAGTATAACCTAATTGACGATGATTTCGGTAATTGGATACTAAGTATTTTAAATAGAGACAAGAAAAAAGAGTTTTTTACTTTTCTAGATAAAATAAACCCATACATGATAGAAGATGATAAACTGTTATCTGATGTAAAGATATGGGAGAAGATAGATAAATTTAAGAAAAATAAAGCTACAGAAATATACAATTGGTGTAATAACTTAACTAAAGATGTAGTGGATTCTATAAAGAGTAATACTGTGTTAGTAGCAGCTAGAAAAGGATTATCAAAGGATATAGTTTATTACAGAGAATTTAAACCTAAAAAAGATCGATATATTCCTAATCCGTATATGGGTTATATAAAGGATTCTAGAGATATTGTCAACAACGATGAAGATGATGAAGAAATAACAACTACTATACTTAGAATGACGGTTAAAGATACAATAGACGATAACTCTAATACGCAAGTACAAACATGGGAGAATAGCTATAGATGGGAAACAGAAATTTCCTATTTTAGACATCCTTATATAGAGAATAGAGATAGAATGATAAGACCATCCTTTAACGAGATTAAAAAACAAGATCTTTTTCCTAGTACTTATTACAACAATGACAGGGTTATAGGTCCATATTATAAGAACGGTGAAAGAGGATATTGTCCCAATTATGAGGTATTTTCTTTGTTATTTGACTCATTTTTTGAAAATATGAAAAAATATAGATATAATGATGGAGGAATAAATTATCTACCATTAAAAGGTGGAGAAGATGGATGGTTTAATGGGTACAACGATGCATTCGGTAATAGACCAGGAAACGAAAGAGTTGGGGAATTACATCATGTTTCCGGTAGTATACTATATGCGTACCATAAAAAATTACTTGAGAATACAGAGAGAAATTCTGTAATTCTTCATAATGAGTATGAAATATCTGATAGATGGAATGATCGTGTATCAACATCAGGAATTATCGATCGAAACACAGCAGCTAAAATTACAGATAGAATGTATAATCTAAATAATAATGATGATAAAGGTATAAATATAGGTCTATTAGATGATAAAAAGAAATACGCTTACGAAAGAGATATATATGATGAATTATCAACTAAAACTGAGTATGAGTTAAACTTTTTTTTCGATAGATTAAAAAACAGTAATCTGAGATTTTTATACGGGAATAATATTCCTAATAAAAATAAAAAAGAAGAAATGTATTGGAAGTTTCTTGAATGTATAGGATATAGGATACATATGAAGGATATCAGTATAAGATCATATTTAGATAGAGAAATAAATGGAAGAAAAACTGGGCAACATTACTTAGTGACGATTTCTTTAGAAAATAGAGGAAGTTCTATATTTTATGGATTATTTAGAAAAAAGACAAACGAGTTTTATAATTATAATAAAATATATAAGGATAGAACTAATATAGATGAGCTTCTTTATGACTCTATATCAGGAACTCCAAATATAGATTATGGATATATAACTATAAAACCTAAAGAAACTATAAAGATTACACTGGAATTACCAACAGCAAATATTACATCAACTATTGGGGTTAGATCCTTTTTCCAACTAAACGAAATGTATTCCAATAGACCTATAACATTTGATAATGAGGAATTCAATAAGTTTCCGGTTATAACAGTAGCAGATGAAAATCTTGATAATCTGGTATAGAAAGAAGGTTATATGGAAGAAAAGAAAAAAGAAATAATAACCAAATTGGAAAAAGTTTTAGATTATAAAAATATAATAGAACAGAATGTAACAGAAGGTTTACCCGATCCTAATAAATCAGGATATAAGAATAATCCGTATAAAGACTATAATTCATTATCTTTAGAAACTATAGCTAAATTTATAGAAGAAATGGACATAGTAGTTGGACAGTATGGAATAGTTAAAAATGATAGTTTAGAAAAATTAAAAACGAGAGCAACTAGAGAAATAACCAACTTATCTTTACCTAGATTAAGAGCAAAGGATGAGCTTCAGATTTTATCTATTGTATGTAAAGTTAGTTCTAATTCAATTATGAATGATATACTACCAGTATTAGAGGTTTCTAAAGACGAAAATTATATAAGGAATAAAAAGAAATATAGGTTTACTAAAAGAGTTATATCTGAAAATTTAATCGAATATAAATGTGATATCACCTTTGAAAGAATAAATGAGTATAGTACTGTGAAATTATCTTTTTTTCTACTATACAGCAACGAAGTTATACTAGAAAAGGAAGTACAGAAAAATGTCTATTTATATGATGAATCTGTAGTATGGCTTCACTGTGATTTACCCTCTGTCCCTACTTTCAATACTCCTAATGATTTTTTTGAGTATCAGAGAAGTTTTACATTTAGACCTCCCTTTAGAGTTATCCATTATCATTTTAGAGATGGAGAACTTAAAAATCCAAGATATATGTACCTAATGGACGATAGTTACATGATTAAATTCGTAAACGATCTGTCAGAGAAGAAAGAATTAGGAAGTAATGGTGATAGAGAAACTACGTCTTCTTTTGAAAATGGAAGAGTAACACCAAGTATTTCAGCTTTATTTAAAACTCAAGGTGATATGGTGAGTTATCCGGAATTTATATATGAAAAAAGAGATAATCAGTATTATGGTTCACCGGATAAATACATAGAACCCTTTTATATCTTCTTTAGTGATAATTTATACAATATTGGACAATCAATGTATAGTATTCCTAAAGGAGAGATATCTCAATTTACTAGATTTAATTTTAAATATGATCTCCCGACTGGACAGAGTTATAGTAGTATAGAAAACCACGGATATCTTCCTTATGCTAAAGTATCTGAAACTAGAACATTGTATGATAATCTAAATATAAAATTAATAAACATAAAGAGAGCAGAAGGTGGAACAGCTTCTAAATTTACATTTAAACCTCTAGGAGCTTATAACGAGTATATAAAAAGATTTATGTTCGATATGACATATTGTAATCCTGGAAGTGGAAGAGAAAATGATACATTAAGGGGAAATGAAGTACTCTCCTTAGATGAAAATTCAGAAACTTACGAAGCTTATACTCGAAGTTATTTTCATGCTATCCAGAATTTAAGAAATAACTTTAATTTAAATTTGGTAATGAATCAATATGTTGCAGCTTCAAAATATCCCAGAAATAAACAACACGAGTTTGCTGGATTTTTAAATGAGTACACTATGGTTATTTTCTTTGTAAAGGATATCTTTGTTAATAAAGATATGAAAAATAAGGATTTTATATTTGATAAAATATCATCCTCTACTTATGTAGAAAGTGGAAGAAACAGAGGACAACATCTTTATTACTTTAGCGTAAAAGAAGATTTCAATTTAATTGGAAAAGCAGCATCTCTGAATTCTTTTGATTATTCGGTATTCGCTTATGCTCACGAAATGTTATATAGACCTAATCATCCAATGGCACAGAAATGTCCATTCTCAGCATTAGTATTTGTTGTGGATAGAATTACCGCAGATAAGTTAGCATCAGATGAAAATTTTTATGTAACAAAATAGAAAGGAGAAGATTATATTGATTAAGAAGATAGATTCTATAATGACAGTTTACGGTGATTATATTATAATAGGAGCCGTAATATTATTTATATTATTACTTTATATAAAATATGTAAATAAGAGAATTAGAAAATTAGCATTTAAAGGTATTCCAAAAGCAGAAGAAGGTTCTATAATAAATTCATTAAAACCTTCTTTATACAAATGGGTAGATAACTTTGATAAAAAAGAATATGATCAAAGAATGGTGGAAGTTATAGCATATATAATACAATATGTACCGGTATTAAAGATTATACCTAGAGGAGCAGTTACTAAATATGTGTCTATAATTGTACAAAAAGTTTTCGATAATCTAAAGGCTTCTTTAGATGTACAGAGAAAACCTAATCATGGAAAAATAACTGAAGATATGGTCTCTGAGATCAATCCGAATGCTCAAATAATTGAAAATAAATCACCTAACAATGATAAAGAACAATTGAGAAATGAAGAGAAAATATCTCAGATTCTTAGTGATATATTAAAGAATGTAGATCTTATAAATGTTGGTGATAAGATAGATAAAACTAAAATAGATTATATAAAATCACAAATAGAAAAAATATTATAAATGAGGTGGGTTTCCACCTCATTATGTTCTTTCGAAAACTTTCTATTATAGTATTTTGGAGAGGAGGGAATCATTTTGGATTTTTATAAGGAGACTAATAAGAAGTATATATGTGAGAATCTTTCTGGAAAACAATTAGAAGTTCTTAAGAGAATAGATCGTCTTTTTATAATAAATGATGTATCTAAAAATGGTAAATATATTTATATTAAATTTAACAGAGATACACACTATTGTGAAGAGTATGAGTTAATAAATTTGGTGCTTAAGAAATCTCAAAGGAAGAGAAGAATGCAGCTAGAAAATAAAGCAGTTCATTTTAAACCCTGGAATGAACATGAAGAGGAGTTTCTAGTATTCTATATAGATCAAGATGGATATAAAGTCTGTAAATATATTCCTAAACATATAGATGGTTACATTATTGAAAATATGACAGTTAACGATAATGACCAAATGGAGTTAGACCTATATCGTTTTCACTATGAAAGAACAAAAAGAATTAGAAAGGAGATTAGACATTGTTCATTTAATATTCAAGATACTTGTTGCTTCAATATTTCTGCTCTACACACTGATGGTATTGAATTTATAAATTTGTAACTATATATCATTAAAATGATATGAAAATAATTTCATAAATAAAATTTTAGGAGGAAAAGAGATGTACGAAATTTTTAAAAATTTAGAGAAAGAGAAATTAGAGGAACTTACAGGATTGAAGATTCGAGGTAATTTTTTAACTAGGAAATCTACAGGAAATATAGACAAAATAAAAATATTAATACCAGTAGATCCTAAAAGAAATACGGACGTAGAGTATAACAATAAATTAATGAGTTATATTTCCGCATTTACGTTTATGCTTGTCCCTAATAACAGGTATATAGCTAAATGTAATGATAGAGACATGAATTATGGGTTTATTGCTATTGATATTATATTTGTAAATAACCTAGTTAAATATAATAGATTAAATATAATATTAGCTGAAATTATAAATGCCATGAACGCATTATCTAGTAAAGAAATAGACTTTGCTATGAACTCCAATATAAGAAGTGTACTAAAAACAGATATATCTGGAGAAGAATTTGAGAAAGATTTTAAATATCTTTTTAACGATAAAAGATGTTTCTTTATATTAGAAACAATTAAGCCAGATGATATCCATGTAGATATCAATGAAGACGCTTCTTTATTTAAGGATGTTATCCCTCTTAAAGAAAATACTGGTTTTATGTTGGAATCAGAGGATGAAATGATGAAAATATGGATCCACATAAAAACTATGTGTCATATATTTAACTTATTTGATTCTCTAGTTACTATTAAAGATAAAAAACTATTAGTTAGTTTAATTGGTGTTAATTTAAAGGACATGTTAAAAATATACTCAGATTGTCTTGTTCTGAATGATAATGACAGAGAAGATTTAGCATATACTGTTATGACTAATATTATGTATGAGAATGAATTAAAAAGACAAGCAGGTATAGAAGACTTTATAGAAGAATTCTTCTTGTTTGATAATCCCTATATAACTAAAGGGGATGAATTCATATTACTCATAGAGGAAACATTGAAAGATAAAGATATGCTAGAAAAATTCAATAATCTATTATCCTCGATCGAACCGGAATCCATCGAAGTTTCTCTCTAATCTTTAGAAAGGAGTTTCTTATGGAGAATAATAAAATTATATCTTTTAATGAGATGACATACAATAGTATATACATCGGAGTGCAGAGAAAAGATATAATTAAAGATAATAAAAAAATACATGACGAAATAAATTTCTTCACCTATTTCGTTAGTACTCCAAATGAATATCTAACAGATGATCTAGACCATACTCTAGGAGTAATAATCCATTACAGAATAACAGATGATTCAGATAATTCTGTTATATGGTCTATGATACTAGAAGAGTTAAATCAAAATGATAAGGATTACGCAAGGTATAATGGATTTTTGAAGATAGATAAATCAGAAGTTATACTTACATATCCTTATATTACAAGAATAGGAGCTATACTAGCTTTAACACATTTAATAGGTAGTATATCTCATAATAGAAAATTAAAAGTTACAGCATTATAAATATTCCGACCTCCTAACGGGGGTCGGAAATAATTTAAACCCCTGATTATAAATTAATTTTTTATTTTAGAAAGAGGTAGAAAAGATGCAAAGATTAAAGGAAATATGGGATAAAGGAGAAATATTACTAAATGCGAATTATGATAAAATAAATGACGAATTAGTTTTATTGATGAAAGATCCTAACACTGGGAAGAAACAAATATATTCTCTTTACAATTTAGAGATACCAATCTATATAGCTAAAAAGAAACAAAAATGGCACTCCATAGATATAGATAAAGATGAAGTGGAATTAAGATATGTTAGAAATAAATATAGAGAATGGAACATAGCTAAAGAATTAGGTATAAAGAATTTCTCCAAATTAGTTAAAAGAAAAGAAATTACACCAGATCAAATATATTTAAATAGAAATCTTTTTAATGCTGATCTAGGCGTTGAAGAATATGTTATTAGGGATTACGTACAGAAATATGCTAAAATGGATGGAACAGTTTTAGTTACTGAAGTTCCTACTATAGAGAAATTTCATATAGGTGTATTCGATATAGAGTCTGATATCAGGATACCTAAGACAGTAGAAGACGATAATCATGCACATCCTGTTAATATGATATCATATGTAGATGGACAAGATTATTCATGTTTCTCAGGTTGTCTTATAAATCCTAATTATAAAGGACAAAAAGAAGTTATGGAAGATATACCGGGTTTTATAAATAAAATGAAAGACTTCCTGAAAAAATATCTTGATGATATAGATATAGATGAAATAAATCCTGAGAAGAAGAAATCTAAAGAGAAAAGTATAAAGAAACTTATACAGGAGCTTATAGATAATATTACATTTGATATAAAATTCTACGAGAGAGAAGAAGATATGTTGATAGAGAGTAATCAACATATTTTCTCTGAGAAAGTACCTGATTTTCTTTTAGCTTACAATACTAAATACGATATTGGAGAACAGAAGAAAAGATGTGAGGAATTAGATATACCTCTGGAGAAATTATTTCAATATAGAGAAACTCCATTTAGATATTATTTTAATTATAAAAATGAGACTTATGAAGTAATCAAAAGATTTCATGATTACTATACTAGAAACATGACTAAGATACTAGACTACTATCTTTTATACTATCAACTAAGAAGACAGAATAGATATGGACGACAGTCTCTTGACGCTACAGCTAAGAGGGAACTAGGTGTAGGTAAATTAGATTATTCTCATATTTGTAACTGGATTGGTGATCTTCCATATGAAGATTTCGCTACATTCTTAATGTATAATATTATGGATAACATTTCTCTTTTATTATTAGAAAAAGTAACTAATGATGTCTTTATAGCTACATACACTAGATTTGATAACTTGACAGAGTGGTTTAACGTATTCCGTCCTATGGAGGGTGTAGTAGGTACATTTAATGGTTTAAAACTTATGGACGGACATATACCTGGGAATAATATAAATAAAATACTTATAGGATTCTCAGCAAAGCAAATGAAAGAACTAAAAGAAAGAGATGAATGTTTGTATAGAGTAGCTAAACAGTTGAAGGATGCTAATGTTGATAAAAAGGATAGAGATAAAAATCCTTACAAAGTAACAGGAGGTTTCGTCAGTGACCCTAATGGGATTTCTAAGAAGATAAAGAAGAACTCTATTTATGCTTTCGCTCCTAAGCATTATAATAAATTTATAAATTGTGCTGATGATGATGCTAAAGAGATGTACCCCAGTAATAACAAGGCTAATAACTCTTCTAAGACTACTATGTATGGTGTTATATCATCTATAGGAGGAAATAATGATAAAAATATAGCTCACTTAACAGCTATGTCTTTAATAAATCGAAATTATTGTAATATAGGAAAATTCTTATTTGGATTACCAGATACTGAAGATATGATAAAGGAGTATTATGGTATAGAAAGAAAGAAATTTAGAAAATTAGAAAAGATAGATAGTTTCTGTGATGAACCAGTTATATTCTTTCCATCCGATAATAAGAAAGAAAGGAACGCTCTAAAAAGATTATGGAAATCAATGTATAGAACTAAATATAATGAAACTGATCAAGGTGTAGGTCTTCCTTCTATAAATGATATATTTATTTCTGATGATTCTAACTTCATAAATCTATCTTATTATTCGACAAAGGTAGAATTATCTCTAGAAGGAGAAGAGACATTTAATAGATTAATGGGTATAGCAGGTAAGGGATTTATATGTGGAAAGATAACAGCAAAGGATTGTTCTATAACTAACTATAATGATGATTATCTCAGATATATGATACCTAAAAATGAGAAAGAACCTATAATAGATAAAATAGCATCTGGTGTATTATCACAAACAGAGTTAGATAATTTAGTACAGGCTAAAATAAGACCTACAGTATTATCCTTTGGGGATATAAAATTACATACTTTAAATAGAGTTATATTCTGGAATAATTCTACTTGTACACCGATATCTTATGAAGTATTTAATAGTACAGGAGATAATGAATTCCTAGTTAAGTTATATTCTAAATATGTACAAGATAACGTTACTGTAAATATAACTCAATCTATAGTTGTATATAATATGGAAGATCTTAGTAATTAAGTCATTTCTACGAAAACAGCTTACTATTATATGAAAATAGGAGGAATGTATGGCTGAAATAAATAATGACAAGATTACTAATCCTGATACTGGAAGTATAACCAAAATTATAAACGAAAGTAAAAAGAGATTAGATAAAATGTCGAAGGGTATAATTGGATACGGGAGAGACATGGAGAAGATAATAGATCCTGCTATAGACAATATAAACTTCGACAACTTCTCTGTTAATAATGTACGTAGTGTACAAGACAACCTATTTAACATCAGAGGAAACGACAAGAAAAGTAAATATAAAGTTAATGAAGCTATCTATGGAGCTATAGCATCTATACAAGATGAAAGTATGATATCAGAAGTATTAGAAGGAAGAATAAAGTTAAATAATGAATTTAATTACATTCTTAATAATATGACTGAACTTTCTACATCTTTAGAAGCTTTAGCAGATGATGTAGTCTATCCTAATATAAGTAGCAAATCAGGTATCACTATAGAGATATCTGGAAACGATAATAAAGATGACGATACTAGAAAAGAGTTGTTGAAATACTTTAGACCTAATCAGAATCTTTCTGCTACCATAAATAGTGAAAGACTATATAATTTCGATATAGATGCTGAAGTTAAGAATACTGTATTTGATATAGGTGTATACGGTTACCAAATAGTAGCCACTATACCCTATTCAAGTATAGTTACAGATATACTATATGATCAAGAAGTAAGGAAGAGTAGAAACGAGAGTGTTGATTTAATCAATTCTCGTATAACTGATTACGAATCTTTTTCTGAGAGTATGAATTCTTTTTTCGAAGAAAAACGATTACTAAATAAAGAAAGATTGAAAAAGAAAGTAAATGAGTTAGGTGTTTCTAATATATCGGCATTTAAAGAAAGAGCTTCTGATATGTTCGATATAATACATAGTACTCCCTATACTAGAGAAGACGTTGATTATGTATTAGAACAGCTATCTTCTAATAGTGAGAGTATGTTTGTAGCATCTGGTACTACAGATTCTTACACATCTGATATGTCTGTAAAAGGAATACAAGATTTATTAGGAACTAAAGAAGATGATGCTAATGGTATGAGTTTATATTCTAGTGGTACGTTAGAAGAATTGAGAGCTAAAAGAAATAAGAAATTTATAGTAGATAACATTATAGGATGTACATATGATGTGTTAGATAATACGAAGACTGTACCAGTATTTATTAAGGGGCAACTTCTAGGATGTTATGTGTTAACAGATGAATCAGATTTAAAAAGAATACATCTAGGAAAGACATTAACTAATCTATTAGGTACTAACACATTGATAGACCACAGAGATAACTATAAAGGAAGACTTAGAGATCTTATATTAAATGATGTAGAAACTATACTGAGAAATAATGTTGATAAGAAATTTGTAAGAAATAATCCTAACTTAATAGAAGACTTAGAATACATACTTATTAATAGAAATAATTCATCAGATGGTATGGGAGACCAAAATTTCTTAAAAGGATCAGTTAGATTTATACCAGCAGAATATCTAACTTTACATAAATTAGGAAAAGGTGATTTAGGAACTCCGCTGATGGCTAAATCAAGAGTGTATGCTAAAATGTACATACAGATGTTGAAGATGGAACATTTATCTAAAGCATTCTTAGAGAAACCTAGATTCGAAGTAGGTGTAACACATACTGGAGATCTTTCTGCTAAAACAGAAATAACTAAAGCCATGTTATCATATAGAAATAGTATACCTAGAATGACAGATGTAGGAGTTCCTGACGCTATGACGGATAGTATAGCGTCAGCTTATCAGTCAGTATTAATTCCTAAAAATCTAAATGGGGATAAATTAGTTGATATACAACAAATGCCTGTCTACCAAGGTAGTGATAATGGTGATTATATGAGACAACTGAGAAATGCTGCTACTCTACCTTTAGGATATCCAGCTGATCTTCTAGATCCGTCACAACAAGTTGATTTTGCTAAAAAGATATCCAATATTAATATTCATGTATTAATAAAGGTATTAAGTATACAGAAGTCTTTAGAAATATCTTTATCTAAAATGTGTACAAAAAGATTAAGATATATGACTGGGAATAATAAACTAGAAGTATTAATTAAATTTGAAATACCTAGAGAATTAACTGATAATGTAACAACTGAAACCATAGCTAAGATTAGAGAACTTATAGAAATATATTCAGAATTTATAGACAATGACCCAGATATTAAAGATGAGTATAAAGATCAATTTAAAGTTAAAGTAGGTAAAACGTTATTCAAAGGTATTTTAGATACAGATGAAATAGATAAGATGTATGAACAATTTAAAGTTGATGGAAAATAACATTATTTGAGAGGTGTATAAACATGACTAAATTATTTGAGAAAATTAAAGATGTAGTAAGACACAAGAGTGGAGGTCTCACATATAGAAAGAAACTAAATAAAGACTATGACAGTGAAGTAGTCTTCGATTATAAAGATGGAGTAGGAACAATAACTTTTAAATTTATATCTCCACAAAAGAATTCTCAATATGTTTCTATGAATTATACCGAGAAGGAAATGAACCAAAATTACGAAGGAACTGAAGCATGGGATAAATTTAAAGAAACATTAATTGAAAATCTTACATCAACTTTAAAACATGGGTTTAAAGATAGAGAAGATGTAACGAGTAACGATATAGAGAATTATATTAAATAAAGGAGATATTATATGATATTAATAAATAGTAGTGGTAATAACAAAATAAATACTATATTAGATATACAAAATATTAATACAGAAGTTATAGAAATTAACTTTTATAATAGAGCTATTAATAACCCTTATCTAATGATGACTATGACTAACGTTATGGAAAATCTTATTTATAATGGTGATAAGATATTAATTATATTGCATTATTTTGATGAGGCATTAATTAATATGATGGATTTAGACGAATTAGAACAGAGAAATATGGTGAGAAGTTTCTTTAATTTAATTCGTGGTTTCATAGGTTCTGGGCATCCTATAGTAGTATATAGAAAAGATGCTGTAGATTTAAATCCAGTATATGTAGATATAGATGCTCTTCCTAATACGGAAGTTATAACAGATAGTGTGAAATTAAATAAGTTTATTTTAGAACAATTGTAATATAGTAGAGATACTATGAGAGAAAATTATTCTATATCCGATAGGAAACTACTCGGAAAGGTTTCGGTATACCTTTCTAAGAAATACCGACAATAAGTTTGTTTTGTATGTAGCCATGTTAAGCCTCCCGAAAGGGAGGTTTTAATTATCGTATTTTAAATATATTTGTATACATATTATTAGTATGATTAAGATATAGTTGGGACATTACCCTATAAACCAATGAGGACTATATTACAGGAGGATAATATGAATAATAGAACAATAACTACTGAAGACGTAACACGTGTTTGGGGACATGGACTTGTCATTAACAGAGAAACATTAACTTCAATGACTGATGAAGCACTAGATACAACTATTGATATGATTAGACAATGGGCTGGTGGTCTATGGGATGGAGACCCTGAGTGGACTGAGGCTCATAATGATTTGTCGTTAGCTTTAACTGTTCGTTCAGAACGTAATCGTAAGTAATATATCAATTTAATAATATAATAAGGAGATGATAAAAATGGAGAATATGATTAAATTTCATGATTTAGGAAAAGTGGGATTCATCTACAAAATAAAGGATACTAGAGATCCAGATGTGGAGTATCCAGTTATATTTTTTCAATCTTTACATTACAATTTAATAGATCATTTCGGTACTGTTAATCTAGAAACAAAAGTATTGGAAGATCTTAATTTATCTCAAATAGATTCATATGTGAATTTCAAAAATATGGTTATTAAGTTCCCTAGCTTTCATAGTATAATGGATAGTCTTAAAGAAAAATACGGTAGTCTTCAATATGATTCATCCATAGAAGAAATACCATATTGGTCTGAAGATGAACTTCCTGAATTGTTAGAGAACTTCTCTAAATGTCTTAAAAAGAGTTTATTACAAACTACGAAAAGTAATTTGGAGGAATTAGAAGCGGAAGCAAGACAAAAAGTTAAAAGAAACAGGGATAAGTAAAATTTCATTTTTAAATATTTTTATAACTAATCATTATATAGTAGGAGGTGATTAAATGTTTGAACAGATAGTAAAGTTATTTCTTAAAGGAAGACCATTTATAACTAGTGATGAAATGGGAAAAGAAATAGGAAGACGTCATAACAACATGATGCGAGACATAAGGGAGGAGATAAAGAGATTAGGAATAGAAGATGATCAAGTAAAAAATGTCTTTGAATTATCCACTTATAGAGATAATGGAAGAACATATAATAATTACATTATCTACCCAGAAGGATTAAAAATGTTATTTATGAGATATCATAGTGGATATACAATTAATGTGTTAGATCTATATAATAAACTAAAATAAATTAAATATATAGATTTGATCAGCCCAAATTTGGGCTGATCAAATATGCATTAATAAAAAAGATTAACTCACATCAAAAATGAGTTGAGTAGATACATTGTTACATAAAATATTAGCTCACACCAAGTTTGGTTTGAGTAGACAAACCGAGTAAAGAAGATTAACTCGGCTCAAATTTGGGCTGAGTAGATTATAGGAGGAAATTATAATGAGAAAACCAGATGAAATTAAAATGTATGTAGATACATTGAACGATTTATTAACAGGAAATATTATCACATTAACATCTTTACAGATAGCTGATATAACTGAAAAAAATCATAAGCATGTAATGAGAGATATAAAGGATGAAATAGAAAAATTAATGTACCTTACTGACGGAATATTTGATAGTGAAGGAAAGGAACTTTTTGAAGAAGTAGAGTATTTCGATTCTAATGGTCGTAAACAAACGATGTACAAAATGGGAGTAGAAGGTATATACCAAATACTATCTAAATACTCAGCTGTAGTCAGAAGAATAATGATACAAAGGGTGAGGTTACTAGAAAAATTCTCAAGACTAGGAGGGAAGAGATTAAGAACAGTGGATGATCTAGTCGGGTTCCATTCAGTAATGAAACCGCTTATAAACATGATAACCGATCATTATTACTCTCTATCACAAAATATGTCTATCCCTGAAGGCGAGAGAAATAAATTCACAATAAAGTGGAATGAATGGAGTAGTATGTATGAGAATGCATATGAATTCGAAGAATGGTGGGATAAGAAACTAAGAGTAGAAACTTTCCCAGAAAAAGCTGAAGATAAATAAAAAAAAAACTAAATAGGAGATGATAAGTATGAGTACAAATAAAAAAGAAGATGTTTTTGAAAACATTAGAAAGATACACAAAGTTTTGGGATATCTAAGTTTAACTAATATGGACAATCCTTTGGAAGTAAATAGAATATTAGGAAGAGAATTTTTTCCTAATATGAGTAGTTTTTTAGAAAGGGTTAATACAGCTATGAATGATTTTAAAAATATTTATGATGTAGCTAACAATAATAAAGAAAAAATTTTCTATGATTCTATAAGGGAATTAAAGGAAGAGTTAAAAAAAGAAACATATCTGTTTTTTAATGACGACAAACAGTTTGTACGTCTCCGATGATAATATATACAAATATATTACGGATTCTTTAATAGATGGTTATAATTGTATGAACGAAAATGTAGATGATTATACTCGTATACATAAGAATAAAATCATTGATGGTTTCAAATTGTCACATACTTGGGATAAATATATAGATAAAATAGCTAAAGAAGGGACCTATATTGTTATGGGTGTACAATACTGGAATCCTTCAGGTATTAATCAAGCACAATATTCTTTATATGATAGTACAGAAAGAGTTAAGGAGGTAAATATTAGTGAAAAAACTAATGTTGAAAATTCTATGTAAAATAGATCCGATATTCTCGGATCAATACTATATTATGGAATTATTAAAAAGATCAGAAAACTTAGAAGAAGAAATGAATAAACTAGATAGAGTTTCTGAAAATGAACTTTATCTATGTAAACAGAAAGAAAATAGTTACATAATATCAGTATTGAAACTAATGAATGATAAATATAACTCCCCTGGGGTAGCCACAAAATACTATAAGAAAATGGCTATAAAGGAAGTTATGATAGAGTATTTATCACAAAGAAAATTAATGTATTTAAATGATCTAAGTCATCTAGGAGCTGGAATGAAAGAAGCTTCAGAGAGAATTAGATCTAAAATAAAAACATTAGACGAATTAATTTTAAAATATAGAATGGAGGATTAATAATGGAAGAAATTACAAAAGAATTATTCTCAAATTATATTGAAAAGGTAAAGAAAGAAAACACACCAGACAACTTGGATCAAGAAGAGAATCATATAATAAAGATAACATCTATCGAGAAAGGTGTTATGTTTATAGAAGTTACAGATATATGTATAATTCCTAAAGCAGAAGAATACGGTAAACATATACTGGAGATATCAGTATCTAGATATAATGTAGAAAGTATAAAAGGAAAATTTAAAAATACATATCCTTTTATAAATATTAAAGAATCCATAGACATTAGCTCAGTAGAGTATTATCATGATCATGGAATATCTTTCTTTGACAATATACATTATATAGTGGAAGATATAATAGACGATGATCTATATTGTTATCTATCCGATTCTATACTGGAGTCAGCTAAATCATATATAAAATTGAGTAATAACATTGTTAACAAAGATATGATTAAAAAAGAACTGATATCTGGATTCTTGAATGATGATATTTGGAATTCCACATATAATGAGAAGAAACATGACGTATTTACTAACATGTCTCTAAAGACATTCTATAGTAAATTTAATACTTTTGGGACATTATACAGAGAATCTAAAATTAAATAAAAATAGTCTATAAAAATAATAAATTAGGAGGAGAATAACCATGGCTAAAAATAATAATGAAAAAACATTGGAATTAAAGAAAATAGATCTACCTCAATTTTATGAGGTTGGGAATAAAAATATAAATAAAGATGATATACTAGTTGATAATACGAAGAAACCGAAGAGTTTCTTCCAAATGTTATTAAACTTTATATCGCTAAATAAAAAGAAAAGAACAAAATTAAAAACACAATCTGAGTATATAGTATTACAAAAACAGCTATCCGCTAACATTCTTAGGATAGAGGAAATAAAATTAAAAGAAAAGGAAATGATAGAGTACAATAGAATAGATATAGAAGAACTCTCTAGAGAAAATGATAGTATCTCATATAAACTAGATATTCTAAAAGAAAAAATTGTAAGAGAAGATGAAGAATTAAATAGGTTCGAGAAGAAACTGTTTAAATCTAGAAATAAATAATAAAGTCCTCCCATTTGGGAGGACATCTTTTTTTTGTTACACATTATCATTATATATAAAATCATTCATGTTTTCTATCTTAACTACTCTTTGTGTCATATTGTGAGTAGATTTCATTGTCATACCTAAAAGATTAGAACCTATTATACTAACGAAGAATCCTACATTTACAGTATCACTATCCATAAGTTCAAACATCATTTCTCCACAGCATTTTCTACAAATACCATTTTTACTCTTACATCCTGCAGGTGTTCTTTTCTTTATAGGTATTCCTAAATATTTCTTTACATTTTCCGTAGTAACTAATACTTCTTTATTTCCGTCTTTAACCCATCTACCTAGTATATCTTTTTCATTATAATCTATTGTCTCAAGATAAACTGTACTTCCACAATCTCCTGTACGAGCTATTGTACTTTGTAAAGCAGCTTGGAATTTCTTAACTGTGTATCCTCCCTGTTGTGTTTGTAAAGCTCTTCCTCCTGCTCCAAATATTTGCATATTAGTATTAGCTAAAACTTCATAAGTTTGTAATCCATCTTTAAGAGAACTTTGAATTAATTCAGTCTTTCCTGTAGGTGAAGGAGCCGCTCCTACTGAAACTTTTAAATTCTTATACTGGTTATTCCACCCAGTTTTAGCCCCACTTTCAAACATATCAGCCATAGCATCATCTTTATAATATTCTTTAGAGAATGATATCATTTCATCCTCAAATGCTCCCATAGCTGTTATATCTCCAGCATTTATTCTATCTTGATATTTAGCTTTAACTTCTGATCTCTTCTTGTTGAATACTTCATCATTCTTAACTAGTAAATCATATGTTAAACTACTAGCAGTTAATGTACATACTCCAAATCCTAAGTTATCTGTTTTATTAAGTATTCCTTTATAATCATCTATAGATATTTCTTTTTTCAGTAATCTATCACCATACATGTTAAATATCTTCTTAATAGTACCCTTTGTTACATTTATATTAATGAACTTATGATCTTTTATATGATTAAATACTACTTCGTTAAATACTACTCTTCCTAAAGATGTTCTATTGACACCTTTCCAGTTTACTAATTGAGAACTTCCATATTTACTAAGTAAATCTAGTATCTCTCCTAGTTTATAGCTATCTTTAACAAAGAATTCCTTTATTTCATTATTTATTTTATCATTCAATGGTTTAGCATTTTTACTATCTAATTTTGTTAAATTAAATATACCTTGTGCACCTTCATTATGAATACTACGAGTTGTAGTTCCATCTAAATACATCAATGACACAGGTTTATTATTATATTCGTCTATTTCTTCTACAGCTTCTTTACTGTATACTGCTTCAGAGGATATCTTATCACCCAATATATACTGACTATATCTTCCAACTCATATTTCAGAGTATCTGGTACGTGCTTCCACACCTTCCTCTATAAGGTGCCACATGGATTTTAGTGGACTATACTGTACTTTAAGTATAGCTGTACTATGTAAACTTATTGAGGTTTACACCCTAGTCGATGAACCTTCTCCATACTAATGTATCTTCAGGAGCTCGGCGGCTGATTGGACAAGTATGTCTCACGACAGCTCTGCAGATAACTTCTCAAACATTCGCACTCACCGTTTCCAGTCATGCTGTAGTGTTATCTTTTCGTCTTTCCAGCAATTCTCGTACTTTTACTATGACAGTGTTTTTGTTATTAGAATATTTTCATAATCCCCGCTAATCGTTATTGTTAGAATGAAAATATTCTGCACAAGTGTATTTTTAAGGTAATTTATCGTTCATCATAATCTCCGTCTAGCCCCTCGAGCATCATATTCGAGAATCTGACGGTCTCATCAAATAAAGATGAGTCTATTTCATCCTTTATTTTTAACCCAGGATTAGGGTAATATTTTAAATCATATATTAATTGATCATTATTAGGAATATAAATTTTCATATTTCCTACATCTTTTATAAATGTTCCTACTTCTATCTTAGTATATAACAATGAGTCCTTTCCTATAACAGGATATCTAGTAGTGATTATACGAGAATTATGTCTAAACATCTCTACTGCTATATAGAATAACTCTATAACTGTTAATGGTCTAATAGACGAAGACTCCTCCTCTGTTTCGTCATCTATGAAATCAAACCTAAGATTAATAGTACCTCCATCAGGAGTAGGAACAGCATCTAATCTATGAGCGAATGTATTAGAATAAGTTTCTACTTGATTTTCTATCCATTCATCTGTATAGAAAGCTTCAAATTCATCTACATCTATATTTCCCATTAATCCTTTTTCCCTGAAAGATTGTAACACTTGATGTGTAGCACTAACTGTATGGATAGGATGCATGTCTAATATATGATGTAAAGGTACAATGGATTTATCTAGATTATATCTTGTATCTCCTATAGTATCACTTCTTTTTATTTCTGGAGCTGTTATTATTACTCTAGCTGCATTATCTATAGAACGTCCCATTGCTAGTTGTCTTTGTGCTCCTTCTTTCCCAAATGTCATATTAGAAAGATAATCGTATATATTCATTAATAGACCTTGGATCTTTGTGTCTATAAAAGAATCATTTAATGTTGAAGAAACCATTCTCTTCTTAAAAGATGTAGCTTTTATAAGATCTATATAAAATTGATTAAGTTCATCTAACTTTATAGAATTAGATGTAGTGTCTACATCACGATAATGTAATGGTATAACTATAAGATTTTTAATAAAAAACTCTTCCCTCTTCAGGGAAGTATATGCTTCTTTCATCTTACGTGTTTGTAATTTATTATTTTCACTATTTTCTAATTTAGTAAATTTTATTCTATCAAAATTATCATAGAACCATTTTAATCCAGTATTACCTCCTTCTGCTTCGGAAGATGGTTCTAAACTTCCGTCTTTAGCTATTTTATAATAACGGGATCCATCTACTATACCGGCTAATTCTCGGAACAGACGACGAGATATATCAAATGTAGCAGGATCTATGTAAGGTCCTCCTAAAGAGATATATCCGCATCTTTCTCTTCTTACGTCTCCGTAACCGAATATAGAAGGATCAAATAAAGTACCAAGACCTTCGATGTTAAAATTAGTAACTTCTTTAATCTGGTACTTTCTGTTATATTTATTAAAATTAAGAGTTCTTAATTCCATATAACATTCTCCTTTCTATTATATTATCATTCCATACTTATTTAATGATTTTCCTTGTGCTTCTAATTCTTTTAAAAATCTTTCCCAAGAATCTTTACTACTTCTAGGATTAACTTTATTTCCTAATTTTTCTTTGTGGACTTTGTCTATTTCCTCTGTAAGTTCTATTTCTGCTTTAGACGGTAAATTTTTCTCATATCCTTGCACTTGGGATTTTATTTGTTCATCTAAAGCATTTTGTGCTTCTATTTTAGTTCTATAGCCTTCTATTAAATCATCTAATATCTTATTATAGACAGGTGCTATATATTCAGCTATTATAAATTCATTTAATTTAACTGACTCTAAATCATACAATAGTCCTAGATCTTCATACAAAGTTTCTTTATTAATTATAGCTCTAAGATTCTCAAATATTATCTTCATGTCTTCTTGTCTAGTTTTTCTATTAATATCTTCTATAACAATATCAAAAGAATTATCTTGATTTGGAACCAAGTATTTCCCTAATACATATTTATCCATAACTTGTTGAGCTAAATGTCTGACTCTAAATTCTATTTTTTCGACATCTAAGTTTAGTCTTAGTTGTGCACGATCTATTTTATCTCTGTTAATTTTTCTTTCCATTTCTAAATGTGTAGCCTGTACTTGTAAATCATTTAATATCTCTTGCCTCAATTCATTTCTCAATTCATTAATGTTTATCTCAGGTTTTTCCTCTTTATAGAATCTTTTCATAACATAAAAATGTAAATGTAATAATCCTAAAAAATAAGCTGGTAATAAAAATAATACTAAAATAATTGTGTTTAACATAATTAATTCCTCCTAATTGTTTTCTATTTTTTATAGAAAATTGTTTCCTGAATTGGCTTTTAGGGAAACACCTCTGTTATTTAAGTATAAGAAAGGAGAGTGAATTTCTTGGAATTAAAAGATATAGTCAAGGGAGTAATAATAAAAAGAGGAATACTAGCAGAAAGAGAAGATGATAGAGTATATTCTCAAGTCGGTGTTAATCCTTATGAATTATTTGATGAATATAAAAATGCTTATAACAAGACAGATACGTTATCGTCTTATAAGTTTACAGCAAATGATTTAAAGAAATATACAGAAGATGTAGAATCTATCAGGTACATGTTAAGAAATCCTAGTAGTATAAAATATTATTTAACTAATGAACAAGTAGAAAACTTACTTACTTTAAAGAGAAGAGAAACTCTTTCTGGATATGTAGAGCTTAACAATTATTACAGAACACTAATGGGATTACCTAATATAACTTGGAATAATGGTACTCCTAAAATAGAGAATTCACAACTTATATATTCTCCAAAGGTAGATGGTATAGATAGTAAGATTCCTATACATAAACTTCCTAGGAGTGAACAAAATATCTTGAGAAACTTAGGTATCTTAGATGTGTTATACGATAACCATAAATATGAATGGATAAAATACCTAGGATTAAATATAGATATAATGAAACTTAGAACAGCAAAAAATTTCGATGTAGTTTACATAGATTACAACATTCCACAGATGGAACAGTTTGTAGATCTCTATAGAGATATAAGAAATAACTATATGGTAAACTATTATAAAGAATACGATGTTTATCAGTATCAGTTTTATGAACCAATCGTCTGTCTTCATTTAGTAATGACCGCTTTAGCAGCTGTTAATGCTGATAGTATTTTTTCACTAGATATAGATGAAAGAGATTTATACACGTTATTCGAATCTTTTGGTCTTCCTAGATTTAAATTTAATAGAAGTTATCTAATGAAATTAGCATCTAAAATAAACATACTTCTAGAAACTAAAGGAACTAAATATGGATTAGACAGAATAAGTAAAATATTCGATTCGATATCTATTTTCAAATACTTTTTAGTAAAGAAATTAAAATATAATGGAGCACAAACTATCGCTGAGAATGCTAAGAATGAAGACAAGTATGATTTATTCTTCGTTAGAGCTCCGTTATTAGAAGATGATGTTTTTAAATATAGTAACAAAGAAGAGAATCTAATACCTTTTAAGAAAGTTGTTGAACAAGATCCTCTTTGGGGATTTGAGGACGATAACTTAGAGAAGGAACTTCTAGACGAAGATTTCTCGTTTGTAGAGAGTAAATATCTAACCTTAGAAAATAAAGTTAACATAGTAACATTTTCTTTAGAGTGTGCTCATTTCTACAGATACGTTATAGAGCATGAGAAACAATTTGGAAAGATAAAATTTTATTTGGATACTGTAGAAAAGAATGCTAACCTTCTAGAATTAATAACTTATCTACAAGTGTTAGTATTTAGAAAGTATCAAATACAACCAGATATACCTGACAATATGAATTCTGTATTATTCTTGTATGCTATTAAAAATAAAGTAGATTACACAAAGATAAAGAGACACTTTAAGGAACATTTTAAATGGCACAATGATCCTACTCTCAGACAAAATATAGATGAATTAGTTGATATACTAGAAGGACAGAACGTAGACTTTAAAAAGGCTTTAGATATATTTGAGACAAACTACAATGTTGTACAAAGATTATATGATTTAAGAAAGAAAGTTAGATATAAAGATGACTATGATGCTATAACTACAGCTATTAGAGCTATTTCTTATGGAGAGAAAATTCCTGAGTTGTATGGTTCTCATACGAATCTAGAAGATTTTCTTTTTAACTATAGTAGAGATGGAAATAAGTATAGACTTAGATTAATAGAATTAGAAGGGTCTCCAGAAAGAATACAAGCTTTTAATCATGAGATTACTGAAATGATAAATCAGATGAGACAGTACATAAACAATAATAAGCATAAGAATATAGCTAATATATTTAATAACATGCAGAATGTTTATTCTGATATAGATTTAGTAGGTTATTTAGAGGAAATAATAAACTTCTTTAAATCGTACACTCAAGATTTAATAAGTAGAGGATTCACATATGTCGTTGATGATTTAGATGATCAGTTACAGTTAACAGAAAGAATAACTCTATTCTTAGAATTAGAAGGATGGGAAATAGTATTACTATCGTCTATAATGAATAAATACAATAAAGAACTAGTAACTTTAATTTCCGATGGATTGTTTTCCTATAAGGAAGATATTATACAAAATGAAACCATAACTAGAATAAATGAATTTGGAGGAACACATACCGTTGGAGAAAGTATTATGAAATTATTATAAGGAGGAAATAAATGAATATAATAGGAAAAGTAAGAGATACTATAAGAACGAGTGAAAAGTACTATAAATGGAAAAAGGAACAAATGTTAAAAAAACAGAAAAAAGAAGGTAATAAATTTCTTACAGCTATTAGTCAAAAGATAGTTGATAAAAATGGGAGGGAATTATTCAAACCTATTGGTGGTAACGCTCTTTTACTTGGAGGGTCTCAAAATATTATTAATAATATTTATTATAATATGGTACCGTCCGAATTCACTGAAATAAGAAATCTAGATAGTGAACCTGGAGCTAATTTCGAAGGTACGGTAAATTACTTATCAGATAAGCGTGTTATATTTGGTTATGGTATAGGAAATGATGGAGTAATCGGTTTAGACGAAGCACCTGTTTTAAAATATCAAAAAGGATATGATTTTAATAAATTAGTGGCATTCCAAACGGTTCCTATAGCTGATGACAACCCTATAGAAATGCATAAACAATATGCGATGAGACATGTTGATACAGGAAATGGTTATGTTTTATACTTTATAAAGAAGACACCATTCTCTATAGAAAATATAACTACTGATGGAACTAAATTACCTAATAACCCACATGATAACTACAATGGTAAACTAGATGTATCATCGAGAGTATCATTCAATGTTAATGTTACTAGAGATGAATTAATAAGATGGTTCGGATACAAATATAATACACAAGTAGGAGCTTTAATGAATAGTATTATTTTATTTGCAGGAAGACCAGCTGAAGTTACTATTAAAGGACAAAAGATAGAAACTTTCAGAGATGTCATTGCAACTAATAAAGCTAATATAGCTGATGTACCTTTAGGAAATACGAACTTAACATATCTTTACGAATTATTCTACGTATAGGAGGTATTATAATGGCTAATGTGTTCAGAGGTGTAGAATTAGAAGATATGCTACATTTAGAAGGTATAACACATGATAGATATCAAAGTACATTAATAAATTTTAACAGAATAAATGTTAATAGAGTTATGAATTATATTGATGCGGTCAACTATGGAAAAATGTATGCATTCTTTACTAGACCTGATTTAAATCTTTTCGTAGATAATAGAGGAGAAGTAAATCCAACAATAAAAGCTAATTGTCCTGACTTATATGCGAAAATAAAAGCTAATCCTATAGCAGCAGCGTCCTTACAAAGTAGTCTATCTCCTGAGGGAGCAATAGGTGGACAAGGTTTATTAAATATGATGTCTTCTTATTGTAATAGTATAGACGTACCTGAAATTCATCTTTCATTGAAGGAAGGACCGTCTAATAGTAAAGGACAGTCTATGAAGTACGGTGGAGATTTCCACGAAAGTACAGGAGGAGAAGAGTTTAATATAGGTTTCATCGATACTAGAGATAGACATATACAAACTATAATAGAAATATGGTGTATGTATATAGAGGCAGTAAGTAAAGGAAGAGTAGATCCTAAGATGGCTTATATAGCTGATAATAAATTAGATTATGCTGTTTCTTTATTTATATTTACTGTAGATGAATCTTATAATATAATGACTAATTTACATATAATAGGGGTCTTTCCAAAAGGACTCAATATGCAATTAGCTCAGTTTTCTCCATTGGCATTAGAAGCTGACAAGTTTCTTGGACCTTTCACTTATCCATTTTATTTCGCTTACTTAGAAAAACCTAATAGCCATACTTCTATGGAAAGTTTCAATCATATAACAGGTTTTAGTGAGAAAATAAAATTCGGTGATGGAGAAGTAGCCAACCAATATATGTATAAAAAGAAAAATGGTTATTATATACATAATGGTATTATTCCTACAGGATCTTTTCTAATCCCTGAAATATATCCGTATCATTTTGATTTATATGATAAATACCCAGAGATGGCTGGGATATCGTTTAACGTAAATAGTGCAGGAGTATTACATTATACTTTAGTATTCGCTTCTAGAAAATTCTATAATAGTAGAGGAAAAAGATATAATGAATTTTACAAAAATCCTCTACCATTTAGTCGGACCGTCAAAGAGAAGAAAACTATAGAAAACAAAAATAAACCACATTTAGGAAGTATGAATAATAAATCTACTCCTACTATTAAATCAGCATACGGTGCCGAAGATAGATTCTATAAACATGATGTGGATGAAGGAAATGGTCCTAAAGTAGATAACTTAAATAGATTTAATCCGGAATATCAATACGGTGTAAACGAGGATTGGAATAATGTAGGTTATAGAGGATTTGGAAAATGGGATTTAGGAAACCAGAGATATGGTGGTAACATAGGAAAAGATAATGCTAATAGAGCTATAGATCTATTACAAAATGCTATAAAATTATTTAAATAAATAGGAGAATAAAATGTCTAGAAGTATAGATACAAATTTTAGAACAGACTCTGATAACTTAAAATGGTTATTAGCTATACTAGAGAATTATGGTATGTTCGATAAAGATATAGCTGCTATATCGACAATAGGGTTTAATGCTCATGTATTAAATGATATGAATGAAAATACAGCTTATATTGCTAGACGTGCTAAAAGAGAATCCTTCGTTGTTACAGCACAGGACACCGATTCTCTTTATAAACATGCTAGTGAGGTTGAAGTGTACCCTGAGTTTGCTAAACCTGCCCAGATTTCTCTAGTATTAAGTATAGATGAGGAACTGTTTGAGAAATACAGTACTCCTAGTGGAGTCAATGTTAGAACCTACACTATGAAAAAAGAATCATTTATATCTATAGGAAATTACATATATTCTTTAGACTATGATATTCTTATAAGATTAGAGTATGGTGTTAATAATGAAAAATATATTACAGCAAGATATTTAGTAGGAAATATTAAGAATCCTATATCTGAACTTAGTAATTACAATATAAAAATTGTAAGAGCTGTTTCTGCTACAGGAGGCTGGGTATATCAACTATACCTTAATTTAAGTCAATATGCTAGAGAAATAGTTACTAGAGAATTCGGAGATAGAGACCACGCTATGTTTCCTATAAGTACTAAGAGATCTTTTGACCAGATAGCTGGAATACAAATATTTAGAATTCCTTTAGGATTAGATTCTGCTACTGGTCCAGTAGAATTGAAAAAGAAGTTCTCTTTTGAGAATAGTAGAACGAGTGAAGATAGTATATTTTTAAAATATGAAACTTTCAACAGGTTCACACTTATTCATAAATCACAAGAAGGTGGTTTTAGACCTTCTGTTTCGGATAAATTACAGACTATAGTATACACAACAAGTGGAGATGAAGCTAACTTTGTCTTTACAGCTTTAGGAGGGGAACACATAAGATTCCATTCTAAAGAAGACTCAGTTTTAAGACCTCAAATAGATCTTCTTAGTAAAGGTTCCTTTGGAGGAAAATCATTTTCAGATAGTAAAGAAATGCTTAGAAAAAGAATTATAGCTAAAAGAGGTACTAGAGATAGTATATTAACTGAAAATGATCTGTTGTTATTATTGAATGTATTAAATCTTCCTAATGAATATTATGTCATAAAAAATAGAAATGATATAATAAAAGTATTCAATATATTTACTAACTTGACCTTTGTTAATAATGGGTTAACATTTAGTATACCAACTAATACACTCCATATTGATTGGAATTATAGAAATAATAAATATGGAAAAGATTTAGGTGATATGGTATGGCAAATGACTACTGAACATGCTACTAGTAAAGCTGTTAGTAAAGGAGAATTATTAACTTTAGAAGAATTAGAAAAATTAGGAGAGAATGACCTAAAATATAATATTCCTTTTATAGTTACGTATAATAGAGAGAGGAATATAGTCAGATTGTACAGTGAATATATTAATGGAAAATATTTTACAGAAACCGAAGTTAATAATACTCAATTACCTTATACATATATCTGTAACTGGATACAGTTTATAAAGGAAGATAGAGAAGACGAGCTACTGTTAGAATTCCATTTAAGAACTAATATTGCTGGTATAATACCTAGAGAAAAGTTCTTTAGAATAGTTAACGAAGATACATTAGAAATAGCTAGTACTGGTTTCTTAAATGCTATTGTAACATTTACTGATGAAAATGGCGGAGAAGTATTTAAACAGGAAGCTGAATTATTTAGATACACACTAGACGAGGATAATCAAGATGATTACTTTACATACAGGATTAAATTAATAGACTCAGGAAAAGAAAATATGTTAGTAAAGGACGATAAGATCAGAGTTAACAAACCAGGTCATCCAGGAGAGTATATATGGGTTCCTATATCTGATTTAGAAGGAAAGATAGAAATATTAACTCCTACTAGAAAAAGTCCAAGTAGTGAGGTATTAGACATAGATAGAGGAAAAGTTAATACTTTCAAATTTAAATTTGATTTATTAAAAAATGAGAGTGTTAACTACAAAATACAACATACAGTGTTAGATAACGATAGTATACGTATATTCTTCGTACCACTTGTAGGACATGATTTCTATAAAAACCATAAAGGAATATTTAGAAAGAGTATAATAGAGAAAGATTTCTTAGCAGATTATTTAGCTTCCTTCCAAGGAGAATTTAGTTATTCTCTTAAATATGTTAATACATATGGATTAAGTGAATTATATAAAGTTGGTATTAAAGAAGTTGTACCTCTCAGTAGTATACAGTTAAACATGTCATTCTTAATAGAATTAAATTTAGGAAGTACACTTACTGAGAATGAATTATCTCTCGCTACTGCTAGATATATAGAAAGTATAAAGATGCTAGATGGAGAAGATTTCCATATATCTAAACTTTATGATTTCTTGTATAGCCTATATCCTCAAGATATAAATCTAATTCAATTTGTTAATATTAATAATTTGAAGTCTGACAAACAGCTGATAAAGGTTGATACTAGTAAAATAAATAATAAGACTATAGTAGAAAAATTAACAATACCTATTGAGTATGATAATTTAACTAAAGCTTTTAGATATAAGATTCATTGGGAGTTCGTTAAAAATAACTTATAAAATGTTCCACTCCCATATGGGAGTGGAATTATCTATATTAACTAAACTTCGATAATATAAATTATTTTTTAGGAGGTACTATATGTTAAATAACAAAACGACATTATTTTTAGTAAAGGAAGATTTTAAATATCCGATAGAGTATTTAAATAAATCTTTACTAAATATAGATGTCCCGGATACACTTCAATCTTTTATAGATACTTTATTTTATTGTAATAAAGAAAATATAATAGAGATAACGAATGAGAAAAACAGATACTGGTTTGTAGGATACAATAGTCGGGATAATGGAGAAGATATACTATTAGATACATTCTTATCCTTATACTTAGATTATAGATCTACAGGAGATGAGGTAATAGAAATAGATGACTACAACGATAGTGTTCTTAATATAATGGATGCATCAGGTTTAGAATTCAATTATGATAATTATACTAAGGTGATCTTCAGTACGTTTAAATCATTTGTAGAGAAAAACTATGATACGAATGCTTTAAAGAATAGTGGTATAGGCGGTATAGATATATTAATTAAAGCTTATTGTGATTCTTTAGTTGATAATCATATTATTAATATCTTCTCTGGATTTGACTTTATAAATCCTCAAAATATGGATGACAGAAAAGGAATGTTAGTTAGTACTAGAACTCTCTCTCAAGATAGAAGAGACAGTGCTAGATTAATGATATTTAATAACCTAGTTAAAGAAGAGACTACAGAGAATAGTATTTCAGAAAATGGTGGATGGGAACAATTTGTAGAAACTGATCCTGAAGCTAGAGATAGAGAGTATTCGGCTCTTCAAGAAAATATGGGTGTAAAAAGTCCAGAAGAAATATTTGGGGAGGCTGCTATACATAATAATATTATGGGTACATTATCTGATGAACTCATAGATAAGTTAGCAGAACAAACTGCTAAGAAAATAGAGGAAAGATTAATCAATAGAATAATGAAATCTTTATATAACGAAAATAAATAAGAAGGAGATAAACTAATGGAAATAATAATAAATATTAAAGATGATAATAAAGATAAGGTATTTTTAGAAGCTAAAACATTACACGATCCTCATTTGAGAGATATTTTATATAGCTATATTAAACCTGATGATACACCGAAAGAAGAAGATAATAAGGAAAAAACAAATCCAGTGTATTTCGAACACCCAATAGTAACTAAGGCAATATATGAATGTCTAGTGGAACCTTTGAGAAACTTTTATATAGAGAAAATAAAGAAATATCCTGATGAAAAAAGTTACGTACAACAAATCATAATGATAGATGAAGTAATACCGTCTGCAATTATTAAAGATATCAAAGTGATAAACAGAAAAGCTGTAAAATCTATAGAAGAATCTATAGAAGACTTTATGAAAATAGCTCTACATGATAATAGATACGATTATTTCAAAGTGAAGAACATCTTTAAAAATTATCTTCATATAGATATAGATGAGTATGAGTCAAATGTAAAAAAGAAATGGGAAACTATAAGAAAACTTCTAAATAATGACAAGTCGAAGTTATTCATTAAAGATATAACGGATAAAATAGAAAAGGTATATGGTGATAGTATACGTGGATACAAACCTGTAGAAGTAACAGAAGTGGGAAGGATTAGATTGTTTATTATATATCTTCGTCACCATAATATATTGGATAAACTGGAATTTAGTTCTAAATACCCGGAAGACGATGTAATAGAATGCTTGAAAGATTTCTTAAGATATTCCCCTAAATATTTTGAAATAACCAAAGAATACACTGATTTCATGAGGAATTTAAAAATACTATTTAATATAGAGGGGGATGATTTAATTGAATACTAGTATAATAAAGATATTAACTACATTCTTTTTAGGGTGTGATCTAACAAATGTTGTCTTTAAACCTCTTGGAATAAGATTAACTTCTTTAAATCTTGTAGATTATCTTTCTGATAATGATATAAAGACATTATTCTACAATAGAGGTTTGGTTAGAAAACTAGATAACTTACAAATAATGGGAGTAGCTAGTCCAGCTCATGTTAAGGAATTTTTAAATATACCAGAATCTAAAGTTTTAATAAAAACTATAATAGAAAAAACTAATGCTGAATTATCAGCAGAAGAGTATATAGACATGTATAAAAGAAAAGAAGATTAAGGAGGTATAATAATGAGTAATGAAAATAATTTATTGAAATCTATTATATATTGCTCTCTATTCCTAATCTTCATAGGGATACTTTATAAATTCGTTAATAACGGTTATCATCTAAGTATATTTACAAAAACTAAAATAACATGTACTGTAGATAAGAAAATTATAGATATTAAGAAAGTAACTGGAGATAGAGGAACTATATTCTGCTCTAGTGGAAAGATAAAATATAAAATATTAACATATGATATGGAAGAATTTAACAAATATATGGTTGACGGAGTATACACATTCAGAGTGATACATAAAAGAAGTAAAACAAACCATGTGTACATATTATCTAAATAATTATATTTGTATATTATTTTTATGAATACTGATAACTAATATCAGTATAAAACTAAAATTTTAGGAGGAAAAATTATGATGAACAAAAACGAAAGAAAAGATTTCTTTAACTATGTTGGAGGAAAAGTAGGAGAATCAGGAGATACTGTAGAGAATGTAACTAATGGTTACTCACAAGTATTCGTAGAAAGATCAAAAGCAGGAGAAAAAATGGAGATACCTGGTATTGGTACATTCTCAGCACACCATAAACCTGCAGGAGAAAGAAATCAATACAATCCACAAACTAAAACTACAGAGATGAAATCTTTTCCAGCTAAAACAGTTGTTAGCTTTAAAATAGAAAAAGCAACAATGAAAAAAATAAATGAGTAAAATTATCGGCTCCTCCCTTAGAGGAGGAGTCATTATCTAATGAAAAAAAAACTAAGTAAAGGAGAATAATAATGGACCACTTTTTACCATCGAACAATGATCAGAGATTTCAGATATTTAATTACAATAATTTAGGTAGCGTCAGAACTACAACATTTAAAGGAAGAACATGGTTCTGTTTGTCAGATGTATGTCATGTTTTAGGTATACAATCTCCGTCAGCTATAAATAGAAGATTAGAACCTGAGGGAGTAGTCTTATTAGAAAATATAGATAGTTTCGGAAGAAAACAGACATCCAATTACGTAGATGAAGGTAATCTATATAACGCTATAGGAAATAGTAGAAAACCCGAGGCTAAAAACTTCATGAATTGGATAACTAGGGAAGTACTTCCAGAGATAAGATCTTCGGGTGGATATAACTTAAATCAAGGACCTATGTCACCTGTAGAATTTATGAGACAAATGTTTGATTCAACTGTCAGGTCTCTAGAGGTTCATGAAGAAAGATTAAATGGACAACAGAATGACATAGAAAAACTTTACAGTCTTTACAATGATGTCAAGAAGTAGCTTTAATATTTAAGACACACCCTTCTCTCAGAGAAAATTTCAAAAAGATGACCTAAATTGATTTTAGGTCATCTCCCTCTTTGAAAGTAGTTTTTCAAAAGATGGGGTGATTAGTAATCAGGGCATCTCCCTCTTTGAAAGTAGTTTTTCAAAAGATGGGGTGATTAGTAGCAGTTAAAAAAAAACTAAAGGAGATAATAAAATTATGGACATATTTAAAATTATAGAATCTAAAGAAGGAAGAGTTTTCTATATACTAAAATATAAAAAGTCAAATGGAGAAGAAACTATATTATGTGTTACAAAATATAACGGGGACTTATATGTAGAATTCAGAGATGTAATTAACATAACTGAATATAAAATGGTAAGTGCCATAATGTATAGAAAAATGGATATGACTGGTGTAAAACACTTTAAACAACCAGTTGGGGATTCAGGTTCATATGAGTGTAATTCACAATTTATAAGAATTGATAATATCAGAACATGGCTATCTGGTTCTACTAAATCCGAGGCTAAACCACTATTAAAATTTATTAATTCACAAGTAATTACAAATAAAGAAATATTTGAAAATTTTACTGGTTTCACTGATACTAATACTACAGGAGAAAAAGAATATACTGTTGATCCTCCTGCCCCTACGATAAATAGTAATAAGATAATTGAGGAAATACTAGGAGATAACCGTGTAAAGAATCTTCTAGTACAAATAGTTGAAGAATATTTAAATAAAGGAAAGGGAGATATGTAATATGAATTATAATGTAGTCTTAGAAAATAAAGTAGGGGAAGCAGTTTACAGATACATCTATATAGATGAAACTGGATATATGGCTCCTATTGACGTTATGAAACAGAGAAATGTTTTAATATTCAATTTAGACGACATACATCTAGCTATAGGGTATAAGAGTAAATCTAGAAATCTATATAATAAACTAGATAATGTCTATATATACAATAAATTTATACCAGGAAAAGATCCAAGAACTAATGAGTACACAGATATAGCTAACTTAGAAATATTTATGAAAAACTCTAGAAAACCTGAAGCTAGAAGATTGTTAAAATGGATAAAAGAATCAGTAATGGTTGACTCTAAAATATTAGAAGAAACTATGAAAGATCATTTAGAGAAAGTCTATCCTAAAGAGGAACTTTCAGAAAACGAAGAAGAAGAAATAGATATAGAATTATTAACAGATAGTATACTTTCTAATAGTGTAGTTAGAAAAGCTATTATGAATGTATTGAAATCGAAATTAAAATAAAACAAGGATGTTCTTTATGGACATCTTTTTTTTTCATAAGGAGGGATCAATATGAAAAATAAACTTGATGATTTATATAAGTATCTAGAAAAACTAGAGAAGCAAGTAGTTTCTGATTGTTTAAGAGGAGGCATGGACGATGATCGGAAACATTTTCAGTGGGGATACGCTTTTGCTCTCAAATTGACGAAAAAGAAAATAAAAGAGATTAAGGAGGAATAATGAAACAAGTAATAGAATTTCTCATGAATGAAATAGGAGATGAGTGTTATCATGAGTTAAAAGATGTATCTGGAATAGCAACAACTGCTAATGGAGAGTTTGATGAATACCTCAATGACCCTACTAAAGAAGCAGAAAGATTAATTATGGATGATCTATTGACTTATAGGTATGTAGATGAAAAGGAACGAAAGATCCATTATGGTTTCACATCTCTTAATGGAGAAGTTATATCTTGTATAACTTTCGACGATATAACTGAAGATGAATTAAAGATTATCGTGGATTATGGAAATGGAGTTATATTCTCTAAAGAGTATACAGTAAAAAGAGATGGAAAAGATGAGACTAGAAATAGGGTTCTAGCTTATGTACATAGAACTAAGTATGGACATAGATTGTTAAATCTTAAAGATACTAAGGTTCGTAAAAGATGGATAAAATCAATACTCCTTCTAGATAAAGAGGATTACAATAAATATATTGTGTCATGCTATATAGAAGGAAAATATGTTTATCAATACTATTCAATATATGTAGAAAATAATACTATACAAGTAATAGAAGATATAAATAAAATGATATATGATACAACACCGTATAAAGAAAACATGATATGGGATTTATTTCCTATCACATATGATCTATTTAAATTTAAAGCTAAAAACATATTAACAGGGGAAGATCTAGTATTCATTTATTCTAAATATTATAATAAGATCTTAAATCAATTCCCTACTATTATGGATATAGTGAGAGTATTTCCTGGATTGAATCCTACTCAATATATTGATGAAGGTATATTAGTTTTATACGCTGGAGAGAAAGATGAGAATGGTTTAGACAAAGGAGGAGATATACTTATAGCTCCATTGAATCCTATACATGAAAATGAAAAAGGGAAAGCGTTTATATTAAATCCTGAATTTACCCAATATTTTCAACCATTATATGGAAGTAACATGTTCTATTCCGTAGTATTGAGTGATGATCCTGAAAAGCCACATAAGTTCTTCTTCTTTAAACCAGAACATGGAGAGTTAAAAATATCTGATATGGAGGCAACTAGTGTACCTACACAAATATATGTTAATGAAGAAACGTTCACAGTTACATTAGTTTACGATGTACAAGGATATTATCAGATAGTAACATTCTTTGAGAATGGGTTTGAATTAATGAAATATTCATATATAGAAATAAAGCCGTCTGGTAATGAAGATATTGATGTTCATTTATCTAAGTTTAAAGAGCATATAGATAGTTTAAATATACATCAAGGACAAGCAGATGATGAAATGTATAATCTTCATTACTTTAATGATTTCCAAAAAGGATTAGGTAGAAATGACTATCCTGCTATTATAAGTTCTCAATATTGTAATGTATCTAATAACTGGATTAATCCTGATGTTAAAAGAATATTTATGCCATTAAATGGAAAAATACAATTACATAAATATGTAGACCATAGAATAAAGGAATATGTATTAACTAAAAATGGTGATATAGAGAAGAGGTTAGAAGCTATAGAAGAACTAAACAGGGATACAGAAGAATATATAAATAAAATGAAGGATAAAATAAAATAAAGATATATTATTAAAGTGACAAAAATATTAGGAGGTAATAATTATGAAAATGGTAACAACAGAACTTGTCAGAGAATCTGACTGGAATAACACTGACAAGAGTAAAAGTAAAATGTTACAAATCCAGTTATCAACTATTATATCAGACGATGGGAAGACAAGAGATTATGTGGCTTTCACATTTTCAAAATTAGGAGAAGATGGGAAATTCTCTGATAAACTTATGCTGAATCTAAATGTTCCATTTCCACAATTAGCGAGTAAAGCTAAGGAAATAATATCAAGGATAAAAGCTCTGACAGAAGGGGAGGTTCTTGACAGTGACCCTATATCTTTCTACAATAGAGCACAGAGAAAAGAAAGTGACCAAATTCTAGATTTAGACGCTTATACATCTAAAGAAAGAGGAACACCAGTTATCTGTGTTAAAATGGAAAAGAAACCAGAAGGAAAAGAAGCAAAGAAATGGGTCTTCTATTTTGGACAAGCTAAAAACTCACACAGATTCAACAAAGACTCAGTTAGCTATACTGATCTTAAAGCATATGATTTCTTCTTTGCTATGCAATTAACTTTTGAAGCTTTAGCAGCTGGTACATGTTACCACAGAGACTACCATTATAAGAAAGTATTAGCTGAATTAAATGGAGAGAAAAATAACTCTAATACTACTAGTAAAGGAGGGTCTGAGTCTTATCAAAAGAAAACATCATCAGAGAAAACTAGTAAAAAATCCTACGAGGAGGATGACGAAGACTTCCCGTTCTAATCATGGGGTAGCATTTGCTACCTCTTTTTTTTTATTTGAAAGGAGATGTTTATAATGTTTTATATGAACGATATCTTCGGTTATGACCAAGATACATTTAATAGATTAAAATACATAAATCAAGAAGCTAACAACTATGCCAATAGTTTCTATTCTTTTATACCATTCTCAAATGACAATACTAATGAGTATTCTCAATATGGAAAGAAATTAGAAAAGAGAATAAAGAACTTAAATAAACTACATGATGAAATATATAATGAGATAAGAGAAGTGGGTAATAGAATAAGAGATTTAGTACAAAGTGGAAAAGCTACTAAAACAGAAGTTGATTTAAGAACTTCTAAGTACTCTTTATTTAAATCATTAATAGACGTTGAGAAAACAGTAGCTGATTTAGAGAGTAAAAAAGAAAAAGGAAGAATGGATGATATTAAGTTTAATAAAGACTTAGAATTAACTAATCTTAAGATACAAGCTGGAGGAGGTAACATAGCTCACCAGATGGAGGACAGAATAAGTACCAATGATAACTATATGAATAGTTTATTTAGTGGGGGAGTAGATAAGTTTATAAATACTAATATGAGTGCTCCAGCTTATAGACCACAACAACCTGGAGAAAGTAATATACCATCTACTAATGCTAAACCATATAATCGTGCGGAACCACCTGTAAGTACTGTAGAAGAATCTCCAGTACCTAAGACAGAAGTTAATACTGTTAAAGTAAATAACAACTTAAATCAAGAACCATTAGATCTTTCTAATTTTATTAATAAAGAAAAGTCTAATGGACATATAGAAAATGTAAATGGAGAAATCGTCACAGTATATGAAGAAGATGACGGCATGAATGATTTTAGACATTCTGATAAAACTGCAACTGATGCTAGTCTTGCTTTAAAAAATATGGAGATAAAAAGAAATCCTAATGCTAAAGAATTTTTTAAATACAATAAAGAAAAAGATATGGGATGGATGGTATGGTTAGATACTGAGACTAACAAGGAGATAGATGGAGGAACACACTTAGATCTTAAACTTCTTTATCCTATTGACATAGATGTTAATAATAATATAGCCAACACTAGATTACAAGAGAGTTATCCAGTTATGTATACTGATGAAGCACCGAGTGAGAAAGTTATAAAGGATTACGAGATGATGAGAACTATAGAGAAGAATAAGGAAGCTAAAAAAGAAGACGAAGAAATTTAAATTAAAATACCTATATATTATTTTGGTGTATGATTCACATGTTCGTTAGATATTACAGATCAAACTAACATGCGAAAAAGAAACAGGCGTTGTGCTTTGTTTATGTGTTGATACGTATACACATAAACTCCACTAATAACATAATTACATCATTTACGATTGTTACTTTTGATCATACATTACATCTCAGCTCTACTAAAATATAAGTACCTCATATCCTATTAAACCAGAATAGGAATATGAGAGAACCAACACCAAACATTAGGATCTGAGAAAGAATAAGTCTAACTTGATGTGGGTCACAATTTCGTTTTAACGGTACCGACTAAACCGTTTTCGAAAACGTGGTCCCTGCAAGTAATACTACATCTTTTCTCTAAATCCTGATGAAGAGGTGTGGTCTAGCCGACCCTTCGGGGTAAGCTAGGGGTTTTTTCTCATTACGAGTAAACCTGAGGTAATTAATTTAAATATAAATCCGTATTAACGGTTTATAAATAAAATAAGGAGGTAGTTAGTATGGAAACTACACTAGCAGTTAATCAAAATAATTTACAAGGAGGTGATAATAAATTTGAGATATTTAATTACAACAATTTAGGGTCCGTTAGAGTTCTAATGGATAATCAAGGAAATCCTTGGTTTTGTTTATTAGATGTATGTATAGTTTTAGGGTTAACTAATGTCACTAAAGTATCTGATAGATTATTCCCAGAGGGGTTAACTTCAATTCAAGTCCTTTCTAATGGGGGTCCACAAAGTACTTTATTTGTAAATGAGCCTAATCTTTATAAAGTTATAATGGGTTCACGTAAACCCGAGGCTCAAGAATTCCAGAAATGGATATGTTTTGAAGTTATTCCGTCTATTAGAAAGACAGGTTCATACAGTGTAAACGAACCCGAACTATCTTTCACGGATTTCATGTTCAAATTAGCAGGACAAGTAGATCAGAATGTCTCTGATATAAAAACATTATTTGAAAGCGTTGATAGAAATACTCAATGTATTAACATACTAAATGAGAAAGTAGAAATAATAAGTAACGAAAGTTATCTGACTATAAACGCTTTCGCAACATTTAAGAATGTTCCTCTGACATTAGAATTAGCTCAGAGATTAGGACAGATTGCTACTAGAACCTGTAATGAAAGAGGAATTTTTGTAGCACCGGTGAAACATCCAGTTTGGGGATCAGTTAACATGTATCCTTTAGCTATACTAGACGAGGTGTTCAGTAATAACGTAGCATTTTTAAATCAATAATACCCCTGTATAACTATAACGGAAGGGATATAATGACGGTATAACTTTATCTTATACCGTCAATAGATTATTTGGAGACGCTATGTATTAAATACATAGCGTCGATTCATTAGGAAGAAGATAAGAGTTAATATTCAAATCGATAGAATTATAGACTATTTGACCCCGATAAGGTTTTAAACCCGGTAGGGGTACAAACAGATTTAAGATTAGATGGTGTACCCCCATACCTAACTTTAATATAGGTATGGGTATCATGACAGTATGAGTTTAACTCATACCGTCTAATAAAAAAAAAATTAAATTAAAAAGGAGAGGATAAATGTGTCAGCAATAATTAATTATATAGAAAATTTAGAAAAGAAAGTAGAAAGATTAGAAAAAGAACTGAAGGAAGCTAAAGGAGAGATATCAGCTTTTAAATCTGATGATTTTTCAGTATTGTATAAAAATACAATAAATGATGTATATAATAATTTCAAAAGAAATAACGATATCTACCAGGTGGATACTACTTCTGAAAATGAAGGAGGATTTAAGTTTTCCTTAGTACAATGGAGTCCTAAAGGAACTAAAATAGAAGATTTCAAAATGCTTATATTGGATATAAGACTTCTTCAGACTAAAGACGATATCAGAGTTAAAGTTTCTATTAGGGTAAAAGTTCCAGATGAAAATCCTACACTACTTAGAAATCATAGAGATACTTCTAAATTTGAAGTAACTTACTCCAGAAAGGATTTCATTAAACTCTCATCTGGAGAACCTGGAGAAATAGTAAATAACTTAGTAACAAAATTAATAATTAATAATCCACTAGCAGATAAATATTCACCTGATATTAATCTTTTAACTAGATTTTTAAATGTTGTTTTTATGGTATACTCAACATCAGATATTGAAAGAAAACCATACCTGGAAGAAGAATCAGACTATTTAAAAGCTATATATTTCTTGATAGCTAGTGCACAGCAAGTAATACATACCAAGGGAAACCTCAAAGCATGTGGGGTTTTAATTTACAGTCAAGATAGACGAGAAATAGGTATATCTAATGAAAAATACTCATTAGCTGATGTATACGGCTTTCGTTTAAGATAATAAAGGTCCTCCCGTCTGGGAGGACATCTTTTTTTTCGTTTATTTTCTCATATATTTTTCTAATAAACTAGGATTAGCTATTTGTTGTTCTTTAGTCTTTCCTTTGTTTATTAGAATAGCTTTAGACGGATCTTCAAATGTCATACTATTAAATGTATTCTTAGATTGCACTAAATCTGTTATACTAGATGGTATACCTTTTTCATAAGGGTTATTACTTAATCTAACAGGTTTATTACCAGTATTATCAAGAAATAATTCTGCTATAAGTATTTCTAATAATACTCTAGGGAAAGCTAATTCATGATTAAATTTTAAGCAGTTTAATATTATTTCATAGTATTTCATATAATGTATAGTAGGTGATAAATGTCCAGTAAGTAAGTTATTAAATATCTCTTGCACATTACTTAACTTTGCTGGAACAATGTCGCTAGACATAACTTTATCACCAGGTTGGAATTTAATAACTGTATGCTGCTCATCTTTTACTATCTGTTCTTCACTATATATTGGAATATTAACTCTAGTAGCAAGAGTACAAACTTTATGTTCTAAATTACCATTATTATGAACCAATATAAGAGAACCAAATAAAAATACGTCTAATTCCATATTATCTAGAGCATTTATATTATCATTATAGATTATTAAATCTATTTCGTAATTAGTATATACTGCTCCGTCTTTATGTGAAAATATATCAATTTTAGCCATGATGACCTCCTATCTATATAGATAATACACCCACTCCATTCCAAGAATGTATCTCTTCTGATATTTGTTTACAAGTGTATACAAATGGGTTCTTCTCATAATCTGAGGATAAAGATTTAATAAATGCAGGTATTAGTAACAGATCTGCTTTATCTAAAGTACTCTTTCTTATTCTTCTAGCTATAGTTAATTCTAATGCTCTAGTTTGATTTTGATTCATTTTTTTCTCGCTATCAAAGATAGAATTAACCTCGTCTATAGTAGAAGCTGTTGTTATCCTATTTATTACTATCATTCCTAAAAGATCTATAGCTGATTTCATAGTTGGTCCTATATTAACTGATATCTTAGCTTCTTTCTTTAGTTTATTATTAATAGAGTTATAGATAAAGGATATCTGAGTTTTAAATTCTTTCTTCGCTATCTTTTCATTTGTTATCTGATAATTCAATTCCTTAGCGAAATCATTGACTAATCCTCCTAAATCACTAAAGAACTTTTTATAAGCAGAATCATAATCTAGAAGTGACTTATCTCTAAAATATAATGATACATTTATTTTATGTATCTCTCCATATATATGAGCTAATGCTGCTAGTAAATCTTTTGTATTTTCATTATTACCTAATATTTTAAATACATCTCCTTCTAATTTATCCATATCAGGTATCATCATATTATGTTCATTACCATCTATATCTTTATAACTTGTGTCTGGAATAATTTTAAACCATTCTTTTCTCAATACATAATATATCTTATTATCATCTTCTTCTTTATTGAAGGTTATACTGTAAGGATTATTTTTATCTTCTGTTTCTTGGTAGTATCTTGAAAAGAACTCAGATATCGTATCATTTTCATCTTTCATTTTTAGTAAATCAGAATGAACATTAGATAACATAGACACTGTAGCTCCAACCATGTTAAGATGGAAACCTTTTTCATCTATTGAGATTACATCTTTAAATTTCTCAAATTGTTTAGCCATTCTTTCATCTATTTCTTTAACATCTTTTAAATCTTCTGATAACTCTTCTACAAATTTTCTATTTTCCTCAGATAATTCTTCCTTTCCATCTTCTATAGATTCTATCACATCATCCATTTGTTTAACTATTTCTTCTTGTTTCTCTTGTCCTTCTTCTATAGTTTTAACAGCATCTTCTACAGAAGTTTTAATCTCTTCTTGTAACTTTTCTTCTTCTTTTTTTGTATCTTTTATATCTTCCATTTTCTTTCCTCCTAATTTGGTTTATATCATTTTACTGTTTCCGAAAACCCACAAAATGCCATAAAAACAAAGGTATTATTGAAATTAGAATAGTATTTTGTGGAATATCTGAGTATCAAAATTACTTTCATTTTTTCATAATATAATAAAGATATAATTAATAAAGAAGGAGGAATAATATGGAAATAGTAAAGGCTATCAATGGTGTTCTACAACATAGAACATCACATACATCTCACTATTTAACAGACGAGTCTGTAGTACCAGCTCCTATAATTGGAGTTAATAGTGGGACATTATATATGCCTATCTATACAGAAAAAGGACCTACTAATGTTCTTAGAAAATTCTCTGGAACTGGAGCTTACAAGGAACTTATAAACACATATGGAGAACCTGATGTTAAACGTCTAGGTTTACCTTATACTATGGCGGCAATTCATGTAGCTATGGGAGGAAACTTAATAGCTCAATCCGTAAAACATAGTTCAGCTACTAAAGCTGGATTTATATTAGGATTATCTATAGAAAATAAAAATGAAGATAATACTGATATAACTAAAACTTTAGGATGGATACTTCCTGATGGTTCTGGTTTCGTAGAAGATCCTACAGCTGGACAAGAAGATTCAACACAGCCTACTGCGGCTCACGTTGTTCATAAAATAAACACTAAGAGAATTAAATTAGTGTCTATACCAGTTAACGGTATAAAGAATATGGATACACTAATAAGAACAGCTTCTAAAATGTATGAAGACGTTCTATTGAAACCAACAACTGAAAGACAAAGAGTTTACCCTATTCTATATGGGTTATATAATGGAGAAGGAGAATACGGTAATAATTTCCAATTCATTATGTCAGATTCCCATGATACTATAGAAGGAAGACCTTATTTTGTAGGAGAATTCTATGACACTAGAATAAATTCATTCGTAACTAATACAAAACAGGCTTTCTCTTTAAGTAAAGACAGTAGAGGAGACTTGCCTTTAAATATCAATCTTAAATTTAAAGGTGACTATGAAGTTAGAAGTATGGATTCTTACCAGTTGGATAAAATAGGAGAGATAATACAAGGTGAATTTGATAAAGTTTCAGTATTTAATACTATAAACAATATATCTGTTGAAGGAAAATTATATGCAGAAAATGTAAAAGAAGCTAAAGAAACATTTAAAGAAGCTGATATGACTACAACTAGATTTAATAGATTGAGTTACTTAAACCTGTCTACATTAGAACAGCTATCTTTAGCATTCGTTGTAGAAAAGGCTACTACATTTAATTTCACTGGTGGTACTGAAGGATTATTAACTGAGATGAAACTCAAAGGGTTCGACTGGGATTTCACAGCAAATGTTGCTCCAACAGGACAACCTGAAAAGAGAAGAAAAGTTGTAGCAGAAATGTTTAAGGAAGCATTCTTAGGAATGAGAAGTGCTGAAATCTACAACTTATGGGCAAATAGAGCTGATTACATATTAGATGCAGGATTCCCTAATGATGTAAAAACAGCTATGGTCTCTTTAGTTACTAACAATAGAGATGAAATACAATGTCTATTAAATGCTCCTATTGGTATATCTAGTATAGATGAAGCTATAGAGTGGAAGAAAAGTAATAACTTCTTTAGTAGACTTATAACTTATTTCCCTGGAAACTTTGAATACTTAGATGTAGAAAGCTCGGAGTCAATAAGAGTTCCTCAGACATTTACAATGATTCCTATATTGATAGATCACTATAAGGAAAAAGGATTTGCAGAACCTGTATGTGGTGTAGCAAATGGTATGTTGACTAATGTTGTTCCTGGAAGTGGAAGAGCAATTGGAGATTTAACATTAAAATCTAATGATAAGTTAGTTAATGCTGGATTCGTCTGTGTTTCTGCTTACGCAGAGGAAAGAGTGTTCTTAGATAGTCAGAAGAGTAACTACCTATTAAATCAGTCTAGTATGCTTCAGTTATTCCATAATAACAGTATAACAAATAGAATCATAAAAGTTATTTATGAAGAATTAGAAGCAGAACGTCATAGATTAACTAGTGATGAATCTATTAAACGTATAGAAGATAAAATAAGACTAGCACTTAAACCTTATGAAGGAAAGGTTGCTGGTCTAGAGTATAAGATATATTTTAAATCAGATTACGATAAAGCTATAGGTCTGTTATCCCATGATATAAATATAATGTACAATGGTGAAGTATTGTATCATATGGTGCACTTAACTGCTAAACCTGTTGCAGCGTAATGAGAAGAAGGAGGTTAAAGGAAAATGACAATTAATTCTATAATAGATGCCTTAGGTACATTAACTGAGCATAAAGGTAATAATATTAAGAAGTATACAAATACAAAAGATACTTCTAAAATAGAAAATAAACTTTATCATCAGTTGTTACCTATGCCTAAACATATACTAGCACAAATACAACCATTTATAGATGGTAGATGTCTGTTGTTACCAGCTACAATGCCAGAATGTATGGAAGTATTACATAAAGAAGCTACAGATTATATGAGAGTATTATTTAGAACTACAGTTGTTTCTGTAACTGGATTTGAATCTAAGAAATTAGAAGTTGCTGAAGTTCAATCACTTTCTGAACAGAATACTCACCAAGTAGTAACTAAATCATCTGGAGCTACAAGAGCTATCACAATAACATTCTCTAACATGTATCAAGATATACCTGTATTCAGATATATCCATACATGGATGGGATATGTAGTAACAAGTGGGTCTTATGCTGGGTTATATCCTCATTTGACTAATTTAGAATATCATGAAGGAAACCACAGTATGAGTGCTTACTACATCGTACCAGATCCTTCATTTAAAAGAGTTGAATATGGAGCATTCTTGTATGCTATGGTTCCGTTAGATGACGGAGTAGGAGAAGTTCTAGACCAGACTTGGGGACAATCAGAGGTTAAACCTTACCCAGTGCAGTTTAAAGTACACGTCATTGCGGCGGATCACCCTGTAGTATATGATGCTTTAACTAAAGAATTAAATAACCATACTGCAGCAGTTACACTAAATGACTGGGCTGTAGATATCGGTGGTTTAAGTTAAAATATATAATTCCACAAAGTATTAAATAAATATTTCCCTTCCCATTACGGGAAGGGATTTTATCTTTAATAATGGAGTATCTTCTCAGTTATTGGTCTATCTAACGAGTAATAAATAGTCAAGTCTTTCTTTATAGGTATTATACTAGTGTATACATCATCCTTTGTATTACTCAAAGTATAATCATATATTACTATACCTTTTTCATAAGCAGAATCAGTAGATAGGAAATCAGGAACGACATATCCGAAGAATACTTTAAATGTACCTGTGGCATGTATCTTACTAGTCTTTCCATAAGAAAGGAATTCTAAATAACTCTCACTACAGTCTATCGCACACTCATAAAAAGTACCATCAGGTCTCAGATAGTCGAACCAAACTTCACATACACCCATTGATGTGTTACTTCTTTTAACAGAGAATCTGAAACCTTTTGGGAGACAGTAAATTTCTCCAGTCTCTACATTTTTACATTCTGCGACATCATGTGTTACCATCCATTCTCCAGTAACAGGAAGATGTGTATTGGTTTTATTAGCTCCAGTAATATTAATATATTCTCTTATTTGATTATTAAGATTTTTTACTAAAGAAATATGTGGTGTTATTATAACACTGGATAAATCTATTATCTCAGATAACTTTATATTTTCTATTTTCCTCATATTTATAAAACCAGATTTAGTTTCATCTAATATATCTTCTATTTTATTAGATTTATTTCTTAATCTATTTAATAGAGAGTTTATGTTAGTATCTAATTGTAACTTGTTATTCTTTATTTTTTCTAAATAATAAGGATTCATATTCTTGATTAAGAAAGAATCATCTGGAGAGTTATATCTCTTAGGTATAGACCCATCATATATTGCTACCATAACTGCACTAGGATGTAAACTATCATATAGTCTTTTTACTAAATCTCCCGGGATACCATCTATACTCTCTATTATAACTCTATAATTAGATGTAAAGGAATTTCCTTTTAAATAATAATATACATAATGTACACCGTCTCTATCTGATTCAGCAAAATCTAGTATGTCATAAAGATACACAGTATGGAATCCTTTCAGTATAGATTGCTGATACCCTTCATGAGATGTAGCTACTATAGTTATATCCTGATTAGATAGTACTCCTCCTTTATTAAATAAATCCATTATAGTATCTAGTAAGTCTCCCATATTATAATATCTAGGAATATTAGCTAATTTAATTCTAGAGTTAGATTCATCTAGATACAATATATGGTATAGTAATTCACTTAATGATTTCATTTATCTCCTCCTCATTACCAAAGTTGATTGACAGAACTCTGGTAATCTAATTTTATATTATACATTTTTTCTACAAATGCTTTAAACTGTTCCGGTTCTGGTAAAGTTAAATGACTTCTTTTACAGAAAGAACCAGCATGTTTCATACCGTTTAAATCTAAAATAACTCTCCATAAATCCACTGTACCAAATATATCTTTACTCATTCTTTTTGGATTATATTCATATGTGATCCAATCATAGTCATTCATTGGTACTTCAGTTAACATATTAAATTCTTTATTCATCCAATTATCCATAATATCCATTATGTGTATCTCCATATTAGCATCCATGAAACCTTTTCCGAATAAAACTCTTGAAGAATCCATCTTATTTATATAGTCTACTAGTCCATGTAGCTCTTCTAAATTCCCATTAAAAAACATAAGTACCTCCTATTCTTCATAAGGTATTCCATCTTCTTCACTAAATGGAACCATTGTATCTACGTATGTTACAGCAAATCTAGTTGTATCTGCTGCTCCATTTATAAAGAATCCATATACTTTAGTATCTGGTTCTAGATAAAAATTATTCAGATTTTCAAATGTTAATTTATATAATCCCATAGGTTCCTTTATCTTATGATCATGAGCTATGATATCATCAGGGCTTCCATCTGGACTAGGGTCTTCAGATTTCTCTGTTATACCATCTGTATGGTCCATTTTATCTTTTGGAATACTTCCTCGTAATCTTTCATAAAAATATGTGTGGTTAGCCGCTTCGATATAATCTATAGTCTCTATTTTATCTTCTACAGATATATTTTTATTTATTACACGATGTCCACTATTAGTGATAACTGGAGTACCTGTAGTAGAGTTTATAGCCGTATTACTATCAGGCATTAAAGAAGGAATTCTTATTTTAAATGTCTTACTTCTTACATGTACTCTTTCTACTATTATAGCTTCAGTATATTGAGAAAAATTCATATTGTCTCCTTTCAAAATGTAAATAATTCCTCTGTTTTGTTAAAAATATAGAAACTTTAGGGTATGCTGTGTATATATTATCTCACTGATGATGTGAGATATATTAAAGAAAGGAGAAGGAAATGAGCATAAGAAAACAACTCATGATAGAAAACATCTTAGAGAGCAAAAATTTAGGATTGTTAAATATATTTATGAATAACTATGGAGAATTAGCTCTTTTGGAGCTGGACCAATTAGGATTAAATATGTTAATAGACATCATAGTTAATGATTCATCTAAAATAAACCTAATTAACAAAATAACATCGGTATCTGATTTGAGAAAACTTTTCAATGGGATAATTGATAAATTCGGTTTTGCTAATGATGATTTCAAACTTAGTGTAGTTAATATAATAAGGAATACCAAAAGAACTGGTATGGATTCTATAAAAACACATGAAGCTAAATTAAACTTCATGGCTAAGATACTAATGACTGAAATCAACTTAGCAAGAGATAATGATAATTTTAACAACTATTCTTCTGATATAATAGAAGCCATAGTCGATAATAAGTATCTAAATTTAGATGAGACACAAACTATAATATCCTTGCTATCTGAGAGCAATTATGATGCCCAGGTCAGGGATATTTACTTGGGATTATTGGAAAATTTAGAGAGAACTTTTTCTCAGTATAGTCATATAGAAATAGCTCTCGTTATTTTAGAATTTACTAAAATAGTTAATAGTCTAGATTTCATTATTAAAAAATATGAGTTAATGATAAATAAAGAAAGACTTGTAAGAGAAGGTCTTCAATTATTTATGATGACTACATGGTTTTATAATAATGCTGTAGCAATTATAGTTAGTATAATTAATACACCTAGTATAGATATTAATGTAAATCTAGATATGTATAAAATATTCTTTGAGGAATTCACTAAGAACATCATCATTCCTGAGAGAGAATCAACAGAAGATATGATAAAATATAGGAAAGATACTGATGGATGGTTTCCATACGAGTATATTCTTAATAAACTAGATGAACCAGATATCGACACTATCATCTTCAGTATATTTTATATAGATGATATAAGAGACTTTCCTATGGGATTCTTTTATCATAATCTTATCGAAAGAGCTGAATTAATATTCCAGTCTATTAACACACTTATAGGACATAATGTACTACCTAATGACTGGATACAAAACCCAGGAAGATTTATAGCAGATATAGAATTGAATGAAAATATTATAGAAGATAATACCGAAAGTAATAATTCATTCAACATCGATGCTATATTGTCTGAAATAGAAGGTATAACTCTAGAGTAAGATTTTTCAATTATATATCATTTTAATGATATCTTTGCAAAGAGATCAAAAAAAAAATATTTAGGAGGAAAGAAAATGGAAAAGAAAAAAACTTTAGCAGATTTGCTAGAAAAACAGGAAGAAAAGGCAGAAGCTTATGCTGATGTTAATACAGATTTAGGTAACGGAGAAATACCAAAAGAAGCTTCTCCAATTAATGATGATGGTTTCACACCGAGTGATGCAGGAGATCTAGCTTCTAATTACTTCAATACTAAAGATGAAGCTAACAATATCGAGGGTACAGAAAGAACTTGGGTTCCAAGAAATGACTATTCTCATTTAATAGATGATGCATCTATTACAACATTCTCGGCTAAAATAGCTAAAGAGGACGTAAGAGATTACGTTAGAGCACTACTGAACATCCCAGGTAACCTAAGATATGAAGAATTTACACCTGTTAAGTTCGCTAACTTAATGAGTTCTAACGTATTGGGAGATTCTGATATTAAGATGTACTTCCCTAGCACACCTAACATGATCAATAATGGTACAGGTGTAAGAAGCATCCTGATCTTTGAAACTCAACTATCTAATCTTTCTAGCGGAAAGAAATCTGAGCCTAGAAACTTTGTTGAAGAAGCTCTGGAAACAAGTCCAGAAAAAGCTTTCGATATAAAGAATGCTGACAAGATATTTGGAAAGAATAATAGCAAATGCTACATAGTTAACTCAAATAGTAACACAGCTTATTTCTTAACAAATACAGTCAATATCATTCTAGGAACAGTTAATGTTAAACTAGAAGATTTAGAGAAGAAGAAAATAACAATATCTGTAGGAGAACAAGGAGACAAGTTCTTCTTACATTTCAAAAGAACTATATAGTAGAATAACATTACATGGGACTTTAGGTCCCATGTATTTATTTTAAACATCATATCTGAATATTAATATTTTTTTAGGAGGATAACATGTTATCAGAACAAGATATAAAGAGTATAGATAGAGTCTGTGATGAGAGAATAGTAAATGAGAATGCTATAAATAACCCAGATAGAAATATAGATGATGTAGTATTTGATTGCTATAGTAATCTTAAATACGGATATCTAGCAGCATGGAGTGAAGAAATAGCAGATTTAGATGTACAATATACAGCTGATTTCTCTACTCACTTATATAAACTTTCAGAAAATAAAAAAGGCAGAACATTAGCTAACCCATCTGTGGATATTAGTAACATGCAAGATAGCTATAAGATATTAAGGTTACTATACATAGTAAAACCTTCATTGATAAGTGATAAATTTAGATATAACAGTTATCAGAATACTATAAATAGATTTTATGAGTTTACTAGTAGCTACCAGAATGTAGTTCATAATGTTTTAGATAGATTAAAAGCTGATTTTGAAAAAGAAAAGAGTGGAGATAATCCTATAAAGGAATTCCTATCTGAAAATAATAATGAAGCTCTCATGACTTTATTCACATCAGAACAAATAGTTGTGTTACCTATGATAGACAAGACTAATAAGTATATAATAAATGATATATCTTACTATAGTGTATATAACAATAGTGAAAATGCTAGAATGACAACTAACGGAGAGTACTTTGTTAAACTACAGAGAAATGGTATAATGGGTACTCATATGATAGGAGATAATAATGGGGTATTGTACAATAGATTCTATGGGTCTTATGTTAATCCTTATATATTATTATCTCAAGGAGATATAAATAAAATATCCCCAGAATCTATTATACCGTGGCATAGTGATAATAGAGTTAATGATATACTAGAAAAAACTTATCTAGAAGCATTGAGAGATTATAATGATAACTCATCTGAAGAAAGATTCCAAGATGAAAAAAGGATAAAAGAAAGTGAGACTACCTTTATAAAGGAAATGATAGAGTCTATTTATATATATTGCGAATATATAACAGGGATAAGAAAGAATGTGAACAACGGAGAACGGAAATTTGAACAAATGGCTACATTAAAGGAAGAAATATACTCTATTATAAACTCCGCTATGAAAGGTGGTAATAGAGGAGGAGAAAGAAAGATGACTCCTAGTCTAGCTGTTAGAAGAATAAATCTTAAACCATTACAAATGTTGACTTTAATAAAGGTTGGAAGTAGTGGACAAAGATCAGCTAACAGAGTATTTGTGAGTAATACAACAGATCCATCTCCTTTAGATATATTTCATCATTTCCAATATATAAAAAGAAATCAACATACACAGACAAACAAGATTGCTCCTGTTAAACATAACTCAAGTGAAGAAAACCAATATATTAAAATAAACGATATGAAGTATTTAGGACAGTTCGCTCCTAAATCAGCATCTGACCAAGGAGCAATTACTATGGTACACTTTGGTATATCAGATGATAATATCAAATATAGAAAGGAAGAAAAATAATGTATTTTGATTTAAACGCATATTTAGCTTTAAAAACTGAATGTAAATCATGTATTGGGAAAGTTAGAAGGAGAATAGCCGAGATATTCGGAAATCTAAATTATCTAGATTGCATAGCTATAATATTAGATTTCGAAATAGCTCATCTTAAGAAGAAATATAGGAATACTGTGGTTACTAAAGATTTAATAAATGCTGATCTTAGTGATATAGTATTTGAATATTTTTTAAATGAAGTAAATGAATCTCCTCTAACAGTTGAAGAAATGTATGATGGATATATAATGTTATTAGCATTGTACGATATAGTATTCTTTGATGGAAGAATATTTAAAGATCTAGACTATTTAACAGAGTGTGTCGATTACAAAAAGGAAGAAGCAGGATATTATGATAGATTAGAAGATTTCAGAAGAGATTTGGAATTTATAACCTCTGATGATATGAAGAATATAGCAGAAGAATCAAATGTTAGAGAACTAATTAATCTTTATATTAGGGATCTCTATGAAAGAAGTTCACCTTCCGAAACATTTATAAAAAAAGATGGTGCTACAGAATATAGGTTTTCATTAGAATGTAGAATAATAGGTGTAGAAGAACAGGAAGAGGAAATATATAACATAATAGAAGAATGGCTTATATTCTAAAAAATAAGAAAAGGAGAAGGAAATGGATTTAGGACAACCAATAAGAACAGCATTGAAAGAAAGTATAAACAGAAATGATGTTACATTATCAGCTAGTTACACCAAAGAATATGATAATATAGTATCTACTCATTATAGTGAGACATATAGAAATCCTGATTTCAACACGTTGATAGACGATATAGTTAGAGAGAATAAGAATCAGGTTAAAGAGATAATATGGCTCTGTGTCAGATCTTCTAAAGAATTAAATAAAATCTATGAGGATGAAAGTATTATAAACAAAATGATCCATAATAAAGTTTCCCAAATTTTATTACAGAATGATAATGGATATTATGAAGTAACAGATGAGTCTACCAATGATGCTTATTCATTGTCTACATTTATGGTAACTCTAGATACTCTGACCAGATTCTTTTTATCTTGTTATAAAACTCCCACATTTGTAGGGTATCTATTTAATAACTTTAAAGATTTCACATTAGCAACTGTAAACTCTCTCCATGATGAACATACTAATGTCATGAGATTTCTAAAGGATGTTTTATTATACATGTTAGATAGAATGGAGGACGAGTTTAGAAATGATGGAAGAATATAAATTAAACGGAATCACACGTGGGATTATATCTTATGATCCCACTATACTATTTGAGTCTTATGATAGAATGGATCTACAATCATTTGTTATAAACTTAGATTTAGCATTTCAGTATAGAACTTTGTCAATAGATTCTCTTTGTCAATCATTGCCTAAGAAAATGGTAGATAAAATATTTTCATCAGTATATACGAATCTATTACCACAATACCAGATATCATTTCTAGAAAATGTTTATGTACCTTTACTTTTATATCTAAATAAAACCCACAATATAAAGGACCATATTATAGTATCTCCTTTACAAACGTTTAATATAAATATGCTTACATTTGCTACTATAGTTAGTAAGACATTAAATGAAATATTTTACGTTACTTGGTATACTGAATTATGGACTATTTTAGATTGGGACCATTTAGCGATACAGGGAGATATATTAGTACAAGTACAACAGCTTATAACTGATAAAGCTATAATGACTTTTAATAGCTATACCAATGGATTACATAATATATTCAATATAGATTACACAGGTGTATTTAATCAAGGAAATGCCGAATACTATGGAAAGTCTTTAATTATAACTATGCTGCCAGCATTAGCACAACAGATATGTGATCTGTATTTCTCTTCTATAGATGAATTAAAAGATTACGTAGGACTGAGAGGATATAACCATGATCAGAAATTAGAATTATATGATGATCTTGTATCTGTGTTGAAGGAGTGTCTCCTATGAGATACGAAAAAATAGATTATAGTGAATACAATAATGAAACAGGAATGAATCTAGGAGTAGTGAGGGAAATGGTAGTAACAGGACTATTTCCCAAATATGATGATATAGATTTCTATGATTTTCCTAATATAATGATAGACTTAGATAGTTTATTAAGTACAGTTATGAAACTTAATAGTGATGTTAATAATGAAATAAAGATGGAGTATGGAAAAATTATAGTTAACTCATTAGGTTGGTTTATAAACCAATATCAGTTTAACGGGTATATCACTATATACTATAATATGGACGAGTATAAAACATTTACTGAAATATATCCTGATTGGAATAAAGAAAGACAGAGTAGATACGATAACTTTGGTATGGGAGAATTCATTCAGAAAACACTTCTTAAAAAATTAAAGTTATTAGAAGGAAGAATGAATAATTTTAAAATAAAGAAATGTAATGATGCTCCTATACTAGATATAAAAGAGGATCTTAAAACTATTTCAGGTAAAACAGTAATACTCAGTAGAGATCCTCATTATAATTGTCTTTTTATATATTTTCCAGATATGTGGATATTCGACGGTAAACATTTATTCTCTAGAGATAACTTTAATTTAGTAGCTAGTAATCCTAAAGTTAAATACAATCTCTTGCCATATTATTATATCATATGTGGTATGAATAGAAATGAATACAAGGGGTATCACGGTATGGGTCCTAAGAAGACAATAACATATTTAAAGGATAATTTATCTAATATAATAAAAGGAGAAGATGAGATCTGGAAAGAAGTTGAGAAATATAAGGATCTATTCTTTTTAAAAAATGTATACTCTAAAAAACAGGAAAACAACACATAAGTATCCTCATGCGGAGGAATTCCTGTTTTCTACTTTTTTCCGAGACAACCACTCCCATTGGGAGTGGCTCCTCTCTTTTTTTTCATTTCTTGGGTATGGTAACATTAATATATTTACGATATTTATAGGAAAGGAGTATAATTATGCTCTTTGGTAATAAGCCTAAAAACTCTAATTCTGTTAGTAAAAAAGAACAAAGAATGTTTAATAAACAGAAGAAGAAAGAAGCTAAAATGCAACGTAAATTAGATAGAAGAGAAAAATCTAAAATACGTAAAATCAATAACTGGATGAAAAACATTGGAAAGAGTTCCACAGATATTTTTTTAGAATGGTTTACTAAACAGAGTCTAGTAACTTTAGTAAATGGAGAAATAAAATTTATAAAGGATTTAACTAAGGAACATCTAGCTAAGAATGACGGAAAAATAAAGATACAGCCAGTTAAATCTGTGTTAAATTATAGTAAGGAACAGATAGATGATCTTATGGAAAAATTAGAGGAGGCGTATCAGGAAGATAATAGTGGATCTCTTAAAGAAGATTTCATAGGACATATAAAAGCTCTAGGACGAGCTGTTAAAACTGGTAATCTAAATGAGAAACATGGAACTGATATGATGGATGATGAGGATATAGCTTTTTTATTTGAGAACATGGATGATTGGGATGATCTTGAAGATGAAGGTTATAGTGAGAATTATAAATTTGAAGGAGGATATATAATGAGTATAAAGAAATTAAAAGAAGAAGCTATTAAAAAAATAAGAATATCAGCTTCTGGAGAATCTTTATCAGTAGTTGCACCACTTACTAAACTTAATGAGAAATTAGAATCTATCAAATATAAGATAGTAGCTTATAGCGAAGATTGTGATAAATTTGAATGCGATGAATTTGTTAATGTAAAACTCGATGATAAGTATAAAGATTTAAAAGATGAAATAACTGGTATATTAAATGTAGTCGCTACAGATGGAAAACTCGAAAAGATGTATCAAGAACCTGTTGCTGATCTTATAGTAGCAGCGGTAGCAACACATACAGATAGAAAGATTGATGAAGGAGATTCTAAGAAATCTATAGAAACTGATATAGAAGATACTGTAGATGAATTAGAATCTAAAGGAGTTACTGTAATAAAAGATACTGTAGAAGATAGAATATCTGATATAGAAGAAAGTATACCAGATATGGATGATAAAAGTTTCCATCCTGTAGTTAATGAAATAGCTGAAAACGAATTAGATGCTTTTGCTAGTCTAGGAGAAATGCTAGGAAAATCAGAGTCAGCTCCATATGCAGAAGATGCAGGTCTGTTAGCTGGGGTAGGTAGTATAATGGATTTATTCCAACTTTTCTTTGCATTACCTATCAACATCGTAAATAGTAGAAAAGTAACAGCTACTCAAGCTAAATATGGGTCTAACTTCGTTGCTAAACAACCTATGGTTGTTTCAAGTACTATGAGTAAAGAACTAGCTGGAAAATATAGTAAGGCATTAGAAATAAAATACTTACTAGAAACTAAAGCTGTTCTAGAAGCTACAGCAGCTAAAGCAGATGGAGGTATAGTAACTAGTAGAACTAGTACTAGTGGTGTAGTTAAATATTTAACTCCTAACAATATAAAATTTAAAGATGCTAAATTATATGACAATAAGCAATTAGATTATAATGAAATAATTGGAGTATTCTCTGAAAGTAAAAATCCTCTAGGAAGAACATCAACTGATGTTACATTCTTATTACCTAGTATAAGAGCTATAGCTGAAAGACACGAGATGGAGTATGATCTTCTAAATAGTTTGAGTTCTTATATGATACCTAGTGGGGAAGCGGGAGATTTTATAAACCATGGTAGAGATGCTTTACCTTCTTATATAGAAGTATCAATTGAATACGTAGCATCTAAAAATGTTACTAACTTTAATGTAGAAAATAAAATAAGATCATCAATGATAGGAGTACAGATATTACCTAGAAGTATTAATAACATAGATATAGTAGATACAATAGCTGAAATGGATGGAAGTAGATTTAAATCTATAAAAGTAGATAAAGATGAAAGAAACTTTATAAAGAAAATGAGAAATCTAGTTAAGTTCTGGAAAAGAAAAGGAACTAAAGATGAACTTAAAGTTCTTAAGAGTAACTCATTTGCTGATATAGTAAGTAAAATAGAAAATGTATCAACACCTTTATTCCATTTAGTTATTACTATGGATGAGTATGTTATGTTGAAGAATCAGCATAAAATAGATATAATGAATGCAAGTACATATAACCAAATGATGAGAAGTCTTCCGTTGATATCTGTATCAATAGTAGATGAAGATACTAACAAAGTTTACTTCTCTGAAGGACCAGTTATGAATTTCTATCATCATGATATAGACGCCTATATTGATTCATTATCTCAGTATGAAAAAGATCTTAAGACAATTATTAAATATAACCAATATAGATAAGGAGGGGAATAATGAGCTACATAATTAATTTAATAAATAGTGGAAAGATAGTAGCTAGTGCTGAAGCTGAAGAAGAGTTAACATCTGAGTTATCTCCTGGAGAACAACAATTGGTTAATGAAGGGGGTGCAGAAGAAGATGATAACATTCCTACTCCTCCACCAAGTGGTGATGAGGGAACTACAGAAGGGGAAGAACCACTACCTCACGAAGAAACAATTGAAGAAACTCCGGAAGAACCAAAAGAAGAAAATGTGAAGAAAATATACACATTAGAAGTTCTTTCTAAAGTTATGGCTAAATATGACCAATATATGGCAGAAACTAATATAGATTGGGCTCAATATATAAATAAAGGTAGAGTAAAGAAATCACCTTGTTTTATATACTTAGAGGATATGCATACTCTCATTAATAATACATTAGATGATTCTCAGTTTGAGTTTGTTAAAATTTATAATCAATTATATGAATTTATGACAGAAGATAAGACTGCTAGTTTATTGGCAGTATATGGAAGAGAATCATACAGTAAACCTTATATAGCAGAAGGATTAGCTCTTTTATTGTATGAGTTAACAATAGACTGGGCTATATTTATGACTAGATACTATAAAGAAATGCCAGATTTAAAAGATGAACAAGATTCATTCTTTAAGAAGTTTCCTAATCTTAGATTCTTATCCTACATTAGCTATCTTATAGTCAATGCTAAAGAATTTAATGAATTGATTAGTAAGGATACTGTAAGGGAATTAGTAACTAATGAAACAACTTATAAGTTAGGATTAGAAGTTAATAAGAAGAATAAAAATCCTAAATCGTTATACAAACTAGCTGGTGAGAACTTCTCTTACTTCGCATCATTGATCAGACATGATTATGCAGATATCACATGTGGTGTTATAGCAAATCTAGGGGTAGTAGCTTTTTTAAATAATAAAACAGCTATGGAAATGAGTAATAGATTATCTCTTATAACAGCATTGATACGTGGTATAAGTGCTAAGAATCCAGTACAAGTAGATCAGAATAATCAAACTATAAGTACATTGAGTACTGTAGACATGCAGGCGACTGAGCTATTGAAAAATAGAAGTGAAGCAAAAATATTATTAGATGCTAATGAGAAACAATATCCATTAGCTGTTGTAGAATAAAATCATATACCCTCTCCATTATGGAGAGGGGTTATTTATTAAACTCTTTATCATATGGTGTTTATATATCATTAATATGTACCAAAATTTAAGAAAGGAGATGTAACTATGAATGAGTCTAATATCTTTGGTCCTAAGAAATTAGATCTAGATAACGTAATAGCTCTAAGATTCATGGATTTAGAGAAAGAATTCAAATTATCTATTGATAAATACGATTGTGGATTTGTTATAGACGATAGTATAAATTATCATAAAGAATTCTACTCTACGAAAAATCCAGCAGATGGACTAAAGGTTTTACAATCTAAAGATTCTATTTACAGCTATAAGTTTGGGATAGACACTTCTGATGACGAGAATATCGTCCCCAGAATGTATAGTTGTAAATGTGGTAGAACATTTGGTATGGATAACATAGGTTTGAAATGTCCTCACTGTGATACCATTGTAAAACGAGCTAAAGACAAGAATGTCGGATGGTTCGTTTTAAAACACGAGAAAGTTTTTAATCCTCTTTTATGTTCATTTATAATGAATGAAAAGTATAGGAGTAAGAAAACAGGAAAGGAGGAGACTTTATATACTCTTTTATCTAGTGGAGAACTAGATTACTCCTGGGAGGATATACTCTGGAAAGAGAGAGATGGAGAATACTCTGGAGCACTCTTCGAGTTTGCTAACAAGTATCTCAAAAATAAAAGAAGAGATTTATTCAGAATATATCCAGACTGGAAATATTGGTTTACTAGCTATATTCCAGTTATAAGTAAAAACTTTAGATTTACTATGATTACTAGTAGTAACTTTGACGGTATATCAGAAGTAGATCAACATAAGTTAAATCCAGAATACATAGAGATCTCATATGCTGTAAATGATTTAAATGAAAAGTATATCGAACTCTCTATGATAAAAAGTAGAAGGATAAATAAAATCAAAGAGATAATAAAATGTCTTTCTAATATAGTAAAGATAGTAGAAGCTGAATTTCTTGATGGAAAGAAAGCTATTATACAAGAACAATACTCCAGACGTACTAATAATAGTGGAAGATTAATAATGGTTCCACTAAATGATGAGAAGTATTATGGGGTTGATAATTGTGTTCTCAGTATAGACTATTTCAGATCTGTATTTAGGAAAGATGTTGTACGGGTCTGTAAGGAAATGAAAATAGACCCTAAGAAAATAAAGAAATTAACTAATGTCGATTATTCTCTTTCCGATGAAGATCGACATTTGATAAATAATGAAATATTTCCAAGGATTAAAAATAAGTATCAGTACATAAATAGGGAACCAGCTATATACATGACGTCAGCTTTAGTTATGAGAATAGTAGCTCTAACTGATACTTATACAATACAAGTACCTTTCTTTATCTTAGCAGCAATAGCGGGAGATTTTGACGGAGATATTCAGCAATGTATATCTCATGAAAACGCAATGGATAGACTGAGAATGTACGAAACTATGTCTCCTAAGAGACGTATAATAGATACTAGATTAATTAAATGGAATAGTAAATTTGGTCCATCTAATAACTGTAGTATTCTATTGTATAAAGGTTTCAATAAGAAGGGTACATTAGAAAAATTAACATAGGAGGACGAAAGTCCTCTTTTATTAAATATATTAAGGAGGAAAAATGAGAACGTTAGAAGAAATCAGAAAGGAAAGAGCACAAGCTGCTAAAAAATTAGATGAACTAAGAAAGGAGGAAGTAGAGAGAGAGAAGATTGAATCTAAATATATAGAAGATGGTCTTCCTCCAATAACTATAGAGGTAGATGTAGAGGCTTTGAGAAGTAATAGTAGAGTGGCTCAAATATATAAAGATGATCCATCTCTTCTTTTACCTAAGAGACAGAGAGATGGAGATGCAGGATACGATATAATCTATCCTTATGAAAATGGGTTCGATGTCCACGGTAATACAGTCTATGTAATAAATACTTTCCTAAAGACTAATATGCCTAGTGGGTATACTGCTTTAGGTATTATCCGTAGCTCTGTAGGAACAAAGGGAGGATTAGAAATAAGTAACGGTACATCTTTAATAGATGCAGGATATGGAGGACACATAAAGGTACCAGTTAATAGAAAAGGAATAGATGCTATCCATTATTTAGATACTGCAGAAACTCAACTGGTTCCCGTTCCTAGAATAAATCCAGGAGAAAGAATATGTCAATTAGTATTCGTTAAACATGAGATAACGTCTGATGATGAAGTAGTTGGAGGAAAAAGAGAAACTGGTGGATTTGGTTCCACAAACTAAAAAAAACTAAGGAGGAATTCATTATGTTATCAAGATTAGGAAACATAGGACTTTTAATAATATTTTTGGCGGCGATATACCGTTCTTATATCATACCAAGATTGATGGAGCTGTTTAAAGAAAAATCTGTAGATAAATATGTGAAAAAAAGAATAGATGAAAGTGGAGAAAAGATATTTAGAAAGTTACTAGGTCTAGAGAAGAATACTGAAAATATAATAATGTATAAAGACCTAGATGATAAAACTAAGAAAATGATACTAGAGTGGATGCCCACTCAATTACTAGAATCAGATTCTTTCGATCCTACTAGTGAGTCTCATGAATACCTAAATAATCAAATGGTAAAGGACATGTTTGATGCACATTTAGCTGCTAAAGATAGTGCAAATGAATATAATCTATATCAGCAAAAATTAATGGGATATTTTAATATGATATCCTATACAGGTATACTTTTTCTATTATTCGCAGTATTGATACAATATAAGGTGATATAATGACTGATAAAAATATAGATTATGCTATAAAGAAGTCAAAGGAATGGTATTGGTTTAAAATAAATAATCCAGATAAAAACATGGAACTAACAGTTTCCATGTTTACTATTCCTTGGGAATATGATACAACTAGAATGAAAAGAAACTGTTGTATCCGGATGATATTAACCAATAAGAAAGAACCTTTGTGTGATTCTACATTCAGGTATAATGATGACGAGATTTATATATTTGGTATCATTAAAGATATAGTGAAAGCATACGATAATAAAATAGGAAACGATGTGTCTCAAGTAGTAGGAATATTATCTATACTAGAAGATTATAAAAACTACAAAGACCATCCATTTCATAACGTAGATACTATGTTATCTACATTGGAATGTATAACTTTTATAAAGGATTATTTTTATGATAACGAGGGAAGAGTAACTAAAAACTAAAATAATAAGGAGAGATCACAATGAGAAAAATGGGACCAATGCAGACAATGAATGAAATAGGAGAACTCAGAGAAAGAGTAAGAGTTCTTCAAAAGATGAGAGATAAAACGATGAGCGATACTCGAGCTCAAGTAAAGAGAGAAATAGAGTTAGAAAATATAGCTAGAAAGATAATAAATTTCCTTCTAGAACAAAGCAGTGAAGAATTTATTATTTATCCATCTATACCTTTCTCTATAACTGTTAAAAATATAGATACAGATTTGGAAGAAGACGAAAATTACCGATTGTTAATACAATTGGAGGAATATATAGAACAACGATTCAAAAAAGAGGGTATAGTACCCCTAATGGTACTAGATAAAAATAGTATTAATAAATGGGTGTACCTAAATATACTTGTTAATACATCGTTAGAAGATAATTGTACCCTGACGAAGTATTTTATCAAAATAGGACAAAATAGAGAACAATTCTCAATACATAATGAGAAAGCATATACTAAAGATGTATATGAAACATTAATTTTGAAATAAAACAAACATAATTATAATAAGGACAGGGGGAGACCTCTGTCCAAAAAACCAAATTTTTAAAAAGAAGAGGTGTTTAAAATGAGAAAAATTAGATTTTTAGTGTTAGTTATATTTACTTTAACTTTATTAGGATGTACCTTTACTGAGGAAAAGGTAACTTTGGTTAGTATGAGTACAACCTTTTTATCGAAGAACGAAGTCAAAGATTTTAAAGTTGAAAGAAAGGAAGAACCGAAGGAACTTTCTAAAGATTCTGTAATTGAAAAAGCTAAGTTAGATGAGTTAGCTGATAAAATGGCAGAAACTATAAAAGAAGATAAAGAAGAAATAGATGATGAAATGCTATTTGCTTCTACTGAAAGGATAACAATCAAAGGAAAAACTCATCAGCTGAGAGGAGATATATCTCATTACGGGTATAAACTTCATGGTAGTCAAACTGCTACTGGTGGTCGATTTGACCAATGGGCTATGACTACAGCACATAAGACTCTACCATTTGGTACTATTGTAAGAGTTACTAATAATACTAATGGTAAATATGTTGATGTGAAGGTTAACGATCGAGGACCTTATATCAAGGGAAGAACATTCGATTTAAGTAGAGGAGCTTTTGTAAAAATAGCACCACAAGCTCAAGGTGTTCTAAGATCCAAAGATGTTACTGTTAGAATAATAAAACTAGGTAACGGTAATAGAAAGGAAAACAGATGATAATAAAAGACTTAATTGAGGAACTGATTAACGAAAAGAAGCGTGAAGAAGATGTAAGAGAACTCGCATTTCGTCGTGCTAAAGAAAATTTTATTATAGCAGCTAATAGATTCATTAAATATAAAGACTATATTAATGGAATAGATAGTTTTAATGAATTTCAGAGAATGAGAAAAGCTGAAATGAGTGGTGATAAATAAATGAAAATAACAAATAAAATGTTATTGGATTCTCAAATGAGAGCTATTAAGAATTTAGTATGTCAAAGACATAAAATAAATAATAGTAAAGTATTTAGAAAAGATGTAGCTGAAATCAAACAAAAGTTATTCGAAGATAGAATAAGTGATATATTTGAGAATCTAAAAGAAGAGTGTAAAAAGTACGAGTAATCTTATACACTAAATATAAATAACTATGATTATATATAATAACACAGATAAATAATATTTTAGGAGGTAATAATTATGAAAAAAAGTAAGTTCTTAACGGGAGCTATAGCTCTATCAACTCTAGCAGGAGTAAACACTTTCTCACAAGATAAAAAGGTTGTAGAGAAAGAAAAGTTATCATCTCTATCTTGTAGTATAGATAGCAAGGTGAGAACCAATCTAAAGAAACAAATAAAGGATTATGGAAAAGACGATACTGTAGTTATAGAAGTCCCAGCTGAATGTAGAAGAACTGTAGCAAAGAATAATAGAACATCTAACTGGGAAAAGAAAACTATGTATATAGACATAAAAACAGCTAAGTCTATACAAAGAAACCCAGATGCTAATGAAATAGTATCCACTAAGGGATCTCGATATATAGAGGAAGCTGGGTCATATGTCATGAACGGAAGTACCTATCAATTGAAAGCTAACTTCTCTGGTAAAAATCATGATGTAGAGAACAATGACGATCTCTATGGAGTGGTACAAAAGAATTTAGCTAAGTCTACTTCTAAAGAAAAAACATCTAGTACTGAGAAAAAACCAGTACCTAAAAAGAAAGAAGAAGTAGTTAAGAAACCAGAGAAAAAAGAACCAGAATCTAAAATAGTAAAAACTGTTAAGAAACTTCTCAACCCTAAGAAAGAAGAAATAATAACAGTTTCACAACCGAAAGCATCTCCTATGGTTAAACCAAATTCTGTAGCAGAAACTGCAGATAAATTAGTAACTACATTTGGGACACCAGAAGGAGAAGTAAAGGTTATAAATGGAAAAATAGAAACAATATCTCACAAACAGGAAGTAAAGAAAGTGGAAGAAAAGAAAACTGTTTCAGTTCCTAAGAAACCAGCTTCTAATCCTACTGCACCTTCTGATAATGAGATAGAAAACATAATTAAAAATGCTGGAAAAAAATGGAGTTAATATGCTCCATTTTGTAGTTAGTACTGGGGTTCTCCCCAGTACTTTTTTATCCTAAACTGATTTATATAGACTTGTAACTCTATATAGCAATCAGAAAGGAGATTTAACAAATAAATTACATAATATTATACATAACACTAATATAAATAAATAAGGAGACGACTATGGAAAATAAAATTACACTTGCTGAAAAATTCTTTTCTTATACTAAAGGAGATATAAAGGACATTCTATATTGTGGATGTAGAGATCTAAAACATAGGATAACTATAAGAATGTATAAAGAATACTCAGACGCATCATTATCGTTTATTACTGTAGGAATATACTCAGATGGAAAAGAAGATGATTTATTAACTGGATACAGAATACGTATAGGGGAGATAAAGGAAATAGATGGATTTAATAAATTAAAATACATACAAACGATGAAATTATCAGATGAATCCACGAATGATCATTTCGATGATTGGGATTCTGTATCTTCAATAATTGATAATTATGATTCTAAACTATCTGAAGTAGTATATAGTTTAAGAAGAGTAATATCTGATGTGGTAAAGGAAGAAAATTTCAGTGGGACATTTGTTTATGATCTCATAAATATTCATGTGAGATCTTTATATGATAAAGACAAAGTGTATATAGACTGTATAACAACAGATTAAAGATGTACTCCAATTTAAAGGAGGATGACTATGAAACTAAACGATAAAATCACTCTAATAACAGATTACGACAATAAGTACTTTAAAATGTCTATAGAAGACATAGGAAATGTAACACAAGAAAATAAATTTTATTTACTAAAGAAACTAAGATCTTTCCTAGCAGATATATCAGGAGGAGAATACTTAGTTAACTTTGGATGTTATATTAAGTATCCATTAGCTATGATGGTCAAATATAACAGAGATAAATTTATATTAATAGAACCAGAGTCTAGTTCTTGGGGTTCAGAAAATGAAAGACTAGCTATATTTGATAATCTAAAAAGGAGAGATATAGATGATCATCTGGTTGTAGCTTTAGAATTTTATAATAAATCAGTACTAGGTCTAAATGAACCTAAGTGTCTGGAAATTAAACCAATATAGGAGGAAAAATGGAAAAATTAAAAGATGTAAATTTTGATGAAGACATGAAAAAGGATCTTCGGAGATTCCCAAAATGGGATTTCTCAGTCCATGATGGAATTAAATACTACTCTGAAAATTTCTACGGTGAGAAAGAAAAATTGGTAAGAGTAGGATACATGGGAACTAGATACGAAGATAGATCTCTAGAAGTCTTCTTTTACCAACGGGAAAAAGATTTTGAGAAACCCTATGTGTTAGGAAAAGATGAATATTATATAGAGGTAATCTTAGCTCTAGCACTTGATGAAAAAGAAGTTAAGAATGAATTAAGATTTGATATTCAAGATTTCATCTTTAAAAGAATAAAGAAAGTTGAGGATATCTATAATATAACTAACTTAGCTGAAGAATTTTCTTATGAACTAGGTAATGATCTTTTCAAAACTTTAAATATGGAAAATGATACGTTTGGTGATAGTGAATCCAATCTGATGAAAAGAATAGAGAGTACCTTAAAGGCAAGAAAAAATTCGAATGTTGGTAACGATATATTATCAAAATTCATTGTATTTTCATCATACGATAGTCCACATTTTATATACGATGAAAATGATAAGAAATAAAAAAAAACTAAATTAAAAAAAAAAATTAAGAAGGAGATGTTATTTATGAACAATCAAGAAACTAGTGTTATTAACAGTTTAGGAAGTGATAGATTCCAAATATTTAGAAATGATCAATTAGGATCTGTTAGAGTACAGATAGATAATCAAGGAAATCCTTGGATTTGTTTATTAGATGTATGTAATATATTAGGATTAAGCAACCCAGCGAAAGTATCTAGTAGACTATTTTCAGAGGGTATAACTTTAACTTATACCCTTACAAATGGAGGTACTCAGCAATTGATATTTATTAACGAAGCTAATCTCTACAAGGTTATAATGGCTTCCAGAAAACCTGAAGCGGAAGCTTTTCAAAGATGGGTTTGTTTTGAAGTTATACCATCTATTAGAAAGACCGGAGGATATACTCTAGAAAATATAAATCCATTTAGATTAATTTCTAAAATATCAGAAGGAGTAGCTAATAACTATGAGAAAATAATAGAACATGGAAAACAGATAGCTGGATTATCAATCAGAGTTGATACTCTAGAACAGGAGTTATCACTTTTGAATGAAATAGGTTATGTTACTATAAATGGATATTGTAAGATGACCAAACAAGCTATGAGTTATGAGGATATAAGAAAATTAGGAGGAATAGCTACTAAAATATGTCAGGATAGAGGTATAATGTTAGGAAACGCTGAAAGTCCTGAATTTGGATATATTCATATGTATCCTATATTTATAATACAGGAAGTATTCGCATCACATGTAGTATCTAATTAATAAATATTAAAGTGGAATAACAATAAAAAAACTAAATTAAATCTAAAGAAGGAGATGGTGTAAATGCCAGTAATTACTGATGAAACTAAAAATGTAGAGGAAATCAACAAAATTGAGGATGCTGTAGTAACAGAAGAAAACGGTGTCCCTGTAGAGGAGAAGAAACCGCTAGGAGTCTTCGAAAATTTAGCAAAACAAATAACAGAAAAGAATCCTGAAGTTAAACAAATTGTGACTTCTCCTATTATGGGAAGACTTATAACATTAGTTGATAATAGTGTATTCTTTAATGAACAGGGTGTTCCTCATCCTGCTATAGATGATATTTCTAGATTACAAGTGTACCAAGCGGATAAGATAGTAGATGAAGAAATCGTAGGTATATTATTACAAGTGAAAGATTCACTAGATATTCTTATCAATATTCAATATAACACATCTACATTCGCAACTAAGTATAATGTAACTAGATTGAATACTTTGGTATCATTGAGATATGAGCATAGTAATTTCTTCCATAGAGTGATGAATATAGGAAGAGAGGATATGAATAACAATGGGGATCCAAAGACATTCTTAATAGAATGGGTAACAAATGTAAATGATGATAATACTGTAAGTAAAGTATTACTAGATAGATCATCATTAGTTTATAGAATAATTCATGATTCTATAATATCAGAAGTCTTAGTGGGGCAACTACATTTAAACCCAATGTTATCTTCTCAATCTACTATAAATAGTAACGAGAGAAAGATATTCATATTCTCAGAAGATGCTAAGATACTAGAAGACAGTATAGCTAGAAAATCGTATCAATATACTGGATTTAATGTAGGAAATGATGGTTTACTAAAAGCTGAAGTTCCTCTAGAAGTATCATTCAACCTTGAACCTAGGGATGAACTATCATCTCTGATGAATGGAGATAAGATAATTCAGCATGATATAATAGCTATAGTAAGACCAGAGGGAGAATCTAAATATAATAATGTATTTAAAATGCAAATAGCTATCAATACTCCTCTCCCAAAACCTATGGAACCAAAAGAAGAAGATAGTCCTGTTGATGGTTTTATAGCAGAAACTGACAATAATGTAGAATAAATTATAATTCCTCCACCTAAAAGGGTGGAGGATAAATTATTTTTACATAACCAGTAATAGTATTTTATTACAGGAAAGGAACAGAAATGTCAAAGAAAAATAAACAGAAGAAAAAGAAACTAGGAGTCGTCAAAGATATTGATATAGTAAATATATTAAAGGATTCTATGACATCTTATATGAACGAATCAAATTACAGGATGCTTCCTTCGGTTATAGATGGATTAAAACCTATACAAAGAAAGATACTATTTTCTATGTATAAAACTAAAATATTTAGCTATGACAAGAATAGTTCTATTACTGGTGATGTAGCTAAATACCTTGTTACCGGAGATGATAGTGTATATCCTGCATTAATAGTTATAGGACAGACATTTAGAAATAGATATAGTCCTATAGAAATACATGGAAACCAAGGATACATAATATCAGATAAAGTACCAGCTGCTAAAAGATATACTGAAAGTAGATTATCTCAGTATGCTCTAGACTGGTACTTTGATGAAGATTTCTATGAGGGTGATTTCATGTATAACTATAACCAAACATTGAAAGAACCTATCGTTCTTCCTACACTATTACCTATGGCGTTAATACAGAGAACTAAAGGAACAGGAAGTGGCTTCACTAATGAAGTATTACCTCACTCATTAGAAAGTGTAGCTAAATGTTATATAAGATTCATAGAAACTTTAAGTGGAAAATATAAATGGGAAAATCTAGAAAAATATATAATAGAAAATATTAAATTAGATATTCCTAACAAAAGTAAATTAGTTAATCCTGAAGCAGTAGCTAAGGGATTATTATCTGGGAAAGGAAAGATATACTTGGAAGGAAAAGTAAAGAGCTTTCAAGCATCTTATGGACGTCCAGGTATATTAATAACAGAATTACCTTATGAGTATTGTGTATCCTCGTTTATGGATAATATAAAAGGACATTCCTTTGGAAAAGAATATGTATCTGAAATAAATGATCTCAGTGACGGAAAACATGGCATCGAGATAGAATTTATATTTAAGAAAGATACAGATCCTAAACAAATAAAGGAATTCTTATACCTTAAAGGAAAATTCAAACAAGGTTACAATTATAGTATGCATTATACTATGTTATTAACCGAGAGTGATAAACTTATAAGGAGACTAAATATAATAGATATATTCGGACACCATTATAGGTATAAGAGTAAAGTAACAGAAAGGTTTCTTTTAAATAAGAAAGATAAGTTAGCTTTTAAATTTGATTGTCTTTCTGCTTCTAGTATAATATTTACAGATCCTAAAAACAAAAAGAAGTTTTTTAAGATATTAGAAGAAAGTACTAAGAGTAATATTATAAGAAGTCTAACTAGAGCGTTTTCTATAAAGGTAGAAGTAGCAGAATATCTGTTAGATAGAAAGATGTGGAACTTAGTACATAATGCAGAAGATATTAAAAAGGAATTAGACTCTATAGAAAAAGAATTAAGAGAAACAGAAAAGAATTTAAAATCCATAGATAAATATATTATTAATAAGATAAAATCAAAATTAAAGAATTATCAATAAAAAAATAAGGAGGAAAGTAGAATGGATGAAATTAAAGATACAAAAATAAAAGCTACTGTAATAGGATTTAAAGATTCTAAAGGAGAACCGATAAAACAGATTGTAGCCGATGTAGAAATACCTATACATCAAGTGGTTAGTAAACTAATGAAAGATACTAATAAGTATCTTTACGTAGATCATATCACCAACACTCACATGACACTAGATGAAATTGCAGAACTAAAACTAAGAACCACATTTGAAGATGATGAATATCATTTTTATTTAGTTAATGGGAAAGATGAAATTGAATTAGAATTTGAATAAAAAAAGAGGAGATGATATTATGAAAGGAATAATCAAAGAAATGTTAAAGGACAATATGGATTTTTATAACTCCATATTACCAGGAAAGGAAACAGTAAGAGGAAGTAAAAATCCTGTAGCTAAATTTATAGATGCTGGTATTTACAGTAATATTAAACATTCTCTAGAAAATAAAAATATAGAGAATATACCTCTATTAACTATTATCACAACTGATATGAATAGAGTTAATAAGACTTTAGCAGATTATAATCAGAGAAGTCTTCATGATTATATTATTACTGTATGGTATAATAAACCTACATGTACTTATCTGATGTCTACTAGAGATAGAAGTAAATATGCTAATAATTGTTCTGTATCTTTATTAGGATTTCTAAATGAAAGTTCTCAAACTATGATGCAAACTATAGAGACAAAAATGGTAAATACTATATTATTTAATCAAGATAATAGTATATTATTATCAGAAAGTAAATCGTTCATAGATATAATGAAGAGTATATATTTTTCATTTACTGAAATAACAGCTCTCGTAAGAGAAAAAGATCATAAAAGATACGATGGAACAGATGAAAAAAATCCAGTTTATGTTCCTAATTATATGTTAAAATTAATGTTATCTATTGATTCTTCACGAAGCCACGTTCCTTATACTGTATCAGGATTTCAAAAGAAATCATTAGATTTTGATAAAGATATAGCTAGTGTATCTGATATATTGATATCTGGAGATAGCTACTCAAATGATGTCTTTATGAATAAGAAATGTACTCTAATTAGAACACGATTCGGGACAAAGAAAGTATTGAAGATTATTACTAGGTATGAACACCGAACAGACCTCAGAAATGATAAATTCATAGAATTAAATTTCAATGAAGAAGAGAAAACCATAGAAGATATAAATAAAAAATTATTTGAAAGCAGTTATGTTAATTCATACACTATGGCTTTATCAAAAGCTATATATGATGATTGTAAAGACTACTTTGAGAGATACGAAATATTTAGACTTTTATTTAATAAAGAAGAATATAGTGAAATAAGAGTCACTAGAGATAGATATGAAAAATCTTTACTAGATGATGATCATTATTTTAGAGAAGATAGCTTAAATATTGCAAAACAACCATCTGATGATTACTTAAGTAACTTCTCTATAATTACTGATAAATATCTTGTGCTATTTGGAAGAACAATGGTGCTTTTTGATAACGATACTAAAGGTTATAGGGCTTATACGGTTAAAATAGTTGAAAGATATAATTCTGATAGAAATGTAAACGCAAATAACCGTTTATTCTGTATATCAGAAAAATTAATAGACTGTGTTGCATATTTTGTTAATTATTTTTATGATCTTAAGAATATTGAAAGTGTCATAAATAGGGTATATAATACTATATCTAAAGACTGGATTACAGAAATTGATAACTCAAATGTAAATGATATTAACCCTATAGAATATAATATGAGACATACTATAAAGTCTGTTATATCCTTTATACATTTAGGTGTATCTTTAAGTATTGTGTTTAAGATGTTTGATGAAGATCCATTTAGTCCATTTAGTGTCGAAGCCAGAAATGCTCTTTATCAAATAGGTCATTATCTAAATAAAGAAGATGCAAAGAAAAATTTTGGGATTGAAATAGATTACCCGATGATTAAAATAAATTACGACAACTGGACGTTCCTTTCTTCAGAATTAGAAGATGGAAAAAATTATACAGTACCGTCAGTTTTTCTAAGTACAAATGTTTTAGATGATAGAATCAGATTAGACGGGAATTACGGTATTAAGTTAAAAGATGGTAAATTAGAATTGTGTACTTCTGAAAAATTTCCTATATCTGATGGTACAGATAGAACTTTCTTAATGAGTGATTTAGAGAAAGCTTGTATAAAGAAATTTTTAGTATCGTCTATTTTTAGAAATATATGTACAAGAAATCTGGAAGCTAAAAGGCTTTCTGATGGATTATTAGTTATGGAAACTACAAAGAAACCTATATTACAAAGAATATGTGAATTCTTAGAAATGCTTGGATCTTTAGAAGACATTAATGATCTATTACTTACTAGTGAAGGATTACATTTAGAGAAAAATGATAAAGGTATATTCCGTGTAAATAGATTAAGTAAGAAAATATATAATGATATATTAAAAGGTAAGGAAGACCCAAGTAAATATAATATATTTTCTAAAAATTACGTTAGACCTAGAATCAAAGGAGGAGATAAAAATGAAGAATAAAATCTTGAGTAAGTTATATAGAAAAATAGGAATAGGATTAAAAAGAAAAGGAGACACTTATGATGGTGTCAAACATATACTCTGTAGAAAACTGTTCGAAAAGGATTGTTACATGTTATATATTGATAATGATAATAGATTAACATTATACATCTACAGATATAAAGGATTATTTAAAAATCTAGAGATAAAACATACAGTGATGACAGATGAAACCGATAGCATAGAAAATATAACTGAAGAATCTGTTATAGAAATAATCGAAGAAGATATTAAACAGCAAATAAAAGATGGTAACGGTTATTATGATATGGCTCTTTTAGACCAATTTGAAAGAATATCTCTGGATAGATTAAGAGAATTAAAGAAAGAGGAAAAAAGAATAAAAGAAAATGTAGAATTTAAAAGTGAAACAAACTAATTTTTAAATAAGTAATAAACGTGCTGGGTATATCCCAGCACAATATTTTTTTAGGAGGAATTAATTATGAAAAATTAATTATGAAAAATAGAGTAATTTTAGTATCTGGATTATTTTGGAATGATGGAAGAAAACACGATGACACAGTAGAAAGAGAATTAGAATATTGGAAATCCAAGTGGTGTTATGAACTAGATAAATTAGGAGATAATCCTATGATTTTATTTTTAGAGAAACGAAATTTTGAATTAGAAAATTTTGTAAAATATGGACGTCCAATAAAAATTGTATATTTAGATCCATTTGAAAAATATAAAAATCTATACAAGTCTATATGGAATATATGTCAGAAAAATCCTGAAAAAGGTTTTATGACTAACAGAACCGTCTCTGTTGAACAAATTTTCATCTGGTGGTTAAAGTCTCACCTAGTGATGGGAGCATATGAGATAATTGAAGGTAGTGATGAAACTTACAAAGATTCAACTATGATGTGGGTAGATTTTGGTATAAAGGGGAATATCAATAATGATATATCTTTTCTAGAACATGAAAGTGAAGATAATAAGATTACTATATGTAATTACAAACCTGATAGAAGAAATAAACTATCAGAAATGGATACCATCAGTATAATAAACGAATTTATTAATCGTGAAGAAGCAGGTAGTATGGTAGGTTCGACTATTATGTCTAATAAAATAGGATGGAATTGGTTTAATAAAGAAATATGTAAATGGCATGAATATCTCATCAGACATGGTCAATTGATTGATGATGATATGATATACGACCTTATTTATAGTCAGATTCCAGATGCCTTCAATATACTAGATCAACCATATAATAAACCAGCTTTAAATGTTATAACAGAGTATACTGGAAAATTAAAATAGTAATAAATGTATATAATAGAGAAGATATATAGAGGGAGACACATGAGTCTTTAAATTCCATACCCTTTATTTATGGAGGTAAATATGTTAACATTAAATTTTAAATTAACAGACACTGAAGAAGGGAAATTACTTCTAAAATATGATGAAGTTGATGGGACTAGGCTAATACTAGGTAATCCCAATAAGATCAATTTCATACTAAATAAGGAGTATGATAACCCTATTAGTTTAGAGTGGGCTAATCCTGGTAGTAGAGATTCTTTAGACCCACCTACATTGTACTTGGATACTAATGTTATGAAATCTAAAGAAGACTTTGTTCATAGTATCAAGAATATACTTTGTGATATAAGATATGATTATATCATGGATAAGTATAATACTATAGAATTCAAAAATCTTGAAAGTATCTATGAAAAACTAGTAAATTACTACTGGGATGAAGAAACTATAGCCCAACATAATATGTTTGGTAAACATTCATTAGATGGTTTAGAATCATTATTAGCTTCCTCTTACAAAGATTACAAAGTCACAACTATACAGAACAGAGAAGGAGGTTCTCCTGATATACTATGTCAATTCCCAAATACTAGATTAATGATATTTAAAGATCCTGTATTTTTAAATACTGATGTTAAGAATAAAGATATCAGTGGAGTAAAAGTAGGATTTATTCTCGGGTTTGTTGAGGAAGTATATCCTGAAGTTAATATAAGGGACATGGATGTAATACCGCTATTTATAGTAGAGATGGATATTTATAAGAAATATAATTATTATACTTCATCTCATATAGATGATATCCAATCTACAGGAAGAATGAATAGAGATTGGAAATCTAAACTTAAGCATTTCATAGTTAAAGCTTTAAATGATAAAATAATAGAAGTTAATTTCACATCTAAACAGAAAGAGTTTTGGATAATGAATCACTCCATTTATTTTGGAAAAGGATCCAAAAAAGTTTCTATATTATGCGAGAAAGCTAATTTCAAAAATCCACACAAGTTTAGATTTACTGTTAGTAAATTAGGAGAATCTAAAGAGTTCACATTAGATCCTAAAAATAATAAAGGTACTGAGAAGTACCCTAATACACTTAATGAGTTCTTCAGTTATGTTTGTAGTATAATAGAATACAATGAAGATTATTCAACTTTCTTAGATTACTTTAGGGTCTTTATAGGAGATTATAGTAGTAATGATCTAGGAGTAGATATATCGAAAAATATATCTAAATTATATCCTGCTTCTAGAGGAGGAAGAGTTATGTTGAATAATGGGTACATTCTAGATAGACTCAGAATATTTGGTTAATAAAAAAAATATAAATAAATAAGGAGATGATAATAATGAAAAAAATAATTTATTCTTTAATAATGGTGATGATAGTTCTTTCTTGTTCAGTTAAAGGACAAGAAAGTCCAATTAGTAATACTGACAACGAAGTTAAATTTGATATAAATAGTGTAGTCTTCGGAGTTAGAAACAAATATGATGGATCTTACTACAATTGTGAAGTTGGTCCAAATGACTACAAGTATGTTAAAAATAAAAAGCAGTTAGAGATATCTAGAATAGATTGTTCTTTTGGAAAGAATAATGATCCTAGTCATTTGAGTTTCTTCAATGCTCTAGAGAAGCATGTTAAAAATAATAAGTTATACATTGATAGAACTTATCTTGTACAACATGGGATGATGTTACAAAACTATCTACAAGACAATGTTGGAACAGTTTTAACTAAAGAGCAGGTTGATACTTTAAGTTTATTCTTTGCTCCTAATCATGACGAGACTTACAGCTACATCCCAGATGGATTCAGTAAAGAAGGATTTGATGATCCAAAGGATGAGAAAGCTGTTGAGTATAAAGATAAGGACAAGGGAAAAGGATGGACAGCTTATATAGATAAGCTAGAATTCTTTGTTCCTAGAGATTCATCTAGATTACTTAATGCTTGTTTTGCAGAATCTTATAGTGCTGCTGATGATTACAGTATATACAACTTTGAATGTGGTCCCAATTTAGAAGAGCACTATGATGTACTGAATAAAATACTGAAAGATGGGATCGTTATTTTTGGGACTTTATCTGATTCAGAATATAAGGAATACATGAGAGTCTTAGAAGATGCGAGAGATAACGGCTATAAAATAGCTTTTAATATAAAATGGAAAGAATAAATATTATGGGTGGGAAACCACCCATGTTTATTTTTTAGATAAAAAAATAATATTTTAAGGAGATGAGAAAATGAGATTTAAACTAGATTCAGTTTTAGGGTTCAAATTATATACTAAACCTAAAATAACAGGATTTAAAAATGGAGGTTTTATTGTATCAGTAGGTAATTTTAAACTCCATAAAACTAGTCCTTCACACGACAAAAAGATCGTAGTAGTAGAATTAGAAATGTTCTTAACTAAACTTTACAAATTTATTAAAACAGATATGGCCGACAATAGGGAGACGTGGTTTTTTTATATGTCCTATTTTGATTTTAGAAATGAATGGGAAGAAATCGCTCTAAATGTTATTATGAAAGAAGCTGGTTACTATCAATGGTTAATATGTAATAATGATCCATTCGACAATGATTGTTGGACTATTAATATATGTGATCTACATATATATCATCCTTGGGTGCAAGAAGAAATCTTATCTACTTCCAGATTATTAAATGAAACCTTCGATATAGAAGCACTTCGTTTAGTTGAGAAAATTATGCGTCATATATCGGAAATAGACGGTGTTAATCGTCTTGATTTTAAATTTTCTAAAGACGAAGAGTTAATGATGGAAGCTGAAGGCATCTATAAATATAAATATAGAATAGGAGATCTTTTCTATGAGAAGATACCTGAATCTGGAAGTATAAGCAGTATTCCTGAGAGAGTAGGAATCAGTGGTGAAAATTCTTTAGTTAAAGATGGTTTCTTTGATAGAATGACTAACGTTAGGGAACAGATTAAAGAATACTTCTCTCTTCCTTACGAGAGTCCTACTGTATCTAAATATGTAGATGAAACTGAGCCTACAAAATACGAAGAAAAACCTAAGGGATTCTTAGGTAAACTAATTGATTTATTGAAATAAGGAGGATACAAATGATTAGAATATATACTAAACCAAGACTAGCGTGTATAACTAGAAGTGATCTATATATGCTTATAGGTACTTATTACAATTATCCTTTAGCTATAGGATTAAAGGATATGCTATCGATATCAAAACCTGAAGATGTGGAAAAGGAAGCATTCTTTATATTTACAGAAGAAAAATACTTGATTCCTTTAAATAATTATATAAAATTCTACAAAATAAAAAGTGATATAAAATTCTATGAACAAAGATTCTGGTCAATAGATGATTGGGATAAATTTAAAATTCTATGGAGAATCATGAAACAGAGCATAGAATCTAAAATAGTAGAAGATGTATATAATTCTATATTTATGAATAATTTCTTCTTTACACATGATGATGTATTATATGAGAGAAAATGTGTACATAAAGAAAGGGTACACCTGTACTTTTATTTTATAAAAGGATTTAAATTACAATCAGTATATGGGTCTAAGACATATAGCTACCATTTAGGAGATCCATATTTTGAAGTCTTAAAACATCCTAAAAATCCAGACCAAACTATAGAGAGAATACCATTCTATATTAATTCTTTAGTTAATATAGAAGAATCATCTGTAGATTGGTTTAATACAGAACAATTTCTAGCTATGAATAAATTTATGAAAATAGCTGAAAAAATATTTAATATAGATCTAAGTGAAGAGGAGGAAATTATTTATGGATAAAAAACTATCTTTAGATTATTTAAAATCTTATAAAATAGTATTAGAAGAGTATATAGAAGAAATAACAGGAGATATAGAAAAGGAAGAAAAACTCTTAGAAGACTTTCTGAAAAAAATAGATAGGGATAAACTAGGGGAAATAAAACTTTTAAGATTCGATAGAGAGAAAGGTAAGATATCTACAGCTATAGAGGAAATGAATAGTATAAAGAAAACAATTCAAGCTAATATTGATCAGCTAGATAGAATCATAAAAAGAATAGAGTTCAATGGTTATGATCATGAATTAGCTAGAAAAAGAGTTTCTAACTTACACGATTATATATTAGATAAAATGGATTATCTTATAGAAGAATTTATAGAGGATTAAAATATTCTACTTATATAATATATAAGTAGATAAGATATGGAAGACAGAAAGTCTTTAAAATATAAATCCATATCATTAAGGAGAATAATATGAATATAAAATTAAACCTGGGGAAAACAAAAATTGAAGAAGGATTTAATAAGTATGACGTTGAGTCATTGAATGTGGAGATAGAAATCTCAACTTCAGAAGTTCAAGAAATTCTAAAAGGAGGTGAAAAAGAACTCCTTTTGGAATTATTAAAGAGGGTGGCTAAATAGCCACCTTTCTTTTTTTTCATTTCTAATAATATTTTATATACATATTATCAATGTGTAAAATAATATCTATTATATAATATATAATAGATATGCAGATACTGGGAAGAACTAAGTTCTTTTAAAATTCTAATACCCAGTATATTAGGAGGAATATATAATGACGAGAGGAAACAAACTCGGGACAGTAAAAGAGCAGAGAAAAGCCTATACAGAAATAGGAAACTATGTGAAGAAAAGATTACTATTATTAAATATAACTATAGAAAACTTTGCTAGAATGCTTGGAGTATCTAATGTTTATATGACTAATTTATTACAGGGAAAAAGACATTTCCCAGAGAAGTACAAAGATACTATTAAAGAAAAACTATTCTTCACTGACAAGGAAAAAGGGCATCTGGAAACTTTATATGAAAGGGAAGAAGTGAGATGGAGACAGATGAAGTTAGCTGGAAAAAAGAGACTAAGTAAAGTCTCAGAAATAAACAGTAAAGAAAGAATAGTTCAAGAAGCAATAATCAATCTAATTAATACAGTTAGAGAAGAGGAGAATTTCTGTAAAGAAAATAAAAGACCTCTTAGCGTTGATGAGGTTTCTGACTATAAACAAAGGTTAATAAAATTAATAATAGAAGCATAAAAAAAATAATAAATTAAATAATGAAAAACCGGGAGTCAAACATGACTTTAAACATCTAATACCCGGTTTATTTTGGAGGTATAAAATGAATAGAGTATTAGAAAACGAAATAAGAGGAAAATTTGATTTAAACGAGATTCAAGAAATAGCAACTACTAAAGTAGGAGAAAACCTAATAATAGATGCTCCTACAGCATCAGGAAAGACTGAAGCTATTTTATTAGCTATAAAAGAAGGTAGTAGCGTAACTTGGATGTTACCTACTATCACAGCATGTACATTTATGTACAGAAGACTATGTAGAGATTTTTCTCACCTAAATGTGAGAGTTCTCACTTCTGTTCTTAAAGAAGAAAGAATAGTAGATAAAGACGCTACAACTATAAACGTGATTACTTGTGATCCGTATATGGTAGAATATGTAAAAATATTAGTACAGGGTATGGAGGGAGCTATAACTACAGATCCAGTACTAGTTCTAGACGAACTGGATAACTACCCAGTAAAAGTTAGAACCGTATTGCAAAAATATCTCTCAGTGCACAAAGGAAAAGAACTGTCTCAAGTTATAATAGCATCTGCAACATTAGATGCTGATATCAAAAATATGGGATTTGAAACTATTAAATTTTCCCATATCAGTAATAAAATAAGATACAAGGCGTTTGTAGTGGGGAGTAAAAGAGAAGGAGTGGAACAAGTTCTTTCTTTCTACAAGACACACAAAATAGGTTTCCTTTGTAATTCCATAGTTGAAATGGAAGATACAATGGAATTAGTTACTAGATTCTTGAAAGTGGAACAAAAGGATCTGGGGGTAATCTTTCATCACTCTAGACTTTCTGTAGAGGAGAGACTAGAAAATGAAAGAAGATTATTCGAAAATGACTTTGATATACTAATATCCAATGATCTAGTATCAATGTCAGTAGATGTTGAGTTAGATCTATTGGTGTCCTCATGGTCAGATAAACTAAATGTCATGATACAAAGATTTGGAAGACTTAACAGAAGAGGTAAGAAAGTTAACTTCTTTAATCTTATCATCATGCATAACGAGTGTTATCCTCCTTTCATCAATGATCAGAGAGCTGAGAAATTATTTTCTGATCTAGGTTTTGTGGATGGAGGAGCAAAACTTATCACTTCTGATATGTTAGCGGAGTGGTCTAATCAAATCGAGTTAGATTACGTCTCATTAGACGACGTTCTAATGGAAGTATCAGAAATGATAGACAAAGAGAAGGAGGTGATTTTAAGAGACATACCTCACATCCTATTATACCAGGAAGTGAAGGTATTTGAAGTAAGAAAGAAAGGTAAAGAGATCTCAGCTGAGAAGAAAACAGTAACAGTTGAGATGAAACAGCAAAACATGCCGTGGGACAGATTTGCCCCATATTCTCAAGAAGAATGTGAGGAAAAGGATTTAATTTATCTTCCATGGCTTAGAGATGTAGATCATCCTAACGGTATAAAATCAAACACATGGATCGTAACTAAAACTGATGAGGACGGACGTATGTGGATAGAACCATATAATGGTCCTAAATATTCTGAATCTTACGATGATGATTATGACGAAGACGAGGATGGTGAGGACGATTATAATTACAGAGATTACAGAAAGGAAGAAGAAGATGAATTTAAAGAAACTTACGGGGAAGAGTTTCCTAGTATTCAGAAAGTTCGTGAAGTTCTGGATAAACTTCTTTCTGCTAGTCAAAATGTTTCATATTCTTATGATTGGACTGTGATAGTTGATAGTAATACATGGTCTGAACAGAGAAGAACGAGAAAAAAACATATTTTTGAAAGAGCATTTCCGGATGATCCTAAGATATATGAAAAATACTTCGAAGGATCAGTTAGAAGTCGATACGATATGGATAAATTCACAGAAGAATTTGATGATGATAACACTGAGTATCTTGCTTTAGTAGACCAATTCCAGATTAATGATGATGCTGAATGGTTGTACCTACCTAGGGAAATAAAATGGTACTTCAATAAGTGTGCTAAAGAAATATCTACCGAAAAACAAGGTGTAGCGGGTCAGTATAAATTCAAACTAGTTTTTCCATATTCTTATACTAAAAGAGTTAATAGAGAATTTGAAAAACATATAAAGAAACTTAAGAAAGAATGGGTTGAAAAATATGGTGATATGAGAAAAATAGATCATAGAATGCCTATAGCTTTCATAAGTGAATTTTATGATTTCGACGAAGATGGATATTGGTATGTACTAATAGATCCTAACTCTGAAGAGATGAGAAAGTATCATGACATACTTAGATATTCAAGTTATAAAGAAGGTAAGGAAAAATTTTTATCAAAAAATGAATTTCCTATACCTTCAGCTAGTGTTCTATATGAAGATATAGAATTATCAACTTTCAGTGAAAGTTATTCCATCAGTGATCTATTTAGAGATGGAAAGGAAAAAGACAGGTTTGTTCTATCCAGAACTCTAGATGACAAAAGAATAAAATTTCTTCTTAAAAGATGGGAAACTCTTCATAAGAGATTTATGAAGAATCATATTCTCTGGAAATATGACAATGATTATGATGTACTAAGAGAAAGAGAAGTGTACAGATATTTAATAAAACAAGTATTAGCTCCAGCTAATATAGATACAGTGAACTTCTTGAGAGAATTATTCCTCTATATCTTAGATATGGATAAGTACTGCAATTTCTTCTTAGATATATCTAAATTATCACCTCATATAATATCACTTTTGGATATACATGATATAGGTCTCTTAATGTCCGTATCATTTAATACTGAAGTTATGTGTTTACCGGAAGAAAGTTATCATCTATATATCGAAGAATTCTTCAATAAAATATATACTAGAAAAAACTTCTTAAGTGGGTATATAAATTTCTCAAAAATAAAATCTGAGTATTCTCTTTATAGAGAATATTTCGATGAAGGTATTTTCAGACCTGGTAGTAACGGGGATATAATTGGATTATTCAGTTATTATGAAAAGGATGAAAATAGGGATATTGAATTCAGATTTGAAAAACATATCCCAGGAGAAATTGTATTAAAGAATTTAAAGAAAGGAGTATTGAACGAATTTGAAAATCAAAATAAATAAGGAGTGGGGTAATTCCCACTCATTTTTTTTCTTCCGTCTTATTATATTTAACATTTATTCATTTATATATCATATAAGTGTAACATATTAACAAAAATTAAAATAAAGAAAGGAGGTGTTAATATGTACGAAGGAGTTAAGCTAGTTAACTTGACTCCCCATCCGATTGTGTTGTCCAGACCGGAAGAAGGATTCCATTTAGTGGTACCTTCTGAAGATAAGGATAATCCAGCGAGAGTGGAGGAAACTACTGTAGAAGTTTCCCCTGGATACTATACTGTAAAGTATGGTGAAGTCTACGGACTTCCTGATCCAGATGAAGGAACTATCTATATAGTTTCTGCGATGGTGAGATCAGCGGTTCCTCACAGAACTGATGTATACTCACCAGCGTCCTCACTGGCGACAAGAAATGAATTGGGACACATAGTCTCAGTTCCAGGACTTGTACGTTAATCGGATGGAGACGTCACCAGAGAAACTACAGGTTACGAAATGAAGCAGATAACCTGAAAGTCAGATGGTGCAGTGGTAGTTGCCGACAACCTATCCCGAAAAGAAATAATTGTCGAGATTAAAAAAAAAAGGAGGAAGATCTATTATGGAAAAGATAGATCATTTTCATATGATCTGCTTAATGATCACAGCTTTTGCTTTAGCTGTGAAAGTTATAGCAGGTTAATCCCCCTCCCCGTAATTGGAGAGGGGGATATTTTTTTTTTATTTCTTATTAACTATTTTTTTCAGATCTTCATTCATTTGTACTACACAAGCTGATAAGACTCCATTTATAAATGTACTGAAAACCATACGAGCTAAAGGTGATATAGGTGATAATATTAGATCCACTTTTCTTTTAGTTGTATACCCATAAGGAGCTTCATCATCTTTAACTATTTTACTACATACACCTTTAAGTGCTGTATTACCTACAGTTATCTTATCTCCTATCGTGAATGGTTGATCTACTTCTAAGAAGTATTCTATTAATATAACACCCTTATCTACATTATCTCCATTTATCTTGTTTCTTTTAACACCTTTCAATTCGGTTACATGGTCTACATCTCTGTTAGCATCTACAGCTATTAGATTTTGTCTTAATGTACTAGTCTTATATTTTACCTCGTACATATTTTCTATATCTCTTATAAATTTCTTTATACTAGGATCCATAGCTTTTTTCTCATCATCAGATAATTTATAGTAAATATAAATATCACTTATTCTTCCTTTATAATGAGATTCTTTAACTTTTAAAAGAGTTTCATCTAATAGAGAGAGATCTAAGTTCTGGTTTATAAATTCACTTCCTGTATCTTCAGCATATTTAAATATAGGATCACCAGGATTTATATTAGCTAATTCCTTTAATGCAAATATTATTCTATTATTAACATTTAATTTAACACTTATTCTTTTAACTGTTTTAGTTTTAAGTTTTTTAGCTAAACTCTCTGTAATTAAAACAGCATCTTCATAAGAGTTCTGTGAATTAGCTATAGCTACATTAACTATAGGACCAGATTTAAATACTATATCTCCTCCATGATATTGATATAGATTCTTATTGTACATAAGTATAGTATCTTTCTTTAATTTAGTTCCTACTTTAAAATTGATATCTGGATTAAGTTCCATATTATTAGGTATGTAGAAAGCTTTACTTGCATTACGTTCTATCTTATCTATTTGGTATATCTTTTCCAGTGGTTTTCCATTTTCCGTTAAATTAGAAAATCTCACTTTTATATATCTATCATTCATAAATGTTATCTCACCGTCATCAGGAAGATGATGAGCAAAATCTACGTCTAAAGCAGCCATACTAGTATCCATTCCATAACTCACAAGAGATACATCTGATCCTTCCGTTCCTAATAAGTGATTGAATTGTTGCATACCCATAGCTAAACGTGGAGTAGAATCATGTCTTTGAGAAAAAGGTCCTAATGACTCAGATACTGACATAATCATATCTGGTGTCACATCTTCTATCTCGGTCTCATTAAAGAAACCTCTCTTCTCTGTTATATTAGGATTAACAGCTAAGTGTTTAGATACTCCAGATCCTTTAGTATAAGGAGATACATCAGACATTATACCATAAAAAGATTTATCCCATTCTCTTTTAGGAGCTGTATAAGATCTATCATCATTTATTCCTAAATGTCCTTTGTTGCTAACTGTTAAAGTTTTATCTAAATTCTGTACAGGATTTATCTTATTACTTTCTTCCACATTTGGAAGTGTAACTATTTCAGAGATAACAGCATCTCTTTCTACAGAGAATACAGCGTTTTTACTACCACGTTTTTTCTTAACAGAATATTCTCCATAAGCATCTGCTACCTTTTTATATAATATACCTTGTATAACTTCACTATTAGATGGCATACGTTCATTCTTCAATGATATTTCTTTAATACTTCTATCGTAATTAAATAATAGGAAATTACAATATATTATAGCTTCTCCCCAAGTAGAAGGTATTCCCATTTCATCCATTACATCTTTAGTAATAGGATCTATAAATAAATCTTTATAGTTAGCTAAGTAAAGTACAGTATTACTAGATTCTATTTGATCTTCTACTATACCCGTTAATTTAAGACTGTCGTATAAAGCTAAATCCCAAGAATTAAGAATATCTAATAAAGCTCTATTAGGAAGATTATTATATTTTATATCTAACGAAAAATTAGAAAATAAAAATTGGTCTCCGTCATCGTCATTATATATTCTTTTAGGAGCTTTCTCTTCTGTAAATGGAGTTATAACGTACTCTAGATTATATTGTTCACTCAATATATTTAATATCTCCATTAGATTCTCATCATAATTATGTAATAATATTAATAATAAATCTATCCTTTTTCCTAACAAGAATGCTTTAGGATTAATAAGATTATCTGATGCTTTTTTATTTCTTATCTGATTATTCCAATACTCTGTAACATAATTATTCAATTTAGATAATATAAGATCAAATACTGTTAATATATCATACTCTAATTTTAATTCTTCATCGTAATAATAGTTATCTGTAGAGTTATGGAATATTTCCATACCATTTATTCTTCCTATTAAATTTTCTCCTAAAGAAAAATCTATATAATTCTCTTTATCTATTGTTATTTTAGATATATATCTAGTAACTTCTAATAACTCCTCACTGAAATTATTCTTTTCATGATTAGCATAATATGCAGGAGAAAAATCGAAATTAACTTTTAAATCATTGTAAGAAAAATGCTTTCTAATGTATTTTATAAACTTCTTTATTTTAGCAGTTTTCTTAGTTAAATTTCCAGATGTATAGTCTATAAACATTTTATTGTAATAAGATGTGAAAACAACTCTATCTTTTAATCTTATTATAGGAAGAGCTACTTTCTGTCTAATCATAGCTTTATCAGATCCATTTAAATACAAGTATCTTCCTTCTCTTAACTCTGGAACTCTTACAGTAAATGTATGTCTCTCTTTTGTAGAATTAGGTGATTCGAAGGTATATTGTACAGACTTAACATAAGAGTCAGCTAATTTATCATCAGTCTTCTCATTATAATCTGTCATAAATAAAGGAACAGAACTAGTCTCTAAAGATTTTCCTATTTCTACTCTATCTTTCTTAGCTTGTTTCTGGTATTGATTATCATATTCATATATACGGAATCGATTAAAGTTATCTGGTGTTCCATTGTCAACTACCTTTTCTTCAATACCTTCTGCCATATTCTCTATACTAGCTAATACTTCAACTAAATTTCTTTCTTCTATTTTAGTTCTTCTAGTTTTTAATTTATGACCTCTTATATCTAGCGGTAAAGGTTTAGGAGAAGATTTCTCTACTATCTCTTCTACTATTCTAGCTTGTTCCAAAGCTTTATCATTCTTTTTATTTTTCTCTTCTATTTCTCTTTCTATAACTTCAGGGGAAGTAGTTACTAAATTATCTATTTCTTCACTTTCTAATTTAGTCGTAGAGACTTTATCTGTAGTTATGTTAACTAGATCTTGTTCTTCTATTTTAACCACTGTTTCTTTAGGTTTACTATTACTAGCGATTATCTTATTTATTTTTTTCTCATCTAATTCTTTTACATTATCAGATTCTGGTTGTATATCTTCTACATTTATTTCATCTTCTGGATTTTTATCTATTTCTAATCCTAAATACATTCTTCTAAAGTTTTTAAATAATAACTTTATAGTAGAATCTTTATCTAATGTATTTTCTTTAAACGAAAATCTAAATGTACTTCTGTGGTCTGTAAATAATATCTGTATATCTCTATCTATTAGTAACTTAGTTATTTTCTCATAGAAATACTTTAACATAAATAGAAAGCTAATATAAATGTTATCAGGTTGTATATCTATAGGCTTGATAGTATTTATATTATTTATTTTCACTAGACATATTTCTGGACAGAAATATAAGTATTTATTCTTATGTGGTAAATCCCATGTATCTAGAAAAGCTTCCCAAAATGTATAAAGATTAGCTCTAGTAAATTTAACATTTTTTATTTTATCAAAGAATGCAGTCATATCTATCATAGTATTATAATTCTTTATTCTACTATTTAAAGATGTTGCTTTTAAATATCCTCTTCTATTAGCTTCTTTTGTTTTTTCAGTAGTATCTTTATCTATGAATGTTATAACTTGTGTACCTACTTTACATTTCTTTTTCCATGGAAAATATATAGATTGCATATACTTTATTTTAAAATTTCCGTGCATACTTTTAATATTGTCTGCTACACTATAAAAAGTATCAGAATCCTTTATAGGCATAAGAAGACAGACATCTTTTGCTAGAGTAGCAGTTTTATATGGGTGACAAGGAGATTTTACCAGTTCCCCATTAGGTCTTACATCTAAAAATATCATTTAATTACTTCCTTTCTTTCGTTATTTATACACGGCTGTTTTCCTATCTAGAGGAACTTAATTAAAAATAAATACATATTATTAGAGTGATACATAGATAGGAATACCTTATAAACATTACGGTCTATGTAAATAGGAGGATATATTATGAATATGACTAAAAAGGAAATTGAAGTTTTAAAGAGTACAATGGTATCATTAATTGGAACAGGAAGAGATCATGTGAACGCAGAATGGTACAATATAACAGAAAAAGAAATGGACAAAATTGAAGATCAAGCAAAAGAAATAATAGATTGGTATTTAGTAAGCTATTTAAAAGCAGAAGGATATGTGGATTCAGATTATAAAGAAGAACAAGAAGAAGATACAGAAGAAGCAGAAGATCATTTTGATGCAGAAGATGTAATAGAGGAAGAAGTTATCGAAGAAACAGTCAACACATTCGTAGGAGATGCAGTCATACTAGAAGAAAAACCAGATATCAAGGGTAATATTGTAAGAAGTGTTAAAATAGTTAAAATTAGCGAAGACACACTTAATATTACTGAAGAAGAACTTAAAAAGGATTACGAATACGAAAAGACAGCTGGAGAAGGACACCAATTAGCTGATAATTACCATACAATGTCGGAGTTATACTTCCATAGAATGCTTCTATTCGTTACAATATTAAAGTTAGCTAAAGAAAAAGGATACGAACTATACAGATCTAAATTACATCATGATGATTCTATGTTTGATGGATACTTCATAGTAGGAGTATTTACACCAGAAGGACAATACGGATACCATTACAATCTAAAATACTGGGAATACTTTAACTTTGTTGATGAGTGGGATAAAGGACCTGAGTGGGACGGAAGTAAAGCAGATGACTTACATAGACTATTATCGTTGTAACAAATAAAAAAAAAGAAGGTATACATCTTAGCTCTACTTCTTTTTTTTTTATAACTATATAATATTTTAAACTATAAGGAGGAAAATAATATGAAACTAGGAAAATTATTGGTGTTTACACCAACAGGAAAATACAAAGAAATCAGTGAGATAAAGGAGGACGACTTAAATCTTTACGATTTAATAAATGATGCGGTGTTAAAGAAACTCAGTATTCTTGTTAAAGAAGCTATGTTTTCTAAAAGAAGAGCATCATATAAAGTTGATGAAACCGTTGATGTAGAATCTCTCACATATTTAGATAATAATCAATTAACTTTTAAATTTAATGTATTAGATGAAACTAATCCTGTTGGTCCTACTGATACTATGTTTAGTGCAAAAATTGAACTTTACTTAAGTATAAATGAATTAGGTATGGAAATCTGTGTAATGAATGTAAAAACAGAAGGACAAGTAGATAAAGTTGTGATACCTACAACATTTATAAATGATGGATTTATAAAAGGTATTACAGATTTAATACATTTCACAAGAAATGTTAAATTTACGTTCGATGAACTATAATAGATGGGTCCCTTAATGGGATCCATTATATTTTAATCCGCACTTTAGACGAACAGATTTTTATTAATTTAAAGAGAGGAGAAATAAATGAAATACAATAAAACTGTTGATTACTATATACCTAAAGATCTAGGATATACATTAGGAACAGTATATAAAAATATGCAAATATGGTTGAAGAAAGAGCTTTCTCACATCGTTAAATTTAATCATGTTTATATAGATACTACAGTAATGTATGAGAAAGATTTCTTATGGAGTAAAGGTCTTATAGCACAAACTAGAAAACCTTGTCTAGCATTACAATTCTCATTAGATTTTACTGAGACTAGAACACCGTGGGAACATCCTTCAATGAGAAATTTAGAAGCAGCTAAATGGTTACCAGTAAATGATTTCACATATGAGATGTTACAATTTGAAGATAATAAAGATATTTCTAATAATTTACAAGTAACATTTGGAATGAAAAATATAAAAACTACTTTAAATGTAGGTATAGCTACAACTACTAGAATGGAAGCTATAAATATAATAAATTATTGGAATACTAGACGTACAGACGGATATGGATATAATATTAACATGGTGGTAGATTTTAAAATACCTCCTGTTATAATTCTTCTAATATGTAAAAAATTCAATATAGATATTAGAAATCACCATGAGGTTCTTAAATTCTTAAACATGAATAGCTCATTTAATGTATTCTATGGGTTAGACGGAAATTATGGGAAGTTCTATTATTTCATAAGATATAAGACTAATCCTATTATAAGATTAGAAGGAACTACTAATCCACAAGGATATGAAGTTACTGGAACAACTCAAGCTAATGTTTGGACGTTCAATAGACAAATAGAAATGGATATACAGATTCCATCTATAATAGGTTTAACTAAATATGGAGATCCTATAGATTTTGAAAAATTAGAAAATGACATACAGAAAACTCTAGTGGAAGATAAGTATATAACTAATGCTAATATACAATTAAATGAAAGAATACTAGAAATAGAAAGAGTGATAGATGACAAACATGCTATAAAACAAGTTGAGTTTAAATTTACTAATGATGATATAATATCTTACCCTAATAGTGATTTGAAAACTACTGAGAAAATAGATCTTAAACAATTTATAAAAGAAGATGAGTATATAGAAGAATTAGTTAAATGGGCATTTAAAAATAATTATACTTATTTAGATTTATTTAATTTTAAATTATATAGAATAAAATTAAAAGATTATAAAGTAGATCAGAATATTAAAGATATAGATGTTGCAGAACATTCTGAAGAAGAGATAGAAAATATCTTAGGAAGGGAGTACGCTTATTATTTAAAGAATATAAATGACATGTATTTCATAGATGTTAATCCAGACACACAATCTATCTATATAGGTGTCATTTACTGTAATCTTAAAATAGAGAATGAATTTAAAGTTAAATCTGATTACTACAAAGGACATATATCTAATGATGATTTCGGAATACAGATGGCTGTAGGGGATAAAGTAACTAGATCTCATATAGGAGAAACTATACAAACAGATACAGGGATAAAGGAGAAGGATAATGAAAAAATTTAGACACAAATGTAATATGAATAAAGTTCTGGAAGAAATCTTTGAAGAATGTGAAGAAGAGTATAAGGAACATTGTAAAAAGATAAATGCACCAACTACCGAGACGGAGATGTTATTCATATACTATAGATTGGTAGATGAGAAATTTAAAGGAGTCCAAGTTGAAGATGTAAGAAGAACAGATAGTGGTTACTATACATTAACAATATGTAAAAACGGAAACTTAATAACTAGAATAGATTGTAATATAGATAATAATTATAGAAGAAATCCAATTATGTATAATTCATTTAATAGATTTTTAACAGCTTTCGATTTCTCTCCATATGCTCTTCAACAATACTTAGATATACTTCCATATGAGGTATCTATAAATTAAACATAGGTGTATGTAATTACAGTTATTGATTTACATATCTCCTAATTAGTTTTCCTTCCCCCTTGTGGGGAAGGTTTTTATTTTAAGAAAATAAATTATATAAAAATAAATACATATTATTAGAGTGATACATAGATAGGAATACCTTATAAACATTACGGTCTATGTAAATAGGAGGAT